CCCTAAGTCATATTGGCTTAGGGAATTTTTTTTTTCACATTTTTGTAACTAAATAAATAAGAATTCAACATATTCTTATATTTTTAAAGAGAGGTGATATTTTATGTCAAAACATTTTTATGACGATCTACCTTATGGAAATATTGAAGATAAAAAAATATTTTTAGGCGGTAGAGAAAAGAAAGAAAAACTTAGTGATATTTATCCTACATATAGAGACAGAATGACTGATTTTGATGATCCAGAAAATTATAATTCAATTATATTAGATAATACAGGTAAACAAAAGACTAATAAATGTAGTAAACCTACAATGGATTGCGATTCAAATTGTGATGAAAATAATAAAGACAATAATAAAGCTCAGCATATTCAACACTTTCGTAAATCTAGAAAACCTTTATGTGAACATCCTTTAAATACAACTTATAACGAAGATGCAGCAGATTTAACTTCTAAAGGTTTAATGCTAGGTGGCACTGCAGTTGTTGCAAAAGGTGTGGCAGATAAACTTGGTGGTGAATATAGTAAACCTATATTTACAGGTGCAACTTTAGTAGGTGCAGGTGTTTTAATTTATAAATTAACTGAGCAGGATATCAAGAAATTTTATAGAAATTATATATCTAGACTTGAAGGAGATTATACTAATTTAATTTCATATAATGATTATAGACAATTTGTTAAGAAGTATAATTTTAAATATGAAGAAGATTATTATTTCTTAAATGATGTATTAGCTAATAGAAAAGATCCAATTGATATGAATAAATTTATGGAATTAAATAGATATAATATGAAAGCTATGAATCCATATCATAATTTTTAAATTAAATCTCATTATAGGAATTTCCTATAATGAGAATTTTTTATTAATACATTTCATTTAAAGCGTCATAATACCCTTCAGCATATGCTCTTTTTTTATTTCTACGTTCTTTACTTTTTTTAATACCTGCTCCTATACCAGCAGCCGTAATTGGAAGTTTTGTTGGGCTGGTTGGAGCTATAAGTGGAACACTTACTGCAGCTTTTCCATATTTTTTATATTTATAATTTTTATATCTTTTATATCTTGCTTCAACTTCAGGACTAACATCATTTTTTCCTTTTTTTATATGTTTTTCTAAAGCATTACTAAAGGATCTTTTTGTAGCTTTATCTATATATTTTCCAGCTATATTTGTTCCTTTTTTATATAATTTTTTAGTATGTTTATTTTTATTAGCTATAAGTGGTATAGTACCATTAAATACATCTGCACCAAAATCTACAATTGCATTTTCATCTAAATATTCTAAAGCATCATAATAACCTTCTAAATAAATATCATCATAATCATAATACATTGTAAAATATCATCTACCTTTCTTTTATATTTATAAATAATAGTTTTTATATTAAAAAATTATATGTCAACATTATCTTATACTTTTATATTTGTGAAAGGAAGTGTATTAATAATGAAAATAGATTTATTAGATATGGATACATTTATTAAAAGAAATAAATGTCCAGAAATTAAGAATTCAATATTATTTAATTTTGGTAATAAACCTACTGAAGATGGTTTACTATCTATAGAATTATTTGGTCAAATGGGTTCTGATGATCGAAAAAATATATTTGGATATATAGATTTAAAAAAGAAATACTTACATCCATTAGTATATAAAATATTAATTTCTATGAATAGAAAACTATCTCAATGTATTAATGGTACTAAATATTTTAAATTAAATGGTAAAGGAGAAATAGTTGAAGCTCCTGAAGATGGTGAAACTGGTATAAAATTTCTTTATGATAATTGGGATAATATTAAATGGAAAGCTTCTGATTCATTTACTAGAAATGATAAAATAACTATTTTAACTAAAAAAAGTAAGAATGAATTATTTATTGATAAGTTTTTAGTAATGCCACCATTTATTAGAGACTTTACTCCTACAGATAATAATGAAAGAGTTGATGCTGTAGATAGTATTAATGATTTATATTCTAAATTAATTAGATATTGTCAATCATCTGATGATTTTAGTTTTAGTTTTTTATCATATAATAATGATGCTTTAATACAAGATTTATTAGTAGAAATTTATGATTATTGTACTAGTCAATTAGCTAAAAAGACTGGTTTAATTCATAGAAGTTTATTAGGTAAATCTATAGACTATGCTACTCGTTCAGTTATTTCTTGTCCTCAAGTAAATTCACAAACATGGAAAACTACTCAAGTAAGATTTGGTGAAACTGGTGTTCCATTATCACAAGTAATTACTATATTTTTTCCTTTTTTTGTTTATGAAATTCAATCTTGGTTTGAAACTAGATTAGACCAAATAAAAGATGAAGCTAAATTACATAATACTTCTGTAGATCATTTTATGGATAACTTTGATGAGGAACATATAAAAAAATTAATGAATACATTTATTAAAAATCATGAAGCAAGATTTGATAAAATTTCTTTTAAAGATGATACAGGAACTATTAGATATTTATCTTTATATAAAAATGAATTAAAGAGAGATTTTACTCTTACAGATTTATTATATATAGTAGCTATTAAAGTTGTAGAAAATAAACATGTATATGTTACTAGATATCCTATTACTAACTTTCATAATATCTATCCTAGCCGTATTAAAGTTCTTTCAACACAGAAAACATGTAAAATGACTTTAGGAAATGATTATTTTGAAGAATATCCTTTAATATTAGAAGAATATCCAGAAAAATCTAAAAAGGGTCAACATGATTATTTCGTAGATACTTGTAGAATTAATAGTTATTATTTAGCTGCAATGGGTGGGGACTTTGATGGCGATACCGTATCAATAAGAGGTGTTTTTACACAAGAAGCTAATGCTGAAGCTGAAGAACTTATTAATTCTAAAAACTATTTACTTAATGTTTCTGGTGGAACTAGTAGAACAGTTAAAAATGAAGCAATTCAAGCTATTTATTCTATGACTTATTAAAAAAAAATAGATATAATCTTTAAAAGGTTATATCTATTTTAAAATTAGTATTTTTAATCAATCATCCCAATCTACTCCTAGTTCCCAATCATCAAAGAGATCTCCCATTTTTCCTAGCCTCCTTTCCGATTTCAAATTAATATAAAATATAATAATAAATATATCCTCCTTTCTTTTTTGTAAACATGATAAATACATATCACATTATACATAATAATAATATATATTTTTATATAATTTTTATTACGATTAAAAAAATTCCATTAAGACTTTAAAGTCTTAATGGAAAAAAGTAATAAAAAAACAAAAATAATGACAAATAACAAATTTAAAAAAGTGGTAGAGATGGTTGGACTTGAACCAACGACACAAGCCTTATAAGGACTCTGCTCTAACCGACTGAGCTACACCTCCATCTTTATATAATTTTGTTGGTATAAGTATTTATTTTTAAATATATTTTATAATAAAAAATTATTTTAACATAAAAATAATTAAAATATGAATGGAGATGTTTATATGGAAAATGAAAAAGATAGAATTCCTGAAAGTGGTGAACAGGTAATTCTAGAAGATGGCACTATTGTAATTGGAGATGGTATTCACTCTATTAAAGATTTACCAAAGCCAAAGGTACTACACGGATAAAAAAAAAGAACTCTAATGACTTTTAAAATAGTCATTAGAGTTTTTATTATAATTTATTAATTTAATTATAATTTATTCTTTTACATATGTTTCAATTAATTCATTATTTTTATTTACTAATTTGTCAATTCCTTGATCTAATAATTTCTTTTTTTGATGCATTTCATGAATTTCTAAATGATTTTTAATAAACTTTTTAACATTTTCTTCGTCTAGAATACTTGGATTATCTAATGTTTCATTTAGTTTATTTCTAAATAATTGATAATCATTATATTCATTACAGCTAGTAGGACTTATACTAAAGCATCCACAATAATTTATCATTGAACATCTTTTACATGGATCGGGATGTTTTTCTAATTCACTAATATAACCAATTAATTTTCTATATTCTTCAAGCTCCATTTTAAATTTTTCCATTTAATTTTTCTCCTCTTCTATCTTTTCTGTTAATAATTCATTTAATATAGATATATCTATATTATTTAAATCACAGAATTTTTTAGTCTTTTCAAATAAAATATTTTTAATTTCTTCTGATTTAATAATATGCTTATTAAGTACATCTTTATATTCTGTTAAATCACTAACTAATTCAATTACATTATCTACTTTAAAAAGTATTTTTACTACATAAGGATATACTCTTTTATTAAGCTTAACTATTCCTAAAGAATCAAAGTTTTCTTTTGTATCAAAATCATTAATTTCTCTATCAATACCAAATTCAAATGTATCTTCTTTACTATCATTATCAAAATTTTTAATAGAAGGCATATTAGTGTATTGCGATAAAACTTCAAAAGTAGCTTCTTCTATTTCACTTATATCTTTTATTTGTTTTACTATCATATTAAAGTTCCTCCATTATTTAAGATAGTACTAATAGTGTCTCCACCTATTTCACAACCTAATTTTTTAAAATTATTTAAAGATAGATATGCCTTTGGTATATTTCCTTCTATATCTACAGATTTAGTTCTAAGTGTTAGAACATTTCCATTTGAAGGATTCTTAACAATACTTATCTTATTTTCATCATCATAAAAATTAGAAACTAATATTGTAAGATCATCTAATCCATCTTTAATACCTACTGTAAAATTTTTAATATTCTTAGCATAAGAATTTTTCATATTATCACCTCTTTCTTTTATTTACTTATAATAAAAATTGTTTTAACATACATATGTTTATTCACCTCATTAAGTAAAAATATTGTAGATATTATTAATATACCACTTTAATAATATATACTTATTTTGATAAAATAAATTTATAATTAAACTATCAATTATTAGACTTTAAAATAAAGAGGTGAAAAACAGATGGTTAATAATAAAACTTTTAAATGTCCTTTCTGTGATAAAAAATATGTTTCAAAACAATCATTATACGATCACATGGACAATTTACATAGAGATAATTTATTAGGATTAACTCCTGCTCATTATTATTTTGACTTTAGAAATAGAAATAAAACGCATAAAGGAAAATGTACAGAATGTGGAAAAGAAACTCAATTTAATGAAAAAACTGAAAAATATGATAGATTATGTAAAAATCCTAAATGTAAAGATGCTTATGTTGCTAAGTTCAGAAGTAGAATGTTAGCTAAAGGAAAAGATCCTATAACACAATTACAAGATCCTGAAAGACAAAAACAAATGTTAGAGAATAGAAAGATTTCGGGAAAATATAAATGGACAGATGGAAAGATATTTACATATACAGGAACATATGAAAAAGATATATTAGAATATTTAGATAAAGTTTTACAATATCCTAGTTGTGAAGTATTCGCACCTGCACCACAAGTTTATAGATATATGTATGAAGGAAAAAGACATTTTTATATACCAGATATTTATTTAGCTGATATTAAATTATTAATAGAAGTTAAAGGAACACAGTCAGGTCATGGATATAGAGATAGAGATTATGGATTAGAAGTTCTTAAAGAAGAATCTGTAATGGATGATGTAAAAAATAAAAAGGTACATTATATTAAAGTATATGATAAAAAATATGATAAATTAGTCGATATGATTAATGAACTTAGAGAAGAAAACTAAAAAAAAGAAGCCTCATATTTATAGGCTTCTTTTAAGAATTCAGAGAGATTAAATATTCACAGAGATAGAGATTATTTAGAAGTTTCTTTCTTCCTTTCTTCTCTTCTTCTCTTCTTTTCTAGCTTTCATCTTAGCTATTCCACACTGAACACCACCAACTGCAGCACTTGCAAGTGCGCTTACAACAACAGTTGTTACAGTACTAATTGCAGTATCATGTACGATGTCATGTGTAGAAGCCTTTGTAGGCTTTGTGCCAATAGTGATGAAAGAATATGAATTATTGTTTCTCTTAGCATTGTTAGTCATAATGACCTCCGAAATATATTTGTACTATATTATTTCTACTCTGTTATCTTGTATAACGACCCTATCTTTTCAGGTCACAAGTTTCCTTCGAAGGAACATACAAACTCCAATATTTATTTAAGTGCTATTGGATTTAATTATCTACACTATTATGAATATAAGTAATTAAATACTTTATTCACAATTATAATATATATACAAATATATAGTTTAATACGGTTTAATAAATTTCTTATAGAGATGTTATCTCTATAAGAAATTATTTTTAATTAAGATATATCAACTAATGCATCATAATAACCTTCTAAATATAAATCGCAGTATTGTTCTTCTCTTAAATAATTCATTTTATCAAATACTTTTTGATTAATGCTATTATGTTTATCTCTTTCATATATAGCTTTCATTAAGTTAATTTTTTTATGATCAAAATCATTACTTGGGAATCCTCTTCTTTGTTCCATATCTTTAAATGTAGTTAGCTCAGTAGTATTATCATTACTAAACTTATCTTCAAAATTATCAAAAACATCAGTTATATGTTCTCCATTAATAGAATCATATAATGATTCACTAAATCTTCTTTTAGGCTTTTTTTCTTCTTCCATATCTTTAAGTTCTCTACTATTTTTTATTTCTATCTTTTCTTCTTCTATTAAATCACTATTAGTTTTACCTTTTTTTCTTTGAATAATATATGATTTAAAAGTTCTATAACCGCCCAATTTTTTATATCTATTAAAATCTTTTTTAAGAATATCAATAGTTATTCCTGCTGCAGTAGCTCCTACACCTAAAGCTCCTACACCTAAAGCTCCTACACCTAAAGCTGCACCTTTTTTTATTTTACTACTTTTTTTAGTATTATCATCTTCTTCTAAAAAATAAGAATAATCCATTTATTATCACTTCCTTAAGTAAATTAATATAAATAATAGTTTTATTAAAAAACTATCTATTATATTTATTATAAAGAAGGTGAATAAATATGTTAATACCAAAATTAGATGAAACTTTAATCCCTAAAAATAAAATAGAAACTAAAAATAATGTAATCTTACCAGTAAATGAAAATAATTTTACTGATTTTAGAGAATTATATATGGATGTGCTTGATGATGAAAAAGCTTTAACCGATTATACTAAACAAATAGTAAAAATGGTTCGTAGTAGTTATGAATATAGAAAATATATTAAACTATTAAAAACTGAATTTGATTTAACTAAATGTGCTTTCTTTAAAAATATTGATATTATGGATGTAAATAAAATATCCTTTGAAATGCATCATTATCCATTTACTATTTTTGATATAGTATCTATTGTAATTCAAAATAGAATAAAAGATCAAAAAGAAGATCCAGTTAATAAAAAGAAATTTGATAGAGTATTAAATCCTTTTTCAATTTCTAAAGAAGTTTTAAGACTTCATTATGAAGGTAAAGTAGGTTTAGTTCCTTTAACTATAACACCTCATGAATTATACCATGCAGGAGAGTTATTTATACCTTTAACTGATGAATTTGTATTTGGTAATTATGATAAATTTATTGAAGAATATAATGCTAAAGATTATAGTAATTATAAAGAAGTATTAAATTTAATTCAAAATAAAACTAATGAAATAATTGATGGAGAAACTGAATTAGATTTATCTAAATTACAAATTAAGAAAGTATACTTAGAAATGCAAAATACTGATTTCTTAGAAAAAATTAAATTAGAAGAAATGGATGAAGTAGCCTAAAAAAAAATCCCATAAGAACAAAAGTTCTTATGGGAATAATTTATTCACTATCAAAATCATTCTTTTGAATAGTTCCTATTCTATTTATAAAGTTCATTTTATTTATAGAATTTTTATTAATATTCATAGCCATTTCAGTTACAGTATTATATACTAATTCTAAAATAATATCTTCAACTTTTTCTTCTTTATAAATAGCATATAATTTCTGTAAATATTCATTAGATAATTCTTCAAATAATTCTTTAGTTATTTGTATTGAAATTTCATTCACTACTTTATCATTTATTAATGGTTTATTTTTTAAAGCCTTATTGACATAAGGCTGTAAAGCTCTTCTATAAGCAGTATAACATTTTCTTTGAACTATTTTATCTAAATCTTCCATTATCTTTTGATAAGTTGAATTATTAGCAGTTATATTACTTTGCCCATTATTTCTAAAAATTATCCTATATAGGCTAAAAAATAATTGCACTAATAAAATTAGTGCAATTATTGTGAATATAACTGCTGTATATCTAATATATAGATCAGCAGTCATTTAATTTCATCTCCATTCACTATAATATTCTAAATCTTCAATATCTTCATCAGTAATTTCATTCTTTTTTAATTTAAAATATTCTTCGCATAATTCAATATTTGAAGTATATAATGAAATATCACTAATAATATCAGTTTTAAAACCAAAGCTAGTTGTAAAAACTAATTTAATTCTATCATTATTATCATCTTTTTCAACATTGAAATTTCCTTCATCTAAAATTTTAAATAATTCTTCATTATTCATTTTTATTTTCTCCTTTAATTAAATTGAATGAGAACTACTAAAGATTAGTAGTTCTCATTCATTATTTTATATTGAATTAATTAATCAAAAAGCATAGTTAAGAAAGGAATGATACTACTAGCTTCATCTTCAGTAAGCTTTGTAATTTTAAACTTATCATCTTCCTTATTATCTTCATTCTTATTATAATCAGAAATTAACTTAATGAAATCTTCAAAGGAAACAACATCAAATTCACTATCCTTTTCATTAGTAGTTTCTTTCTTACAACAATTACATGGTTCACAATTATTATATTCACATTCATCATCATAAATAGAATAAATCTTATCAATAAATTCTGAAAGTGATTCTTTCTGATTCTTCTTATCTTCATGAATAGAAACTGCAGTTGTTCCTGTGGCAAGAGAATTTAAACCAATTGACATCTTATTATTAGTCTTAACATTTCTAAAGAAGATTAATTCTTGCTTCTTATCCCAACCAGCAAGATAATAAACTCCATCTAAAGTCTTACGATTATAAGTAATATCATAGTAAATAGTTTCGCTATCCATTCTATTCTTTTCATAAGAAACTGTAGTATTATTTGAAAGAACATCAATAAGATCTAAAGGTAATGAAGTAATCTTCTTTACATAGCTATTGAATTTTTCATTATATTTTTCAGCAAGTGACTTTTCCTTATTCTTATTACTAGCAAGATAATCATTAAAAGTAGTCTTCTTCTTATTATCTAGCTTATTATTATCTTTACACTTACTCTTAATATCCTTAATCTTATATTTATTAATATCCTTTATATTTTCTCTTTCAGGAATATATGACTTATAAGTCTTATTTCTAGAAAGATTATTTTTATTAGACTTAAATTCATTAGTTGAATCAGCCTTAATAAAATCTTCAAGTGGCATCCAAAAATCATAATAATTCTTAACAGTTACATGATTCTGAGAAAGTGAACCACAATCAATAATAGGAAGCTTAAATTCCTTAGTTGACTTACTAATTACTGAATCATCAAGAACTTCCTGATCCATTGTATCAACTCTAAATAAAAGTGTATTCTTATCAACCTTATACATATAAGTACAACTATTATAAATTGTACCATAAATTACCATAGGCTGATTAACAAATTCCTTTTCCATCTTCTTAATAAATACATCAATTGAATAATTACTCATAATATTTTTACTCCTTTTAATTTATATTAAATAATTTTACTAAACTATCAATAATATTTTCAAACACATCTGGTGGAAAGTATTTTCCACCATTTTCAACAGCAAAACTAATTTGTTCAGTAGCTATTGAATCACAGTGTTCATTAAAATATATATCAATATTTTCTTCTTTACTAACTGTCTTACCTTTATGTCCTTTTTGCCATTTAAAAATTAATTTGATGTTTGGATTAAAATTTATTAGAAAATCTATAATTTTCCACATATTTTTATTCTTAACATCATCACCCGAAGCAGTATGCCAATCTTTCTTCTTCCAGTTATTTAAGTATTTATTAACACCATTTATCAGATATTGAGAATCTGATACAACTGTAATTGTATAAGGTTCATTTGATTTATAACCTTTTAAAAATTGCATATATGCTTTAATAAATCCATAAAGTTCTCCTTGATTATTGGTCATATTTTCATACCAATCACTATATTCATGAATTATTTCTCCATCTCTTACAATAATAGAGCCATAAGACCCATACATTGGTTTGTCTGGGTCTTTATAGCCATTATTGAAAGAGCCACCATCCGAATAGATAGTTAATTCTTTCATACATTCTCCTTTTAAGAAATTATTGATAAAACATCTTTAAGAGTTGCTCTTTTTCCAATATAATTTGGAATATAGTAATCATAAGAATCTGCTAAAAGATCATAGATTTCCTGTTTTACAAAATCCTTATTGCGATGATGTGCTTCAATAATTTCATCATTAATATCTGAAAGAATTAAAGCCTTTTTAATATTTACAAAAGAATCTGTTTCATACATATTAGCAATATCAGCAGCACCTTCTTTAGAAGCTACAATTACATTAATTGCATATCTACCATATACTAAAGAGCTCTTTAAAGTACCATAATAATTATCATGAAAATGTGTCTTTGCAGTTAGGCAACTATTAAGTACAAGTTCATCATAAGTTTCTTTATTGATAAATAAATAAGAATTATAAGGTTCTTCCTCTCTTTGTTTTCTTGTAGTGACTTGAATTGGTGAATTAAAAGTTAATCTTTGATCTGCGTTAAATTCACCCTGTTGTCCGCATAGCATATTTTTAATATAACTTTTTCCACTACCAGTACCTCCACATAAAATTAAAAAGTTTAAATCTTTTCTAGTAGTCATTATGATTTCCTCCTCATGAATTAAAAATATTTGTCTGTAGGAAGCCATTGTAAATGTTTACATGGTTTCTTATCTTTATGTTTTAAACAGCCTTTAAATTTTATATCTGTATATGATAAGTATACTTCTTTTTGCTTACAGATTGCTACAGGATGTTTACATTCTGTATTATAAAGTCCAACAGGTCTTTCGTCATCTCCGATTTTCATATAATCAGTAATTACTTTAACTTCAGTTTTATTTTCTTCAGTTAACTTAGACTGCTTATATTCCAAATCTCTCTTACGATTATTTTGTGTGTTTTTTCTCTCTTCGATTTCATGATTTAAACAGCAATAGTTACTAATTAAATCTTTTAGCTCTGAATTGAGCAAAATTTTATCGACAATTGTTTCAACAATAGCCCTTTTTTCTTTGTCTAATTTAAATAAGTTTCCTTCCTCTTCTTGAATCTTTTCAGTAATATGCATTACTTCCAAAGAAAGAGGTGAATCTACTTCCACTCTTTTACGTGGAATATAACTATTTCTATTCCTCCTTTTTTTATTTTTTTTCTTTGACATTCTTTTCACTCCTTTTAGTTATTTAATAAAATTATAAAATTTTATCATTAATATAATATAAATTTATATTTTGAATTTATATTTTAAAAATCATATAAATTTTACCTTTCTAAAAAATATTGAAGTAACTCTTAAAGAAGAGTTACTTCAAATTAAATTTATTTTAAATCTTTGTAAGGATTTCTAATCCATATCTAGCATCCTTAGACAAAGAAAATCCTCTGTCGAATTTTCCGTTGTTTTTATCGATGATTAAATTAGTTGGTTTTAGTGTATCAAAATAATGTTTTTGCTCCTGAGTTAACAAAGCAAAAATATTTAAAACATCACCATCATAATCAGCGTTGAGATTAGATAGAATGTTATTACTTACAGAAATAGTTAAATCACTAAAATCACTTTTAACTCCAGCTACATTAAGTTGTAATATAGAACCAATAGCAATAGATGGATTTCTATTAAGAAGTATTGAAACACCTTCCTTACTATTCTTAATATATTCATTCATATAATTATAAAGCTTTTTATTAAAATATCTTTTACTATTCTGAATATATTCATCGGCTTCATTATAAGTGATTCCTTCGCCTTTTACTATCATATTAGTTAATGGAAATCTAAATAGCTCAAGGAATGTTAAATAAGGTAATTCTACATCATTAATATTTCCTTTAAGTCTTGGAGTCAATACATTTCTTGCAGAATAATTAACTCTAGAAGAAGCGATATGTTTTCTTAATGTTCCTTTCTTTTCTTTAAGGAAGTTATTAATAATATAAATAATTACTTGATTACAATAATCCTGAAGATTATAAAGCATAGGATAAATTCCTGCTTTAATATCTGCATTACATTCATCTTCAATATGATCAATGCCACCAATAGTTTCAAGATTTTTTTGGATATCTAAAGAATACTTTAAGATAAAATTATAAAGACCATTAATATCATCATATTTAACAGTAGTTTTAGTAATCTTCTTATTTTTATTTTTATTTTTACTACCTTTAATAATCATACCAGGTCTTAGCTTAGAAGATATTACAGGAAACTTATCAATAAAGAGTAATCCATCATCATAAACTTTCTTAATAGTTTTATATTCAGGAACTTCTTTATTGCCTAATTCTTCTAATATTTGTTCAAAGTTGTTAATGAAACCAATAATTCCAATATTATACCAATCATTAGCAAGGTTTTCTACTGGAAGTAATTCACCTGTTTCATTAGTCTTTGTTTCATATGACAACATCTTATTCAAAGGTTTATTCTTGAAGACTTTTTTAAGTCTTTCAAAATGTAGAGGTGAAATTACCTTAAACCCTTTAAATAAAATCCATCCAATTGTGTCAATTGAAGTATCATCGGCATTTTCTCCAAAAATCCTTTCAGAGAAAAGACCATCATCATTGAACTTCTCCTTTTTACCACTACTGATATAATCAGTAGAAGTAATAACGTTTTCAGGTTTGTAAATGTCGTCAAAATTAATAACTTTAAAATGCATAAATTATTCCTCCTATTTAATTTTATTATACATTTTTGTACATAAAAATAATATATATTTTATTTGTTAAATTAGAATTTTTATATAAATAACAAATTAATTTTCACGAACTAAATCTAAATCTATATCTTCATTTAATAAATAATGCTTTATTAACCAAATAAATTCAGCAGGATAACAAGTTTTAAGAACAGCATCATTTGTCCAATCTAAATACTGTGTTTCTCCATTTTCATCTATATAAGTATATTTATCTAAACCAATAATTTTTCTATTAGATTCATTTTCATTAATCATCTTAATATATTTTTGAGTTAATTCATCATAACCACCAGTTACTGGAATTTCAACCCCATATGTTTTAAGCATTTTATTAAGAGCCTGTTGTAGATAAGTAATATTAGCTTTACTAACTGTACATTTAGTAGGTGTAATAGCTCCTTCAATATAGCTATCACTATTGCTAACAAAAATAGTATCTGTATTTTCAATTATTAATTTCCAAGTAGCAGGACCAACTTTTCCATCAATCATTTCACCATCTACATATGTTGAGTATTTTGCTTGAAAGAGTAATACAGCATCTCTAGTATATTCATCAAAAATACCATTAACTTCTAGAATTGGATAAATTATTTTCTTAAGTTTAGTTTGCAATATTAATACATCATAACCAGTCATATTATTATCTTCAATATATTCTAATACTCTAAATGGAGAATAATTATCATCAATTAATTTAATATTCTCCATTTTTTTATCATATATTTTACTTCTTAGAATATTAAGTGTATTAACATCTGCCATACCATAATCATTTTCTGGTGTTATATAATATTTTTGCTGAAATTCTTTAATAGCATTTTTAGTTTCTAAATTGTATGATCCAGTGATGCTTTTATATTTAGGCAATAGTCCTAATTTATATAACATTTTTTGACACATTATTACGTCATTACCTTCCATTTGTTTTGGTTTATTATATTTAAGAGATCTTTTACCATATGTATAAGTTGTAATAGTAGAGCCATTAACTTTATTATAAGAAACTAATTGTGTATTTTCAACTGCTGAATGTAATTCATTAATTTTAAAAAATACTCCTGGATTATTATATTTATATATATCTTTATTTTCATAATCTTCTTGTGAAAAAGGAACACCTTTTAATTCACTATATCCAAAGAATTTATCATATCCATAATTTTGTCTTAAATAAACTAATAATGTTTTTAAAGCTGTATATGTAGCATTAGTAGTATCAATACTATCTGTTTGTTCTTCAGTTAAAATAACTAAGCAATCATTAAATAAAAGATTTCCTTGATTGAGTAATGGAAGAAATCTTTTACCACTATCATCATATATTCTATTTGATTCAACACTTTCTATTTCTCTATCATATTTATAGATATCTAAATTAAAGGCTCTTATATTATGCGGTCTTCCTTCATATATATTACCTTTTTTATCTATAAAATAATGATAAGCAAAATTATAGTTATTAGTATAAAAAGCATTATCATATTTACTACCAGTTTCTTCATCAATAGAGGTTATTAAATTACTATGCCATTGGTTAAAGAAATTAAAAATATTAGTAGAAACAGCAGGATTTAGTTCATCATAATCTATATTAAATGAAATATTATCATCATTAAGTGCTAAAGTATTTAAAACTTCTTTAGAAATTTGTTTATTTTCAATAACTAAAATCATTTTAGGAGTATTATAATATTTCTCATAATTATAATTAATTTTACTCTTTATTATATTAGGTTGATCTATTATATTTCTTTTAGAATTACTTAAAATTTGTTTATAAGAAGACATTTATTATTCCTCCTTTTTATTATTATTATTAAGCGAAAATTTAATTTTTGAATCTTGTTTATTAAAATTTATAGTTCTAATAATTTTTCCATCTATTTTTTTAAGACTATTTATATTATTTTCAAAATCACTAATATTATCTTCTGAAATTGAAACATCAAAATCAATATTGAAAGTATATTCTGGAACTTTATAGTTATTAGAACTATCCATAATTTCGCTCTTATCTAATTTTTGATTGACAGCTGCTTGATTATTTGCTATTTCTACAAATAAATCTTTAGCTTCTTTTTTAAATTCATTTAATTTTGCAGTTATCGCTTGTCTATCATTATTAAAATTTTCCATAAATATATCAATATAATATAATCTTTTATATAAGTCAATATATTTATTTATTATATTATAAGCTACTTTAACTATTTCTGAACCATCTACATTAGAAGTATACATTTGCTTATATACATATCTAGATAAATTATTATACCAATTAGCAGTTTCTCTATTTATTCTCTTAAGGCTATTTTCATTAGAATTAATTTTCTCTATACAAGCTTCATTATATTTTTTAACTTCTTCCATTAAGCTTTCTAATTTTTCTTTTTTTCTAGTAATATTAGCTTCTGAGGAATCATCACTTTCTGTATTTAAAAGATCATTTTTACTTAAAGATCCTAAAGGTCCATCATCACTTTCTATATAATCAATAATCTCTTGTCTTAATTCAGGAGTTGAAGGAATTGGATATTCCATACCATTACTAGCTACGTATATTTCATAATTATATAAATCTACTAATAATTCGCCAGAAGTTAATGAATCTTTATAAGCTCTTATAAAATCAAATTTTTTTTCTTCTGGATCACCAGAAAAATACGTAATTAATGGTTTAAAAACATATCTAGCCATTTTATATCTCCTTTCATATATTATTCCAACTCAAACTTATTTAAAGTTTTTTCTGTACTACAATTGTAACCACCAAATAAATTATTACAAGCTATCTTAAATTTATAAGTTTGCATAGCTGAATAAGTAATATTATATGTAACATCTGTTGTATTATCTGATTTATTTATTGTTATATTACTATTTGGTAGTAATCCAATTTTATTTTCTCTATTATCTAAATATTTAGTAAAATAATAACTTGCACTGGCTGTTTTATTTTTTTCAGTGGATTGTTTAAATATAAAATTCATAGTATGAGTATTATTACTATTTATAAGAATACTTGTATTAAAGAAATTTGGAAAATTAAGTTTATCAATATTATCTAATAAATATTCTATATTTTTATCTAAATAATCTATATAATTATTAAAATCTTTTTTTACTGTATTAATACTATTAATAGAAAATTTTCTATTCATTTCACTATCTGAATAATAAGGATTAAATCCTTTATAATATAAATTAGACATTGAAGTTTTATTATTTTTAATAGAATTATTATCAGCTGAAAATCTTTCATTAGGTATTCCTGTAGTATTATACCCATAACTAGCTTTTTCATAACCTTCTCTTAACAAATAATAAAAATAATCAGATGTGCTAGAAGTAGTAGTTGTTGTAGTTTCAGTTTCTGTACTATCCGTTGAACTATTTGTATCTGTAGTTTCATCTGTACTAGTATTACTAGCTGTGTTGCTGGCGGTATTACTATCGGTTGTTTCTTCTTTATCAACAGTTGTAGTTGTTGTAGTTGTAACAGTTTTAGTTATAGCTATAGGAATAATTAAATTCAAACCAACAAAATAGTTAAAATCAAAATTACTTTTATCAGTAAAGTCAAATGTAGGAAATGTAGCATTTAAATTATATAAAGTAGGAAAATAAAATTCACCATTAGTAAACTTACTTTCAACAATATTTGAGCTTAGAAGAAGTTTACTTATATTTTGTTGACTATCAGAATCTAAGTTTTTTATTTCAAAATTAGCAGTTTTTCCATAAGTGACATTTTGTATAATTAAATTATTATCATTATAATAATATTCTAATAATGGATAATCAAAGCAATCAAAATCTTCTTTATCATCATAATAACTAAAATCTTCATATTTATAAATTACTCTACCTAATTCTGGATCATAAACAGCTCTACAAAAATCTGTTGTTTTATTACCATTATAAGCGTATAAATTTGTAGTTGGAGGATAAAAATATTTTTGCTTTTTACCAGAAATATAAGCACCTGAAATTCTTCTTATTAAGTCATTATTTGCATATTGTTTTAAATTATAAATACCATCTATTTGATGTAGATTAACATCACCATCATAATTATCATCTAAAACAGAACTTATGAAATTATCATTAAATACTTTTGATATATTTTCATAAGTTTTTTCTTTTTCATTAGAAAATTTATATTTTTTATCACTATCTAATATTTGATATTTTGATATATTATCGCTAAAATTAAATTCCTTAAATTTTTTACATTTAGTTTTATATTTTAGATTTTCTATTTGTTCTTTAGCATCTTTTAAAGCTAATTCAATATTACCATTATTACCTTTATAACCAATATCAGAGTTTATTGTATTTATCATAGCTTCTAAGTTTATAATCTCTGATTCCATTCTATATAAGAAAGGAATAATATCATTAATTGCAACCGCTAAATTTAAATAGTTAATAGTTGTACTATCACTAATCATAGAAGTTTTATCTTCATCTTTATCTTTTAAAGTAGTATTATTTAGTTCTTCAACATAAAGTTCTTCTAATATAGTTCTAAATTTAGAACTATAACTATAACCATCTTTTTCATATAATCTAGTAACAATAGCTTTTAATTCTGAAGAATATTCAAAAGCATCTTCTTTAAGAATTGGATTACCATCTTCATCTATTGAATCTATGAAATCCATATATAAATCTCTGAGATATTGAATGCTTCCTAATAAATCTTTATTTTCTAAAGCATTATTAGGTTCAAAATCAGGAAGCTTTGTATTCATTTCAGACCCATAAGAAATTTTTACCAAGTCTTTATTCATATTAGCGTTTCTAATCTTTAATGAATCTAATTCTGCTTTTAAATTTTCTGTGCCTGAATTATATATTTTATTATCAGAGCTATCAGTTGTTGATATACCTATATTACCATGTATATTATCTACAATTAATTCATTATTAATTGCTTCTTGTTCCGTTCTTTTATTTAAAGGAACTGATATTAATCTAAAAGACATAAATTTCATCTCCTTTTTAAAAATAAATATATGGATTCTATGTAATCATAGAATCCATATTAATTTTTTAATTGCTAAAATTATATTTTATTGAACTACTAATATTTGTATAACAATTAGAATTTTTGAGTAAAGTTGATGTCTCAATAAAATTCTTTTTATAAAAAATAGGATCTATATCTGTATTAGTTGGATTAATCCAAATTTTTTCTATAAAATAATTATCATCTTCAAAGTTAGATGTTATTAATGAACTATTCCAAATATCTGGATGTAAAGAAACATCAACTGAATCAGTAACTTCAGTAGCAGAATTTGAGTCATCTGTAGAATCTGTACTAGTATTGCTAGCTGTATTACTACTAGTATCATCTTCACTATTATCAGTAGTTTTAATATTTTTTACAAAAGTTTTAGTATCTTCTATGATATTATTGGTAGAATCTTTCTCCCAATATTTATATTTATTAACTAATGGTAAAGAATTTTTAAAACTAAAATCTTTAGTAGTTTCATTATTTTCACTATCAGTTATTTTTACAGATAATGATACACCTTTATCTGATAAATAATAAATATCTGCAAAAATTTCAGATATAGAATATTCAAAATCTGCTAAATTATATACATTTTCATTTATCCATTCTTTAAATTCTTTAACATCAGCTTTATCATTTAATTGATTAAATTGATTTGATATATTTTGTAATAAAACTGCTATAGTAGATTTAGTATCATATATTTCATCTATAATATCTTTAAACTTTTCTTCTTTTTTACTTAAATTATTATAAGAATCTTTAACCCAATTTACAATATTTAAAAGACTATCATCATAAAATTGTCCTAATGTACCATCAATATCATTATCTGAACCAATTAATGCATTATAAATCCATTTTAATGTTTGTTGTTTTGAACCATAAGTAAATAAATTTCTTAATCCTTCACTCATATTAGGGTCATCATCAATATGATAAACTATTCCAGATTGATCCGAAATATCTTCTTTTTTACCATCTTCTATAAAATTGAAATATAAATAAATAGGATTTGTATTATTTTCATCAATTTGAATATCGTTAAGATTTGCTATAAAATATTCAATATTATTATCTATTATTTTTCCATATTTATAAGAAGTATCTTCACCATTATTTGGTTTACCATCGTAAATACTATAAGTAGAATTTTTACTAGTAACTAATTCACTTATCTTCTTATATTCAAGATTATTTCTATTCTCAGGTGTTGTAGTAATTGTGCTATAATTAAAATTATTCATACTACTAAAAGTTTTATTTTTAAAAGTACCAAAATTAACAGCGAATGAAATATTAGGGTTAGTATCATTGTCAGTGTCACTCTTTACAAGTATCATAGGAAATATATTAGTTGTAGTAAATGAAGTAACACTATTTATTACACTAGTCATATTTGATATATTAAATGAATTATTATATTGTAAATTTAATGCTATTTCTGAATTTATATTATCAGACGATACATTACAATTAATTGCATTGCGTCTAAATGGATAATAAGTTTTAAATTTATTACTATCTGTTTTAATAACATCATTAAAACCATTTACTATAAAATTGCCAAAAGCATTTTTATTTATTTCGTTTGAGTCATTTATAAGTAACACTAAAGCATTATTACTTTTATCTTTATAAATATCATAAGTCTTTGAATGAGTTTTATTAAAAATAGAACCGTCTTTCGAATAATAAAAATCACTTAAATAAATTGCATTAAATTCCATATATTTAACAGTTAAATCATAACTTGATGTATTAGTGGCTAAATAACTATAATATCCCATAGTTATATCATCTTTATCTCCAATAGATTCTATTTTAATAGAAATACTATGATTAATCATTGATTTTTTGTTTAATGTTTCTAATAATTTACTTATACTAGTATTAGATGATGTTGTAGCACTTGGTACATCTAATAAAGGAATTAAGCTATCCTTAAGAGAAATACTAGAGCTATCACTACAGCTACCAGTAAATGTAATATTACAAGAAGCAAATGGAGATAATGTAATAATAGTACCATCATCGTTATCTTCTATTTTTCCATTATTTTGATAATTTATTTTAAAACTACATTTATCATTAGCAGCATCAATAATATTCATAGTTGAATCAAAAGAATAAAATTTATTTGATTTTAATCTTGTATTTTTATAATATATTGCAAATGTTATTGGATATTTAGTTGTATTAGTTAAAGTTCTACTAGGTTGTTGTAAAGCAGAAAATTTAATATCATTAGAATCACTTATTTTTAAGCTGCTATAAGCATTTAATAAATTAAAGATATAAAGATAAGTAGTTCCAGCATTAGTATTACTTAGTTCTACATATACTTTATGATTATCATTTTCATTTAATTCAACACTACTTTTAATTTGTGTTATAGCATTATTAACACTAAAAACAATTTTACCATTTTCAATAGAAACAATAGTAGAATTACTGCTTATTGAATTATCAGTACAAGTAACTGGCGTGCTTCCAACAGTTGGTGTAGCAGAAATGATTTTAACGCTATTTATTTTTATATTTTCTTCTTTTTCAATATTAATATAAAGAACATCTTCATCAGGAATTTCAAACGTTGCAATATCATCTTTACTTATTTCAATCTCTATTTTATCATTAGAATCAGAGTCAGGACTATATAAAATATTATATTCTTTATATTTTGATAAAATATTATCTTCATAGAATAATCTACTAATAAAATGGTCATCATCATTATAATAATTAATTGCAGTAGAAGTTGTTGTTTCACTACTTACATTATTCTCTTCAGCTTCTTTAGTTGCTTCTATTTCTTCTAATATACTATCATAAGTAGTAAATCTATATTCAATACTATTAATGATTGTATATAATTCACCTGTAGATTTATTTAATTTAGCATAAATTGTATTCGTATAAGAATTAAATTGTTCTTTTATTTCATCATAATACATTAATATTTCTTGATAATTCTTTTCAAATAAATATTGTTCGCTATCTACAATATAATTAGAGAAATTCATATAATGATGTATTATTTCAGTAAATTTATATAAATAATAAGAATCTTTTTTACCCTTAGAAAGATCCTTAGTTACCATTGATATATCACCATTAGTATCTAAGAATAATTCATTTTCAAAGTCTTCTTTATCATAACCTTCATTCTTAGGTTGTCTTAATATAATAGAATTTCTACTATAACTATCTTCTAAATTATTTTTATAATATTTTGATTGATCTTTAAAATAATTTAAACTATTATTAGAGTTATTATAGTTATATACATTTTGGTCTATTATAGTTATATAATAATTATGATAATTAATTAAACCATTAAACTTTACAGTAATTAGTGTTAAAGTATGATCACCCATATATAATTTTCTGTCAAGAACTTTTTTAGATACTAATAAAGGATATGACTCATCATTAATATCTTTTAAAGGAGAAGGATTATGTGAATCATAAATTAATGTATCGTCTAAATATAATAAATTTGAATAAAGTATGTTTTTATTAAAGTTATTTACATCAATTATATTAAATATTTTTTCAGAATCTATATTACCATTGCTATCAACTATATTATAATATTCAGCTTTTATTGTATCTTCATTATTTTCATCATAGAATTTATAAGGTAATATTTGTTTAATAATTTCTTTATTAAAACTATAATTCTGAACACAATTTAATCTTATTGTATAGCTATCCCATTTTATATTATCATCTGAATATTTTTTCTTATAATTATTTTGTACTCTTATATTAAGATTTGTTGAATAGTTATCTAATTTAGAGTTAAATATTATAAATATACTTAAAGTAGTATTAGGTTCTACTCTATAAATTGGTTGATAATCATTATTATAAGTAGTATGGCTTAATAAAGCACTTGAAGTAATCTTAAATGGATAACCTGATTCATCATTAATTTTTGCTTGGTTAATTTCTACATTGATTGGTTCAACGTTAGTATTTTCAATTTGAAACATTCCTTGAACGATATCTGAAGCAGTTACAGAATATATATATTTACCATCTTCATCTAATTCTACACTAGGTGTTTTTAAAATAGAAATACCAGATGTTCCTTGAATTTCGTATTTCATATCATAAGAAATATCATTAAGAATATTTGTATTATTATTGTAATATGATACTTCACTTATTATATTATCTTTAGGATTATAAATAATATTTTTTAACTCATCTCTAGTTAATGTAGAATATTTATGAAGTTCTTTATAATTATTATCATTATCTATTTCTGAATCTGAAATTGTTAAATTAGGAACTACTGGTTTAGTTCCATCTATACAACCTTCAAAACTATCAGCTAATAACCATCCATTTTCAGAAGTAATTACATCAGAATCATTATTAAAAGGAACTTCTAATAAATATTTACCTAATAACATTTCATGAGATTCATTATCATCGCTAATTAAATTATCTTTATATTCAATAGGATTTAGCTCCACTGCAGCCCTAGCATAATAATATGCTATATTAAAATTAATAGATTTCGTTTTTAATGTTTCTATATTATATATTATATCATGATCATCAATTTCTTTTAATTCTTCTTCAGTAAAGTCACTAATACTTTTAATAAATAGATCTCCATTTGGATCATAGCTATTTTTGACATCATAAATTCTAATTTCTTCATCGCTTAAATTATTTAATTTATTGTCTTTATTCAATTGTATTATATCATTAACATCATTCATATTAAGATTGTCATCTTTGTCTATGTCACCAACTAAATAGCCATATTTTTTAATTGTATCTTCTAATAATTTAGCATCTTCTTCTGTTATTTTTCCATCATTATTAAGATCAGCTAAATGTAAAGCTAAATCACTAGGAGTGTTATTACCAATATTCTCTGCATAATCATAAATTGCTTGAACGTCACTATAACCAGCATTTTTTGTACTACTGTCTGGAAGTGTATTTAAATCTAAATATATTCTTTTATTTATATTATGATCACTATTAGTACTTTTATCGACACTAGTATAATTATAAGATTTTTCTACGCCATTTTCTAAATACATATTTAGATTTCCGACATATCTAGTTATTTTTTTACCTTCTGAGTCTGTATATGTAAAAGCTTTACCAATATTATTAACAGAGGATAAATATTCTTCAAGAAGATTTAAATCATTTACATCAATAATACCATCATTATTTAAATCAGCTAATTCTAAAATAATACCAGAGCTATCTTGGGTTTCTATATAATTTTTAAGTAATCTATATTCAACATAGTCAATTATTCCATTACCATCTAAATCACCATAAATATATCCGTTATAAGGACTACTTATATCTTCTATAACTAGACCAACTTTATTAACAGTAAATTTAGGTTTATAATATAGTCTAAACTTATGTAAAGCAATTTCATTAGCATATTTATTATATATAATATCTCCTTCATGATATTCTTTACCATCAACCATGATTTTATATTCATAAAGATCATCATATTTATTATTAATTTTAATAAGATGATATAGACTACCAGTTAGTCTATTTAAAGTTGGTAAGAAATTTTCTTCATTACTATATAAATCTAAATAATTATCAATAATAACCATATCATATTCAGTATTATTATTTTGATATGTAGTTCTAGCTATAACTTGAATACCTATTGCATTATTTATTACACTAGTTTTATCAGGATAATTAAATTTAATTAAATTAATTATATTACGATAAGAAAAATCTTTACCACTTTCTAAGAAATAAATATCTTGCATATCAAATATTGAAATATCTTTTATAGTATAAAAAATATCATTTTCATTTTCAGTTATGTCTTTATCTACAGCATTATCAATAAGATCTTTATAATTTACTTCAGATGAATATCTTGATGTATCATTACTATCTTTAACTATTCTAAATACAACAGATCTTAATTTTATATCGTCAGATATTATATTATAAACAGTATCACCATATCTATAATAAGAACTATCGAAATTAATACTAGAAATAAAAGGATAAACTGAAATAACTGTTTCAAAATTAGTAGCTACGGTAGAACCATCTTCTCTGAATGTATATTTTAATGAACTACTATCGCTATCAGTATTCTCTTGAATATAATATAATTCAAAATGTAATGAATCCTTTAAATTATTAATAGTTTTACCAAAATCAGCAGGAATATTATTAACTTCATCAGTATTTGTAATATTTACGTTTAAAGTTCCTCCAGCTTTTAATAAATATAATAAACTGCCATCTTCAGCAGTTATAACTGTAAGATCACTATGATCATTATAAGCACCTATATTAAGTTTACTGAGAGAAATACAATTATTGCCTATTTCTAGGTTATAGTCCATAAAGCTATCGCTACTAATATCGCTTTTATCTTCATTTAAAGTAAATAAATCACTATCATCAGCTATATTAGATAAACTTATATCTTTAATTAAAACAGGAAATTCTGATCCATTAGTTATTTTACCAGTATATGTAACAGAATCTATACTAGTAGGTTCGCCACTATCTGTTTCCATTAAAACTTTAAAAGTAACAAATGACGGATATGATATAATACTATTTGAATCATTTATAGTTCCTAATTCACCTGTTGCAATAGATGATAAATCACTATCACTATCATTTTTTTCTTGTGCTGCTAATTTAATAATCTTTTCTTGTTTCAAATTAGTAACATTTTCACCATCATAAATTGACCATACTATTTTTTCTTTTGAATCAGTTTTTTTAGTAAGTCTATGGATTACAGGATAATAATCTATATATAAATTTGAATTAACAAATTCATCTTCATCATTTTCATTTGCTAAAAATATTAAATCAGCATAAGGATAAAAAGCAAAATTATTAGTATTTTTTGTTTTTGAAACTAATTCAACAAACTCATCAGAAGATAATGAAAAAATATCTTCAGTTGTATTATCAATAGAAAAAAGCTTAGTATCAGAAGTATTAAGATAATTAAATAACTTAAAGACATCTTCAGGAACTATTAAAATACGTTTAGTAACTCCATCAAGTGTTACAGAAAAAGCATTTTCATTAAAACCATCATTACAATTATCTGCTGAAGAACTAGCATTACAAACTAATTCTTGTTTTGTAATTACAGGGTTATCATTAGTTAAATCAGCATCTTCAAATTTATTAAACCATATTTGACCTATTTCACTATTATCCAATACCATATAATCTACATAAATACCATAAAAAGAAATATCAAAATTATCAAAATTCTCTTCAATATAAGTTAGATTTCTACCACCACCGCTTATATAATTTTTAAGAGCAGTAGAATTTAAATCAGAATCATTTAATACAATATTATTATTAGCTTTTATAGAAAATAAAGATGTACCACCAAATTCTGCAGTTAATGTATCAGTTTGGAATGACATAATATTTTTTAATATAGACTCTTCATCTTCAGATAATTCAAATTTAGGGTCTGGATTAATATTTACATTAAAATTAACAGTAATAACGCATTCTATATCATTAATTCCTAAATCAGAATCATTATTATCAACTTTAGTTTTACTACTATCTTTAATTTTAATTATATTAATAGCAAATGTATCTTTAAATTTATAATCAATATCTGTAGTACTTTCTACAATAAAACTCAATTCACTATTATTTGAATTAAGAATATATGACTTAGTACCATTAAAATAATTATATGAAGATGAATAACATTTATAATTAGTCTTTTCAAAATTAATATCATTACTTGAAATTAAATAATAATTATTACTACTTTCAATATACATTTTAACAATTGTTTGAGTTAAAGCTCTAATATTAATATTTTTATCAGTCATTTCAAATACTATTGAACCATCTATTACAGGTCGTTTCTTTCCTTCAATTAGTTCTAATAAGTCATCATCATTAATATTTACAACTACATTATTTGTTTGATTTGTAGTAGCTATAGATAAATCATATCTACAGTTAATAGTAATATCATCAGTTGTTTGAAGCATTGAATCGTAAGAAATAAATGGTTTCATATAATCTTCAAATTTAGAATATGAAAAACTCATTGTATCAGTAGTATATTTATTCTTAACAACTATTAAGAAATAATTTAATTCGTCCATATCTGTTTCTTTCTTAAATTTAGATGCATTTATTTTTACTAATACATTATAGATTGAATTCGTTCCAACGTCTAAAGTCTTTTCACTAACTTCAAAGAATTTTGTCGGAATATTATTAACTCTTACTTCAAAAATAAAATCAGATATATCAAATTTTAAATCTTGATTTGCATTTTTATTTAAGTATAAATAAATATAACCATTATCACTTGATTTTGTTCCATAAATTAAATCTGAACTAAAAATTTCAGCTAATAATGAACCATTATAAAATATATTATCAACAGAAGTTGATATTGAGCTATTTGAAAAATCAATCATATAATCATTAAAATCATCTTTAACATCATCTTCTATTATACTCTTATCAACAATAAATAAATTATCTTCACTATTAGTATCTTCAAACGAATAAACTGACTCTATATCTTTATTCATATAATACAAATAATTTGATAGATTATCATTTAATAACAAATAATATTTAGTATTTTGACTATTATCTAGTTCATCTGTAGTTTTACGAGATATATAATATTTAGTATTAGTTGTCATACCATCATAACTTAATTCAACTACATTTGATCCTATTTTTAAGCTATTTGTTAAAATATAACCAGAATCTTCACCTTCTTCACCTGAGCCATTAACTGATTTAAAGCTTGTTACATCACCATTAATAACTGCTGAAGATAAATTTTTAATCGTTAAATTTTCATTTGCCATCTAATTTCACCTCACATAAATATAATTTATTGGAAAACATTGATATCAATGTTTTCCAAAATAATAATTTTTTATTTCATATTTTCGATATTATCATTATCATCATTATTCAAATCTGTTTTTAAATGACCAAGTAACTTTTTATTTTGTTCCATTAATTCCGAATTTTTAACACTCAAGCTATTATTTTGTGTTATCAAAATTTTATTTTGTTCCATAAGTTTTTCTATTTCAGCTGTTAATTGTACTACTTTTTCTTTTAAATCGGAGATAGTCTGATCTTTCTGTTCAATTTCTTCGTCTTTTTCTTGTAGCTGTTTTTCAACATGAGCGAGTCTTTCATTAATTTTATTAGTAAAGTCATTATAGGAATCCATTAGTTCTTTAGCGTTCTCAGTATAAGTTTTTTCAATATCACTTCTATTATCTCTTTTACTTTTCTTATCGTCTTTCCGATTTGTCAGGATAGTACCAATTAATGTAAGTAAACCTCCAGATAATAATCCTGCCAGTATTGCAGTTATTCTATCTGCACTAAGAAAATCATCTGTAAAGAAATTATTTAGAGATAGAAGTGGGAATAATAAATAATAATTCATCTTTAATCCACCTCTCTTTTTTAATTTCTTTATTTTCTTTATATAATTTAAATCTTTTTAGTTTATAATTCATTGTTGTTAGATATTTATTTAACAACTATTAAAAAAAAAGGATAATATTATCCTTTTTTGAAGTTAAGCTAATAAATTAGATATTAATTCAATAATGACATTTAAATTAGTATTTATATTGAAATACTCATTATTTAAAAGTTCATTATTGATTGAATCTAATATAATTGTATAATAATCATATTTAAATAAATATCCTCCAAAATTAATATCATAATAATATTCAAATGGTAATTTCTTAGTGATATAGTTATTTTTAAATTCTAATAGTTTTATAAATAATTTTTCATTTTTGCTATCAGCATTTAATTCTAAACATTCTTGAATAAATTTAAATAAATAATTCTTTTGAATATTTACTACATCTTCACTAAAACCTTTTACATCTAAAATATTATCCATTAAAGAAAAATAAAATTCTTTATTTGAAAGATTTAAATAAGAAGAATATTGATTTTTTTCTCTAAATAAATAATCTTCATTTAGTTGTTTAACTTTTACTTGTTTATCAATAAGAAATATTGCATCTTTTTTAATAGATAAAACATCTGAATCATTAATATCATTTTCATTGAAGAATAATTCTCTAGCTTCTTTAAACCCTTCCATTAAACCTATAGAAACTTCTTTATTATTCTTTAACCATTTACCTATTTCAATATTTCTTTCTAATTTATTTAAATTATTCATTAAATAATCATATTCATCTTTTGTTAAAAAACCTTTATGATATAAAATTGATATTCCTCCATTCTTCATATCATATTCAGTAATAATTGCATTTTTAATATATTTAATATTTTTATTAATATAATTATGCTTTGAGCTTAAAGACATTTTATTTTTTCCTCCTTTTATATAATATTATATTTTATTTAAAATTTAAAAATTAAATTTAAAAAATTAAATTATTTTAATCACAAAAATAATATATATTTATATATATTTATATTTAATTTAATAATTTAACAACAAATTAAATTATTTTACAAAAGAGGTGTTATTTATGGATACATTGAGCCGTAGAGAATTATTTAAAAAATATTCATATGGTTTAGTCAATACAGAGGATATAGATGAACTCCAGAATCTTTTTGATTATACTTCTGGTGTAGTTGTTAAAGATTCTGATATGGCAGATAAATATGAAACTGATACTTCCGCAAGAAATGCTAATGTATATATTAAAGCTTGTTACAAGCAAGATGATTATACTGAAACTCAAAGAGAAAAATTAAAAGGAATGTATGAGGAAACTAATAAATACTATGCTTGGTTATTAAGCGATTATAATATTGATCCATTAGATTCAAGAATGGCTGAAGATTATAGTATACTAACTTGTATTAATACAACAGATAATGATGGTAATGTATTATTAGAAGAATGGCAAGAACAGTTATTCTTAAAATGTTATAATGAATCATTATTTTATTGGAATAATGTAACTAGAACAAAATCTTTTAAGAATGAAGATTTATATAGAGGATTTTCTGAAGTATATCTTTTATTCATGGCAATTCAAAGATATATTACTTATAGAATGAAAAATCAATTTGATGTAGATACTTTTAATAAATTCCAGTGTAAGAACTATTTTATTTCAAATGGTGTTGATTATTTTGATAGTCTCCCAATTACTTATCAGAGAAGATTAATTAAATTATTAAATGATTTACAAAGAGATAAAGGTGACGATACAGCATTTGAATATATTAAAGAAGTCTTAATGGTAAATAATCTTAATATTTACAAATATGTATTAGCAAAGTATCAACCAACTAAAGAAAATCCAAAGGGTGATTTAATTTTTTATCAAGTACCTTATGATGAAGAATTAAATACTGATACTAATGAAACTTATACTTTTGAAGAAATTACTGGTGATGATCCATATTGGAGAGCTAGTAAAGATGAAGTACTTTATCAGTCTTTCAATACTTTAGATACTAAGTATATTTCTATTGAATATGTTGTAGATATGATTAAAAATGGTAAAGCACTTTCTTATTTTATGTATCTTTTAAATGATGCTATGTTACAAGATAGAGAAAATGGAGTAAATACTTCTTTATCATTTAAAAATACTGATATTAGTTCAAATACTATTAAACTATATGATGCTATGTTAGCTTTATATTCTTTATTCTATACATATATCAAAAATGATCAATTTGATGGAGAACCTGCAGATGCAATTGATCAAGATGGTGATGGATTTGTATATGATGAAGATTCAGAAAATAATCGTAATATTTATTCAGAAGATAATAGTGATAATCCTTTAATTATTAATATCTATGGTTATTCAAGTTATATTAATGATGAAACAGTTAAAGATCAAATTATTAAAATAGTTAATATAATTGATGAAATTTCCGAGAAATATGAAAATAATGAAATAGTAATTTCCTCTTCAATAATTTCATGGAATAATAATTTAAGAGATTTCTTATTAAATGATTTTAATTTAAGAGATTTTCATTATAGTGAAAATTATTCATTTGAAACAATTGAAAATCTTTATAATAACCCATATAAATTATTATCACTAAGTTCTACAGATAATGCTACTGTAGGTAATATGACTATAAAGAGTGAATTCTTAGAATTAGCCAATTTTATAAAAGCTAATGAAATTTATGATACTGTTAATTATAATTCTTATAATCAATCAATTAATGGTTATACAGATTTAGATGATGTTTATCATAAAGGATTTAACCTTTATACTGAAGTTAAAAATGATAATTTACAAGAAGCTCTTTCTTATTTAAAGACTCTTATATTTAATGGAGATCTAAATGTAGAATTCTTATCAATTCATAGTAATTTTAAGATTTTATTTAAAAAGTATTTAGCTTATTGTATTATTAATAATGATATTGTAACTTCTGAAGACTTAGGTGATGAAGATAATTTCTATACTTATTATAATCCTAAATATGATTTATTTTATACATTTATGATTCATAATGATGTAATTTATAATGAATTAGTAGATTATTGTCATGAAATGTATGGTTATAAAGTTGCTTATTTTAATAATTTTTTAGATAATAGATATAATGAAGATGGTCTTAATTATTTTATGAAGTTTATTAATTTAGTTAAAAATAATTTCTTTACTAGTGATATACTTTATAAATACAGAAATCTATTAACATTCCTTGAAGTATTTTCAGTACTTTCAAAGGAAATTAATTCTAAGAATTCTTCTTCAAGTCTTGAAGTAACTGGATTAACTAATTTGTCATCTAACTATTCAGATATTAATATATCTACTTTAATGCAAGTTCTTAATAAAAATGAACAAATAAGATCAGAACTTGAAAGATATATAACTGAATGTGAAGAACGTGAAATTTATCTTGAGTTAAAGAAATTATTAAATATTAAATTTAAATCTGATTTTAATTTTGATATTTATCATGAATTTGAAAGCTTTAAGGAATATTTATTAAATAATGATGAAGAATTATATAACTTTGTAACAGAATTTGGAACATTTAATACAGATAATGAAAGAAGAGAAGAAATTGAAGAAAGAATTCTTGAATTATCTACTGCTATTGAAACATATATTGCTTCTAATGGTAATATAGTTTATAATAGTACATTTAATGTAATATTTTCTAATATGAAAGAATTTGCTTCATTACTAATTGAAGTATTTAAAGCTTATACATTAGATACTCTTTATTCTAATAATGTTTTAGATTTTGATGATCCAGTTGGAGAACAAATTAAAATATTTGATGAAATGGATGATATTGATTTTGAGCATTTTCAATTAGATGCTGAACCAGAATATTTAGATATTCAAGATGATATTAGAAAAGATAATGGCGATATAGATTCTAGTTATAATTTATTTATAAGAAATCTTATATTAAATACATTTGAAAGTGATGAAGAATTATCATTAAAAGATGAATATTTGCAATATATTAAAGCTTATGTAAATATTTATGAAGGTTCAGAAAATCTTCCTTATGCAGTTACTAATTTATCTCCTTCTGAGTTTAAGATAAAATATGGTGATGTAATTTTATCAAGTCCTTTAGGTCTTAGCAATGAAACCTATAAGTATAATTATATAGAAGATTCTTACTGGTATTTACAAAATAGTTATACTGGTGAATGTGATATTAATTCTATAAAAAGTTTTAATTATTATGATAAAAATCAAAATAAAACAATAAGCTACAATATATGCATTAATAAAGAAAATGATTTAGATGAAAGTAATGATAGAGATAGCAGAGGTTATATTGTTTATAAAAATTCTACTTATTATATTTATAAACCATCATCAAATAATACTTATAAGATAGAAGAAATAGGAGAAAATGATAATATTGCATATATTAGCAATATCTCTAATGTTGATATTTCAGATGGAAATGTAACTAGAAGTAAATATAAATTTACTTTAAATATTTATAATCATGAAACTAATAAATTTGAACCAGCAGAAAAATCTGGATTTTTATCTGTTTCATTTTTTAATAATAATTTTATTAATTATTTAGTTGAGCATGATATGTCTGAAGGAGATTTTAATGTTTATTATGACCCATATCTTGAATGTGGTTATTATTCCAACGTTTATTATTACAATCCTTTAACAAATATAAATAGTGAAGATAACGATTTAATGTTTTTATCATTAAATACTGATTATTATTTAAATAATTATAATGATACAAGCAGAAAGACTGATAATAGACGTGAAACTTTATTTTATATGAGAGATAATAGAGGATATAATTTTACTGAAACTGGTAGAATTTATTATAATGAAAAAATACACAAAGAAATTGTTACTGTTCCAGATATTGATTATATTAATTATTTAAATGAAAATGATATGGTAAATGGTGATTATATTTATAAATTAAAAGATAGTGCTGATTATACATATTATTCAACTACGGAAATTGATAATACTAATAAATATAAAATTAATGATAACGCTGAAAGTTTGACAAATATATATACTACTTCCATTAAAGGAAATGAAGTTAAATCTATTGAATTGGAGCTTGGTAAAAAATATTATTTAAATGTACATTATTCATATTCAGATTTAATAAAAATGTATGAAGATATGAATTACTCAGATATATTTAAAGAAAAAACAATTTATATTAAAATGAATGGAACAGGTGTTGATAGTTTTATAGATAAAATTAATATCGATACAGCACTTAAATTTGATTTTGATTTAATTTCAATAATAGATATAGAAGATTCTGAAAAGAAAAATATTATCGAAAATATAGATACTACAGATACAGAATATAAAACTTATGCAGTAACTTTTAAAACTAAAAAAGGCGTTAAAAAAAGCATGACTGATTTATTGGATGAAAATTCTTTAAGTGAATTATTAAATTTTATTGATAAAGTTGGTAGTTCTAGAGATAGTGATTTAGGATATAATAAAGATAATCCTTTTATGTTTTCAAATATTTCTAATCAAACTGAAGGTATTAAAGTTATATATGATCCTTTAGATGAAATGTTAAAATATAAAATTTATTTTGTAGTAGATAATAGTACTGGTTCTACAACTATTTATAAATATGATCACGAGTGCAGTACTACTGATAAATTATATAAAATAGGTTATGGTTATACTCTTAATAAAAGTGATAAATTTTCAATTAATATTCTTTATGAAGCATTAAGATATTATAATTATGAAGATTTTCATAATCAGATAGAATATACAGATGAAATTATTAATGGAAAAACTAGTGTATTACCATTAGCTGTTTCTATTAATTCTGGTGAAGAATTACTTCCAGAACCTATATTAACTGAAGAAGATGGTATTTTAAAAGTATTCCATACAGATTATACTGAAGAACAACTTAAAAAGTTTTCAATTATGAATGATAGCGCATTTAATTATTACACTGGTAATATATTTGACTTTTTCTATACAATTAAAAATTATTCAGCTAATAATTATACTGATAATAATAATAAAAATCATTATTATATTGATTATATTAATAGTAATAAAAGTGAAACTAATTTTGATATTATAATAACAAAAGATCTTTTAACTTCTGATTTAATGATGAATGCTGGAACAAGCTTTAATGCTTTAGATGATAATTTTAAATTAAGTATTCCAAGCACTATTAATAATAATGCTTATTTAGTAACATTATACCAAAATATTGAAAAACCAGATACTTCTACTAATATTACAATTGAAATTACTGACACGACTGATTCAGATGATGAATCTTCTATCACACAAAATTTTGCATATATTGCAGTTGAAAATAAAGGTATTACCGACTATAATACTGAAAGTTATACATATAAAACTAGACCTTTATTATATGAAATTAGTAAATTTGCTAGTAGTTTAGGATTAAAAAATATTAGTACTAATAAAAAGATTTCTAAGAGTGCTAAAGATGCTGCAGCAGCTATTAATGAAATGTCTAAAGTTGGTAGATTTACAGTTGAAAGTTATTTAAATAATATATCTGATAAAAATATTTTAACACTTGAAGGTCAACATGATGAAAGTAATATAGTATATGATGAAAATTATAACTATGTAAGACTAAAGACTTTTAATAAATTTAATGATTATAGTGATTTTGGTTCAGATATACTTGGTGGTAATGAAAAAGATAAAGAATTCTTTTATGATTATGATTATGCTAAAGAAATTGGTGCAACTGAAAAAATTATTGATTCTGGTATTTGTGATGGTCCATTATCAAATGATTTAGTAGAAACTCATATTATTATTAAAAATTTAGATGAAAATGAAATAATTTATGACTCATATAGTAGTAAAGATAATAATTGCTTTAATGAATCATTAAAATTAAATAACGATAGTGAAACTATTAAACGTAATAGTACTTATAAAGTATATGTAGAAACTTTAATACAAAATACTGGAGCTAATAATGGTAATTTCTTATTTAATTTAGATATAGATGATGATAAAACTGTTGGTTGTGATGTTTCAAATAAAAAAGTAACTTATGATTCTGATATATATGGAAATTCTATAGCTATTTTAAATTTTGATTTTACTCCTACTAAAAAGGAATGTAATCTTAAATTTAAAATGTCAGGTATTATTATATTTGAAACTATTTTAGATTATGATTTTACAGATGAGAATTCTGATACACATAAATTATTATTAATTTCTCCTAGTAAAAATCGTAATTTACAAAGTGATGCTACTAAAAACCAAAAAGATGTCCATACACATTGCGGTTCAATTGTTTATTATGGTGATGGAAGTGGATTACAATCAATGCCATTTACTTATACTACACATGAATTTGATACTAGTGATGATGACAAAAAACAAAGAAGAGTAATGATATCTACTGGCTTACCAATGTCAGCACATAATAATAGAGCTACAAATGAGTATTCAAATTATAATCCTATAACTAACTATTGTTTTGCTATTGATAATTATTGGCTTACTACAGATAATTATACTATAACGATGCCATTTTTATTATATAAAGAAGAAATAGAAAATACAACAACAAATAAAATTATTATTGGTTATGATGAAAATGATAATGCTATTTATAATGGTGATGATGGTAAAGGTGAAGATGTAGCAACATTTAATACTAAAATTAATTATGATATAAATGGAACTAAATATTGGAGTAAAACTAATAATAATTATATTCTAAAATATGGTAATAATAAATTAGAAACTTCATATTCATATTTATTTAATGATGATGGAATATTTAAAGATATTAACAATAGAGCGCCATCAGTTACAGTTACAAATACTTCTAATAAATATATTACTAACGCAAGAATACCTTCAACCATAGTTTATTTTGGAGAAGGCGTATTTAAAAATAATAAAAATTTTGATTCATTTACATTTGGTCCTTTAGCTACTTATTATGGAGAATCTTTATTTGAAAATTCATTATTGAAAGAAGTTTATTTTTTAAATAATGCTTTAACATGCTCAAATTATAGAAGAACTATAGATAAAAAAACTCCTCCTGTATATTCTGATTCATCATTTAATATAAATTATATACCTTATAATAGTAATGATAATATTTATGGATTTGCTACTTTCGGGAGTAAATCATTTAAAAATATTAGTACTTTTAAAGATAATCATTTTAGTATTAAACTTCCTTATAATCTTGGATTTATTGAAAGTGAAGCATTTTATCTTTCTACATTAAATCAAATTATATTTGATAATTGTAATTATATTTATACTACTAGTATTAATGCTTTTTCTGAAAATGAATATTTAAATAGACGTTATATAGTAGATTTTAAAGGTAATGATTATAGAGATGAAGATGATAATTTAGTATATGAAGGACAAGCTAAAATGGATGATTCAAAGTATTCTTATGATTCAGAAGGAAACTTCCAAGAATATAATACTACAGTATTTGATGAAAAATTACAACCTACTAATGGTTATAAATTTTCAGATCAACTTAGCATTAAATTTAAACATGGTGATAATGTATTTATAAATAGATTTCATTCTAATGTATTTATAGATGATATATATGCTAAAACTATAGATACTGGCAATGCTTATGCAATAGGTTATAGCTGTTTTTCCGGTTGTAGTAGATTAATGAATTTATTATTACCAGAAGTTATATATTTTGGTAACTTTTTTGTAGAAAACGTTCAAAGTTCTATGGATGTTGATCCTAGAGTTAAATCTTTTATAATAAATTATAATAATAAAAAATATCTTGCTTATTATTATAAAGATTCTGATATTGAAAGTGGTTATCGTGTTAATATTGATGGAAAAGCTTATGAAATTATGACTAGCTGCTTTAATGGTACTTATATAGGAAACCATGCAATTTATGTTAATTGTAAAACTGGTTGGTTATATTATAATCATGATGATAAAAATTTTCATGGTAAAATGGTTGATATTTATGAAGAAAATAAAGATGAAGTAGATGGTGAAGATTATTATATTGATCCTAAATATATATACTATGAAAGAGATGGTTATACAGACTATGATGAATATATAGATTACATTGAAAGTGTTATAGAAGAAAAACCTGAAATATATAACAATGGAGAAGATAGTACATTATTGGTAACTAAATTTAAAGATTATTATTTAGAATATGTTAACTCTGGTTATAATGCTGAAAAAGTAATGGTAACAACTGCTTCTAATGTTTCTAAAGTTTGTGAAAATTGTATATCTTTAGTAAATGTTGAGTTTGGTAATAAATTATATATTATTTCAGATAATAACTTTATAAATTGTGGTAAATTAAGAATTAATAATAATCATTTATACTCAATAGATAGTGACTATACAGAAGATAATATTATTGATTTAGGTGAATTAATAAAAGATGATAGTGATTTTTCAATTGAAGATAATAATGTAAAATATATTGAAAAATTCTATGATGTAAATAAACCATATGTAAATTGGAACAGTCTTATTGCAGTTGAAATTAATGATATTATTTATAATGATGCATTTAATATAATATATCATGGAACAAATGATGAATTTAAAGAAGTTAGAAAGAAAATTAACTGGAATGCAAGAGGTAATAAACAAAAATATAAAAATATCTCAACTGTTTCAAATAAACGTATAGAAAGTCCATATAGTAAAGTTGGTGATTTACCATATTTACATGAAAAAGATGATAACTTTACTGGTAATAACTATTTTACTCTAACAATGAATGATTCTGAACTTTATTTTGATTCTTTAGAAACATATAAAAAGAATGACAACACTTATGAAAAAGATAATAATTATACATTTACTATTTATAGTTTAAAAGATTTTAATCCAGACAATAATTTTACTTATGATGGTGACCCTTTAAATTCTCTTTATTTAAGAGCTAAAAATACTTATAATAATATTGATAGCGTATTAGCTACTATACATGAAAATAAAATAGCTGGTAGCACTTATAGCGATGAAAGAAAAAGATCTAATGAATATTGGTATATAGATCCTTTAAAAGTTGAAAAATATTTGCCAAGTAGTACTGAAAATGTACCAAAATTTTCTACGAATGAATATCATAGAACTAAAACTGAAAGCTTAGATGCATTTCCTGATAGATACTATACAGATGATGATGATATTAAAAAAGAAATATTTAAAAATTATATTAAAGATTTAAATATTATTAAATTTAATCAGAATAAATTTAGTGATAATGAATCAGAATATGCAAATAAAAATTTATATCTATTTAAAGCTACTGTAAAAAGTAAAATGAGAAATATAAATATAGATAATATTGATTACGAAATTCCTTCTAGAAATTTTATTGATGGTTATCAATATTTTAATTTAGATTTTGATAATGATGATTACACAGGTTATTATGTGTCTAATTATGAAAGATCTGGTAAGAAAATTGCTTTATTTAATGAAACTATTCAAGAATTAATTTCAGATGTAGTAGATAATTCAATTAATAATCCAATATTTAAAGATAATATTTCATATATGTATCGATATGGATATAATGGAGCTAGTAGAATATTATTAGATACTACACTTGAAGATTTAGCAAACTCAAAGTATAAAAGCAATTATAAAAATTTCTGTCATTTCTATGAAGGTAGAAAATTTGAAAAGAATCCAGATGATCCAGATGATGTTTGTGGTACTTTAAGTTTAAATGAAAGTGATTTTAATGAATTAGTAAATAAAGATAATACTTCAAAGCCTTTAACGCCTTCAGTTTTAAATTATGCTACTTCCTATCAATTAGACGGATTTGGTTGTATTGCTTATGGAATGTTAGGTATGGAAAATCCTAGAGGTAGATTTAATGCAGAGAATTATAATGGTATAACATTATATGATATTTCCGCAAATTATCCTATAAAAGATTTTACAGATAGCGAAGATAACTATTTATTAAAAGACACTAATACTATATTCTTAAAAGATTGTGATATAACTAATAAAGATAGTAATTATTATATTAATATTAGAAATGTATATGACTATAATGAAAAATATACTAATACAAATCAATTTAGAACAATCCCTAATGCTACAACTAATATAATAATTAGTAAAGAAAATGATGATAAACTTAAAACGTCTAGCTTAAATAGATTCTCATTTATTTATAGATTATTTGGCGTTATTTATGATAGTACTGCCAATAAAATTGTAGGTTATAGAGTTAATGGTTGGATGAAAGAAAATGAAAAGAAAGGTTATCGTTCATTCTCAGATACAGTAACTATTTTAGCTGAAGATTATTATGATACTTTAAATGTTGAAGATAAAGAATTTACATTTAATAATACAATATATAATTTACATGATATTTATAATGACTTATTAAAAAATACTGTAATTTCAAATAACTTAGTTAGAATTTCATTTGCTGGCGGTATTAGAGAAATTGATTTAAGCTCAACAACAAAAGAAAATATTTCAACTAATATAGATTTTATTAAGTAATAAATTAATCCTAAAGAGTTTTAAAACTCTTTAGGATTTTATTTGCACGTCAACAATATTTTATATTTTTTAAAAGAGGTGAATATAACTATGGGATACTTATATTGTAAATGTAATACGTGTAATTCTATATTTGATGGTTCATTATTGGAAACACCTTGTCCTATTTGCAATGACCATTTAAATTATGCTGAATCAAATCGTATTAAAAATTATTTTGATATTCCTAAATTAAATGATCCTGATGATTTTATTCATTATGATTCATTTATATCAGTACAAGATAAATTACCATTCTCTCAAAGTTATAATAGAAATTATCTTATTAGGAATAATAATAGATCTTATCATGTATTAAGTGTAGTTCCTATATTTAAAAATGTTAATAATATGAATATACTTACTAATCTTTGTATTACATGGGATAATGATTATATTAATAATACTTTTGGTATAGTTCCTGATGTTAAAGATTGTTTAAAGTTTAAATTAACTGAAATTTCTTATAAAAACATCTTACAGGATTTTGATAAAGATAATAATTCAGTATTAAAAGATTATAGAATAAAAGTATGTAACAAAATTGTTCCTGATGAAACTTATGAAAGATTCTTAAGAAATCTTGAAGAGTTTAGTAGTTCATATGATATTTCTGATTTATTTTCATTATATAATTCTATTAATTGGAATTTATTAGATGATATTAAAGTTAAAAAGACTTATTATGAATATGCAGCTATAAATTATTTATTACATATCTTTGAATTAATTCATGTTCCTAATATTGATATAATTGATTATGATACTAGATTATTAAATTTCCAATCAATTGAAATGGATTTAAATTTTGAAAGGTATGGAGAGGATAGAATAGATATTTATTTAACTTCTAAAGAGTTCTTAGATAAATATATTAATAATGATGAAAGTCCTTTATTAGAAAATTTTGATTTTAATAATTATGAAGATGTCTATGATTATTTTTCAATTATTAAAGAAGGTGCAATAGCTCCAAATGCTGTTGGATTAAATATAGCTGCACAAAGATCTAGTTCAGTATTTAATAAGCTATATGAATTAGGATATAATCCTAAAATGAATGTATATTCATTAGGTGAAACCACTTCATTAATTCCTACATTCCAAATAGAAGATTCTATATATTATATTGAATGTAATGATAATATAATGAAAGGTATTAATGAATTTGATTCTATTGAAGATATGTATAGTGTATTAAATGAAGTTTATAATGAAGATAATTATGATAATCTATTTATTACTATTGAGGGTTTAACTGACAGTGTTTTAAAGTTTATTTTGAATAATTCTAAAGATAATAAAGAATTCTTAACTAGATTAATAGATTTAAATAATAAACAAAAAGAAAACTTTATTTATACTAATACAGTTCAAGATGAGCAAGATTTCAAAGATAGTATTATATCTGAATTTGACATTAAAGAAATGACACCACAGAATTTATTTAAATATGGTAAAACACATTATAAATTAAGAAATTGTCAAAAACTTCCTGGAAATCAACATGGTTTTATGTTTATTGATAGTAACGAAAATATAGCAGGATATATTATAATTGAAGATAAAATTTATAATTTACAAACTGCTTTAAATAGAACCATTAAAACAGTTGTAGCTTTAGAAGCTAGTTCTGATTATAAGCTTCAAGGAATTGAAATGGCTATGATTAATTATGTTAAAAGAAAATTAAATATAACTGATTTAAGAATAGAATGTAGAAATTTCTTATTAGCTGATAAAATAGAAGCAACTGATGAATATAGAAAAATTGATAATCCTGATTTACCTTTTACTTTATTTGAAAGTATTAATGAATCTAATAAGGATCAATTAGTATTAAATGAAGCTATTAATGCTAATAAAAGAAAACAAATTGAAGAAAAAGTTTATAAAGTCTTTGATATTTTAGATAAAACAGGTGCTAACACTCAAAAATATAAAAACTTATTTAAATCAATGTCAGATGAGAAATTTGATAAATATATTAAAGATCTTATTTTAGATGATAAGAAGAATTTTTATCTTGAAGTATTGCCTAATAAAAATTGTCCTAGAATTAAAGATTGTAAAGAAGCTTTAGATTATCTTAAAGTTCCTACTGAAGAATATCTTTATTATAGACATGATGGTCATGAAGAAAATCCAATAAGAACTAGATATAAAGTTCCTATTTTATATATAAACTTAAGAAGACTACAGCAGATGCTTAGCAAAAAGAATACTTATAGTTTAGATATAAATAAACGTAATATGAAAACGGGTTAACTTTGGCTCAGCCATTATAGTGATATAGTGGTTTTATCTCCTTAATTGCTGGAAGTTCCTAAAGCTTAACTAGCTACAACATAAGAGGTAACTCTAAGTGTGAATGCAGTCGAAAGACAGAAAAAATAGTTAAGATAGTATATGGTGAAATAAAAGTCTTAAATGAAAGTTTAAGATCCTAAGTACTTTGAAATAATGGTTAATCAGCAGCGAAGTATCTTAAGAAGTCTTAAGATAAACGTTCAACGACTATCTGAAAGCAAATAAATAATAATTTTATTTGTGAGTAGCTTTGAAATAAGCAATAAGAGTACGGCTTTTATAGTGGGTGAAAATCCCTTAAATGGAAACAGGAGACAACTGTTATTACAGTTGAAGATATAGTCTAAATAAAAAAGCAGGTTACATCAGATGATAAAATCGCTCGAATCAGCGATTCAGAGTCCTATTCTTTATTATCATATAAAGAAGATCCTATTTGTTTAAAAGAATTTTTAGGTCCAAGAGCAGATAGTGCCGATGCTAAAGCTTATATGTATAAAGAAATATCTAAGCAAGGTTATGTATATATGAAAGATCTTCCAAATGATATTTCTAAGAAACAAACTTTAAATACAGTTAGTACTTTATTATTATCAGCAGGTATTGATAATGATATGACTGTTCCAGATTCTACAATTGAAGCTTTAAAGAATCTTAATAAATAATAAAATTAGAGTAAACAGAATATTCTGTTTACTCTAATTATTTTAATAATCTAAATTATTTAAATATTCAATAGCATCATTATAACCTTGAATGTAATCTTCATTTAATGGCTTTCCTAAATCTTTCCATTGTTTAAATGTAACTAATTCTCTCTTAGATTTATGTTTAGCCTTCCATTCATTATATCTCTGTCTATCTTTTTTATCTAAAATAATTTTAGTAGCAATTGCTGCACTACCAACAGCAGCACCACCTATTGCTACTTTTTTACCATTTTTCTTAATATTTTGCTTAGTGTTGTCTATTTTCTTTGTAGCATTTTTATAACGTTTATTTACATCATTAGTTATTTCAGCAGCATCTCTAGTTACTTTCTTAACATCGGAAGAAGCATTCTGAACATTAATCATAGTATTATTAGCTTTATCAGTAACACCTTTTACATCATCCATAGCTCTATTTACTTTACCAGTAGCCGATCTAACATTAGAAGCTACACCTTTTACATCATCCATAGTACTATCAGCTTTATTAGCAACACTTTTAGCAGTATTTGTAACTTCTTCAATATTTGAAGCGGATTTACTAATTTTTTTACTAGTATTTTTTCTTTCTTCTTTTCTTTGTTTTCTTTCATTTTTCTTTTCTTCTTTTCTTTCTTTTCTTCCATTTTTCTTTTCTTCCATTTTTTCTTTTCTTTTTTGATTTACTTCACTAAATTTATTTTTAGTTTTTCCAGCCATATTTTTAGTTTTTTCAGCAATATTCCCAAAAAATCCTTCATTATAGTAAAAAAATTCATCAATATATTCTGCATTTTCATTAAGAAAATTATTATACATATCATCTATCATACAATCAAAATCTTCAGGACTAATATTTAAATTAGGATTTTCATTAATTAATCTTAAATATACTTTAGTTGAAAAATTAGGGTTACTATAACATTCTGAAAGGATTTTATATTGTTTAATTATATAATTCATATTAATCATCTCTTTCATAATTATTTAAATAAATCGTTTTTCTTTAACATATTCCATTCCACCACGCATAAAATCATCTTGAACTCTTATAGAACTTTCATAATAATACCAATTTGGACCGTGATTAAGTTCTCTAAGCCAAACATCCAATGGTGTACTAAAGAAAACTGCCATTCCTTCTTCATCTTCTCTACTAATAAATTTTCCTTTAACTTTTTCATTTAAATATATTTGAACATGTATACATTCATGTAATACTACATTATAATAGAGAGTACCTGGATAAATATTTGGTGCTTTCATATATACTTTATCACCATATGTAAATCCTGTTACCCATATAGGAGCTTCATAATTATAAAATACATTTAAATCATCAAAAGTATCACATAAAGTTAATTCATAAGGAAAAGCTATCCATCCAGCCATTTTACAAATTTCTTCTATACGTTCTTTAACCCATTTCATATTCTCTAAAAATTTTGGATCGTTTCTTAAAGAAAAATTAGTAGTATAAATATGAAATAAACCATATAAAGTAAAGTTATCATAATTAGAACGATCAACAGTTTCTGGATGGATGCTTTCTTCTAAAACTATTTTATCTTGATTATATAATCTAGATTTAGAAGAGTTTTTTAATTTTTCTATTTTTAATGTAATATCATCTGTATTTAAATCTAATATTGGACCATCAAAAATTTCATAGATATATTTATTATTGTTAATTACTGTTTTTGCTATATCAGAAGGTTTTACACATTTTATATTATCTGGAGCTAATTGTACACCTGCATTTTTCAATATAGAGTATACAAATGAAGAACATACTTGTTCATAAGGATTTTTTTCTTTTCCTTTATTAAAAGCTGCTTCAAATAATCTCTTAAAACTATATTTAGTTTTATCCTTATTATCACTAAAAAATTTAAGATTTCTATTAATATTTTTATATATTACTTTATTAACAAAAAATACTGAAATATTAGTTGAATTTGTATTTTTTGTTAAGCTTTGTCTAGTTTCCTTTACAAAACCTCGATTAAATTTATCTAAAAAATTAAAGCTATAGAAATATCTAAGTTTAGGATCTAAACTTATTGAACAATGTGTAAAAGGAGATTTAGTTATTTTACTAATTGGTCCACTAATAATACTTTTTCCTCTTGTTAGTAAAATAAATATAGGATATATTTCTTCAGTTAAAGAAATATTTTCATTCATATAAGTGGTAAACAATTTAATTACCTCCTTATTAGAATCTATTCTTTCTCATATAATTTCTATAACTTCTTTCAGCAATATAATCATATGCTTCTTGCATAGCTTGTTGTGCGTTAGGATCTTCTGCTTGTTGCTGATCCTGTGCCATACCTGCTTGCATAGCTTGATTTAATTGATCTATACCATTCTTAATCATTAATAAAATATCTTTTTCAGTAGTTTTTCCTGGGTTATATCCATACATCTCTTTACAATCATCTTCAAGTTCTTGCTTTAAAGAATCTTCAAGATTTTTTCTAAATATTTCCCAACTATCTTTACCACCATTTAATTTATATCTTTGATATCTTTTTCTACCTGTTGTAGCAATCGTATTTTGAATTTCTTTTAAACCTGCTTCATAAGCATCTTCTGGTGTTTGGGCATTTTCAATACCTGATGGCTGAGTTGCACCTGCTCCTTGTGTACCATCATCCATTGGTTGTTGAGCATTAGGATCTTCTGCTTGTTGCTGGGCATTAGGATCATCCATTGGTTGTTGAGCATTAGGATCTTGAGTTGCATTAGGATCTTCTGCTTGTTGTTCATCTTCTAATAATCTCATATATTTTTCGTACTGTAAAGCACTACTAGGAATTCTAAACATAATTTAAATTCACACCTTTCTTTTTTATTAATAATTAAAAGTTGATAATTTTTAATATTATTTAAAAACCCATAAATGAACTACCTGTAAATCTACGGAATGCTGCATTCATATAAGAATGAATTGTTCCACCTATTGTTCCGCCATATTTAGCTAAATTTTGTTTTATATAAATACCCATTGCTTCATCACCTAAGAAGGATGAGCATTCACTTGTAGTTAATCCTGCTAAATTTTCTAGAAATGATAATAAACCATAATTATAAGCAATAACAGTCATATTTTTTGAAGATAATTCAATAGGATATAAATCTTCAATAGCCATTGTTACACTTAATTCTAATGGTAATCCATCACTATTCCATAGTTGATTATCTCCACCTTTGACCCATGATAAATTAGTAATTACACCACAATTTACTCTAAACCATCCTGGAAAATCTACTTGTATCATAAAAGGTTCTTGATAACTATATCTACCATCTTGTTTAGGGATTGAAGCTGTGTGTAATAATAAAAATGGAAATAATACATTTCTAAATATATCATATTTATTACCATATGGTGTTCTAAATTTAAATGACATTGATATTGATCTATCTGATTTAGAATCAGACCATATTTTTCCATAATATGACATAGAACCTTTATTGGTTGTCATGAATACAGATGCTACAGAACCAACAATTGGAAGACTTGCAATAGCATTTGTAATATTTTCAACTAAACCTGTAGCAATATTATTTAACCAACTTGTAGCTGAGCCACCAGTATTTACATTTCCATAAGTACCATATAACTGATAATTTTCTCTCATTTCAGCAGCTTTACCATTCATACTTGAAATAATAGATGGTTCAGTATAAGTATTTGAAACACCTTCTTGAAAGGAACCAGTTTTTACACAATAAAAAGCAAAACCATTATCATTAAAAACATCCCAAGAATCATCTGCTGAGAAATAACCTGGAAGGTCTAATAATGTATAAACTTGTGATAATGAAGATGAAGCATATTTCATAAATTCAGACATATCTTCATGAAAAGAAATTAAATTTTGATCCGTGGCTTTATGCTCAGGGTCTACTGCAGATCTAAGTCCTAGCATGATACTAGAGCCAATACCAAATGATGAATTTTCAGCATCAGTAGTATCGGCTGACATTTTTTGATATAAAAGTCTATTAATATTAGGTGTTCCAAATTTAATAAATGCTATACAAGTATTATCTGATTCAAAAGTAGATTGATAAACTCTAGCTAAAGGATCTGCTAAAGTTGTATATTTATAAGGCATTCCAAATACTTTATTATCATAACCATATACCATACCCTTAAATGTTGAACCTGTTAAAGTTGTTACCATATGAGAAGACATAGCTTGTCCAGTTGTCGTAAGACCTTCTGAATCTTGAGTATCAGTAGTGTCAATAACATTAGAATGTTCACTATCTTCTGAATAAAAAGTTTCATAACCTTCAGTTTCTAAGTCAGTACCTTCAAAAGCTGAAGAAGTATCAGTAAAACTATCTGGCATATTAATTACTCCCTTCAATTTAAATTTAATTATAAGCTTAAAGGAAATGGATTCCTTTAAGCTTATTTTTATTATAATCCTTTTAATATATAATCTAATCCATCATTATCTAATCTTAATTTAGTTATTCCATCTTCGCTAGTATTTTCTTCTTTAATTAAATCTGAAATAGCGTTTAATACTTTTAATGCATTGTTTTGTGTTCCATTTAAACGTTTAAAATTAGTTAATATATTACTTAAATCAGTTGTTGATTTTTCAGCAAAATTATTACAAATTACTATAGTAGTTTTACCATTAGTTGTTAAAGTAGTTTTATTATCACTAGTATATATATTAGTAGTTGAAGATTTATTACCATTACTATCTACATCAGTTAGTGTCATTTTATTTTTAATATAAGAATCTATTGTTGCACTTAATGAAGAACTATTAGATGAATTTGTAGAAGGAGTACTACTACTTGAAGAACTACTACTATTATTATTAGATGAATTTGTACTACTGCTTGATGTATTATTTAATGATGAGCTACTACTGCTTGAAGAAGAACTACTTGAAGGAGATGCTGATGAAGAACTATCACTAGAAGAACTACTTGAAGAAGTTGTGCTATCTGTTGAAGAATCATCATCACTACCTGCTGCAACGAAGTGTGTATTAGCAAATCCTACTGAATCTTCACTTGTAATACCAAAACCATATTTACCTTTTCCATTTCTTTTATGACTTCTAGCAAATCTTCGTTTTCCTCTACCAGACCCTGAAGATGAATTACTATCAGTTGAAGTTGTACTACTATCTGTACTACCATCACTACTATCTGAAGATGAACTTGAAGATGTATCCCAGATATTAGAACCAGATAAATAGCTAGATAATGAAGAACCATCAACTGCGCTATCTGTAATTAAATTAATATAACCAGTTAAACCAAGATTTCCTGAAACAGCAGAAGTAGAACCTGATGTTGTACCGCCTTTATATGTACCACAGAGTAAATTATAGAAACATATAGCGTGATATACTCTAGGTCTATCATACATTTCCCAATCTTCAAGAGCATGTGCATTTTCGCTAGTTTTACCATTCCAGTTATATGATACTTCGTAAATTCTTTCATAGTTAACTGCTGCATCTTCTACACTAGTTAAAGCTTTAAATTCTTCATAAGAACTTACAGGATTATAACCTTGTGAAGCTAAAGAAGGATCAGCACTTGCTGGATTTGAGAAGTTACCTTCATTTTGTAAAGCATAAACGACATGAGCTATATTTGCTTCCATTGTAGTATCTTTACCACTATAACCATTTGAAGTACACCAATTTTGGTGCTTAGTATAAGGAGTCCATTGCATAAGACCACCGCCATAACCTGTTTTACCTTTAGCAACTTCTTCGTTCCAGTCACCGCTACCACATTCTGATAGAAAGTTACCTAAAACACCACAAGCAGCTTCGTCAGTAAGTCCTGCAGCTTTTATTCCATTCCATACATCTATATGACATTGTTGTAAAGTTAATTCATAAGTATGATTAAATTTCTCATCAACAACTGTTACTGATTCACCAACAGTTGCAGTTTTTTGTGTTGTAGATGCATCTGCTGTACTATCTGTTGCAGTATTTGTATCAGTTGTATCTTCAGAAGCAGTTGCTGTTGTTGTATCAGTTGTAGTTGTATCATCTTCTTTATCTCCACCATACTTCTTAAGACCTCTTCCGACATAATATCTTTTAACAGCAGTTGCTGCAGCAGGTCCACAACCAGAGTCACCTAATGTTTGTAATTCAGAGTCTTTATCGGTATTATAAATATAATTAGAATAATCTCTTTGATAAATATGATTATTACTTGATCTACCTTTACCAGTTAAAGTATACTTTTGTACATCCATCATATTATTATTCTTGCCATCAACTGTGCTTGATGATGATAAGTCTACGTGAAGATGTGCTCCAGTAGAATCACCTCTATAAGGGTCACTAGTATCTCCACCTGAATAACCAATAAGTTGACCAGGTGTTAAACTATCTCCAGTAGCAACAGAAGGTATAGCGCTAAAATGCATATATCTCCAATAGTTACCATCATTATCTTTAATTATTACATATCTACCCATAGATGATGAAATAGATGCTTGATCCTTAGTAGCTTTAACAACAGTACCACCTGTTGGTGTATGAACTGCTGTACCAGAAGCTGCTCTATAGTCAGTACCTTTATGTGCAGAGAATCCTCTAGATGTTGGATTAGAAGAATCTAATCCTAAATCATTAATAAAGAATGTATCAGCTGACATACCTGCTGATACAGAAGCAGAAGAAGATGAATTAGAGTTAGTAGTTGTAGCAACATTATATCTAATAATACGGTCATAATATTTATGTCCATTAATTGTAGAACTATTGTTAATACAAGCAGTTAAATAATCAGTGCCTGCTAAAGCTTCTGCTGCAGCAGCATTTGATCTTTTCATACCTGTTTCCCAACCATAGTTAAATCCATATAATGTACCACTATCATCAATAGGACCAGCAGCAATTTCACCATGGTGATTACCATTACTATTTACGATACAAATATCGCCTGCTTGAATATCAGTTAATTCAGGGCTATCAATAAGAGTCCAGTCTGTAGAAATATTACCAGAAGAGTCTTTAATACCTGAGCATTCTTTAAATTTAAGAGAATTCATTTTTTCAGAATCATAACCCATATATTCAAGTACAGCATCAATCAAACCAGTACAGTCAGGTCTAGTATTAATAGTTTGCCCACCAACATTAATATCAAGGGTTAAGCCATCTTGATTATAGTCACCTTCTTTACCAGTAATACCTGCGTTGTTATAAGCTACACAGACTTGAGCTGTTGCAGCTAAGACACCTGCACCACCATTACCGCTAGAAGCTGTTGCTGAACTTCCTGCCACACCATCTACTACACCAATTTTTACAGCATTATTTTTTCTTTCTGAATTAACTAATTTAGAAGTAGTCATTGCATTACCATTATCACTAGCAGTAGAAGCTGTTCCGACTATACTTTTAGCAAAAGAGTTTAATACTTCATTATTATTATTACGTTCATTCATCTGTGCATAAGCAACTGTAGCACTTTCACTGAAAGAGCCATCCGATAAGTCTGAAGAATATGCAGACTTAGCTTTAGTTTCTTCATCATCACCAGTAACCTTATCGACTAAGCTACTTACAACAGACGATAAATCACTTGTAACATCTGATACACCACTAATTATACTATTAAGACTACTTGCAGCAGTACTAAATAATAAGCTAGAAGCTTGTTGTGGATTTTCATTTATTAATTTACCAAAATCACTATTTTCAATATTTTCTAATTGTTCTTGAAGTTTAGAATCCATGAATAAATAAGCAGAAGATGACATTAATAATAATTGATTTAATTTATCGGCTTTTTCATTTTTCTTTTTAGTTAATCCACCAATAGCTTTTTTAGCTAAACCACCTGCAATTAAAGCACCTGGACCACCTATTAATCCAAGACCTATTTTTCCTGCAATTCCAAGACCTTTTTTTAAAGAAGATTTAGCATTTTCTTTACCTTCAGATATTTTTTCTTTAGCAGCTTCTATTTTTTCTTTAGCTTTATTTTTAATTTTATTTAAAGCTTGTTTAAGAGCTTTACCTTTATCTATTTTAAATTCTCTTTTCATTAATCTTTTAAGAAACTGCTTTTTACCATCACTATCTTTAACATTTAAAGTTTGGTCTGTTTCATCGCCATTATCATCTAACATCATGATTGGTTCGTCACCTTTAGATTTTAAAACATCACCATTTTCATCTACATAAACTTTTGCAGCAGTTAATCCACCAGTTAATCTATTAAGAAAAGATCTTGCACCTCTTTTTATTTTCTTTTTAGCTTTTTCTCTTTTTTCTTTTCTTTCTTGTTTCTTTTGTTCTTTTTCTTGTTTCTTTTGTTCTTTTTTAGCAGCTTTTGTAGCATCTTTACTAACTGAAGCTTTTGCTTCACTGCCACCAGAATCTCCAGAACCTTTTCCACCTTTGCCTGATGCCATTTTTTTAATTTTCTTAATTAACTTTGCTCCTAAAGCACCTACTGCAGCAACACCAGCAGCACCTAATGCTATTTTAGCAGGCAATGGCAAACCAGAAACTTTTGTTATAGCATTTTTAATAGCACCAGTAATACTAAAACCAGATTCACCAGTAGCAGCAGCTTCTTGAACTGCTCCTTCAGTTTCAGCAGTTGTTGTTTTAACTGCTAGTTCAGCATCTGCAGCAGCTTGTTCATGTTCTATTTCTTGTTTCTGTGCTTGTTCTCTTTTTTCTTTAAGCTTTTCTTCATTTTCTTTTCTAGTTTTTTCTCTTTCTTCTGCAGCCTTCTTTTCTTCATCCGATATTTCCTGTGCTGTTTCTTTTTCTTTAGCTGCTGCATCTTCTGCAGCTTCCTTTTCTTTAGCTACTGCATATTCTGCAGCTTCCTTTTCTTTTTCACCAACATCTTGTTTAGCTTTTAATTGGTCTTCATACATTTTCTCAAGTTCGGCATTTGGGTCTTTTTTCTTTTTCATTTTATTAGCCATTTTTTTACCAAGACCTACTAAAGCACCACCAACTTTTTTAGCACCTTTTGCAGCTAAATCCATACCTTTATCAAGAGCAGCATCTACTTTTTTATCTACTTTATCCTCAAAATTTTTTTTCATATCTTTCATAGATTTAATTTTTTTACCTACAGATCCTGCTGCCATTCCAAACTTATTCTCAACTTTATTTAATACTTTTTTTCCTAATTCTTTAGCTTTAGGCATAACTTTATCTTTTAATTTACCTGTAACTTTATCCTTTAATTTATCAGTAATATCTTTTTTCTTGTCATTAATTTTATTCATAAGTTTTTCGAGTGGAGTTTCTTTCTTTTCTTCTCCTTCTTTTTCATTATTTTCTTCTTCTAATTCTTCAGGAGTTTTGCCATAAAAATATTCAGAAGTTGTCATAGTTTTATTTTTAGGTTTTTTAATAACTTTAGTTAAATCAGAAACTTTTTTAAATTGACTAATAGCTTTTAAACCTGCTTTATCTATTTTTAAAGAAGAAGCTAATTTTATTAAACTATCAAAAGAACTTGGATATTTTTTAACTTTAGTTGGATCAACTTTGCCATCATTTACAGCTTGACTTAAATAAATATTTTCTTGTGTGCTCATATCTACTAAAGCATTAATAGCACCTGCTACAGTAATTTGTCCTGTTAAAATATCTCTATTAGTTTTAGCTTCTTTAGTATCTTTTTCATTTAAAATAGTAGTTTCTGCAGTAATAGGAGTTACTTCATGCTCATTAGTAGTTTCATCTCTATTTTCATAAGAGTTTTTATCATTTTTTTTACGTGGATCTACACCTTTACCTTTTTTACCACCTTTATGTGAACCTTTAATGCCACCAAAAGCAGCTTTTCCCATTTTAAATAAACCTTTACCGTAACCAAAAGCACCAGAGATACCATCACCACTCATTATACTTTGTAATGCTACATTCAAAGCTCCTTCAGTATCGCCACTTAATAAACTACCAGCTGCACCTAAAATACCAGAATTGCCTGCTGCACCATTAATACCGCTAAATTCTTCAGTTGCTTGTTTAAAATCTCCTCCACCTTTTTGTATTTTACCATTTTCATCAACCCAACTAGAGTCTTCATGATTTCTATCATAAACTTTTTTATTAGCAGCATTTCTTTTATCATTTAATTCATTTCTAGCATTAACAGCTTTTTTACCCTTACTATATTTATCAGCTAATACGCCAGAGTATGTTGTACCATTATCACCTTGGTTAATGGATAATAAATCATTACCAAATTTATCTTTAGTATTATTAGCAACACCTTGGAATATTTCATCAATTCTTTTATTAAGTAAATCTTTTTCATTAGTTCCTTTAGAATGATCTACATAATTATTTTGATCTTTACTATTAACCACCCATACAGGTGTAGCATATATAGGAATAGCTTTAGGTCTTTTTTTAACTCCTTCATAAGACATTTCAACCATATCTTTAATATCATCTGCAAAAGGAGCTAAAGCCGACCAAACTAGATTAGGATCTTTTTCTTTTTCTTTTTTATCTTTTGATAATCCATTTTTATCCATAAAAGAAGCAAGCATTTGGCTTAAAGGATCATTTTTACCTTTTAAGTCCATTCCTAAACTTTTTAAAGGATCTAAAATTTGTGCTTTTTGTTTATCAGACATTAATGATTCAAGTAATCCACCTATACTAGATGTATCAGCTTGTGCAAAATTAGCAGCTTTACCACCTATTTTATTTAAAGCTTTACCAACCTTTCCTTTTCCTGGAGCTAATTGTAGAAATGCTCCTAAACCTGCAAGACCTTTTGCTTGTGTTAAACCACCTAATAATTTATCTATAGCACCTGTTGGTTCATCACCATCTTTAGCCATATTTTTATTACCAAGCTTACTTCTAACGGAATTAGAAGCCATATTAGCATAATTAGCAGCTTTAATAATTGAACTAATTTGTCTTTGTAATTCAGCACTTTTAACACCTCTTAAAGAACTGCCAATTTCTTTTAAGAGGTTCATATCATAATAACCTGTACCATCTGCTTTATTACCACTACTTACTAATAAATAATCTGATCTAAAAGCTGCTAATACGCTTGTAATTTGTACTAAACTTGTTTGAATAGAACCTAACAATGATACTGTAGCACTACTATTCATTGTCATATTAGATACAACACTTGACATAGAGCTTATTGTTTGATTCATATTTTTTAAATTAGTATTAATAGAAAGTATATATTTATCAGAATTTTGTAATGATGAAGTAATTTGTTTATTAGATTTTTCATCACTAGCTTCTTTTCTAGATATAGAATCTTTTAAAGCTTGAATCGAACTACTTTGTTGAGATAAGCTTGATGCTATAGCACTTGTTTGCTCAGCTATTTTACTCATATTTGGATCAAGATTGTTAGTAGCTTGATTAGCTGTCTGTTTTGAAGATTTCATATTTGCCATATCTTATCACTCCTATCTCAATAATTATACGAATCTTCTATACTTTAAAGAATAGTCATAACCATCAATTTTTGTATTTTTACTTTTTCCATTACGTTTTAATAATTTTTGATATATTACATTTAATATATCTAAGCTATCATCTTGTATGTCATTTAATTCATTAAATTCTTTTAGAATATCTGCTATATTAGCTTTAATTCCATATTCAATATTATTTACTACATATAATGTACCATTACTTTGATATATTTCTGTAGATGTATTGCTATCAGTTGGCGTAGATACTGTTGGAGTTGTAGTAGTGGTTGTTGTAGTAGGATTATTAGTAGAACCAGAAGTACTACCGCTAGAAGAAGGTGTACTACTAGATGATGGAGTACTACTACTAGTAGAACTAGAAGTGCTATCACTAGAAGAAGGTGTACTACTAGATGTTGGTGTAGATGAAGAACTGCTAGAAGCTGTTGGAGTTGCAGTAGATGTTTCGTCATCTTCACTACTACTTGTTGGATCATAATTTGCAGCAGCGGTAGATGTATAATCCGAGCTATCCGCATAATTATAAGATGAAACGCCATCCCATATATCATCTCCAGAAGCATATTGTGATAAAACATCTTTAGCATCAACATAACCTTCTAATGTTACATATAAATCACCAATAGCAACACCTGCATCTGAAGTAGCCGTAGTTGCAGTTGCTGAAGCTGCTTGAATTTGTTGATTTACATATTCTCTAATTTTTTGACTACATTCTTTAGTATAATGTAAGTTATCTGTAGTCATAGCTTCTGCACCCATACTATCTTCAAGACTTTTAATATAAGTATAAGTATCAATAACTATAATATCACTTGAAAGATTCTGTAATAATTCAGTATTGAATGTAACAACACCTTCATTTTGTGTTTCAATAGATTGCCCTGCACCGCCTTCTACTTTACCACTTCCTGTACCATTGGGACAATGACCGATTGTACCAGCGAATACTTGTGACTTACCTTTTAAGTCAGTAGCTAATTTATTATAAGCTTCTGCTGTCTTTTGTGCTCCAGATGCTGTTGCACCATTTACACCATACCAACAGAAAATATTATAGCCTTCTTTATCAGAAATTTCTGAATAGTGTTGATTAAAGTAATCAATAGTTTGTCCACCTTTTGTAGCATATACTTCTAAATCACTAAAGTAATTAGCCATTTGTTCTGTACGTGAGTCACCAGTCCAACAAGTCTTAGAATAAACTACTGCTCCACTGCCTGCTGCAACACCATTATACTCGCCTACATCAAATTGAGTTAAATTATAACTATCAATAATATTCATTACTTTATCAATATAAGAATTTGGATCACCTTCGCAATAACCACCATTTTCAATTGCTGTAATAGAAGCTCTAGGATCTGCTTCGCCTACTGCAGCCATGTATCTAGTATTACCTGATTGACCAGATAATACATAAGCATGGTCTCTAAAGCAGTCGCCATCAGAAGCATATACAGCCCATTCATGTGATCCTTGATATGTACCAGTCATATATTTATCACTAGCAAATCCAGCAGTATGTCCAAACCAGTTATGATAATTCTTTGCTAAATTAGAAGTACCAAAACCAGATTCAATAATAGACTGTGCTAATGTTACTGATGCTAAGATACCATACATAGTCCAACCATCTTGAGCACCTTTTAATAATTCTGGATTTGCATTAATTTGTTCAACATAACCTCTTCCATATTTTCCTTTTCCTGATTTTAAATAACTCTTTCTTCTATTATTACTAACTCTTCTAGAAGAATTATTTTGTTTTGAATAATTATTAGAAATTTTTGAAGAACTTGAAGTACCGTAATCAGAAGCAGATTTTATTATAGTTGTACTATATGTTCTAGAACCACCAACTGTTCTTTTATTATCATATTTTTTATTTTTTGAAGTTTTTCTAGCTCTTCCAGATTTACTTCTAACTTTTCTTCCTTTACCTTTTTTACTATTAGTAGTTCCTAATTTAATTGATGAATGACTTAATACTTTATCAGCATTATAAATATCATAATCATTAGTACTTTCAGAGTCAACTACTCTAATATTTTTACCATCATATCCAGTAGCTACTACATAGTGAGGTTCTGCTCCATAAGGAGTTGTACCGTTTTCTGATTCATCTTTACCCATAAGAATTACTGGACTACCACTAGCTAATCTATTTTTTATTTTATTAACACTTCCAGCATTTTCTACTTCGATATTATCTTTTTTAAGATAGTCAGTAAAAAATTGAGGATAAGTACCACCATCTTTTTCTTTGTAACCTTTAGAAAGAGCATATCCTGAAGCATCTAAGAAGTCTTCATCATTTTCATCACCTAATCCATATAACCCAGAAATACCTAAACCATATTTAGTATATTTAACTCCAGATTTTTTATTTATATAATCTCTTACAGCATTTTTTTCTGTATCTGAGTTTTTAATAGAATCTGGAACAGTCCAAGCATCTGATTCACTAATAGAACTTGCTAATTTAGAATGCATATAATTTTTAGAAGTTGTTCCACTAAAAGGAACACCACTAATAAATGCAGTATACATTTTATCATATTCAGAATTTAAAAATTTTCTAGGGTAAGAACTACCATTAGTTGTTGTACTATCAGTTATATTATTATCATTTTTATATTTAAGCCAGTTATTATTTAATATTTTTGTAACTAAAGTTTTTGACGATGAAGAATTACTTTTAGAAAAATAACCACTACTATCAATATCACTATTAGTAGTACTATTACTCCAAGTACCATCTTCATCATAGCCAATATATTTACTACCATTAAATCGATTGTCTGAAGAGCTACTATCATCATCAGTTGAAGTTGTAGAAGCAGCAGTAGTACCAGTTGAAGTTGTAGAAGCAGCAGTTGCTGTTCCTAAGTTTTTAGTTAAAGCTTCTTGCTGTGCTGTTTTTCTAATAGTTGTTGTAAATAGTGAAGTTCCTGAGTCATCTTCTAATTTTGCAAAACCTAATCCACTAGCAAAAGCAGAAATTATATTAGCACTATTTTTAGTTTGTTCATATTGTAAAGCAGCAGTATCAATATTCTCAGAATATCCTTCATCACTTAAATCATCAGAAAGTAATTTCTTTTGACTAAGTTTATTTTTTAATTTAGACCAAATAGTATTTTTACTACTAGAACTAGAGTTTGAATTAGAATTGGTAGCTGTAACACTCTCAAGATTATTTAAATCTTCTGTTTTAGTATCTTTAAACCCTAAAAGCATTGGTCCACCATTAAGCATAAATATAATATTTGCTGCTTTTTTAGGATCTTTTAGCATTAAATTAGCAAATTTGCTTTTAGAACCTGTTTCTAAAGCTTTTATTTGATTTTTATTTAAATAATGTAATAAATCATTTTTTGGTCCACCAAGCAAAGCACCTAATAAACCACCTTTTTTATGAGGTTTAGCTTTTCCATTTTTTTCATCATCAGTTTTAAATTTATCTAATTCATCTTTAGTTTTATCTATATCTTTATCATCTTTTTCTTTTTCTTGAGTTGTTGAAGCTTTAGCTTTAGAATTTTCTTCTTTTTCTTTTTCTTTATCTTTTTTCTCTTGTTCTTTTTCTGCTTTCTTTTTTTCTTTATCTGCTGTCTTTTCAAATTTTTTAGTTTCTTTATCTGCATTTACATTAGCTTCTTTACCTTTATCAATAGCTTTTTTAATTGCTAAACCAATTCCTGCAACTGCTGTACCTGCGGCAATACCTGCTGCTAATTTTAAGGCTGGACCTGCTATAGGAACTGCTTCTAAAGCATCTACTGCTGCACCCATACCAGTACCAATAGTTTCTATAATATCGGATGCATTATGAGCCATACCTTTAATACGTTCAAGTAAATTAGTCTTTTCAGTTTTTAAAGTTTCTATAAGATTTTTCTTTGTTAAACTTTTAAGAATAATTTTAGCTTTTGCTTTTAATTTATTTATTAAACTTCTTTTAATATCATTTATTTTATCTTTTATTATTTCTTTTATACCATCAATACTAAGATTACTTAAATCAATATTAGCTAACATCGAAAGATCAAAAGCTTCTTTAACACCTTTCATTTTTTCTTTTAATGCTTTTTTAGTTCCTTTAATTTTTATTTTTAAAGCTTTCATTTTACTTTTTTTCTCAACTTCATTAATTTTATTTTCATATTTATCAATTATTTTCTTTTTTTCTTCAGCATTTTCATTATCTTCTTCAATTTTTTGCTTAACTTCTTGATTTATTCTTTCTTGGTTTGCAGCAACTTGTGCTTGTCCTTCTTGTTCTTGTGCTTTTTCTTGATCTTCTACTTGTTGATCTATTTTTTCTTGATTTGCAGCAACTTGTGCTTGTGCATTTTTTTCAGCTTCTTCTTTTTGATCTTCTACTTCTTGTGCTTTTTCTTCTTGATATTCAGAGACTTCTGCATCAGATTGTTGGTCTATTTCATCTTTTTTCTCATCTACTTTTTTCTCTTTATCTTCTTTATCTTTTTTCTCCTCTTCCTCTTTTAGACCTAAGAAGTCTTGAACTTTATCTTTTAATTTTTTTTCAGCATCTTTTAATTTTTCTTTAACTATATCTTTTAAAGATTTCTTTTTTTCTTGTTTTCCATCATCTAGTCTTTCTGCAAGCTGTCTATCTTGTTTCTTACCAGATAATTTTTGTTTTAAATCTGAAATAGTTCTTAAATATTCAGAAGCATCAGATACTTTACCTATTTGTGCAATAGCATCTGCACCTAATAATTCATTATTAGTTTGTAATTCTTCAGGAGAAAATTTCTCTTTATTGACATATTTAATAAATAACTGATTTTTCATTTGTGTTAATGAAATACCATAGTTTAACATACCAATTGTCATACCGAGTATTTTAGATGTATCATTTATTGCTGTTTGTTCAGCTACATTATCTGGTCCAAGAATTCTTTCATTATCATGAACTTGTACTAAATATGGTTTACTACCAGTTCCTTTCTTTTTACCACCTTTATGTGAACCTTTAATGCCACCAAAAGCAGATTTTCCTAAATTAAATAAACCTTTACCATATCCAAAAGCACCAGAGATACCATCACCGCTCATTATACTTTGTAATGCTACATTTAAAGCTCCTTCAGTATCACCGCTTAATAAACTACCTGCAGCTCCTAAAATACCAGAGTTATCAGCAGCACCTCTGCTTTTACTAAATTCTTCAGCTGCTTGTTTAAAATCTCCTCCACCTTTTTGTATTTTACCATTTTCATCAACCCAACTAGAATCTTCATGGTTTCTGTCATAAACTTTTTTCTGTGATGCTTTTTGTTTATCATTTAATTCATTTCTAGCATTAACAGCTTTTTTACCCTTACTATATTTATCAGCTAATACGCCAGAGTATGTAACACCATTTTCTCCATAGTTAGCAGTTAATAAATCATTACCAAATTTATCTTTAGTATTATTGGCGACACCTTGGAATATTTCATCAATTCTTTTATTAGTTAATTCTTTATCTTTAGTTTTATCTTTATTTTTTACATAGTCTGTTTGTTCTTCACTATTAACAACCCATACAGGAGTTGCATAATCAGGTATTGAAGTTGGTCTAGCATGCATAGCTTTTACTTTTACTTCAACCATATCTTTAATATCATCTGCAAAAGGAGCTAATGATGTCATTACTAATTTAGGGTCTTTTTCTTTTTCTTTTTTAGATTTAGAAAGACCATTCTTTTTCATAAAATCTCCGAGCATTTGGCTTAAAGGGTCATTTTTATTACCTAAATCCATACCAAGAGATTTTAAAGGATCTAAAATTTGTGCTTTTTGTTTATCAGACATTAATGATTCAAGTAATCCACCTATACTAGATGTATCAGCTTGTGCAAAATTAGCAGCTTTACCACCTATTTTATTTAAAGCTTTACCAACCTTTCCTTTTCCTGGAGCTAATTGTAGAAATGCTCCTAAACCTGCAAGACCTTTTGCTTGTGTTAAACCACCAAGTAGTTTATCCATAATACCATTTGATTCATCATCATCTTTAGCCATAGTATTATTACCAAGTTGGCTTCTAACAGTATTTGAAGATTTATTAGCATAATTAGCAGCTTTATTTACATACTTTAATATTGATAATACAGCCCTATCTTGTATTTTAATATCTCTTAAAGATTGTGTTAAAAGATTTTTATCATAATAACCTGTACCATCAGCTTTTCCGCCAGAGCTATTTATTAAGAAATCCGCTCTAAAAGCACTTAATACACTATTAATTTGAGTTAAGCTTACTAAGTTAGAAGCTAATAAACAATTTGTAGCTGTTGTAGCTTGTGACGCAACACCTTCTAAAGCACTTTTAAAACCAACTAAACTAGAATTAGTTTGTTCTATTAAAGATGAAGTTTCTTGTAATGAACTTATAAATTTTTCACTAACAGCTATTGCTTGCATTCTAGAACTTGTAGGAGCATTTAATCTTGTTTCCTCTTCAGAATAACTAGCGATAGTTTCATTTAAATCTTTATTTTGTCCAGACATTTCTTTTAAATTGTTTTTTCCTTTGTCTAACAATTCTTTACTAGATTTATAACCAGCCATTTAATTTCACTTCCTTTCTTAAAATAATTTATATAAAATAAGTATAAATGCTTGTTAAAAATTAGAAATTTCTCAAAACCAAAAAAAAAATATCCCATAAGGCTTTATTAATTTAAGCCTTATGGGATAATATATTAATTAAAGAGAACTAATAAAGTTCTGCTTTTTATTAATAATATCATTTAAAGTTGAAATTCTCTTTGGAATAGTTTTAATTCTTTCATCATCTGATTTACAGAATCCATTATCATAGCAGAAAAATAAATCTTGCATAAAAGGATTCATATTATCAACAAACTTTGGAATTTTATAAGCTAGATATTTATTATGGAATGAAGAATCACTATCTCCTATTCTAGGAAGTAATCCACCTACGATAATACTATCTATAATCTTTGTATCATAATTAACAGGAACTTGTCCAGCTTCTTTATGATATTTACGATCATAAATTTTTCTACGAATATGAGAAAGAAATTCATCATGTGGAATACATCTATCATTAAGATTATCTTTTACATAATTATTATAAATATTTACATAATTTAACTTTTCTTCAAGAAGTATTTCATTAATATCTACATTAAAATAATTAGCAGCTTCTACAAGTAAGCTACCAATATACATAAATGAATCAACAAATTCTTCCAATGATTCATTAGTCTGATAAGTAGAACTTTTAAACTTTACATTTTTGTGTAGAGCTTCTTTAGTTTCATAAATCTCTTCTTCAATTTGACCTACCATATTGTCAAAGACATTTACAAATTTACTTCCTCTATTTGGATTAGGAAATTTTTCATTAATTGGAATCTGTCCTTTAATGAACTCAACCATATTAATCTGAATTTGATTATTTGAAATAATATTAAAAATAGCCATTTATTTTTCCTCCTATGTAAAAAATAAAAAGGAGAGATTTTTAAATCTCTCCTTTCTATCTTATCACTTTTTGTTATTTATAAATTCTTACTTAGTTGTCTTCTTCTTAGTAACCTTAACAACCTTTCCTTTGTCATTAATAGTTACAACATCACCCTTCTTGAAGAAGAGATTGTCTTCAGCAATAGTAGCTGTTCCATCTTCATTATCATCAACTGGAATTGAAATATCATAAGAACCATTTGTCTTATAGCTATTTCCAAGACTAGTATTGTAATTGCAATTTACAGTATTAATCTTATAGTGATCAAGCTTCATTACGTCATGCTTCATAGGACCATCCTTAAATTTCTTAAAGAGCTTTGCATTAACATGTTCTACGTTAATATAACCACCAAGGAATACAAATCCATTATTATCAAGGAAACTTGAACGAAGGAAAGCTTCTTCAAAGCTCTCATAGATCTGAGAAGCAATTCTTCTCTTTCCAATGCCTGTAGAAACCTTTCCAAAGATATAGTCTAAACCATTGAGTTCAAGAGCTTCAACGAATCTATCAAGGTTTTCTTCCTTGCTTGATTTTCTTGTTGAAACAACTTTAGTATCTTCAAAATCTTCATCATAAAGACGACGACCTCTTTCAGGTCCAGCCATAGGAAGCTTACTGATTTCATTAATATTATCCATTAATCTGTTATAAGCATTAAGTTTATCTCTATTAATTTTATTAGCAGTATTTTTAGTCTTAGGCTTAGGCTTATTATCTACTTTATCAGTCTTATCTTCTTCCTTATTACTGATTTCTTTTTCAGATGTTTTCTTTGTTGTAGTCTTAGGCTTATTAATTACAACTTCTTCTTTAACTGAATCTTCATCTGAATCTTCGCTTTCATTGTTTCCTTCAGATTCTTCATTATCTTCTTCACCTTCTGGATCATAGGAATTTTCATCTCCTTCTTCATTATTAATAATATCATTATCTTCATCTTCTTCATTTTCTGAAGTATTATTTACTTCTACTTCATTATCATCTTCTTCATCAATTTCAATCTTCTTGCTGATTGTCTTAGGCTTCTTAGTAATTGTCTTAGCAGGCTTTGTTACTTCAATAACATCTTCTTCTGTTACATCGATTTCGTCTACTACAGGTTCAATTGTTCTAGTAACCTTCTTTGTGATTCTCTTTCCAGCCATTTTAGTTTCCTCCTTATTATTGTTTGTATCGGCTTCTGTAATCATTTCAGTGAATGTGCGTTTACTAGTTTTCTTAATCATTTTTAATTTCCTCCTTAAAATTCAACGATTAATTCTTCTACATATTCGTTAATTACATCATTAAATGAATAAACGACATAGTTTCCAGTTTCATTATCAATGAAATTAATTTCAACGAAATTCTTATTTTCATCTTCAATTAATGAAATTGAATGGGTTTCATCTGAGGTACTAATACTTGTTGCATAAATACCACTTTCATCTTCTTTTACATGACTCTTTAAGTAGTCATTGATACTGATTTCATCCAATGAAAGATAATAAGTTTCCTCATTATCCAATACATTAAGATTCATCTGCTCTGCGAATTTCTTTAACTTTGAGTTAATCATTTAATATGACCTCCGTTATAAAATAAAATTTTCTGTCAAATTATACTTTGACACAAAAATAATATATATTTATTTTTTGTATTTAAATTTTTTGTTTAACTTTTTATTATAAAACTAGATAAAATATAATTTAATTTATTTAATTTTTAAAATTTAAATTTATAAAATAAAAATAATTTTATTAAGGAGGTTAATAAATGATAGTTTTAGATAAATATAAAGATTATAAACTTATAAAGAAGCCTATTAAAAATTTATCAAGTGAGAATAAAGAATTAAGAAAGAATCAATTAATTCTACATATTGGTAAAACTAGTGAAAATTTTATAGAGACTATTAATTCAAATATATTTATGCCAGCTTATTATAAAAGCTATTATAGAGAAAGATTATTAGTTTCAGATAATAAAAAAATAAGAAAAATGGTTAATCAGTCAAATCATTATAAAGAGTTCTTAGAAAAAGTAAATTATAATTTACTTTGTAGACAAAATATAAGTAGTTATAAAAATCTTAATTTATTTTATGATATGACACCTTATTTATTAATTAATCAAGAATCTACTAAAAAGAGTCCTTTAGTAAAAATGAAAGATTTCTTTGATGAAATTAATGTTAAATATAATGAATTTAAATATGATTATAAAGCTATTGTATTTAATGTAGATGGAATGGATGCTACTGATAATACAAGTTTTCTTTATTACTTTGTAACTGCAATTAAGAAAAGAGTTGACTATTTCTTAGAGTATTTTAAAGGAGTACAATTTATATTCTTATCAGCTAAGAATAAAACATTCTTTAAATTTACAGTAGATGATGATTTTTATAAAAATAAACAAAAATTCAATATTAGAATTAATCATTTATTATTAAGCTCTGATGAATTAGAAGAAGTTATAAAATCTGAAGAAGGTATTGAAACAAATGAAGTATCTAATAATACTCCTTCAAGTAATTTTATAGAAAAAGTTAATTCAAAGAATGCTATAGCTGATGAAAAAGAAATTACTAAAAATAATATTAAAGAAAAAATGGCTGAAGAAATTGGTATTTCTGTTAATGAAGATGATGACAATATTTCTGAAGTAGATAAAAAGATTGAAGAAGTTGTTGATGAATATCAAGATACTGATATGACTGAAGAACAAATGATGGAATTAATGACTAATGATAAAGCTTTTAAAGATACTTTAATAAAAGTTCAGCAGGATAAATTAGATGGGGATCGTAGAAAAAATGCAGAACAATTAAAAATACAACAAGAAAAAATTATGTTTAATGATGTTTCTTTAAAAGATCTTAAAGAAAATTATGAAAATAAAAAAATAGATACTAAAGAAATATCTGATGGTAATATTAAAGACGTTACTAATAAAGAAATCCTTACAAGTACATTAAAAGATTATGATGATACTTATATGGAAAAAAAATTTAATAAAGATGTTGCAAAGGTTCTTAAATCATTTAATGATGATAATGATATTGGTGTATATGTTAATAAGATTAATTTAAAATCTAATAATACTGATATGAACAAGCAACAGCTCCTTGAAGTAGAATTTAAAGATGATACTAATGTTACGCATAAATTTAAAGTAAATATGCCAGAAATTAAAGAAGGTAAATTTATGTATGTAAATGGTTCTAAAAAGGTAATTATGAAACAGATAGTTTTCTTACCAATTGTTAAATTAGAACCAGATAGAGTTCAAATTACTACAAACTATAATAAGCACTTTATAACAAGATTTGGACAGAAATTTAGTGAAAAGCTTACTTATTTAAAATCTTTATTTACTAAGCAGAATCTTTTAAAATATAAAAAACAAGGTTCTAATTTTGATTTTAAATTTGGTAATTCGTTAAAGAATAATGGTAAATATACTGTAAGTTCTGAATATAATGATATTTCATCTTATTTATATAGTTTAAATATTGAAAACTATATATTTATTTTTAATCAACAAGAAATCCAAGATATTATGGATATTAAGAAACCTTTATATAATGAAAAAATTGCTGTTAAAGCAACTTTTGATAAAAAAGAATATTTCATGGTAGGGTATACTAAAGATAAAAGTAAATTAATTTTATCAAATATTATTGATAAAAAGATTTATTTATATAATGGTAGTAAATATGAGCCATTAGATATTACTTTATCTTCATGGATTGTTGAATTAGTTTATAATAATACAACTGAAAAAGTTAAAGATATTACTTCTGCTAAAATTAAAACTAATATCAAATTAACATATTCTAGAATGGAAATTAATAATAAAACACTTCCATTAGCTGTTTTATTAGGATATGAATTAGGATTATTAAATTTATTAGATAGATATAAAGTCATGTATACTTTTGAAACTACCAATAGATCTTTAAGTGTACAAGATGATTTAGGTAAAATTAAATTTAAAGATGGTTATCTTTATTATGATACTTCTAAGATAAGAAACAGTATGCTTCTTTCAGGTTTATTAGAAATGAACTGTTCTGAGATAGTGTTTGCAGATATGAATTCACCAGATCCTTATATTGATTATTTTGGTGATGCGTTTAATTCAAGAAATGCTGCAAAGGGATTTCATAACTCAATTTCTTTATTAATAGATCCTATTACTAAAGATATACTAGAAGAATTAAATTTACCTACTAATGTTTATGATGTTTTATTATATGCTAATACATTATTAGAAGATATTTCTTTCTCTGAACCAACTGATGTAAATAACTTTAGAATTCGTGGTGCAGAACAAGTACCTGCTATGCTTTATAAAGTATTAGCTGATTCATTTAAGCATTATAAAGATTCTAAACATGCTAAAAACCCAGTCAAGATAACTGTTGATCCAGATATTTTAACTAAGAAATTAATGGAATTAAAAACAATTGAATCTTATTCAAGTTTAAACCCATCTCTTGAGTAATTAGCTCTCATATATTAGTAATAATGTATGATAACCTTGTGAATTGCTTGTAAACCCTAATATTTAATTAGCTACAACATAATCTGTAAAGATAAGTGTGAATGCAGTCGAAAGACGGAAAAAATAATTAAATTGATATATGATGAAAATCTAAGTATTGTAATAATGGGAAATCTAGCAGCGAAGCTTCATAATAAAATGAAGAACGTTCAGAGACTATCGAAAGCTAATATACTAGTATAAACTAGTTAAAAATAAGGTAAATTGAAATATTTACACGAAGTGAGTAGAGTAGGATATAATATATGTCCGAAGTGCAAGGCTTCTATAAATTATTATAGAAGATGATATAGTCCAATTAGTAATAATTGTTAGAGAGAATGGGTACAGCTTCAATGAAGGGACTTGCTGGTATCAATGTCAATAGCCACCCTAAAAACCATAAACTTAAAAATATAATGAACTAAATTTTATACTATTATTTTGGAGTGTGAACGAATATGAAAAAGAAAAGTATAGAAGAAGTTCAAGAAGAAATAAATAATTATACTGATGAATTTAAAATTTTAGAACAAATAAAAATTAATAAAGAAAATCATTATAAAATAAAACATTTGAAGTGTGGATATGAATTTATTAGCAAATTAAGTAATTTTAGAAGAAGATATTCATGTCCTAAATGTGTTGGAAAAGTATATAATAAAAATTCAGACTACTTTAAAAATGAAATAAAAAATATAGATTCTAATTATGAGCTTATATCAGAATATAAAAATTGTCATACGCATGTAAAAATAAAACATTTAAAATGTGGATATGAATATTTAGTAACACCAACTAGATTCTTATCTGGTGATAGATGTCCTAAATGTTCTAAAAGAATTCCAAAAACAACTAAAATGTTTAAGGAAGAAATATATAAATTAGTTGGAAAAGAATATGTAGTTTTAGATGAATATCCAAAAAATAATAAAATTAATATTTCATTTAAGCATAATAAATGTAATTCTATATTTAAAATGTCTCCTCACAATTTTTTAAGAGGTCAAAGATGTCCTGAATGTTATAGAAAAGAACTATCTAAAAAAGCAAATTATATTTATAATTTACTAAAAAGTAATAACATTAAAGTTAAAAAAGAAAAAACATATAAAGATTGTAAAGATAAATCTTTATTAAAATTTGATTTTTTTTTAAAAGATTATAATTGTATTATTGAATTTGATGGTTTACAACATTTTGATAAAAAATCATTTATGGGAAAAACATATAAAACAACTCATAAACATGATTTAATGAAAAATGAATTTTGCAAAAATAATAAAATTAATTTAATAAGAATTCCATATAAGCTGAATGAAAATGAAATTAAAAATATTATAATGAGAATTATAAAAGAAAAAGATTTAAATAATTTTATTGAAAAGTATGATTTATTTACAATTATAAATGAAGATATAACCAATGAAATAAAATATTATGATACTTATAATTTATAATATCAAGTAAGCTTTGTTGACATTGTAAAAATAAACCTTCCTAATTGCAGGAAAGACTAAACGAACTTAATTACTAAACTAAGATAGCAATATACTTAGTGGCGAAGTTTAACAGACTTAGGTATAGTAAAAAGATTAAGTTTTAAAGTCCAATCGATGCAGCGAAGTATCCTACTAAGATAGGATATGAGTTCAGAGACTATCGAAAGCTAATATACTAGTATAAACTAGTTAAAAATAAGGTAAATTGAAATATTTACACGAAGTGAGTAGAGTAGGGTTTTATGGTTTACCCGAAATGGAAGGCATCATTTAGTGATGAAGATATAGTCCAATTATAAAATGGAAGCTTATACTACAAGAACTCGTGGTTATAATGAAAACATGAAGAACTTAATTAGTCTTAACACACCTGAAGGTAATCAGGTTGGTATTGTTAGACAATTAACTTATAGTCCTAAAATTACTAATATATATGGTTTTGTAGATCCAAGTAATGCTAAAGGAAATGGTTCTACAACTCAATATGACTTCTCAGAATTAATGAATCCATCAACAACTACACACTCAGATGCTCCTCGTATTTCTATGCAGTCTGTGCAGCAGAAACATATTGTATCAGTATTGGGTCAGACACCACCATTAATTGGTTCTGGATTAGAAAAAACTGCTCCTTATATGATTTCTGATGAATTTGCGTTTAAAGCAAAAGAAGATGGTGTAGTAGAATCTATTGATATGAAAAATAAAGTAGCTATTCTTAAATATAAATCTGGTAAACAAGATTTAATTGATTTAGATATAGTTGAAACCAACAATAGTAATGGTGGTTTTTATAACTCACAGAAATTTGAAATGCTTTACACACCTGGAGAAAAATTCAATAAAGGTGCTGTAATAGCAAAGAATCCTAATTTCTTTGTTGGTAATGGTAAGAAAGATGATATTATATATTGTATGGGTAGAACTACTAAAATAGCTATTGCTTCAGCAGATTTTACTCTTGAAGACTCATCTATTGTTACTGATAAAGTATCTGAAGGCTTAGCCACTAAAGTTACTATGAGAAAGACAAAGATTCTTGATAAAAATGCTACAGTAAGTTTTGTAGCTAAAGAAGGTCAAAATATTAAAACTAATGAACCTTTATTAATCTTTGAAAATTCATTTAATGATGAATCTATGAATGATATCTTAGGTAAAATTGGTGATGAATTTGCAGCTAATATTGCTGAGATGGCTAAAAATGAATTAAAGTGTAAATATACAGGTGTAGTTACTAAAGTAAATATTTATTATACTAATGATATTGAAGAATATTCAGAAAGTTTACAAAAAGTAATTAAATCTTATATTAATGCAAAGAAATCTAGAAAAGCTATTATAGAAAAAATAAAAGGAACAGGTTATGATTCTTTAAATGCTCCTATTATTGAAAAACAAACTGAAAATAAAATTAAAGGTGAAGATGTAATAGATGGTGTAATGTTTGAATTCTTTATAGAATATTACCAAGAGTTAGGTATAGGCGATAAAGTTATATACGGAACGGCTCTTAAAACTATTGTTTCAAAGGTTTTAGAAAAAGGTGAAGAACCATATTCTGATTATAGACCAGAAGAACCAGTAGAAGCTATATTAAGTCCTTTAAGTATAAACAGCCGTATGACTCTAGACATCTTTATTGACGGTTACGCTTCGAAAGCTTTAATAGAATTAAAACGTCAAATAAAAGATATATATCAATCTTAAATAAACCCCTAAGACTTAATAAGTCTTAGGGAATTTTTATTTTTTATAATTAGAAAACTATTATTTAAATACTAAATAGGAGTTGATAATTATTTTATCATTTAAAGACAAATTAAAAAATCTTACTAATGATGAGTATGAGTTACAATCAGAATATATTAATAATAAAACGCAAGTTATTCTTAAGCATAATAAATGTAATAATACTTATAGAGTAAGACCTGATAGATTTATTCAAGGAGATAGATGTCCTTACTGTTCTAATCATATAATGAATACTGATATGTATAAAGAAAAAGTAAAAAATATTACTAATAATGAATATAAATTAATATCTGAATATATTAATAATAAAACTAAAGTTAAATTTAAGCATAATAAATGTAATAAAGAATTTGAAATGACACCTATTAATTTTAATAATAATCATAGATGTCCATATTGTTCTCACCCAAGTAAGAAAAAGACAATAGAATCCTTAAGAAGTGATATGAAAAATCAAGTAGGCAATGAATATTCATTAATAAGTGATGAATATATTAATAATAAATCTAAAATAAAAATTAAACACAATAAATGTAATAATATATTTGAAACAACTGCTGACAACTTCTTAAATAAAAAAAGAAGATGTCCTAAATGCTCTTTAAAACAAAGAGCTAAAAAACATACATTAACTCATGAAGAATTTTTAAAGAAATTACCAAAAGATACTTTTAATAATTATGAAATATTAACTAAATATACTAAACGAAAAAATAAAATAAAAGTATTATGTAAAAAATGTAATAATATTTTTACATTAACTGCAGATGATTTTTTAAATGGAAATAGATGTCCACATTGTAGAATTTCATTAGGAGAAGAAAAGATAGCTAAATGGTTAGATTCAAATGATTATGAATATATTTGGCATTATAAGGGTTTAAAAGATTGTAAATATAAAAGAACATTAGAATTTGATTTTAAACTAGAAGATGATACAGGAAAAATTATATTAATAGAATATGATGGAGAATTTCATAATAAAAATATATATGGTGAAAAGAAATTAGAAATACAAAAGAAAAGAGATGAAATTAAAGATCAATATTGTAAAGATCATAATATTGATTTATATCGAATATCTTATAAGGATTTTGATAATCTAGAAATAATATTAGAAGATATTATTAATAAATATAATTAGAAATTTATACCAACTATAAATTAAAAAATTTTAAAACCAACTATAACTATATATTATTATAGTGTAGTTAGATTGATAAACTACAAAAAATATTTTTTATTAAAGGAGTAATAAAATTATGCGTTGGGATACTGAAAGCTTTAGAAAAAAGGTTGAAGAAAATGAAGGATATAAATTATTATCCGAATATACTGGAACTCATAATAAAGTTACAATATTACATGAAGATTGTGGACTTAAATATGAAGTTTCTCCTACTAACTTTTTAGCAGGAAAAAGATGTCCTAAATGTGCAAGAGCTATTGCAAATAGAGAAAATGCTAAAAAACCTAAAAATCGTAATAGAACAACTGAAAGCTTTAAAAAGGAAATATTTGATCTAGTTGGAGATGAATATACTTTATTAAGTGATTTTGTTAATACTACAACTAAGGTTAAAATGAAACATAATACTTGTGGGTTAGAATATGATGTTAGACCAGATTGTTTTCTTAATAATAGAAGATGTCCTAAATGTTCTAAGAAACAAGGTGCTGAAAAGCATAAGATTGGAATTAAGACACTTAAAGCAAGAGTTGAAGAAGTCTTAGGTGAAGAGTATGAAGTATTATTAAAACAGCCTTACACTGATAATAATACTAAGATTAAAGTATATCATACTAAATGTGGAAAATTATTTGAAGCAACACCTTCTAATTTATTACTTGGTAAAGGTTGTTCAAATTGTTATAAATCAGAAAAATATACAAATGAAACGTTCCAAGAAGCTTTAGGAGATAATTATACTCTATTAAGTAATTATTCAAGTAATAAAGAAAAAGTAAAAATTAGACATAATAAGTGTGGTCATGAATGGTCAGTAAGACCTGTAGATATTCTTCACCCATATACTAGAGATAATAAGACTATTGAAAGATGTCCTAAATGTAACACTAATATGGGTAAATCTAAATATGAAGATGATATTTGTGATTATCTTAAATCTATTGGTGTTGAAAATATCTCAAGAAATGATCGAACAATTCTTGGTAATAAACAGGAAATAGATATTTATCTTCCTGACTATAAAATTGGAATTGAATTTGATGGACTTTATTGGCATTCAGAAGATTTTGTTCCAAAGGATTATCATATTAAGAAAACTGAATTAGCAGTTAAAAATGGTATAAGACTTATTCATTTATTTGAAGATGAATGGGTAAATAAGCAAGATATTGTTAAAAGAAAATTAAAGTATATGACTCAGCATGTTGGTAGAAAGGTATTTGCAAGAAAATGTTATATTGAAGAGATTACTGCACCTGCTAAAAAGATATTTTTAGAAGATAATCATATTCAAGGAACTGATAGTGCAAGTATTAAACTTGGTCTTTGGTATCCAGAAGATAATGGTGAAGATACTTTAGTGGCAGTTATGACATTCTGTAAGCCTAGACTTTCTTTAGGACAAAAGAGTGATAAAACTGCTTTTGATTATGAACTTTCAAGATATGCCACTGAAGGAGATATTTGTGTAATTGGTGGTTTTAGTAAATTATTTAAATATTTTGAAAGAAATTTTGAATGGAATAGAATTATCACATATGCTGATAGAAGATGGTCTGATGGAAATCTTTATTTGAAAAATAATTTTAGATTAGATCATACAAGTTCTCCATCATATTTCTATATTGATAAAAATAATATAAAGAAATATAATAGATTTGGATTTAGAAAGCAAGAACTTAAAAAGAAGTTCCCAGATATTTATTCTGATGATAAAACTGAATTCCAAATTATGAGAGAAGCTGGTTATCTCAAAATTTATGATTGTGGTAACTTTGTATTCTATTATGAAAGATAATTAATAAATTTCCCTTAACTATTTAAAAATAGTTAAGGGATTTTTTTTTCGATATTTTATAAAAAAAATATTCCCTTAGTATATTTAATATATACTAAGGGAACATATAAAAATTTTATCTTACAGACCAGTGCATCTTTTGTAATCTATTATTTTCATCAAAAAGATTTGGATTATTTTTAGTTAAATCTTTAATATACTCATCAGCTTTTTCATCATTTTCAAAAACACCATAAATTGTTTTAGTGTCTTCAGATCTTACAATAACAACAGATTTCATATTAATCTCTCCTTTATCTGAGTGCAATATTAACGATAAAATCATTTTCATCTTTAATATTAATTAATTTCTTACCCATAGTAGCTCTTTTTAATGGCTCTAGGAATTCTTCAGTGCTAATTGTTAAAACTTTTTGTTTAGTTGTAATTATAATATCTTTAATATCATCATTATTATGAATAGGAATAATTTCTACTAGTTTATCATTTTTAAGAGTTATACCAATTCTTCCTTTAATTGTAGCACTTCTTTTAAGTCTTGGAAAACCATCATTAATGATTACTTCTTTTTTAGTATTAGGATCTTTCTTTTTAACATTATCTGTTACTAAAGTAGTTTTACCTAATCCATTCTGTGTTATAAAGAATATCTTATCATTTTCATCATCAATGATACAAGCACTTGCAATATGATCATCATCTAATAATTTCATAACTACATTACCTTGTGTAGTTCTTCCAATAGGTTTAAATTGTTCTTTATCATATCTTACAGTTAATCCATTTTCTGTAGCTATAATAATATCTTGAATATCTTTATTATTGTCAATATAACCAACAAATACTATTTTATCATTTTCTTTGAGGTCTATTGCAATAATTCCTGCTTTATTAATATTCTTAAATTCTTCTAAAGAAGTTCTTTTACCTAATCCATTTTTAGTAACAAACATTAAATAAGAATTAGGATCAGAAATTTTTTCATCACTTAAACATAAGAATTTAATAACTTTTTCATCTGGTTTAAGGTTTAATGGAATTCTCATACCTTTACTTTTAATAGATCCTTCATTAATATTATATACTTTAATATCAAATACTCTTCCAAGATTTGTAAAGCATAATAAATGATCTTTAGTATTTGTTGAGAATATATCTTTAACACTATTAGTTATATTATTACCTTGTGTATTTCTTTTTTGTGTTTTAAATTTATCAGCAGAAAGTCTTTTAATATAATTATCATTAGTTAATACTAAAACACAATCTTCTTTTTCAATAATATCTTCAGTAGTAATGTTAGTATCAATATCTTGGTATTCTGTTCTTACTGGATATCCATACTTCTTTTTGTATTCATTTTGTTCATCAATAATTCTTTTACAGATATTTTCTTCTTTAAGATCTTCAATCAATTCTTTAACTTTATTTTCTTTTTCATTTTTCTCATCGACTAGTTTATTAATCTCTAAGTTAGTTAAAGAAGATAGTTTCATATCCAAAATAGCATCAATCTGAAATAAAGTTAATTTAGGAAGTTTCTTTTTAAGACTATCTCTAGCAATATTTTTATCCTTAGACTTTTTAATAATTTTGATAACATCATCAATTACATTCAAAGCCATAATAAGACCATCAATGATATGAATACGTCTCTTAAGTTTATTGATATTATATACTACTACTCTTTTAATTGTCTTCTTTCTAAATTCAATGAATTCTTCAAGAATTTTTTTAATTGAATAATAACTATACTTCTTATCATTAAGACAAACTAATTGAATCTTATAAGAGAATTCCATTTTAGTATATTTATATAATTGAGCTAAAATTACATTAGGGTCATAATCCTTTTTAATCTTTATTTCAATATTAATATTCATACCAGTAGAATGATCTTGAATATCAGAAATACCATCAATAGTACCATCTTTAATTTTATTTACAATACTATTAATTAGACCGCCATCATCATTACTAGAAGCTCCTGGAACAATTCTTGGACCAATTGTAACAAGATAAGGAATATCTTTAATAATTATTGAGCTACTTCCATTTTTATGTGTTTTAATTTCTACATGAGATCTTATTTTAATATTACCTTTACCAGTTTTATAAGCGTTTTGAATTTCAGAAGTATTACATATAATACCTCCTGTGGGAAAATCTGGTTTAAGAGTTTTTGCAAAATAATTCTCATCAGTGTCTGGTTCTTTAATAAGCTTTATAGTAGCATTACATACATCATTAATATTATGAGGTGGAATTGAAGAAACAAAACCGCTAGCGATGCCTAAAGAACCTTGAATCAAAAGATTACAAACTTTTGCAGGTAATACAGTTGGTTCTTGAAACATATTAGAATAGTTTGGAACAAAATCTACTGCATTATTATTAATATCATCACATAATGATAAACCATATTTTGAAAGTCTCGACTCAACGTATCTGTATGCTGCTGGGCAATCTCCATTAATACTACCCATATTTCCATGTCCATCAATTATTGGAATATTAATTGAAAAGTTTTGTGCTAGTCTAGTTAATGCACCATACGCTGATGCATCACCATGAGGACTCCATTTACCAATAACGCTTCCTACAGTCATAGCACACTTTACATGTGGCTTATCAGGAAGACAACCATTATTATATTCATCCCAAACACAATATCTTTGAATAGGTTTCATTCCATCCCTAACATCTGCAATAGCTCTATCTTCTAACACAGATCTCATATATTTAATCATATAATCCTCTTGAAGATCTGTTAAATTAATATTGATTACTCCCATTTATTTTATTTTCCTCCTTAGTTTGACTGTTTAATTAAAAGTATATTCTTTCTAAAATCAACATACTTAGAATTACCATTCATAAAGTTATTCATTGATTCCTCTGCTTTTTTAACATCTGGAATTTCAATTTTATAAATATTTCTTTTTTCTTTATCAAGTGTTGTATCTCTTAATTCATCAGCATCCATTTCTCCAAGTCCTTTTAAGCGAACTCTGCTTTTAGGAGTTACTACTGAAATGATTTCATCATAAACACTGATATTAAAAGGATTATAATTATCACTTTGATCATTATTATAATATATATCACTGAATGAAATATTATTATCATTAGCATATTTAAAGATATTATTAAAAATACTAATAATATTATTTAACGTAAAATATACATAATTTTCATTAAAGAATCCTTCATACTTTTTATCATTAAGAATAATATCATTACAACCTTTTAAAAATTTAACAATATTTTCTTTAGTATAATCATTATCTAATAAATAATTAAAAAGACTAAAAATTAATTCCTTACTAACACCAATATTATTATTGACAATCTCTTCAATATATTTAGAAATCTTATCATATTCTTCAAATATTCTTGTAAGTTTCTTAATAGTTTTAACAGGTTTATTGTTTTCAATGAATTTATAATTCTTAAGAATCTTTTCATAAATATACTGGTCATATTCATACTGATCTACGAAATATCTTTTCTTACCTTTTTCAATAATAGAATATAAAGGTGGAATAGCTATATACATATGACCTTCTGTAATAATTGATCTCATATGTTCAAATATATAAGTTAGACCAAGCATACTAATATGATATCCATCAACATCTGCATCGCATAACATTATAACTTTTCCATATTTTAAATAGTCAATATTAAAATTATCATCGATGGCATTTTTAATACCTGTTAAAATATAAGCTAAATCAGCACATTCTTTATTAGCAAGAACTTTTAAAGTATCCATACCAATAGTATTAAGCATTTTACCTCTTAAGCTATAAACTGCTTGAGTATTTTTATCTCTAGCTTCTTTTGCTGTACCAGATGCTGAACGTCCTTCAGTAATAAATATTTCATTAACTTCTGTATCTTTTGAAATACAATTAGCTAATTTAGAAAGATCACTTACAATAGCGAATTGATTTTCTCCTTTTTTCTGAACGGTCTCTCTAGCCTTTTTAGCTGCTTCATAAGCTTTAACACTAATAATAATTTTATTACAAATATTCTTTATATCTTTTGCGTTAGAACTAGCAAAATTATCAAGAGCTTCTGAAATAAGTTTAGAAATTAATCCAATTTCTTTAGACTTTAATTTATTCTTAGTCTGATTTTCAAATAATGGATCAGGATGTCTAATACTAATAATAGCTACTAAGCCATCAGTTACATGATCACCATTAATTTTATCTAAGAGTCCTTCATCCTTTTTAGCTAATAGATTATTATTTTCTATATAGCTTTTAAAGAATCTTGTTAGAGAAGTTTTAAAAGTTGTTTCTTGAATACCTCCTTCTCTCATTAATAATGAATTACAGAAAGAAATAATATTAGTGCGTGATTTCTTATCATATGAAAAAGCTAATTCTACATTAAACTTAGATGTTTTATTTCTTTTATTAAATTCAACATCATTTGAGATTTTAATAGTTCTACATATTGATTCTTTAATGTTATCTTTAATATAATCATCAATACCATTAGCTGAAAGAAACTTAAATTCTTCATTAGTATCTTCATTAATTAAAATGAATTCTACATTCTTTAAGACATATTTCTTAGTTTCAAGTTCAAATTTAATAGTTTCAAAATCAAAATTAACTTCTTCCATAAAATCTTTATTAGGTTCAATATAAACTTTAGTACCAGATGATTTATCTGAATCACCAGTGCATTTTAATTTAGTAATTGGAAGACCATTACTAAATTTCTGAATATAATGTTTATTTTCTCTAACACTTTCTACAATAAATGATTTTGATAGTGCATTTACTGCAGTAGTTCCTACACCATTTGTACCAGCAGATGCTGAATATTCATTATTATCAAATTTACCTGATGCATGGAGCGTACAAAATGCTTTTTCAATAGCTGTAGGTGGAATACCACGACCAAAATCTTCTACTGAAGCAGAACCTTTTTTATTAGAGATTTTAATAATAATTTTATTACCAAAACCATTTAAGCATTCATCAATAGAATTATCCATTAATTCTCTAATTAAATGAGTACAACCTTCCATTCCAATATTTCCGATGTACATAGTTGGCTTATTCTGAATATTTTCTGGATATTCATAAACCTTAATTGAATTTTCATTGTAATGATTACTTTTATTCATCATTATCCTCCTTAATGAATTTTATTAGTGTTTTTAACACCATTTAAATAATATATAAATAAAAAAAGAGCTAAGCAAAATATTTGATTAATATTTCACTTAGCCCTAATTAATTAAAAACCACAATCAAGTACTCTTAATTGAGCTTCAAGATCATTTAACTTAAATTCAAGATCATTTAATTCTTCTTTAACACTTTCATCATTATCCTCATATCTTCTCTTAAGCTTTTCATACTTTTCAAAGATTTTATTATATTCAGATACAACTTTATTATACTTAATATTCTTTCTAATTCCATTTAAAGCATATAATAATGCAATAATTAACAATACTAAAATTACCTTAAGCATTTTATTAATCTCCTTTTTATACTAAATTATTTCTACTCTTATGACGAATATTTTTCTTAGGTTTATTATTTTTATTTTCAATTCTATCATCTCTATCTTTCAAGAAAGAAGGCATGATAGTTCCAATAACTTCATCATGAATCATAATAATGAATTTATCAAATTCATTTAAATCATCCTTTTTAATGATATTTTTATATAATGATTCAACATACTTTGAAACATATTCTTTAAGAGTCGTTTTTCCTAAAACTTCTTGAGGGAATTTATACATTTTAAAAACATCAGTTGCTTCTTTTTTATTATTTGGCATTAATACTATTAAACCAACTAAATCAAATATATTTGGTCTATTAGATTCTTTAACAAATCTTTCTTTAGTCCAAAATCTTACAGAAGCTATTGAATAAATATCAAAACAATTAAAATCTTTAGTTATATCAAAAGCTTTTTTAGCTGCATTATAGAAATTAAACTTTTTATCTTCAGTATTATTTCTACAATATTCTGCTAATAAATTATTTAAAATAACTTTAAATTTTGCTGAATATTTAAAAGTATTATTTAATACTGCTGCAGCACCTGGAACGAAGGTTACTAATCCTTCATTATTCATATCTTTTGAGAAAATATAAAAAGAGTGATGAGCATCAAATACTTCATTCAATTCTTCCTTATCTGGAATTTTACCTTCTCTCTCAGTTTTATCAATTACGCTATAAATAATTCTTCCATAATCTTTAAGATAATTTAAATATTCTTCTTTGTATTTAGGATTATTATTAAGAATTATTAAATTATTTTGATTACAAATTGTAAATAACTTACCATATTCACTTTTTGAAATATCATTAAGTTTATTAATATAATCAAAACCTTCTTCAATAGAAATTGGTTCTCCATCAATATAAGTTGGAATTTGATATAATTTAATACATTGTGATGCTATTTCCATACTTTTATTAGTTTTATGGTTTACAATTCTATATAATGATTTACAACCTACTTTGCCACAAAATTCACATCTTCCTTTACCATCTTCAAAGAAGTTTTTATTAATGATACCATATTCATCTTTAATCTTGAATTCCCATTCATTAATCATTGAATCAATATCATTAAACATTTCATTTGTTGGATTGTTCAAATCAATGGTAAATCCTTTAAATTTATTACTGGATCTACTTTGCATTGTTTTTAATCCTTTATTCATATTTGTTATCTTTCTAGCTGATGTTGAGCCAGATTTAATGTCATCTAAAGTTTCACGCATAGTTTTCATTTTTCCTTGTACCTCCTAGGAATTTAATTGATTGTTACCTTTAAAATAAAACCTTTAATACCGAAGTATTAAAGGTATAAATAATTTTTATTAAATACAAACAGTTAATTTTTTAGATGCTCTTGTAATACCTGTATATAGCATCTGCCAGTATAAAGGATCTTTATAACCTTTAAATGGCTCAAAAATAAAATAAACATCATCCCATTCAGAACCTTGTGATTTATGACAAGTTATTGCATATCCAAATGTAAATTTATTAATCTTATTTAATTGATTATCAAAGAATATTTTTCTTTTCTTTAAGTATTCACCATAATTATAGTTCTTAATATTATCAGAATTATAAAGATCTTCTTCTTTATTAAAATTAAATTCAAAATAAAGAAGATCAATAATAATTTTCTTAAATGCATGGTCATTATAAAAATCTGGTCTAACTGTTGCTAAACCATGTTTTGTAGAATTATAAACTTCTAAATCATCCTCTAAAATAACTCCTAATCCATTTACTAAGTTAGTTTGAAGTTTTTCTTCACTACAAATTAAATTCCAATTATTCTTCAAGCAAATAAGTTTTTCTCCTTTTTGAGGCATCCAAATATCTTTATTAATTCCTTTAAAATTATTTCTATAAAAACTATTAAGTTTTTTAACTGTATCATTTTTACCTGCAATTATTTGATCACAATTCATTAAACGTTCTAAATCTAAATCTGATTTTCTAATTACATTAATACCATCTCCATAATTACCAACTTTTAAGAATTTATGTTTTCTAGCTTGTTCTGCTAAATAAATAATTGGATTATCTAATGATTGTCTCAATGGTTCAGTTAATAAAGCATCTGGATTTTGACATAATTCATTTACTTCTCCAAATGGTGGTGGTAATTGATTATTATCACCTAGACAAATAATTTTAATACCAAATGATAAAAGATCTTTCATTATTTGATTATTAACCATATAGAATTCATCTACAATAATTAATTTAATAAATTCATCTAAAGATTCTTTTAAATCAAAACCAATTACATTACCATCTTTATCAAATATTGGATCATAAATGAGTTTATGAATAGTTGTTGCAGTTTTATTACCTTTCTTGATTAATACTGAAGCTGCTTTACCTGTATATGTTACATATTTAGTATTAACTTCTTTATCAATACCAATTGATTCAATAATATACTTAACAATTGTACTTTTACCAGTTCCTGCACCTCCCATAATTACAAATGGTTTTCTATTATCACTTAGATACCATTTTTTAGCTTTTTCAATAGCTATTTCTTGTTCGTTAGTTAATATCATTTTTTTTTCCTCCTTTTAATAATTAATTATTATATTTAAAAATTATTTTTAAATACAATAAAATAATATATATTTTAAATAAATTCTTATTTAAACTTTTCATTATAAAGGAGTGATTTTATTGAATAATTATAGTTTATTTGAAAATAAAATTATAGATAGATTTAATTTTAGTGGTTATTATATAGGTTATGTATTAGATAACTCAGAATTTGAAAATACCTTACAAATAAAAGTATTTATTCCAGAATTATTTGGTTATATGTATAATCCTGCAATTAATAATATAGATAGCTCAGTAGATATATCAACAAGTCATTTATTAAATGATGATGTAAAATTAACTACTAAAATAGATAAACAAGAATATGTATATGCTAGAGTATTACTAGATAGAAGTACTACAACTACTACTAAGGAAGAATTTATTAAAGAAGTAGTACCAGATGTTGGTGAAAAAGTATTAGTATCATTTTTAAATGATAATCCTAATAATTGTATTTATGAAAATGTATTATTCTTAACTGAAGGAGAATCTATTGCATTAATTGAAAGTAATAAAGTTGATGGAGTTACTACTATTAAAGTTGAAAGTGAAAATAATACTAGAAATACTTCTAAAGTTAATGTATCTACTAAAATTAAATGGTCTTATAATTAAAATTAAGGAGATGATATAAATGGCGGATAGTAATTCAATTGAATTAGAATTTAGAATTATAACTGATAATACTTCAGATACTACAAAAACACCTGAAGATTTTAATGATTATCTTGAAGATACCATACAAACATTAGAATTAAATTCGGATAATTATGTAGCATATGTAGTCGATAATATGAATGATACTTCAAGTGCTAATAGAGCATTATTATTAAGATATAATGGCGGTGATACACAAATATTCTATAATAGCACTGATAATTATTTAAAATCTAGAAGTAAATCCGATTTATCAACAGCTTCAGATAATGGCTTAATGTCTTCACATGATTATGCTTTATTAAGAAATTTAGATGAAAATCTTAATATTGAAGATACTTCAGCTTTAGTGGAAAATAATAATGAAATATTAACTGATATTATTGAAGTAGATGAAGATAAAACAGTTACGAATACTAATAAGATTTATAAGTTTAAAGAAAATAAAATTAGTACTATTGATGATATTAATGAAAGATTAGACACAGATGAAGAAAATATTGAAAATATTATGGACTTCTTAGATGAAGACTTAGTATCTAGTTATGCTAATCTTAAAGAATATATTGATTCATTAATAGCTTCTTCAGTAGATACTATTATTAGTGATTATATTAATCATACTCATTCTAATTCTTGATAATAAAACTCTTAAGGAAATTATATTCCTTAAGAGTTATTTTTAATGATAATCTTTTCTAATTTCTTCTTCCATAGGTGTTCTCCAACACTTTCTACATAAAATATCTTTCTTATCAAATTTACTAGAATCTTCTATAAGACATTCACAACAATCTTTCCCATAAATACTTTGTACACAAAAATTTGGTATATTATAATCATCAATATCTACATTAGGCATTTTTTCTTTAATATCCATTAAGAAACTTGTCGGCGGATTATCATTAAGCCAATTTAAGATATTATTATTTAAACTACTAGTCGTACCAAATTTCTTTAATAGAAGAGCAAAGCCACATACCCTTCCAGAATTTAGTATACAATTTTCACAACCTTCATATTTAGAAATATAATTGCACATATAATCAATATCTCTAAGATTAACATCTTCTTTACCTTCAAATACTAAATCAGTTAAAACATCGAAATTTTCAAAGCTATCAAAAATTTCAACATCTGGTTGTTCAAATTCTTTATCTTCTTTAGAAGTTGTTTCATTAATATCTATTGCATTTTCTTCCATAATTTTCAGCTCCTTTTTTATATTATTTATATAAATGTTATTTTTAATATAAAAAAATTAATTATAAAAATATATAATAACAAATTTATATAAATGGATGAGTATGTCTAGTTGGCGATGACGGCAGACTGTAAATCTGTTACACTTGAAACACCGTAGGTTCGATTCCTACCTCATCCACCATGAGTCTCCTCCTTTTTATTTTATGATGACTCCTTTTATGGTAAAAAATAATGATAGTAGAAAAGTTTCAATATACCCTTATGGATTTATTCCATAAGGGTATATAATTTTTTATAATTCAACATCTCTTTATTAAATATAAAAGAAAGGAAGTGTTTTATATGAATATTACTTTTGGAAATCCAGCTAATCAAGAAAAAATAGTAAATCAAACTTATAGCACTATTTCAGTATGTAGTTCAACCAATTCTTTATCATCAATTATTGGTTCAGTTACTAGTTATATTACTGAATATTTTAAATCTAAATTTCCTGAAAGCTTCTTTAAGGAAACTTATATATCAACTACAATGGCTGCAAGTGCTATTCAAAAAGATTACTTTGAAGTTAAAAAACGTCCTTATTTATTTATTCAACCTCAATTTGATTTAACGCAAGGATATATGGGAGATTTACCTACATTATTTACTGATACTTCTTGGGTTTATTTAAAAAAATTAAGAAAGAATTATAATCTTATATTTGAAGATCAAAATACTGGTATAAGAATATTTAATGCTTTTAAAAGAACTAAAATTAATTTTAGAATAGGTATTAGGGTTAACTCAGAGCTTCAAGGATGGAATACTATTTCCTATATAGATCAGAATTTCCAAACTAATGGATGGTTTTTTCTTAATAAAGTATTCGTGCAAACACAAGTACCTCCATTTATAATTCAAAATATTGCAAATAGGCTTAATTATAATTTAAATGAAAATGCAGATTTAGAACGTATGGAAGATTTTATGTTACAATATTCTTATAATGGTATTTATATGGCTAAAGATTTAAGCACTGGTAATAATCGATTTATGTTCAGATATCCTGCTAATATATTAATAAACTATCCTGATATGTCTAATCAAAATAGAAATATGAGACAAAATGTTATTCAAAATTCTCAAATTGAATATAATATAACAGCTGAATTATGGACACCATCAACATTTATTATGGAATTAGATAATATGGAAAGATTTAAGAATGTAAAATTAACTAATCCTAATGATTATGAAGATGGTACTTATAGATTCTCATTGGTTATGAATGAAGATTATATACCATATACTAAAGATAATAGAAATATTCTAATGAAAAGAAACTTCTTGCCTGAAGTTAATGTTGAATATGATGAAGTTGACCTTAAATCAGTATTACCTTTAAATGTACATAAAGCTTGTGATTTATTAAAGAAATATAAAATTAAAATGAGTAAAGTATTTACAATAGATTTATATATTAATGGTAGATTATTATTCCCAGAAAATTATGAAGTTGATGAAAAAGATTTAATTCTTAAAACTAAGAATCCTATGGTAAATACTACTTATACAGTTGTATGTTATGCAGATATGGGTATATTAAATAGAATTAATTTATTAATGGGAGAAGATAGTAAATCTGAAAAAGAATTGGATCAATTCTTAAAAGATTTAAAAAATAGTAAATAAAAAAAAAGAAATAAAGCTTAATAAGCTTTATTTCTTTTATTATTAATCATTCCAATCTTTGTATTGATAATTACATTCTCCAGTGTACCAACCACGATCATCTTGTCCTTTAAAATGATTAGTTATTTCAGATTCTGGTAGATCTTTATTAATATCTTTTAACATATCTTCGAATGTTGGTTCATACATAAAATTTTTTCATCCCCTTTATACATGGTTTATTGTATCTGCGGTAAAAATAATACAATAATAATCTGTTAATCATTATTAAAGCCTTCAATAATTCCATTGATATATCCATCATTATCTAAGAATCCTTCAATATAACCTTCTAACCAATCTGTTGTATAGGGACTTTCTTTATAGTCTTCAATTCTTTCTTCAATAAATTCTTCTAATTCTTCATCATCTAAATAACCACACATCATAGTATTACATAATAATTTAATTTGCTCTTTAATTAAATCATTAAAAGGTGGTAATTCAACATTTACACTTTCAACCATGCAATTAGAAAAATTAGCATTTTCATTTGCATCAATATTAATAACTCTATTAAAATCATTATCTAATGAAATTCTAGCAGTTACCAATTTATTAGAAATATCTTCTCCATTATCTATTAAATCATTTACTTTTTCTTCTATTAGTTGTTGTAATACTTTTGGATGAATTATATCTTCTGAATTTAAATTATTCTTAATAAATTCTTCTGCTTCTTTTTCTGGAAAATTCTTAACGCATTGTAATTGATTATAAGTAAAACTCCAGTTAGCTTTATCAATTGAATATGGATCATTATTATCTATATTCTTATAATTTTCTATAATATCTTTAAGATTAGGTACACAATATACCTGACATTCATTTTTATCTTTTTTGTCTTTATCCTTATTTTTATCATAGAATTCATGTTCTTCATGTATTTCAGATTTCATTTATTTCACTCCTTATTTAAAATACTAATTAATTAGTTAATTATAAATTTTAATATAAAAAATTAAATATAACAACTTAATAATTTATAAATGAAAGGTGGAAACTATAATGATGCTTAGTGAAAAAGAAGATACTAGTTTAAGCAATTATGACCAAAAGGATATTTTAAGTAATCTTTCTTCAGAGATTTCTTTAGATACAATTAATCAACAGATTGATAGAATTTTTGATGAAGATGAACCTCCTAGAAATAGTAGTGACGTATTTGAAAGTTTTATACAGAAATATAAATTTCTTAAAGAAAAATATAAAGATAATGAAGAATTTATTCCTAGCTTAGAACAGACAGTAGAAGAAATTATTATTGATATTTTAAATAATATTGAAAATAAATTTGATTTTAAAATTACATTTAGTGAAAGCTTACTTATTGATGATAAAATTCATTATATTCATATGATTTATAATTTCTTAATTAATTATATAGAAGATGGTATAGAAAGTTTATTTTATAATTATTTTATAGATCACATTAAAGAATTTCCTAATAGAACTATTAATACTAAGGATCAGACTTATATTAATTTTAAAGGAATTATTCCTAACGAATATTTAAATCAAATTTATAATTTCTTAGAAAACATTGAAACTATTAAAGAATATAAATTATATGCTGAAGATTTAATTGAATTAATGATTGCTAATGATCCAATGATTGAATGTAATTTCTGGTGTACTAAAATTTTTATTGATAATGATTTTGTAGATATTAGTTATGGTGATAATTTTAAAAAGAATATTTTAGATGTTGCTTTTAATTCTAATAAGATTTATAAAGTACAGAATCTTATTATTAAGAAATATTGTAACAAATAAAATAATAACCCTATAGAGATTAACTCTATAGGGAAATTTTTAATATTTAAGAATCTTTTCAACGGGAGAAATAATTTCTTTTTCATTATTAATATTTTTAGCAGTAGAAGTAATCATTGCCTTATTAAAATCTTCAAATCCAATTGCAGTATAAGTACTGTTAAAGAATGCAATATTTTTAAGATTAATATTTTTATAATCAATTGAATTAATATTTTGCTTATTAATAGCTTTTCTAAAAGGCTCTTTAACATTTTTCTTATTTCTCATTAATTCACCGATCATCATTTCATATATTATATTCTGGCAACCTAAATCCATTTTATTAATAGACATATTTTCCATAAAAATTTTAACAATTTCTTCATATGGTATTAATGGTAAAAATCTTCCATATAATAACATATTTAAAAAGTCACCAGCATTTTTACCAGATTCTTCTACATTAATATTCTTAACAAATATAGAACCACGATTCATTGTTAATACATCATATTGAATATCACCAGTATCTTTAATATTTAAAGTTTTAGAATTTTTATCATCAAATTCAAATACAATTCTAGATGGAAGTTTAAATGTATAAATATGACCCATTTCATCTTTTTCTTCCATAGCAAATGATTTTACTTCAAAAAAGAAATATGCTATAGTATTTACTTCATTACCATTATAAACAGCTATATTAGATTCAAAATAATTTTTTGGTATATATACATTTAAAATATCTCCAGTAAATCTAATAGAATCTCCATCTTGTTCTAAAAATTTAAGCATAATTTTACACCTTCCTATAAAAAAATTTATAATAAATAGTAGTTTTTATATATAAAAATTTTTATATACAAAAAAAAAAGTAGGCGCTGCAGAACCATGATATAATTTTTATATCGCAGCAGCGCCCACATACATTTTTTTTTTAGAGCTAGAAGAAAACTGAATTACTTATTTCTATAAATATTATTCAATCTCTCCTGTCTCTCAATAAGCTTTTCAGCATCATGATTAATACGGTCATATTCTCTGATGTCACTGACATCATGAGAAAGACCTGAAATCATTGCTCCAAAGCAAGCTCCAATAGATGCTCCAACAGCCAATCCAACAATAGTACCGACATTCTTACCATTGCAATATCCATTGTTGTAACCCTTATTGTAGTTTTTCTTTGTAGAATTGAAGTTAGCCATAATAGCCTCCAAGATATTATTTATATTATTTTACCCCTACTCTGTTATCTCATATCAGTCGCCCTATCTTTTCAGGCAATGAGTTTCTTCAAGGGAACATATAAACTCTAGTATTTATTAAGAGCTACTAGAATTAAATACCACTCTAATGTATGAATTAAAGTAATTATTTACTTTATTCACAATTATAATATATATACAAATATATGATTTAATACGATTTAATAATATTCCTATAGAGATTATTTTCTCTATAGGAATATTTAAGTATTATAAAATTTCTAACAAAGCATCTCGATATCCTTCCATATAACTTTCCATTTGTTTATTTTTAATTCTATTTTTTTCCGCTATAGAACTTTCATGCTCCGCCTGTGCTCTTCTTCTTTTATTCTTAGAAATCTTTTCTTCTAAGTTAGCTTTATCAGTAGCTTCTTGATATTTAATCTTTTTCCATGTTTTAAAGTTTTTATATAACTTAGGATTTTTATTGTGATCTTTTTCATATTGTAACATTTCTGGATCTTCAAAATTTTCAATACTTAATTTACCACCACGTTGTTGATATGCAATATATTTTAACTGTCTTTCATTGCTTTTTTTATTTTGAGCAGCAGCATCTTTTTTCATTTTATTTTTTAATTTAATATTTTGGATTATACCTTCTACTAAATAATTAGAACTATTCATATTTCCACCACCTCATATGTATTATTATCTTCATCATATGCATATTCATCTTCAACTTTAACTATATTAATAACTGAAGTGTCAAAATTACAATCATCAATAATATTATAATCTTCATCTATAATATATAATGTCTTATCTTTAGTACATACAATACTATATTCATCAGGTAAAGTTTGCTCTAATTTAGTCTGATCTTTCTTTTCTTTTTCATCTTCAGATAATCTTTCTTTAAATATTCTATCAATTTCTTCATCACTTGGTTCATTAATTAATTCTTCTTTATTATCATTAATAGTTTCTTCTAATAAAGTACTTTTATCATTTTTGTTAAGTAGTCTATAAATGTCAAGAATTTCTTTACTAACACCTGTACTTTGATCTTCAAGTTTATTATTAGCTGTAAACATTTTAAGTTCCATATCCATTTTAGATTTTTTAATATTAGTTAATTCTTTAATTATATTTAAACGTTTTTCTTTAATAGAAATTAAATTAGCTGTTTGAGAAGCCATGAAAACAGGATTAGATTTTGTAGGATATTTTGACATAGCATCTAATCTTGCTTTAGCATCATTAAATAATAAATCTAATGATTCTAATTCAGATTCTAGCATATTATATTCTTTATCCAAATCTTCTGGATTAAGTTGTAATCTAGAATTATTAGCCATAAAATCACTTCCTTCTTATAAAATATAATAAAAAGTTCCAAAAAAAAAAGATTACCATATTGTATAAATTAAATACAATATGGTAACCAAATTAAAATAATTTTAAAAGTTTTTTTTATCTGTTATTAAATAAGTCTAAAATATTTATACTAAAATACTTATTCATATATTCTTTTAAAGTTTCATCACCTGATTCTTCTATGATTTTAGTGAATTCACTTTCAGGAACTACTACTTTATTTGTTTTATCATTAAAGCAATAAATATCAATATAAGAATTAATAGTAGTATCTCCATAATAACCAATTAATGGATATTCATAAATCTTTGGATTAGTATCTCCATTAATTAATTTACAATTACCTAATTGAAGATTAAATTCTTCACCTTTAATAAATATAGAAGATACTCCATTCTTATCAAATTTTATGATATGCTTTTCATAATCATCTGATATTTTCATATAACCTTCAGTCTTTAAAAGACTACCGAAATCCTTTTGGAATCCTTCTACTATTCCTTCATATTTTTCTTCAAATACTGTAGGAATGCGATATTCATCAATTCGATAATCAATTGAGCCATCATCATTAAGAATTCTACAAACGTATAAACCTTCTTCTTTTGGCTTCTTTTCTTTTATATTAGTAAACATAAAGTCATTTCCTTTCATTCATTAAATAAAGAATACATTTCATTACAAGTTTTATTAATATTCATTAAATAATTTATACAACTATATTGATTGTATAAATTATCGTTTAATCTATCAAAATTATAATCTAAATAGTTAATAACATCTAACAAAAAATCTTTTATCATTTTTAGAACATTACCCTCTTCTAAGCTTTTAGCTAAAAGTGATAAATTAATAATCATTGATGTATTAGACAAATTTTCTTTTGTAATTTTTTTTACATCCATTTGTTCTGTTATAAAGAATAATATAAAATAATTTGAATAATTGCTAATATAATTATCATAATAATAACAATTATATAAAAACATTGTAGCACGTTTTTCATAATAAGTTGGTGAATTATAATAACTATTAGAGCATTTTTTATAGTCGGCTGGATTGTAAAAATTTTTTAAAATATCCCATGAATCTTTATTTATATCAGATGGTACAATAGGAATTTTTGGATTGTCATCTTCATAATCAATATCAACTTTTCTTTTTTTACAATAATCTTTTATATCATTTATTACTTGATTTTTAAATTTATCAAATTTATTAGTTTCTCTTTCTGATTCATCAATGTTTTCTAAATTTAATTTAACATCATCAACATCACAATATTCTTTTAATAAATCTGAAAAATGTCTATTATTACAAAGTTTCTTTCCATAATCATTAATATCATTAATTATTTTTACAATATCATTAATTATATCCCAATCAATTACATCATTTAAAATATCAGTTGATATTAGTTTAAAAATCTCGTCATATGTTTTTACTTCATTATATGATTTTTTAACGTTATAATCATTATCATAAATTAAATGACAATTATTATCAGTTGACATAAATTCTGAAAATATTTCGGAAATATCATAGCCCTTATTGAATTTATCAATTATAAGAAAAATATTATCATTATTCAATATAATATTTTTAACATAATCTTTTTCTTCATTATAATTTTCCCAAATAACCTTTCCATCATTTAACATACAAATTCTATTTGAAAATACACTGTTCATATCTTTTTTTCCTCCTGAGAATTAAATTTAATAATTTTTAGCATATGAATTTTTATTTTATTAAGTTAAGTATTTTCTTTTGAAATTACACATGATAACACCATTCACTTCCTTTCCTTTATGACCTGGCAATACAAAAATAGCATTATCGGTAGTCCTTTTATATATTCGATGTCCTCCTTTACATCGTACATATATAAAATTATTTTCGTTAAGTACTCGTTCAAAATCTTTAATTTTAATTTTATTCATAAGTATACACCTCATTATAATATTTATTTTGATTATAAATAATTTAATAATCAAAGCTATAATATATACTTAAAAAAATACTCTAAAGGAATTTTCTTCCTTTAGAGTAAAAAATAAATTAAACTAAGCTCTTACAAATAAATTGATTAGATGTTACTAGAATACCAATAATGCTAATTACCGCTTTTAGTATTTCAATTTCAGTCTTAGCTGAATTTACAATATAAGTTTCCTTTTCAGTTTCATATCGCTTTGTCTTAAGATTATAAATAACATCGTTATTAACACATTGCTCAATGATATCATTAATGTCATTTGAAGGTATAGAAGCATTAATTAAAACGTATTTATAACATTGAATGAAAGATTCTTTAATTAATTTAAATAAAATATTTTCTAAGCTATTTATCTCAGTTTTATTCTTATAAGTATTACTAAATTCTAAACTACTCATATCAGTTGTATTCATATAAGTATTAATAAACTTTGGAATAGCTAAGTTACCACCACAAACATAACCAGTTTCTAAAGCTGCTTTACAAGCAAAAATACTATCTTCAATTAGATACTTACGATTATTCTTTTCTAATTCAGTATCCCCACCTACATAATATTTAACAATTGTAGAATTTAAATTAGCTTTTCTAGTTTCTAATTGGAAAATTCTACTATCGAATGATTCATCCTTAAGGTCTTTAAACTTTTGAATCTCTTCATCAATATACTTGACACGATCTTCAAGTTCTTTATCAGAACATTTACGACCAACTAGCTTAGTAGTTTTATTACTAATAGAAATTTCATCGCAAGAACCTAACATAGTATAAAAATTCTTTTTAAAATCATCTGCTGAATTAAAAGTCTTATCATAGATAGTACTCTTAGTATATAAAGCAATATCCTTAAATATTTCTTCTTGATTTTTATTAGCAAAATTAAAATCAACTAAACAAATATTAAAATCAGGATTTTGCTTTTTATTTATGATCCAGCAAGAAACAAATTCTGCTGAAAAGCTTTTAGCAATAATAACCATAGGTTTAGTATGTCTAGCAACTAAATTACCTATAGAATCTACCATATAATTTAAGTCAGTAGAATCTAATCTATCATTGCACATAAAAATAAAAGGTTCTTTAAAATTACATTCTGGTTTATTCTTATTATTTGAAAAATCCTCTGCAATCATTCCTGTAGCAAATTCAAGACCATTTAAATATTTAAAATGATCTTCAGAATCATTAGAATTCTCTAAATAAATAAAACCATCATTTCCAATAACCTTATAAATATCATAAATATTAGAACCTACTTTAGCATCATTATTATTAGATACTTCGGCAATCTTTCTAATAATATCAAAATTATCTTCATCAATAGGTGTAGCCATTTCTTTAACACCTTTTGAAATAATTCCTTCAATAGATTTTAATGTATCAAAGATTTCTTTAGGTGAATACTTACTAAGTACTCCATCATCCTTCATAGCATTATTTAATACTGTAAATAATGATTGTGCTATAACTACTGAAGAAGTACTTCCATCACCTACAGTTTGTACTAAATTAAATGAAATTTTCTTAATAATTTCATAAATAGTTGTAGCTAAAGGACTTTCAAACTTTAAAGATGATAAAATAGTATAACCGTCTTTAGTTGCAACATGTCCATTAACTTTATCTTCAATAATAGTTGAAGAACCATAATAACCTAAAGAATTTCTTAAGCTATTAGCAATAGTTTCTAAAGTCTTTTCAGAAATATTTCTATAATCATTTTCTTCAACAATATTTGAAGAATTACTTGATATAAGTTTATTCTCCATATTATTAACTCCTTAATGTTTTATAATAAATGTATAATTATTATTTTCTTTATCTATATTGAATATACCATCTAAACCATATTTATCTATAATATCATTAATATCGTTTGAATTATTAAATTCAAACGATATTTTTTCAAAATTACAAATTTCTCTATCGTCTGATATATAATTAAATCCCTTTATAACATCATAAGGGATATTTTCTAAATTTAAAATATTTATTAGACAATTAAATTGGTATCCGAATTTTTTACCTAACGATTCTATGAAATTGTCTTTATCAAAATCAGTTAACATTTCCAATTTACTTTTATCTAAATGGTCAGATGGTTGTAAAAGATCATTATAATAAAAATAAATCATATGATTCAACCAACTTTCTATAAATTATAAAATATATGCTCAGTCATTAATGCTGTGATTTCTTTCTACTTTCTTCAATACTCTTTTCTTTGACTTCTTTCATAGCTAATAATAAAGAGTATTCCATATTTAATAATTGATCTATAGATATCTTTCCTTCAAATAGATCAACTAAGTATAATAAAAATGTAGCACTATTTTTGTATTGTTCTTTAACTCTTTCATTTCCAACAATATCTTTACTTATTGGCTGAGCATTAGACGAAAAAGTACATTTTCCATGTCAACTGGCATATTGCCTAGTTCTTTCTTACAACTTGGACACTTAAAGCTTGGAATTCTATATTCAGTTTTATACTTATCGGTCCATTCATCAATTGCCTTTGCTAACTGCTTTGTATCATTAATAGATAATTCCTTAAGTACATTGATAACCTGATTCTGTGCTGTTACTGGATAATAAACAGGAGAATTCTTAGCAATAGTTTCTGGTACATTAAGAATTAATACATTCTTGATAAATAATAATGTAGCTAAATCATCAGCCATTTCTTCCATTTTATCAGCAGGTGTTGACTTAAGAATATTAAGCTGATCCTTAAGAGATGGAATACGAATATCAATAATAGTTTTAGACTGATCAAGACAAATTCTCTTATGTTCTGCAATTAATGAACCAGCCTTAACTTTATCAGGTGTATCTGCATTCTTAGCAACTTCTTCAAGTCTTTCAAAGATCTTTGTATCTTTACTAAATACAAGAGAATCATTTGGAATAGCTTGTGAGAATGAATGTTGACAATGAATACACTTAAAATCAAAATTAGTAGTTCCTGGGAATGTCTGCATATGTAAGCCATAAAATAGATTCTGTAAATCAAAAAATGAAGTACATTCACAGAAAGTATCAAAACTAATCGCACCAATACTTGTAGCCTGCATTCTACTATGAATAATCTGATACATTTTTAATGTAGTATGATATTCATCCATTGTAGAAGTAGTAATAGCATCAATATCTTGATACTTAAGAGCTTCCATATAAACAGTATAACAACTCTGAGGTAAAGCTACTTGGAAAGTAGGCTTGCTATTGAATACTAAATCAAGGTTAGTATGCTTTTCAAGACTATTAAGACTATCTGAAATTACAATATTATTTAAATCAATATTCATATTAGGAAGTAATTCATTAATCTTTACCTTCATATCAGTAACTACTTCATGTCTATCACTCATATAAAGAGGACTAGGATTAGCCTTTTCCTTCTGTGTAATAATTTCTCTTGAAGAAAGACTTCCATCCTTTTTAGTAGGTGTATTATTCTTCTTAGAAGTACTTCTTTTCTTAGTAGTTGTAGAAGAAGAATCACCATTATTAGTTGAAGGAGCTTTAAGATCTAAACCTCCACTCATTTCATTTCTAGCACGTTCCATAGCTGCTAGCATCTCTGGATTAGCACCAGTATCATTATTCACCATATCATCTGGTGTAAAAGCAACCTTTTTAGCCATAATATTTATTCCTTTCTAATTATATATTTTTTATAAATCCATCTTGGATATAACTTTTCTATTTGATGAATCACCAGTATAAAATAAACTAACTTTATATTCATCTGTATTACCATTTTGATTTGTATCATATACAGTGAAAAAAATAGCTAAAGTTACATATGCATCATTATTTGATCTTAAAAATTGAATTTCTTGTTTTGTAGTTATATCAGTTTTACCTAATTCATTATTTAACCATTTATTCATTTGAGTTGTAATAACAGATTGTAGTTCAGCTTTAACACTAGTAGTAGCTAATTCAAATAAATAATCTTCGATACCTACACCAAAATCTGGATTATTTGGATAAGTTCCTTGCTTGGTGATTAAAATATGTTGAATCATTCTAGCTACAGCTTCTTTATTCATATAAGTTTCTAATTTTCTAAAGTCGGTAACATTTAATGATATATCTCTAATTTCAGTATTAGTACTATTACTTAAAACAGCTTCTTGATTAGCTTTTACCATTTGTTCTATAATTCGATTAGCTTCTTCAGTGCTATTTTCTTTATAAATTTGATATAAATCACTTGTATTTAAATTAATACCTTTAGCTGATCTATTAATTGCATCAATATAACTTTGATCAAATTTAGCCATATTATCACCTCTTTTAACTTATTAATATTAATATTATATAATTTATAAATTTTTTGTTAATTTTAATTTTTTATATTAAAAAAATAAAATAATAAAAAATTATTATAAAAAAGGAGTTGATTTATAAATGGGTGTAGAAACTGAAAAAATATTAAAAACATTAGAAAAAGAAAAAACTACTAGTGATAGATTAGATAATATTAAAGCTTCTATGAATTATGTAGCAACCGATCAAGAAGTTTATAATACAAATGCTACTGAAGATGTTTCTTCTTCAAAGTCTTCTTATCCAAAAAGATATAGTTATGTACCTAATTTATCTTTAATATTTTCAAATGGAGAAGTATATGATTTATTAAATTATACAACTATAGTACAAGTTGAAGTAAATTTAGATCATTATGTATTTCCTTTAATATCTCTTAGATTAGATGTACCAATTACTTATATTCCTAGAATACAATTTGATGATGAATTAGAAATTAAATTTGAATTAATGTATAATGCAACTACAGAAGTAGATACTGCAAATATGTATGATACATTATGGTCATTTAATATGAAAAAAGTTAAACAGGAAAGTTCACCTATTAATGCAGATGAATTATTATATGAACAAAATGAACAATATACTAAATTTGCTCCAATAGAATTAAAGATGATTCCAGTAGAATGTTTAAATGCTAATAAAATTTTATTTTCAGGTGTTTATGGAAATTGTAATATAATGCAAATGCTAGCATTAATTACTGAAAAACTTAATAATAAAACTTATATAGTTAGTCCAGATAATGTAAGAGAATATAAACAAATTATTTTTCCTCCATCAAATATTTTTTATGCTATAGAATATCTTGACCAATATTATGGTGTATATGACAGAGGTTTAAAGATGTTTTATGGTTTTGATCAAAGTATTGTAATGCCTAAGAATTATTATATTGAAACTGGTATTAATAAAGTTAATGTATCATTTTCTAGTAATTTAGAAGAAGGTATTGATTTTACTACTTATACTGGCGGTGGATTAGCTAAAATTGGAGATGATAATTATATAACAATTACTCCAGATAAAATTAAGATATTAGATAGAAGACAATATATTAAAGAAGCTTTAGGTACTATTGTAAATACTTATTCAAGAGATGATAATGCATATTATGAACAAGTAAGAGAATATGATTATACTGATACTGATGAAAATAGTATTGAGAAAGTTAAATCTTATATTAATAAATATAATAATACTAATAAAGAAAAAGAATATTTGCTACAATCAGCTTATACAAGACAAATAGAATTATTATTAAATGAAGCTATACTAGATCCTAGTTCTTGGTTTAAACCATTTGTTATTGAATTTGAATCAGAAAATTATGAAAGTTTAAATGGTAGATATAGTATGAATGGATATTATTTTAGATTTAGCAGAGTTAGTGATAGTAACAATCAAACCTCTGCTTTTAATACAACATCTGCTATTGAATTAATTCAAATATAAAAATAACCCTAATGACTTATAGTCATTAGGGAATTTATTAATCTCTATACCAAAGAGCTGTTCTATGTTTTTCAGTTCCACGAGAATCATTACCTTGATTAATTAATACTTCTTCAACTTCTCCAGTTTCAGGATTAACCATTTTACATTTTTCTTTATATTCATATGTCATAATATTAAGAACCTGATCAGAAGCCATATATAATCTTTCACCATTTGTTCTATCAACAAAAGAAACACAGTTTTCTGATTCTAATTTGGCATTAGTAAGATCATATCTTTCACAATCAATCATTGTTTGAGTTGTTTGCCAAATAGCAGAAACTTCTTTCCAATCCATTCTAGCTTTAATATCATCATATATTGGAACTAAATTTTTCTTATTATATTGAGGTTTTGTTGGATCATTTATATATTCAATTAAAGTATCTCTGTCTAAAAGTGAATTTCCATCAGCAGTTAAAGGCTTTTTCTTTTCAACTAATAATAGTTCATATGGTTTAAATTTTACAAAGAAATTAAATACATTATTACCAATTTTATCAGCATTATTAATTACTTGCATAACTTCATTTGCCAACATAGTTATCATTCCTTTCTAAATAAAAAATATAACCTAATGTTAAAAAATATAAATTTTAAAAATAATAAATAATTATTATAAATAAAGGAGGAAAAATAGATGAATATTCCAATTTTAAAATTCAAAATTACTGAATTAGAAGAACAACCTAAAAAGTTATTTAGAAAAGCTAAAATGAAAGAAATTTCATATGAAATTTCTTTAGAATATAATTTAGATGAAGATAGATTTTATTATACAGATGCTAATAAATCAATTCCAACTAAAAAAGATTTATCTAGATCTATTATTATGATTTATGATATTTATAAAAGATATGAAAAATTTAATCTAAAAGATAATTTTATTCTATCGGAAAATAAGTTAAATCAATTTCTTAATAATTTTTTCAATTGTAATAATGATGAAGATGACTTTTATTTAAAAAGAATGATATTTGGTAGTAAACCAGTTAATTTATTATTAATTAATACCATTTTAGAAGAATTAAATATTACAGATGTTGATTATAATAAATATTATTATTATCAATATCCTATAGTAAATTTTAGATAAAATAAACCCTTAAGGAATAAATCCTTAAGGGTTTTTAATTTATATAAATAAACTATCGCCAAGGTTATCAATATCAGATCTAGGTGTAACTTCCTGTCTATTATCAGGACTAAGTTTATCTTCAATAGTTCTAGATGTTTGTGCATCTTCTTTCTTTAATGTTGCAACAGTATTATGTTGAGCTTGTTTATTATCATTATCGAGGGCTTCACCAAGCTTCTTTAATTTTACAGCTAAATTAGATTGTTTAGTTCCAACTTTCTTATCTTTAGGACTGCCATTACTAACAGCTAAACCATTAGCTTCAACCATACCACTAACATATTTTAAGCTTTCAGAAAGTTGAATTTTCTTAAAATAGAAATAGCAAATAAGAGTTCTAGTTAAATAAACAAGAGCTAATATACTACTAGCAATTAAACCAACACCAACACCTGCAGCTAATACAGGATGAGCAGCTAATCCAGCACTAACAGCAGCACCCATACCTGCTAATTTTGTACCAACACCACCAGCAATTGTAGCAATTTCTCCGATTGCTTCGTGATGAATCATATTATACTCTTCAACTTTAGCTTCTAATTCTTCATTTAATTTTAATTTATTATTTCTACAAATATCATTAAATTTATTAATATTCTTGTAAAGAATATTTTTCATTAAGCTATTCTTAGGAGGATCTCTATAAATTAAAATATTTTCTTCAGTAATTGAAGTAGAATTAATTAAAATAATTGATGTAAATTCAACAACTGCTGCTGCAATAGTTAAATAACATAAAATATTAGCAGAGTCATTTGTACTAAAAGCTCTTTCAAAATACTTTATATTTTTTTCGAGATTAGAAACTGCTGCATCACAAGCTTGAAAAGCAGTAACAGCTTCTACTGTATTTTTACCCTTTGCTTTATCCATTATAGGTTTAAGCATAGAAATACATTGTTTTGTAATAGGATAAGCTTTAGATTTTTTAAAATCACCTTTGGTTTTAGGTAAATCAAAAAAAGCACCTTTTCTAGTAAGCTTTTCAATTTTCTTTTCAGAATTTTTAACTGCACTTGTTCCCATCATATCTGCTAAATTCATTTTTTGTTCTTCATTAAGACTTGCTAAAAAATTAGAAGAAATTAATACAGAATCTTTATCATAAAAATTTTCAGTTAAAATATAATCAATACAAAATCTATCTGGATTTATATTATTAATATATGCCATTTTAAACTCTCCTTTCTTTTATTATCTACCGAATAATGATTTAATATCATCAATATTAATTGGTGTTGCTTTCTTTTGTTTCTTAAAATCATTAAACTTTTTAACAGTATAACTAGCAGATGGTTCATCATAAAGATAAACTGTTTCTGTAGATTCATCAATATATGCAAAATTTAATAAATAAAGAGAATTCATTAATTTTTGTGCAAATTTAGGCATTGATAAATCAATTCTATAAGTTGTCGCAATATAATCAACTTCATCTTTAGTTATAACTAATGTAGATGTCTTAATAGGAGCATTTTTATTACTTGTTGAAGAATGGAAAATTTGTTTATTTTCATTCTTCATTTTTCTAAGTTTATACCACCAATAGTTAGAAGTTTTAGCAGCTTGAATACCAGTATTTTTCATATTAGTAAAGTCAAATACTATTTCTCCAAGTCCCTTAAAGAATCCATACTCACCAGTGGTCCATTTAACAAACTTAAATAAAGTAGAATTTTTAAATTCATTACCAATATTAAATATAATATCTTCAGATTTTAATGGATGTGCCATACACTTTACACCAAAAATAATTTCTTTTTCATCTAAAGAAGTTCTTGATATATTTTTCGTATTACCATATCCTACATTTAAATCGCTACCAACACTTAAAGGACTACCTTCTTTACTCATACCAAATTTACCAAGTTTAACTCCAAAACCACCTTCTCTTTCGGTCGTTGTTGAATTTGAAACTGAAATCTTTATTTTAACGAAAGTTGGTTGTAAATCATTTACCTTTTTAAACATATCTGGATTAAATGGAGCATTATCTATAAATTTCACATCAGTAGTTGTTTTATTTTGTCTATGTAAATTATCTTTAACACTTAAAGGACCTAAATCAATATTTCTATTATTTCTAGCATCGTTATCTACTTCTGAATGACTATCTTCATTTAAGTATTTAGGTAAAGTACTTTCGTTTAAAGACCACATACAAAACTTTTCCTCAAGTGGAATTGAAAGAGATTTATTAGACTCTTTTAAACTTTCCAAAAATGTTGGATTTCCTTCTATATTTGTATGAATTTTTCTTAAAGATGAAATTAAATCGCCAGAACCATTTGTTAGAGTACCAAAATCATTCTGTAACAATAATCTTAACATGATTGTATTTTCAACTTCAAATCCTGCAGCTAAAGTTGCAACTGTATCTTGAGAAATATTCTGTGATACTAAAATAGGAAATTGTAATATCATATCTTTGGTCATTTTTTTAATAGAATTTCCATTATAAATATCAATAGTCTTACCAGCACTTACTCTTCTATTTGCACGTCCTGCAGCTCTTTGAATAAAGTCGTTAAAACTTGCCATAAATTATCATTCCTTTCTAATAAAAATATAAAAAGTTGTTAAAAAAAAGGGCAATATTCAAAAGTAAATATTGCCCTCCACGTAACTCTTTAGAAAAGATAATTAGGCTTTTATCACTAATTTTTTAATGGTCCAAAATTAATGATATTAAACAAGCTATTGCATCTCCGATATTTTTACTTTGATGTTTGTTAAAATTGTTTTTGCTCGGAAATAAATTACACCATTCTGGGAATGGAAATTTATCTTCAATAACCTTGTTATTATTATTTGTAGATTTAAAGTTTTTATTATTATTTTTAAAAACCATAATAATCTCCTCCTAAAATTTAATATTAGGAAAGAGCATGTAGACACGACCGTTGTTTAGCCTACAATATTAAGTTTTTTATAGAGATACGTGGATGCAGTCTAACTCCTTTTCCATGTAAATAATATATATTTATTAAATTTTACTATATACAACAAACTAATATAAATTTTATATAAAGGAAGTGATTTAAAGTGAATGCTGCAAGTATAGTAAGTAATAAATATGGTGAAGTTAATATATATAATAATTTTAATCCATATAGACTAAGAGAAAACACTGAACCATTTATGGGTGGTTTACCAATAGTTTTTTTAACAACACCTTCTATGAATATTTATGAAAATGGTGATTGTTGTGAAACATTATTAGACTCTAATCAATTATTTTCTTATTTAAATAGTACCGATTCATATATATTAAAACAGCTACAATATTCAGGAGGAGGCTCTACATCTCCTTTTATTAAATTATGTACTAATAGATTTAAAGGTATTACATTAAAAGACTTTGGTATGAAAACTATTGAAGATTATGAAAACTATTATGGTTGGAAACAAATATTACCTGCATCAACTATCGATAATTTTACTGCTGAAAGTTCTTTAACAGTTAACTTTGCAGAAACTAAAAATTTAGATATTACTAAAATATTTTATGCATGGATGACTTATATAGAAGTAGTTAGATATGGTTTACATGAACCAACACAAACAACTAGAGATAATCGTATATTAGATTTTACATCTTCTCTTTATTTCTTTTTATTAGACTTTGATATGAGAACTGTTTTATATTTTACTAAATATACTGGAATATATCCAACTAATGTTCCTTTATCAAGTTTAGTATTGAGTGATATTACTTCAAGAAATGCTATTGAAACAACAATTACATTTGCATATCAATATAAAGAAGAATTAAATCCTCAAATTATATATGATTTTAATGCAGTATCTAATTCTACTGCAAATATATTTAATTATACTAAAAAAGAATCTAGTGATGGTTCTTCAGATACTGCAACAGCTTCATTAAGCTCTTTACAAAGTAATTATGGTTATTCTACTTTTAATGTATATGATCCTAATGAAGATACAACAGTTATTTCTTCAAGTAGCACTTCATCTAATTCTTCTTCATCTAATAGTTATACATTTAGTAATGATGGAAGAGATTTTATGTTTGAAAAGAATTATGACCATGTAGAAATAAAAACATCTAGTGAAGGAAGTTATGATACTACTAATAGTAAAACAGCATTTAATAGTGCAGAAAATTCTACTAAACGTACTTTAGTAATGTGTTTTAGTAATAATGCAAATGAATCAGGATCAACAGGTGATTCTAAAACAGCAGCAACTAATTCAAATTATTCAACATCAAGTTGGGATCAACTAAGACAAAATATTTTATCAAATGCAGTTGAAACTATGTCTGAATTAAAAATGGGTGTTATAACATCTAGTAACGCAAGTGTTTATAATGATTATGTAGAAAAAACTAAAAAAGCTTTAGAAATAGATGATGATACAGTTAATGCTAAAAAAGAAGCATTAAAGCAATTATATGATAATGGAGAATTAACTGAAGATGAATATAAAAAAGAGTTAGAAACTTATGAAACTACTGTTGAACAGAAATCTGAAAAGATTTTATCTAGATCAGAATATTCTAATAGTTCTGAATATAAAACAGCAGTAAGAACAGCAAATTTTCAAAAATTATTAGAAACTGCAGCGACTACTGGAACTTCAATGCCTGCTACATTAAATGAATATATAAATCAAACAAAGCAATCTGTTTATGAGCAAGCATCAGCAGCAACCGAAACATTCTTAAAATATTTCGGTGGATTCTTATAATAAGGAGGGAAATATAGAAGATGGCTATTGATATTACAAATAATATACCTACTACAGATTATTCAGATCCATCTGTAGATACAGTTGAAAAGTCTTTAATTAAGATTAATTCAACATCTTATAATGTATTTGATAACTGGTCTGATTTAATTCAAAAGTATTTTGGTATTGATAATTCAGGAAATCCTTATATCAGTACTTTAAAATCTTCATTTTTTGGTTATTTTAATGAATTAGCTTCTAATGAAATTAAAAATGCTGTATATCATAAAAATTTCTTATACGATGAACATTTTTTAAATACAGCTATATTACCAGAAAGTGTTTATAATTTTGCAAAAATTTATAATGTACCAATTGATACTGCTACACCTTCTACAATGTATCTTAAAATGTCTATTAGCGAAAGTAGCTTAACTAGTAGCTCTATGCTAAAAGAAGTATCATTAGATACTGTTACTAATGCTGATTCAAATACTTTAAAAGTATATACTCTAACATTCACTAGAGATAATACTTTATTTACTATAAGTAATTATAATTTTAGTTTACCTTATCCAATTATATTAACTATACAACAAATTAGTGGTTCATCTGATGATGATTATTCATATAGTTATACTGTAAATTATGATACAACTTCAGAAAGCTTTCCGCCTGCCGAAGAAGAAGGTACTTTACCTTATTTAAAAGTTTGGAAAGAAAATGTAGATAGTGTAGATTATGTATATATTGGATTCCAAGTATATCAATTTGAAAAGACCACTAATGAAGTAACTATTACAACTTCAGAAAGTAATCCTAGTAGTTTATATCATACATTTACATTTGATAATCAATTAGCATTCTTTGATGCTAGATACGAATTTAATGGAGTAATGACTAATTTAAATCTTTATTTTAATAATATTTATACTCCTACTGAAGAAGAATATTATGCTTATTATACTTATTTAAACGATAATACTCTTCAAATATCATTTTCTTCAGATAGTATTAATGGATTTGTGCCAACATCTGGTTCTACTATTTATTTTAGAACTTATACTACTTTAGGTGCTTCTGCTAATTTTGATTATTCAGGTGGAGTAACTATGAAGTTTACTAATAACTCTACATATAGTTATTTAGACTTCACTTGTGAAACTATCAGTGATGGTGCTTCTGGCGGTAAAGATAGATTAGATACCTATGGACAAAAAACTAAAATTCTAGAAAGACTTACTACTAGAAATAATATTATTACTGATAATGATTTATTAAAATTCTTTGATTCTGTTAATGAATCTTTAAATATAAATGGTAGTACAATTCAATTCTTAAAAAAGCAGGATGATGTAATTAAAAGAATTTATTGTAATTTCTTATTATTAAGAGATGAAAATGAACGTGTTTTACCTACTAATACAGCTCCTCATTTAATTATTAAAGCAGACGATTTACTTTCTGTAGGAGATACAACTTCAACATCTAATGGTGAAACTAAAAAAACTAAATTAGCTATTAAAGAACATTCTATAGTTAAATGTAACTATGTAAGAGATGTTCCTAATTATAATGCTTTAAAAACAGATAGTGACTTAGTTGTAGATAATTTTGAAAATTATTTTGATAAAACTAATAATATAAGATATTCACAAGATTATATCAAATATATTTTAGACAATAATTATTTCCAAAATATTATTGATCAAAAGAAAGCTTCTTATGAAATAGCTCTTGATAATTTAACTAGTATATATGATATAATGCAATTCTTTGAAGTGGATAGTGATGAATTAGTATATACTATTCCATTTATGATTTCTATTGAAACTGAACCATTCTTAAAAGCTACTTATTATAATATGGATATTAACAATAGCGTTTCATTAGACTATAAATATTTAAATAGTAAAGTAGGTGCATCATTTAGTATAAGTACTCTTTCAATATCTAAAGATATTAGTCCTACAGCTACAAATAAATATACACTAGATTCTAATGTATATAAATTATCATTTAATTTAAATACTAATTTAAGTTATAGTGATTTAAAGAATAAAGTAGTTATTAAATGTATTATGACTGATGCAAAAGATTCTAAAACATTTGGTCATTTCTTCTTTAAATTAAAAGATGTTGAAACAAATACATCTGGTGTAGTTTCTTATAGTTATACTTATGAAGCAGAATTAGCTACTGATTATACATTTAATAGTGGAATGCTTAATATGTATAATTGCTTATATAAGAATTCTTCATCAAGCGATAATTATAGAAGTCAATTATATAAATCAGTTCCTATTGAAGAAGATATTTGTTTCCAAATAGGTATATTATTATACGATCAAAACTTAGCAGCTACACAAACTAAAGATGAAAAAGCAGATTGGTATTATCCTTTCCCAGTTGGTTTTATTCAGACTATTGAAGATCCTGTTGAAATTATTTCAGATACTTCTCCTATGGAATTTAGTGAATGTAGTGAATTAACAAATCAATCAGAATATTATAGTACTACTGATAATGATCCTTGGAAGGGTTATAGAAGTGTTGATTCAGTTCTATTCTTACCAGTCGCTTTAGATAATTCTAATTCAAGCGGTACATCAGGAAACAATTATCAATTCTATGAAGATAAAGAATTTGATTGGTCTAGTAATGAAGATTATTTAAATTCAATGGGTGTTATTTCTTATTTTAGTAATGAACATAGTCTTAAAGATGGTAAATTATCAATTACTATTAAAGATTCCTATCCTGTTACTAATAAAGATGCAGACACTAATCATTTATTATTAAATGGTTATGTTAAAATAGTTATTCCTAATTTTGTATTTTCTACAACAGATGATACCTATTATGTGGAAATTGGTCATAAATTATATTATGACGAAGCACAAGCTAATTTTGGAAACACTAATGATAATATTAAAATTACTAAAACATTTGATAAAGATGGTTATAAGTATATTACATTTGAAATTCAAAGTATTATTAAAATTACTGAAAGTGAAAATGTTGATGAAAATAGTGAAAGCTATGTAAAATTAATTTCTACAGACTATTCTAATAATGATCCTGATTCAGAAAGCCCTGTTATTTATAGAAGAGATAAAGAAGCTGTAAATATGTTAGGTCAATTAGGCTATAGTATATTATCAAATGTAGATAGTATGGATAGAGTAGCAGTTATGTTCTATAATGTATATAGAAGTATTACATCTGAAACTGGTAATAAGACAATTGCTGTAAGTACTGATGAATTATTGGTTAATTCAATTGTATTATCTAGAACAGATGATGATGTAGATGGTTCTGCCAATAGTAGAGATGAAATTAGTAACTATGTTTTAGCTACAGTAATTAATAATTCAAATACTGTAAAGATGTATCAAAATATGTCTAGTCTTATGAGTTCAATAGTAACTTATGATGAAGATAATGATACCTACGATTTAGAGTTAGTTCCATTAATTTCATTAAGATATTATATGGCTAGACCAGAAATGATTTATGATATTTTAAATAAATTTATAGATATCGTTGATAGTTTATTACCTAGATTAGAAAATAATACAAACTGTGATATGAAGTTTTATAATACTTATGGACCTTCAAGATACTTCTATTTTAATAAAGAAGCTATAACTAAAACTACTTATTTAGATTCTGAAACTAATGAAGAAGTTGATATAGAAGCAGATGATTATAATCCTTATAAAAATACAGTTATAACTACAAACTCTTATACTAAGTACAATTATTTAGGAAGAACTGATATTATATTAGATTTTACAATATATGTTAATGAAAGTATTACTAGTGAAAAGGATGAAGAAATTAAAAAATATATTTCAGACTTTGTAGAACAAACAAACGATGAATTAATATTGCCTATATCCAATTTAATAGTTTCATTACAAAATAATTTCCCAATTATTAAATATATTAAATATAACGGTATATTTAGTGATATTGTAGATAGTAATAATAGTTCTAAAAATAATGACTATCAATTAATTGACAATGATTTTGATTTTAATGAAATGACAAAAGATGAAATAAGAGTGTATGTTCCTGAATATTTAAATGTAAAGAAATCAGTAATTAAAACTAACGAAGATACTATTACATATAGTGATGATATATTTGATTTACTTAAATATTCTACATATGATTATGTAATTAATATTACTTATAAATTATAAAAAAAATAAAAGCTAAAGGTTTAATAAACCTTTAGCTTTTTATTAAAAAAAAAATACACATAACCACTTGGTTTCCCTAATGCAGTTTGATAGTGTATTTTTTTCATGAGTTACTTGACGATATTCATAATCTCTTCAAGCTTCTCATTGGAAAGAATTCCTACCGATTCAGCGGTTTCATCAGTACCAAAGTCTGTGAAGGTGAATCCATAGAATCCAAGTCCTTCTACGATATCTTCCAAATTAGGATAGATACCGCCAAGATTGTTTCTAGGCTGGAGAGGAAGTCCTTCCACCTCGACACGGGCATAAAGAGGACTACCGCCCTCAGTAAGCTGAATGTTGAGTTTTGCCTTTGAAGTTAAATAAATAGTAGCCATAATAGACCTTTCCGCACCCATAAAATATAATTAAAGATAAGGAGTCTTTATAGGGAGCATTACTCTCTTATCACAATTATAATATATATTTAGTATTATAATTAAATACATTTTAACATTTAAAACAAAAAGTTATATTTTTTAAGAAAAGTGAGGTGTACCGAAAATGCAACATTTTCATGAAGAAAAAATTCTAAGTACTTATAATACTAAAGCAGCTAAAAAGAGAAGAGAAAGATCTGCTAAAACTCAAGAACTTTTAGAATCATTTGATGCTTTAAGAGAAACTGATGATATTATTGACTATAAAAAGCATGAAGCTTTAAAAGAAAGTTTTTATTCAAATATTTCAACAAGGCATAAAATGGAAAAGAATGATACATATGAAGTAAATCAGAAGACTAATTATATTAATGAACAAATTGATAATCTTACAAGAGATTTATTCTTCTATACTGTATATGAATCATTATTAGTAGATGATGTTATTAAGAATGCTAACTATCAATATATTAGAGAGCATACTAATGAATTCTATGATTTATGCAATCAAAATGGAATGATGTCTATTAAAGAAAATAGTGGTTTTGATGATATTTTTCAGACTGGTGTTTATATGCTTAAAGAAGAATTAGTTAATCATAATAGCTGTGATTTAGGCAGAGTAATTGAAAATACTGTAAATAGCGAAAATATGCTAACTTCATATGTTATTGAATGTATTAAGCTTAAAACTGCCGATAGTTTAAAGAATGAAAAGAAAGCATCAATTATTAAAGAATCTTTGATAAATGAAGAAAAATATGTAGATCCTAGTAAATCATTATTTAGATATTTATTTGAAAATAACATTCAAGAAACTATTGATAATACAGATTTAACTGATCCAGATAATCTTCAAGATATGGCAATGCTTGAAACTATTTTAGACTATACCATTATGGAAACTGCTAATACATTAAAGTTAGTAGAATTTAAGAATTTAAAAGCAATATGTAATTGTAAATAAATTTTTCCCTAATACCATTTAAGGTATTAGGGATTTTATTAAATATAAATATGATATCTAATATTAAATGAAGCTAAAAGTTGTCTTGATAATGAAATTTCATCAAATGTAAGTCTACTTGCTAATACTACTGTTGAAGTATCAACATCAGTAATTACACCATTTGTTAAATCACAATTAGCTAATACTAAACCAATTTCATTAAATGATTTACCAATTAAATCATAAGGTCCAATTTCAAATTTAATAATATATTCAATTTCATAATTTTCTGAATCTATACTAATAGAAGAGTTAGAAGTATTAATTGCTTTACAATAATAATTTCCTTCATCTTCTAATGAATCAGGCGTAAAATATTTAACAGTACTTGTTTCTTGATTAGAAATAACTGAAGAACTAATTACAGGGTTTGTAATGAATTCATCAACATTCTGAAAGCTTCCTGAAGTATTAAGCATTTCACCACTTGTACTAGCTAAAGATAATAATGAAACAGGAATAAAACTTGTACTATTATTATCTAATGAACCAGTTGATGTAAAATTATCTCTAGGACTTGGTACTCTTAGTATACTTGGATTAGAAACATTTGCACCATTACAACCAAACATAAATCCACAAATAGTTGGAATATAATTTTTCTTAGCATCATTAGTAGATTTTTTAAAATAACCTTCTGTAATTCCTGTTGCTAATATCTTTGGATCTCTGAATAAATTATATAAAATAGCTAATCTAGTAGAACCTAAAATTAAGTTATTAACATCTCTAATTTTATTTCCTTTATCATCAAAAATTTCTACTCTACCTTTTAATGGTTTTATGAAATCATTAAGTTGATTATTCATGGATAAACCTTCTTTCTATATGGAATTTTTATAATATTAAGTTAGTTTTATATTTAAATATAAAACTAACATATTTGTATAAAATTAATAAAGGAGTAACATTATGGGTATAGCAGAAAATACTATAAAAAATAAAAATGATAAAATTAAAGAATCTATTATTACAGTTGATTATGAAAAAGTAGATGATAATCATTATATTTATAAAATTAATATAGATCAATTAATTGAACCACAAATGAGACCTCGTTCAGGAAAATTTAGAAATATCTATGATCCCATGAAAACTTATAAAGAAGTTATAAGGAAAAAAATATTAACTGAAATTGATTTAAAAAATATACCTTGTTTCTTAGGAGAAGAATATAGTATAAAAAGCTATATATCATTAACTTCTAAACCTCTATTAAGTTGGTCTATATCAAAACAATATAATGCTTTAAATGGTTATATACCTTTTAATAAAAAACCAGATATAGATAATTGTGCTAAAACAATTTATGATAGTTTAGAAAAAATATTTTTTAATAATGATAGTGAAATAATTTCTGAAAATATTGAAAAGAAATATGGACTAAATAATAATACATTAATTATATTAGAGGTTTTTAAAACAAATGAAAAATTCAAAAATATAAGAATAACTAAAAATAATATAGATGAAAAAGTTGATAACGAAGAAATAAAAAACTTTTTATTAGAAAGGATGAAATAACTTATGTCAAATAATTTAGAAAATTTATTTACTGAAGAAGATACTCAAGAACTAGAACAAATTCAAAAAATGAGAAAGAATATTCTTAAGAATATTGGTTTATCAAATTTTATTGATTTAATTAGGAATCTAATTGATGATTCAGAAGATTTTGAATTTACTTCAGCAAGTAAAAGAAAATTTATTAGTTTAAATACACCTATTTTCACAATTAGAAAAAAGGGTTATATATATGATGAAAAAAGACTTTCTAAAAAGTCTGAACAAAGTATAGAGATTAATAAAATAGTTAAAGAAATTAATGAACAAATCTTAGATAAAACAACATTAGCTATTTTAACTATTATTAATGAAGATGAAACTTTAAAAAAGATTTATGGTGATATTAATGAAACATTGAGAGGTTTATTATGGACAACTGTATTTGAAATTAAGGTTTCATTAAAGGATAATATTATTTATATGAGATATTGTATTTAAGGAGGAAATTTTATTATGAAGAGTTCAACAGCAATTGGTTTAGTTTCAGGTTTAATTTTAGGTACTGTTATTGGAAAAGCAGTAGTTGATGAAAGAGAAAAAGAAATTAGAAATGAAGTTAAATGTTTTATCAGTCTTCCTATGAATGGAAAAAATGAAAATGATATTTTAATTAATATTGAAAAAGCTCAACATGATGCAGAAGTTTTAATTAAAGCTATTAATCCTTATGTAAATATTAAATTCATTGATGGATATAATACAAGTTCAAATAATGCAGTTTATTTATTAGGTCAGTCAATTGTAAAGATGTCTGATTGTGATTATGTTTTCTTCTGTAAAGATTGGGAAAAGTATCGTGGTTGCGTTATTGAACATACAATTGCAACTAAATACGATAAGACTATTTTATATCAGAATAATTAAAAATTGCCCTATATGGTTTAAAAAAACCATATAGGGATTTTATTTAAATAATATCAGAATATTTAACCCAACCAGTTACATAATTACCAGCAGGAGTTTTTCCAACATTAGAACTTGAATTAGTTATTCTAATTCTATTATTAGTCTTTGAATCTGAATAAACATAATAAGTACCAGTTAATTTCTTAGTTGCAGATGCACTAGTTGCAGATGCATATAAATTAACATTCTTTAAAGTTAATTTACTTCCAGTCTTAATAACCGTAGTAGTCTTAGTAGAAGATGAGCTACTTACTAATTTATTTACCGCTGTTTGAACTGCTGTATAATTATATCCAGCTTCTGTTAAAGCTTTCTTTCTAGCATCACCATTACCCCACTTACCATCAATTACTTCTTTAGCAATTGTTTCAACAGACTTTAAAGTGCTTGTTGTAGTAGATGTGGATGTATTAGAAGTTGTTGTAGTTGTTGTTTTACCTGAGAAAGATACGCCAATAATCTTTGGATAATCTTTATAAGAATAATCCATATCTACACCAGAGCAATTTTCACATCCAGGAACTTTTCCAGATTTTGTGCTTTCAGAAGAAGAACCCATAACAGCATATTGCCACATAGCCCAATCTGTAGAAGAGCAAGTACCCATAGAAGAAGACCATTTAGCTAACCATTTTTCATATTTAATTTCACTAATATTAAATCTATTAATAACTGAATAAAAAGTATAAAGACCTGCTTTATAACCTGCATCTTCTACTGCTTTACACCAAGCATTAACCATTCCTGTGACAGTTGCTTTACTTGTACTACTCTTTAAAGAAGTCTTAGTATCTTCTACATCATAATAACAAGGGAATGAAAACTTCTTACCGCTAATTACTGATAAGAAAGCTTTAGCTTCTAGTTTAGCTTCTTCAATAGTTGTTGCATAACTAAACCAATAACAACCAACTTCTAATCCTGCTGCAACTGCATCTTTATAATAAGAATCAAACATTTTGTCTTTCTGAGAAGTTAATCTACCATAGCCTGCTCTTAAAATAACAAAGTCATAACCGCCAGCTTTTAACTTTTTAAAATCAACTTGTCCATTGTGTTGTGATAAATCAACACCTGAATATACATAATTAGACATAAAATAACACTCCATTCAAATTAGAATAATTGAATGTTGGATTATAAAATTTATATATAACTACGAAAAAAAAAAAGACACTCCCATATATTTAAAATATTATGGAAGTGCCTAACTTTTTAAAAGATCATATGTAAAATGCTCAAAAACATTTCTTTCATATGATCAATAATTCCTGTACCGTAATTCAAACTATCAAGTGCAAGAACTGCAGTGGATATTACAGTAATAGAAATTGTGAAGATAAAAATTACCCAGAAGAATCTAGTAATTCCTCCAAGTATTCTTGAGAAACCACAGCAACGATAGTTTCTCTTTTTTCCTCCATAGATGCTCATTGTAATAGCACCAAAGAAGATTGCTCCAATAAGAGCACCCATTGCTTCAATGAACGAGGCAACAGTAACCTCACTCATTAATACGTATGCGTCATATGCTGTCATAAATGACTCTCCTTTCATTCTGTTCTATATTTTTGTTAACGAACAGTTTAATCATAATAATAATATAAATTTAATTCATAAGTTTATTACGATTTAGAAAGGGAAATATAGTATCATTGTTTCAATTATTATTTTTATTATTTCTATTTTAATTATTATTTTTAATATTTCTATAATGGCATCTCCAAGATTTTCAATATTATTCATAGTATTATCCCTCATCATCACATTCTATTACATTAATATCAAGATCTTCATTAATATGATATTTTTCATCGTCTATGTGTTTATCAACTAATGCATCCCAATCAACTTCTTCTTGTAATTCTTCATCAACTTCCTTTTCAATTTCAACGTAATAAGTCTTAGTTTCTACTACCATAAAAGTCTTCTTTTTGATCATTTTAATTTCCTCCTAGATTATAAATAGGGTTAAAGAGATTAACTCTCTTTAACCCATATAATTACGATTTGTTGGATCTGGGTCATCTTGTAATTCTTCTTGAGATGAATCCAAATCTATTTGTTTTTCTTGAATACGATTTTTTTCTTCATTCTTAGTTTCAAAATAAGCTTTACATAAATAACCTAATATTGTAGCTATTAATGCTTCGACAATACGCTCACTAAGAGATTCTACAACACTAGACTCTCCATACTTAATTACTGCAATAGTTGCTAATATATAAGACCAAGTTACCCATACTATAGACAACCATAAGATTAATATAACTAATCTTTTAGTAAAAGTTAATGGATTTTGATTTAATTTAGTTTTATGTTTTTGCTTTTGTTGTTGTTTCATATTAAGTCACTTCCTTAGAAACTATAAAGAAGTGTTAAGTAAAAATTATTTACTTCTTTTCTACTTTGAACTTCTTAAGAACTTCTTCAGCTAAAAACTTAATATTGGATTCATACTTATCTGCCCATCTAGAAAACTGGTCATAAGCTTTTTCTCTAGCAATCTTACGTCCTGTAGATCTGTCAAATTCGTCTTCTGCATAACAAACTGCTGTACCCTTAAACATAGTTGGAATATAACAGTTTGGAGGAAGTTTAACGCCCTTACTATCTGATTCTCTAAGAATAAATCTAAGAGCTTCATTAATAGTCTTTGCGATAAAAATGTTCTTACACTTTAATACACAAACACATACTCCCTTTTCTTCGTTTACAGAATAGGATTCACTAAACTTGAACTTCATAATAATTTACTCCTTTTATTAAATAATATTTTATAAAGCTAAAATTTTTAACTTTATCATTAATATAATGTATATTTGAAAATTTAAATAAAAAACAGAAAATTATTAACTAATAAAAGGAGATGATAATATGTTAAATAGTACTAGAATTATACAACGTCTAGAAAAAAAATTAGGTTTTAAATTTATGGATTTAGAAATATCACATGAAGAAATTATTGAAAACTTAAAGGATGAAACTTTAAGAACTTTTTCAAAGTATTTTCCATATCAAGAAACTTGTGTTGTAGATCCTGAGAATCGTGTTGAACCCTATGATAACAGATTTTATATTAAAACACAAAATGAATGTATTGGTATTAATAGATTAATTGGTGGAAGTCTATTAGGTGCAAATTATGTTACAGGTTTATTACATCCAGTAGCAGCTGATATGTTATTAGGAGATCCAATTTCTAGACAATTAAATATTGATTTAATGTCTTATACATCAAATCCTATTACTTTTAAATATGTTGAACCAGGTATGATTGAAATCTATCCTGTTTATAATAATGTAAGAAGCTATATTATTATTGCTAACACTGTTCATCCAGATCATTTTGGAACTATTCCAGTAAATCTTGAAGATGAATTTATGAAATATGCTTTAGCTGATACCCAGTCTACATTATATACAATGCGTACTAGATTTCAAAATATTCAAACTCCTTATGGAAACATAGAAATGTTTATTGACCAATTACAAGGAGCTGAAGATAAAAAAGAACAGATAGAAGAAAAATGGAGAAATAATTCTCATAAAAATTCTACTAGAAGAAAAATATTTATAGCTTAAAATAAATTAATAATATTAGAGAGGTGTATTTAAATGAATTATCATGATTTTATTTTAGAAAATACTTTTTATTTTGATGAAGCTAGTAATAACAACAATAATACAACTTTAGACGATAAAAAAAAAATTGAAGAGTATAAAGAAAAACTAAGAAAACAAAGAGAAGAAGAAAAAGAGAAAAAAGAAAGAGAAAAAGAAGAAAAAAAAGAACAAGAAAAAAAAGAAGAACTAAAAAAATATAATAAAAATATGGCAAAGGGAGCTCCTATTGCTGCAGTAGGTGGATTAGCAGCTGGTTACGGTATTTATAGATTATTAAAACATAGAAATGATAAAGATGTCGAAAAGGAATTAAATGAATCTTATATTGATGGTTATTATGATGCATTATTAGAAATGAATGAAGATTATAATGTATTAAATGAAGTTCATCTTAGTCGTTATGCTAAACACTATAGAAAAGCATCAAGAAAATTAGATGAAAAAGTTGCCGATGCCACAATGAGAGAAATTAAAAAAGAATATAAAAAAGGTAACATAAGTCAAAAGGAGTATGAAAATTCAATTAAAAAAAGAAATAGATTTACGATGAATAACGCAGTTAAATGCTATGATGGAAGTATAGAAGGTATGAGTAAAAAAGATGTGAGAGATGCAACTAAAAATTTAAAAAGAGAATATGCTAAACTTCCTTATAAAGCTGCAGGCGTAGCTGCAGGTGGAGTAGCAGTTGCTTCAAGTTTAAATGCTTATAATCATAATTTATATAGAGCTTGGATAAATAAAAATCCTAAGAAGAGAAAAGATGTAACATTTAAAGAATGGAAAAAAATGGGTAAACCTAAAAATTAAAAAAGAAAGATGTGGTTAATAAATGACTTATAATGAATATATCTATGAAGTTAAAAGAAGTAAAAAATATAGAAATTGCTGTAGTAAATATGAACGTAAAAGAATTCTCGATGATGCTAATAAAACATGGAAAAGAAGAATGAAAAAATATGAAGAAAGAAAAGAATTGGAACAAGATTTAGAAAATATTAAAGAAGAAGCTTATTTAGAAGGCTATTATGATGCTTTATTAGAAATGAATGAAGATTATAGTGTATTAAATGAAGTTCATCTTAGTTCTTATGCTAAAGATTATAGAAAAGCAACAAGAGAATCAGAAGAACATGCTAGAAAAAAAAATGAGAAAAAAAATTGATAGACAGTATAAAGAAGGTAAAATAAATAAAGATGAATATGATAAACAAAAAAGACAAATAAATAAATTTACATATTATAATAGTGCTAAACACTATGATGGAAAAAGTATAAAAGGTATGAGCAAAAAAGATTTACAAAATGAATATAAAAATATGAAAAGAAATTATGCTAAAACTTATCACGCTGCTAAGATTGTTAATAAAGCTGCACCAGTTATAAGTGGCGCTGCTGGTGGTATAGGTCTCGCTTTAAGTTTAAATGATTATAATCATAATTTATATAGAGCTTGGAAAGATAAAGATCCTAAGAAGAGAAAAGATGTAACATTTAAAGAATGGAAAAAAATGGGTAAACCTAAAAATTAAAAAAGAAAAGATGTGATTAATAAATGACTTATAATGAATATAATAAAGAAAATTTATTTTTAGAAGGATATTATGATGCTTTATTAGAAATTCAAAATGGTAATTTTGATAATCCAACTAAAATGAGATTTTTTGGAACTTTAGGTGGTGGAGATATTAGTGGTGATATAGCTAGTTCTTTAGGTATTAGTGATAAAGATGATATAAAAGTAAAAGCTATGGAATATGCTATGGAAAGAGGAGAGACCTTTAAAGAACCATTTATTAGTGGTAATGGTACTTATGGTCATAAGAATGATTTACTTTATAGAAAGAATGGTATATTTCCAGGTGGTAGAGTTACTAGTACTATTGAATATAATAGATATGCTGATATTCCTACTACAAGAGTTGTTAATGGACAAGTTATTAATACTACAGCTAAAGTAAAAACTGGTACTTATACTATTCCAGATAGTAAAAGATATTTAGAATTATATAAGCATCTTAAACCAAGAGATAGAGAACGTGTCATAAAAGATTATGAAAAATATTGTAAAACAAATAAAAAGAAAAGAAGATAAATTATAAAAAGCCCTATAGAGTTTAAAACTCTATAGGGTATAATTTATTCTTCTTTTTCTAAGTCATAAATAATTACAGATTCTAATCTAGCAATTTTAACTTTATAAATATTTTTATTATTACGAACGTGTTCAGGAAGTAATAGAGAATCATCATCATATTTTTCTTTAAGAATTTTATAAACTTCTTCAGCTTCTTTATAATTATTATATAAATAAGTATGTTTATTAATTAAAGAATTAAATGATAAATTTCTATCGAAACCATATTCAATATCATTAGTTTTTGTATTAAATAAAATTAATCCCCACTTAAAAATATTACTAGCCATAATCATCCGTCCTTTACTGTTTATATATAATTATGAATTATATGATTTATTAATTAATAATACCATATAAATATATAATGCTTTACGATATATAACTTTAGTAGCTTCTCTTTCAGTATTAGAATATCTATTGCAATATTTAGTTAAAAATTTATCTAATACTTTTTTAATATTTAAGCTTATATCATTTTTACTATTAGACTTACTATAAGCAGATATCATATAAGTAACAAATTTCTGTGATCCAATTTCATTTGAATTATTATTACTATTATAAATATATAATTGAACCATTGATAATAATAATAGCCTAATTGAATCTAATTCATTATCTTTAATATTCTCTAAAGCTAATTTCATTACACTTTGTTCTGCTTTACAAATACCACAAGCTGTTCTTAAAATAACTGGATCTACTTTAGTAGTAGTAAATCTATTATAAGCTTTATTTACTACCATTACTAAATCAGCAGACATATTAGATGTTTCACGATAATTTTCTTCATCTTGTGAATCTTGTTGTAATTTAAGATATTTCTTATTATTAAAATCTATCATATATTCATTAACAAAAGATTTCATTTGGTTATTTAATCTAGTTCTAATCGCTAATAAATAACTTAAAATATCCATATCATTTTTAGATTCTAAAGATTTCTTTTGTGTTTCATGAGCGTTAATAACTGTTGCAAATAATGCTTTAAATACTGATTGATATTTTCTAAAATAATATTTATCTGAAACTCTATTAAATGTAAATTGCATACAATCTTCATTAGGTAAGAACTTTTGAAAATATTTTGCATGTAATGCAGCATATTGATATAGTGTTAAATACATTAAAGATACTTGTAACCCTGCTTTATTGTTAGCTAAATGATAATATCTAACTAAATTTACCATTAAAAAGTTTAATGGAAAGTTTACCTGATTAATAACACCATAGCATTCTTTAGTTTTTTTAATTTTAGCTACTACATTATCTATTTCATCTACTGATATTTTAAAAAGATCAAAAGGATATTTAATATCTGAAGGAGTAAAAAATAATCGTTTACTAGGAATATTGTGATATAACACTTCAGAATTTTTATCCATATATTTATGTACATAAGTTTCAAATTGTTTAGTAATTGCAGGTGTTTCATTTGTTTTAATCATTGGATATATTTCATCATTAAAAAATGTTGACACTTAGTTTCACCTCTCTATTTAAAAATATAAAGTATAGTTTTTATTAAAAATACAAAAAAAAAAGAGACGACCATATATGTATATATAATTATGTCGTGTCATCTCTATTTTTATTAATCATTTATGCATTTTCCCGATGTCCATAACGATTGCTTCTTCTTAAATTTGGATTTGCCTTTAACAAGCCTTCTTCAATCTTTTTAATTTTTTGGAAGATAGCCTTCTTGTTAACGTTTCTTCCTTTTGAGCAGGCTTCACCGTAGCGGTCAGCAAGTTCTTCATCTGCACTGTCTGTGATAATATGTCCCAGCTCATGCCCGATGATAAATTGCAATTCGTCATTATCGATTTTGTTAAGATCTTCCTTCACCAAATAAATAATTGGACACTTTCCTTTTTCCAAAGTTGTGCAAGCACAAATTGAAATTTTTCCAGTCTCCTTAATTATGTCATTTCTGCTTTTGATCTTAATGGAGATATTGTATTCTCTAATAACGGTTGCGATTGCTGCTGTTACTGTTACATTAATATTCTTAGTCATAATGACCTCCAAGATATATTTGTACTAATTTACCTTTACTCTGTTATCTCTTATATGGTATATATCTTTTCAACCAAGAGTTTCTTCGAGGGAACATACAAACTCCAATATTTATTAAGTGCTTATTGGATTTAATATCTGCACTAATATGAATAATATATATTATTCATAATTATAATATATATATGAGTAATATATTAAATACGATTCAAAAAAAAAAACTTTTTATTATAATTTTTATTTAGAAAAGAGGTAAAATATTTATGTATTACGAAGATGCTTATTTAGAAGGTTATTATGATGCATTATTAGAAATGAATGAAGATTATAATGTATTAAATGAAGTTCATCTTAGTCGTTATGCTAAAAATTATAGAAAAATATCAAGAGCAGAAGAACAATATCAAAGAGATAATCTAGATAAAGAAATAGATGATGAATATGCCAAAGGTAAAATAGATGAAAAAGAATATAAAAAACTTAAAAATAAATGTAAACAAGTAACTCGTTCAAATTGGATTAAACGTCGTAATTTAAATGACCCTAAGAAGAGAAAAGAAGAATGGAAAGATATAAAAGGATATAGAAGAGAACTAACTAAACAATGTTATAAAGAAGTAGGTAAAGACGTAGGTAAAAAAGCAGGTAAAGCTGTCGGAGTAGCTGCTGTCGGAGTAGCTGCTGCTTCAAGTTTAAATGCTTATAATCATAATTTATATAGAGCTTGGATAAATAAAGATCCTAAGAAGAGAAAAGATGTAACATTTAAAGAATGGAAAAAAATGGGTAAACCTAAAAATTAAAAATAATCCTTAAGAGTTTAAAACTCTTAAGGATTTTATTATATAAAATTTTAAATTACCAACCTAATATTCTTCTACCTTCAGCTCCAGGGTCTTTCTTTATTCTATCAATTTCCATTTGTCTTCTAGCATTTTGTTTAGCAATATTTCTGTCAGAGCGATAGTCACTTAAAGCCATTTTCTTGGCTTCTCTTTTATCACCTAAAAGATCTTCCCATTCTTTTTTTGTGTTGTTTCTTTTTAACATATCTTTTCTTAACTGTTTTCTATATCCTTTCACAGGTTCGCTAATTTCTAATAAAGCATCATAATAGCCTTCTAAATAAGCATCTTCGTAATCATCTTCTTCATAATCATAATCACTTTCAAGAATGGCATCATAATAACCTTCTAAATAAGCATCTTCGTAATACATAAATATTTTACCTCTTTTCTAAATAAAAATTATAATAAAAAGTTTTTTTTTCATATAATTATTTCAACCTATTATTATATTTTATAAGAAAGGAGTAAATATAATATGATTTATGATTATAATACTAAAAATACTAGTTTCATTAAAATGGCTAAAACATTAAAAGATAAAAAAATTAAGAATTGGAAATTTATGTTAGTACTATATGATTCTAAATTACAAGGTGTTGATCCTCACGATCCTAATTTATCTTTAGAAATGCAAGCTAGAATACAAAAAGAAGTAATGATTAATTATTGGTATTATATTAGAGAAGTTGTAAGAATTCCTTCAACTGGTGGTAAACAACATTGCTACCCTAAAATAGTGATATTTTAGTAAACAACCTTGTGAATTGCTGGAAACTCTTTATCAACTAATAAACTACAACGTAAGAAGTAATTCTAAGCGTGAATGTTTGAAAATTATTAGTTTTAGACAATCAGCAGCCAAGATTCAAATAAATAAGCTTATATTATTTTTATGAAATTAAAAGAAAGGAAAGATTAATTTTATGAAAATAAATACACAAGATTTTAAAGAAAAATTGGAAAATAAATTTCCAAATATGTATATTGTAGAAAGTGAATATATTAATAGTAAAACTCCTATAAAAATTAAATGTAAAAAATGTGAATATGAATATGAAATTAGACCACATCATATTTTAGGAGGAAGAAAATGTCCTAGATGTTCTAAAAGAAAAAAGAAAACTACTGAAGAATTTAAAAAAGAAGTATATGATTTAGTTGGTGACGAATATAAAGTATTAGGAGAATATAAAGGAACAAATGATAAAATTAAAATGCTTCATAAAAAATGTAATAAAAAATTTGAAGTAACTCCTAATAATTTTTTAAGCTTTAGATGTAAATGCTCTCATTGTTATAGATCAACACCAAAGAAAACTACTGAAGAATTTAAAAAAGAAGTATATTGTTTAGTAGGAAATGAATATAAAGTTTTAGAAGAATATACTAATTGTCATCATAAAATTAGAATGTTACATACTAAATGTAATAAAGAATTTGAAGTAACTCCAGGTCATTTTTTAAATGGTACAAGATGCCCTAATTGTAAACATTCTATAGGAGAAGATAAAATTGAATATTATTTAAAACATTCTAAAATAAAATTTAAAACGCAAGTTCGTTTTAAAGATTGTAAAAATATATTACCTTTAGTTTTTGATTTTCAAATATTTACAGAAGACAATAATTTTATATTATTAGAATATGATGGAGAATTTCATTATCAAAATATATTTTATGAAGAAGAAAATAAATTAGAAAAACAACAATTAAGAGATAATATTAAAAATCAATATTGTAAAGATAATAATATCTCTTTAATAAGAATATCATATTTAAATAAAAATAATTTAAATTCTATTTTAAAAAATCTTGAAAATAAATTTAATTTTAAAAAAGAGGAATAATCCTCTTTTTTTTTTAGTTATTTGAATAAGGTTCAACGACTATCGAAACCACATATATAATAATATATGGAAGGAAGTAGAGTACAGCCAACGATAAAATTGGTAGAGGTTTAGAGTAATAATCTTATAATTCCTTTTTAAATGGAAGCACAAGGGTACTTTAATAAAAATAAAGTACAAGATATAGTCTATAAAGAATGTTGGATATGAATTACATTTAGGAAATATGGCTTTACATTATATGCAATTAAAGAATAAAGATACTATTCTTTGCCTACCCAGACAGCACTATAAAACTTGGAGTTCAGTTAGTTGGTATTCATGGATTTATTTATATCAAGCTAAAAATTATACTATAATATTTAGTAATAAACAATTACAAGACTCACAAGAAAATTTAAAACGTATTATGGATACTATTGAAACGCTACCTCCATATCTTAAAAGTCATATGAATTTAAAAAATGATACTGACAATATTAATATGCTTAGATTAGCAGAAAATAATAATACTATTAAAGCTTTATCATCTCCTAAAGATGAAAAGAGTGCGGATAAAATTTTACTCTTCCAAAAGCTTGTTCGCACTATAATAAACTCTTCTAATTGCTGGGAACTCTTTATTAACTAATAAACTAAAACGTAAGAAGCAATTCTAAACGTGAATGTTTGAAAATTATTAGTTTTAGACAATCAGCAGCGAAGTATTCTAAGACTCCTTAGAATAAACGTTCAACGACTATCGAAATCATAAATTATTCTTAAAGAATAATTGAAGAAGAGAGTAGAGTAGGAATAAACTAAATACCTCATTAGTTTATATGGTATTAATAATATCACCCAAACGGAGAGCAAGTTTATTTTATAAACTTGAAGATATAGTCTAGATATTAAAAAATTTAATATATAACAACCAATTTGTATATATTAAAATGTGAGGTAAAATAATTATGAATATTAATGAATTTAAAGAATTTGTAAATACCAATCTTGGAGATCAATATGAAGTTCTATCTAATGAATTTAAAAATACTAGATCAATAATTAAAATGAAACATTCATTATGTAATAATGAATATACAGTAATTGCTTATAATATATTAAAAGATAAACCTACAAAATGTCCTTATTGTAATGGTAAAAAACAAAAGAGTTTTGAAGAAGTTCAAGAACAATTTAAGAATTTTAAAAATGGAGAATTTGAAGTGATAGGTGGTAATTATATTAATAATAAATCTAAATTATTATTTAAGCATAGTAAATGTAATAATACATTTGAATGTTCAGTTATTAATATATTAAATGGATATAAAAAATGTCCTTACTGTAATCCTTATAGAAAATTAACTACTGATGAATTTAAGTTAAGAGTATTTGAACTAGTTGGTAATGAATACACTGTTATAGAAGAATATATTAATAATTCAACTAAGATTAAAATTAAGCATAATAAATGTAATAATACATTTGAAATAACTCCTGCTAATTTTATTAAAAAGAAAAACAAATGTATTTATTGTGGAAAGAATAATAAAAGAACTACAGATGTTTTTAAATTTGAAGTTAAACAAATGTATGGTGATGAATATACAGTATTAGGTGAATATATTAATAATTCAACTAAGATTAAAATTAAGCATAATAAATGTAATAATGAGTATTTAGTATCTCCATCAAATTTCTTATTAGGAACTAAATGTCCTAAATGTAATATTGATAAACAAAAATTAACTACTGATGAATTTAAGTCAAGAGTATTTGAATTAGTTGGAACTGATTATAGTGTTATAGAAGACTATAAGAATTATAACACTAAAATTAAAATGTTACATAACAAATGTAATAATATATTTGAAATGTCTCCTACACATTTTTTAAACGGTCAAAGATGTCCTAATTGTAGAAATTATAAAGGTGAAGAAAAAATAAAGAAATGGTTAGATAAAAATAATATTGAATATAAAACTCAATATTCATTTAAAGATCTTTATTATAAATCTAAAAATCATCCTCTAAAGTTTGATTTTAAATTAGATTATGATAATGGAGATATTCTATTAATAGAATTTGATGGTATTCAACATTTTGAGAATTGGTATTACAATGATTTAGAAGATCAACAAAATAGAGATAAACTTAAGAATGATTATTGTAAAGATCATAATTATGAATTATTAAGAATAACTTATAAAGATTTTAATAATATAGAAAATATTCTTGAAGAATATTTAAAAGATTTTATATAAGATTATAATTACCAACAATAAAATGCAAATTATTTTTAATTATAAAACCGATATTTTATGTTAAGAACTATTGAAGCTGGGAAGGGGTCTTAACATTCCTATACTATGGTGTGACGAATTTGCATTTCTAAATATGAATAAAATTATGTACATGAGCGCACGTCCTGCTCTTACCAAAGCATCTGATGCAGCTGCAAAAGCTCATCAGCCTTTTGGAATAACTATAACTACAACTCCTAGAATGTTGGGAGACTTATTGGTGACAATAAGTAAAAACTTTCTTAATTGCTGGAAACTCTTTATAAAAGACAATCAGCAGCTATTTTAAATAAATTTTATCTTTAAACATAAATTTATAATCTAGATGTTTAAGGAGGATAATTTATGAATTTTTTAGATAAATATAATAAATATCAAAATAGTATTAATGAAAAATATTCAAATACTATAAAAATTATAAAATTTGAAGATAGAACAAAAATTACATTTTTTAAATGTAATAAAAATCATGAATTTAGTATGTTGGGTAGGAAAATGATAGAAAGAAAATCTTGTGTATGCCCTATTTGTGAAAAAGAAATTTTTAATAAACAACAAGAAGAAAAAATAAATAAAATATTTAATAATGAATATTCTTTACTTTCTAAATATATTAAAAGTTCTAAAAAGGTTTTAGTTAGGCATAATAAGTGTAATAATGAATATTATATTACACCTGATAATATATTTCAAAATAGAAAATGTCCATTTTGTTCTAAGAAAAAGCCACAAAGAGATACAGAATGGTTTAAAAATAAAATTATTGAGTTATATAATACAGAATATACTTTATTATCTGAATATAATAATACTAATGAAAAAGTATTAATGAGACATAATAAATGTAATAATGAATATTATACTACACCAAATAATTTTATTCATGGAAGTAGATGTCCATTTTGTATGGCTAAAACATTTAAAAAGAAAACCACTGAAGAAATTAAAGAAGAAATAAAATTAAGATATAAAGATAATTTTATTTTAATGTCTGATTATAAAAATAATAAAACAAAAATAAAAATTAAATGTACAAGATGTAATAAAATTATAGAAGTAATGCCAACTGATTTTTTTAAAAAGAATGGTTATAAATGTATGTGTGAAAGAGAATCTAAACCTGAAAAATATATTGAAAAAATATTAGTTGAGAATAATATTAATTTTATTAAAGAATATAAATTTAATGATTGTAAAGATAAAAAACCTTTACCATTTGATTTTTATTTAGAAGATTATAATATTCTTATAGAGTATGATGGCGAACAGCATTTTAATCCTATTTATGGTTCAGAAAAATTAAATAAAACTAAATTACATGATAATATTAAATCTAAATATTGTTTAAATAATAATATAGAATTAATAAGGATAAACTATCGAGAAAATTTATCTAATAAATTAAATGAAATAGTTCAGAGACTATCGAAACCACATATATAAATATGGAAGGAAGTAGAGTACCGCCAAGCTATTGGGTAAAGGTTTAGAGTAATAATCTTATAATACCTTTTTAAAGGGAAACAGAAAGCTCTCATTAAAAATGAGATGAAGATATAGTCCAAACGAATTTTATTAAAATTCCTTTTAAGGTGAAATCCCTTAATCGTCTATAGTGATATAGAGAAGTTCATAAGAGAACTGCATAGATTTAGCGAATCTTTGTGAATAATTTGAACAACCTCGATGTTCCAGAGGGCAAATTCTGTTATGAAATGATTCAAAAAGCTGCAAAATTTGATTATAGTTGGTATGATTGGGATGATAAACAAATAGAAGATTATCTTGATAAAAATTCTGGAAATGGTTATACATTTATTGAATATCATCATACAGAATTAGGAAAAGATGAAAAATGGCTTAAAGCACAAATAAGAGCACTCGAAGGTGATATGGCTAAAGTTAAAAGAGAAATTCTTATTGAGTGGACTTATGCTTCTAATATGTCAATATTTACTGAAGAACAATTAGATGAAATGTCTAAATATGTTAAAAATGAAAATTTACAAACTATTTATATTAATAATTATAAAATAGATGTATTAGAACCATTTAATAACCTAATGTATAAAAACTGGTGTCTTTCTATAGATATTGGTGGTGGTTTAGGTAGAGACTACTCAGCATTTTCATTAATCGATCCAATAACTCTTAAACAAGTTATGAAATTTAAGAATAATAATATCTCAGTATTAGAATTTGGTAATTTAGTAATAGAATTTGTTACTAAATATGTTCCTAACGCTATTATAATACCTGAACGAAACTTTAACTCTGCTTTTATTGAATATTTACAAAAATCTCCTATAGCTAAAAATCTTTATTATACATCTACTGAAGATAAAGATTACACACAAAAGAAGATTAAAAAGACTTCTATTTTTAAAACTAATAAAGGTAATGGTATAGAAACTCGTAAATATGGTTTTAATACAGGAACTCAAGAAAGAAAAGTTATGACTGAGGAAATATTATTTATGATAGCTAATACAAAACCAGAATTAGTTAACAATCAAGAATTATTTAATGAAATAAGAAAATTAATAAGAACTAGAACTGGAAAAATTGATCATATGCAAGGAGAACATGATGACTTGACTATGAGTTACTTAATAGGTCTTTATGTACTATTATATAGTAATAATAGAAATAAATTCTTTAAGAATACTTCGGATACTCCTGTTAATGATGAAAAACCAAAAGAAGTTAATAAAACAGAAAGACAATTTAAAAGAATAGCTAATTATAACAATGATGATGTTATGAAAACTATAATAAATAGCAATATAGATCCAGAATTATATGAAATACAAAATCAATTAGATATAAGAAATAAAAAACCAATAGATAGTAGAAAGAAAAATATTAAAAGTATATTTGGAATGAATGGATAAATGAAATGAGGTTATTTTAATGTATAATTTAGAAGATATTTATTTAGAAGGTTATTACGATGCATTATGTGAATCTAAAAAAGCAAATGAAAAAATAACAATTAAAGATAAAGCTAAAAATAAAATTGATGAAAGATATAAGAAATACGTTACTAAATGTGTCAGTAAAAATAAAAAACCATTATCTAAAAAAGGTTGGATGATTAAAAATGGTTTATTAAGTGGTGCTGCTGTTGCAGGTACTGTTGGTGTTGTAAAAACTGTTAAATTTGGAAAAGATCTTCACGATGCGTTTAATGATTGTGGATATGTTAATGGTTTTGAAAAAGATGAAAATGGAAAATTTAAAAATGAAATATCTAAAGAAGAAGCTAAAAAACAATTTAAAAATAATGCTAAAAAAGTAATTAAAGATTTTAAAGATAATCCTAAAGAAGCTTGTGAAAAATATGGTAATGTGAATGAATCTTATATTGATGGATATTATGATGCATTATGCGAAATTTATAATTAAAAAATATACCATAAGAGATAAAAAATCTCTTATGGTATTTTATTATTTTTTCTTTCCTAAGTTAATAGTATTTAAATTAGGTGCAACATTGATATCTACTTTTTTACCATTTGTATCAATTCCCTTTTTCTTAAAAGCACTAGCTACAGCACCTGCTGCAGCAACTGTTCCAGCAGCACCTACAATTTTAATTCCAGCCTTTGCCATATCATGCTTAAGATCTTTAGCTTTTTTCTGTTGTTCAATCCAATCATCAATATCTAAAGCTTCTTTTCCTTGCTTTTTTCTTTTTTCTTTATATTGATTATATTTTTCAATTACTTCTTTAGTTTTTTTAACTTTATTTTTATTTCCGCTAATTTTTATTTCAATATCTTCGCATAAAGCATCATAATAACCTTCCATAAATATATAATCATAATCTTCATCCATATACATTATAGTTCATCTCCTTTAATTATACAATATAACTGATTTATAAATTTTTCAATAGTATTCCATTCTACTAAGAAATTATCTTCAACTAAAACTGAAAATTTAATACTTTTTGATTTATCACTAAATATAAATAATCTATCATCAATATATACACTAGCATTAAAATATGTTAATAATTTTCTATTACCATCCATTAATTTTGGAAGAGATTTATGCATAACTTCAAAATTATCATGATATTTAAAATCAAAACTTTCAATTTCATAAGCTTTTTTAACTATTTCATTAACAGAACTTGGGTTATTTCCTTCTATGAAAACTTGTCCCATAAAACCTTTATTATAAAATCCTGATTTATTTTCAGTATAATTTATATTAATTATATTAATTAATTCATTATTAAAAGCATCAAGTGAACTATTCTTTTGTAAATATTCAATAACATCTGAATTACTATCTGTTATTTTAAATATAATCATAGTATCATAAGAAATTAAATTAGTATTTAGCATATATACTAGAATAGCATTTAATATTCCTGGATTTAATAAACCTTTAATACAATAAGATTCATTAGTTTCATCCTTATTAGTATCTGTTAAATAACTATTTCTTTTTTCTGTTGGAAAAGTAAATGTAATATTTTCACATTCTTCAGGGTCTAATCTATTTTTAGTATACATAGGACAAAGTATTAAATTCTTAATATAATTAGCAGGAACATCTTTTCTTTTTATAGCTATTAATCTATTTTGCATGTAATCTAAAGTATATTTATTTAAATCAATATAATTCATTAGATTATTAAATTTAGGTACTTCCATAAAATATTTGTCTTTTATATCATTATATTTACATGATTTATTTAAATCTGTTAATATATTAAAAAATTTGTCTCTATTGATAGTAAACATTATATAATCACCTCTTTATATATAAAAATTATAAATGGATGTTTACTTTTTATATAATAAATCTAAATATACTTTAATGAGCTAAACATTTTTTTATAAAACTATATTATGAAAAATATAATTGATTACTAAATGAATTAAGCTAAAAATAATGAGGAAAGGAAAGATTGTCTAGTTTAGTAATCGTAGATACCTTGGCTTGGTATTATAGTTTATAATTTATAATATTTTAAGACAATCGAAGTGATTAATTATGGCTAGTGAAATTACTTTAAAGTATCTTCACCCTTCGATTAAAACTTATATTACTACTGAGAATTATAACTACGATACATCTGTAAGTAGAGAAGTTCTTTTTGTAGCAGACGTTTTTGATCATGGTGTAGATAATAAATTACAACAAGTTAATACACTTTCTGAATATTTATTCAAGTATGGTGAACCTAACCTTGATAAGTATGGTCAGGCAGGTTACAATGTCGAAAAGTGGTTAACTAACGGTAATTCAGCTGTTATTATGCGTTTATTACCTGATGATGCTTCTTATGCTCATGCAATTTTAAACATTCAGTATAAGAATTCTACTAATGGTAAAGCAGTAATCAACGCTGATGGTGATGAAACTAAAATTAATGATGTTTATTTAAGACCTTTAGTTACTTATATTGGTGTTAATAATACATCAGAAGCTTTATTAGATAGTGAATTATCAGAAGATCGTTCTGATTATCCTACTACTGATGGCTATATTGATAACTTTATCTTTATTGCATATCCTGAAGGAAGAGGTGAATATTATAACGATCTTGGTTTTAGAATTCGCTTAAATTCTTCCTATGATGCTAGTATGACAAGCCGTATTTATACTTTTGAAGTTATTAAATACAGTGGTTCTACTTATGATATTATTGACGGACCTTATTATGTAAGCTTTGATCCAGATGCTATTGATCCAAATAGTCAGAAGTCAATGTTTATTGAAAATGTCGTTAATAGTTATTCTGAGTATATTAAGATTAAGTTTAATACTGAAAACTATATTAAGCTTGCTACTATAATCAATGATGAAGTTGATCCTTATATAATCGATATTCTTTCTGGTCAGAGTAGAATTCTTTCTACTGGTGAAAGTGAAACATACTTTAGTTCTGCAACTGGTAAGGATGAAGATGTTCATATTGCTTTAAGAAAATATTCTACAACTGGTATTGCTCTACAGTCAAATGGCGATTATATTTTAAATATTTCTAATAATGATGAAACTACTTCAGATATCGTTGATATTGCTGATAATAGTCGTAGAGTTATTTATAATAATCAGAAATATGTAACTGATTATATGAGAGGTTTCTATAACTGGTTATTAAATGATAGAATTACACAGAACTTAAATTTAGTTATTGGTAATATTTTAAGTGACTTTGCTCCTAATACTTATTTATTAGCAGATAAAGTTAATACTTTAATTTATGCTAATGAAAAGGATTCTGATTCATATCAATATATTTATAATAATACAACATTTGATTCTCAATATGTTGGTAAAAATGATGATAAAAATCATTCTTGGTACTTAAGAACACAAGAAATTATTAATAAAGCATTAAAAGACAAAGATGGCAATTTTGTAGGAACTAATAAAAATACTGGATACGAAAATGTTGATTCAACATATACTTCTACAACACAAATGATAAGCACTATTACAGAAGATGGCTATATTTCTGCTACAGATACTCATTTAATTAGTTATTATCATAATTTTATGAAATATGTTCAATTTATAGCTAACTATGATATTTATAATAATAATGGATTTGTAATTTCTAACGATTATCTTGAGTGTAGTCTATATTATGATTATGTAAAAGATGATTCTGAAATTTATACTATATATGCTTCCAATTCCTCTACTACTACTTATAAAAATCTTTATATGGGAACTCAACAGATTGGAGGAGTTACTCCTTTAAATAAAGAAAATTTTGAAACGTATTTTGGAACAATTTATAAATATATAGTAAATAATATTACTTATTTAACTGGAGTAGATGGTAGTGCTGTAAACCTTGTTTGTAGCTTAAGGCAGCCAACAAAAATTGCTGAATATAAAAATGGTAAAGAATATTCACAATATAATTTTTCTTCTAATAATTCAAACGTAATATGTGTTTATTGTCCAACATATGTAGATGATAGTTCAACAGGTAATGATTCTTCTGATGAATATCTATATATACCAATTGTTGATTTTACTTGTTACGACTCTGACGGAGCTATAAATAAATTTGGTAATTATATAAAAGTCTATAATATTTATGGTGAATCTAAATTACAATCAATTAAAGGAACAAGTGTATCTTCAGGTATGCTTACTAATTTAACTAAAGAAAAACAATTAGAGTTAGTAAAAAAATATTTATATATTCCTAATTCTGGCACTCTACCTAAAGATCATTATGCGGATAGATATACTGTATATCATATAACTGATCCTACTGCCAGTGGTTACAGAATTAATTTTACAAGTAGTACTGTAGTTGACAGTGCCACTATATCATTAGATGAAACTTACAAATTTGAAAGATATTATGATACATTATATAGAATTTATGAAAAATTTGGTGATAGTAATTTTAGTAATTATTTAATAATTGTAGATGGTGAAGCTGACGGTGAAGGTGATATCGAAAACGTTATTGAAAATTATCAAGATTTTATTGATAAACAAAACTATTACACAGTTACTAAAAAATATAAATATTTTAATTTAACTGATTTTATAAGATTTATTAGTAAAATTATGAGTTATACAATAAATATTTATCAAGAAGATATAATGAATAATTTTGTTGGTATTCCTGGTACAGAAAATAAATATCAATTAGCTAATATATCTTTATCTTCATTTGAACTTATAACTGAGTTATCAGATGAAAAAATTTATACACCAATTACAAAACTTCTTTCTAATTATTATTTTAAAAAAGAAGATGTTGAAGGAATACCTGTATTTGATGAAGTATTTACTGAAAAATTAAAGAATGGTAAGTTATCTCAGTGCTATAATAAGGTAGCTAGTTATGCTTCATTAATTTCTAGAGAATTAGATGGTAAGGGTAAAGATACTATTGTTGATGATATTACAAATGCTAAGAAGTATACTTCTATTTCAGCTTCTGATTACTCATTAACAACTATCTTAAATCTTTTTGTTGGTGGTTTTGAATCTATCGTTAATAATCAAGGTTCTATTACTGACTACTCTAACTATTCTTCACTTAAGTATTTAATGAAGACAATTAATAATGATCTTGATTTAAGATCTACTTATTTAACATTATTAAATGTTCATAAGAATACTGTCTTAGACTTAAGTACTGATTTAGCTAGAAATAATGCTTCTGTAATTCTTGGTGATGAAACATTAGATACATTATATACAGCAATGGATACTATTGTAACTGAAACGAATTATTTAATCACAAATATTATTAATACAATTCTTTATCAGACTTATAAAGTACAGGATCTTGAAGTTTTATATAAAGCTTCTGATGATGAACCTTATGCTTATTATTTCTCTGAAAGTGCTACAAATGAAACAGAAATTGACCCATTAGGTATTACATATAATATTAGTAATTATGGTAAAACTAATGATGATACCGTTTATAGAGGTATATTACCAATTCTTGAAAAGATATTAATTAATATTACTGGACAAAACCATTATGGTGACAGCAGAACACCGATTTATGGTGGTCAAGCATTAATTGATATGTATGATGATATTAAGAATGGCTATACTGTAGATGGTTTAACACAAACAAAGTATGAAACAATGTATCAAATTCTTTCTGAAAGCTTAAGTCAATTATCTGATGTTCATAATATTATCACTGCATTTATTAATGAAAAGTATATTACAGAAATTATTAATACTTTAATTGGTACAATTGATGTAGCTAATACTGTTATTAAATACAATGGTTCTTCATATTCTGTAAATACTCTTTGGGAATATTATAATAGCGATGATAATGAAGATTTAACACAGACTGAAGTTACTAATTTAATTAATAATGCTTTAGAAGTTTCACTTAATGAAAATTCATTACCATTAGATTCTTCTACAGCACAAGAATCACCTGTATTACAGTATCCATACTATTGTGCTCAAGATATTATTAATAGTATCTCTATTGCAAAGGAAAATAAGAATATTGTAAAGTCTAATATTGAAAAACAGGATAAGGTTCTTGTATCATTAAATACACTTTGCTATGATAACCTTGTAACTGATATTAATGCTCCTTTAGGATTTGCTGAAGGTTCTGACGGTTGCTTCACTTATGATAATAGTACAAGTGCTGCATTAAGACTTCGTAAGAATAAGATTAATGATGTTCGTATTAAGGCTTATAAGGGTACATGGAACGAAGATGTACTTAATAAGGACTTATATGAATTTGACCATATACTTGATGCTAACTATGAAGATGCAGTTAAGAATGCAATCATCACATTAGCTAGAGATGAAAGACAAGACTTCTTCTATTGGGCAGATACTAAGGTTCAGAATACTATCCAAGATTGCTTAGACTGGAAGACAGGATTTACAAATTCTACTTACTTCATGTCTATTATTTCTCAGTCTCAGGTTTGGTATGATGAATATACATCTAAGAATATTAATTTAACTTCTACTTATATTCTTGCCGATTTACTTGGTAAGCATATTGATAACTATGGTAGACATATGCCTATGGCTGGTTCTAGACGTGGTGTAGTTGGTGGATTTATTTCTAATGACTGGTATCCAAATGAAGAACAGAAAGAAAAGCTCTATACTAATAAGGTAAACTATCTTGAAAAGGATATTACTACTATTAGAATAGGTGCTCAGAATACAAACTATACAACTGGTCCTTTAGGACAGATTAACAACATGCTCGTAATGTTAAGAGTTAAGAGAAATGTTGAAAAAATTGCTAAGACATATCAATTTGAATTTAATACTTCTGAAACAAGAAGTGCAATGGCAGCTGAAATTAATAGTTATTTAACTAACTGGATTAACAATGGTGCTTGCACTGTTGCAACAGCTGATGTTTATGCTTCTGATTATGATATTATCCAGAAGATTGTTCGTGTAGACGTTACACTTCAATTCACTGGTGTAATTGAAAGAATCGTAATTAATATTGATTGTCCTGCTTCAATTTAACATATATATGAGGAGTTAAATTTATATTAACTCCTCATTTAAATTAATTTATGAAAGGAGTTAATTAAATATGTTAATACCTGGCAAAAATATAAACGTGTTTGATATGGACCAAAAAAGAGTTCAGGGTAGCTGGTTTACTGGCAAAATGAACACACAAACATTGGATTTTGACCCTTTAGTAACAGGTTACGCATTTATTGTTTGGACTAAGTTACCATTCTGGGTTGAAAAGACATATGAAAACTTTGCTGATATGACACAAAAGAACTTTAAGTCTTTTGATGGTCTTGCTAATATGGATTTACAAACAGCTCAGTATACACATACTTTTAATGGTAATGCTTATGAATATGCTACATCAATTCAAAAAGCAAATACTAACTTCTCATTAAAGCATCAAGAATTCTCTGGTAACCCAATTAAGAATATGTATCAATTCTGGATTACTGGTATTCGTGATCCTGAGACTGATATTGCTGTATATCCTAGAGCATTTGGTTGTACATATGGTGCTAAAAACCATACTGGCGAATTACTATATATCGTAACACGTCCTGATGCTAACAACGTTACAATGAATAACATTGAATTTGCTGCTTATTATACTGCAGTAATGCCAACTTCATTACCTCTTGGTCACTTCAACTATTCACAGGGTACTCATGATTCACCTGAAATTGATATTAACTTTGTTGGTGACTTACATTTAGGTCCTGAAGTAGATAACTATGCTTATAATGTACTTAGTGATGCTGATAATACTGGTAACAATACTATCTATGCTAAGCCATATCCTATTCTTACAGTTGCAGACTTTGATCCTCAGAATAATGGTGTTTATTCTGATGCTAGCGAAAAGAACCTTGCTACATTTGCTACTGGTGGTTGGGATAAAGAAAATGCTGGTATTAGTATTGACCTTTCTGGTACAGAGTTACTTGCTCCTGCACAGAAAGCAACTAGTGGTACTAATTCAAATAGTAGTTCTGGTACTTAATTATAAAATAAAAAATTTCCCTAAAGGCTTTTTAGCCTTTAGGGTTTTATATTAAAATTCATCTTCTTCTAACATATCAAGTTCATTCTTCTTTTTAGCTTCTGGAGCAAAATTAATTGTACCAGTAATAGCATTTTCAATAGCATTTTGACTAACTTTTTTATAAATTTCATCAAAAGAATCCCATTCCAATGAAGGAAGTAAATGCTTTTTATATAATTCTTTTCTAAAATTAGCCTTATTGACTTCATTTTGATATGCATCAATAGATTGTCCTGTAGGATCGTCAGGATAATATGTAGTAGTAATAAATTCAGCAGTTTGTTGTGCATTCTGAATTTGTTCATTCATATTACCTAATACAAGATAAATAGGAGTAGGAAATCTAAGTTCTAGATTATCAATAGCTATATTTAAATAAGCATTCTTAGTTTTTCTACTAACTCTTTTCTTTTTACCACCAGTTTCTTTAACGAATTCATTCTTATATAATTCTCTAATAATCTTACTATAAAAATTACCAAATTCTTCTTGGTCATTAATAATAGCTCTTACAAAAGGATTATTAGTCATTGTTAAAGACCTAGCAAAATCAATTTCCTGAGTTGAATCAATATAATTGTATGGTACGTTCATCCCTGTGATAATTGATTTTAATAACATTTGAGTAAATTCATTTTCCATTTCTACATCCATACCTGGAACAGTATCACATTATGTTCTATTTGAGTCGTTAATTCAAATACGTTTTAAGAATAGATTCAATATTATTTTTATCTTTATAAGATATTCTAATTAATTTAATATTATGATTTTTACAATATTCATTCTTAATATTATCACGTTTTTGTTGTTTAATTAAATCATCTTTATAATATTGAACTGAATAATGAAATTCTCCATCATATTCTATACAAATATTTTTATCTGGTAAATAAAAATCAAATGGTAAAGTTCTTTCATATTTACAATCATCAAATCTATATTCTTGAATAAAATTAATATTCATATCTTCTAATAATGATTTAATCTTTAATTCTCCAAAAGATTTCTTACAATAAGGACATCTTCTACCACTTAAAAACTTAATAGGTGTAACACTATATTCATTATTACATTTATTATGTTTTACTTTTATTTTAGTAGAATTATTGACATACTTTTCTAAGAAAGTATATTCATCACCAACTAAATTAAAGACTTCTTTTAAAAAAGTATCATTAGTCTTTCTTTTAGCTGAATATTGTTTTTCTTTTGTACATATAGGACAACGTTGTCCATTAGAAATAAAATCATTTGGTTTTAATTCAAATTTATTTCCACATTTTTTATGAATTAAAGTAATATTAGTTTTTGTATTAATATATTCTGATTGTAATTCATATTCATTATTAGTTAATTCTTTAATCTTATTTTTAAACATTTCTGTAGTATATCTAGGATTCTTACAACAATAAGGACAAGTACTTCTATTATTTAAAATATTAGTAGGCGTTACTTCCCAAATATTATTACATTTATTATGTCTTATTTTAATCTTAGTTCCATTATTAATATATTTACCTAATACTGTATATTCGCCATTAAATTTATTATTAATTTCATCTTCAAATTGTTCTTGTGTTTTTCTCATTTAACAATTTACCTTTCTTAAAACTGCTTAAGCATTACACTTAAGTTCAGACTATATCTTCACCATATCTTAAATAAAAAGACTTAGGTGTTTCGCACTGGATTATACTTATAATCACTTAGTCGTTGAGCTTTAATTCTTCTTTTAATATATTATCTATATTATTTATTTCTTTATAAGATATTCTAAGTAAATGAATATTATGCTTAATACAATAGTTATTTTTCTTTTCATCTAAATATTGTCTATGTTTTAAATCTTCATCTGTATCATACCAACATTTTTCAAAATGTTGTTTTCCATCAAATTCAATTAAAATATAATCATTATTTAAGTTAACTCTAAAATCAAATCTTAAAGGTTTATTAATATCTTTATCGTATAAATCATCAAAAGTATATTCTCTAATAAATTCTAAATTATTTTCTTTTAAATAATTATAAATTATTTCTTCACCTGAAGACATATTACATTTAGGACATCTTGTTCCTTGTTTAAAATGATCATAATCTATCATAAAATCATTATTACATAAATTATGCTTTAAATGTAAACATTTGTCTTTATATCCTGTATAATTAGTATCTGGTAAAACTGTATAATTAAAATTATTTTCAATTATATCTTTAATATCTTCTAAAACTAATGTATTATGATTAGAACAATAAGGACATCTTGTTCCATTATTAAAATGATATGGTTTTACTTCATATATATTATTACATACTGTATGTTTTATTTTAACTTTAGTTTTATTATTAATATAATCACTAATTAAAATATATTCACCATTAGTATCATTTTTAATTTTATTATAATATTCTTTAGTTGTATATTTATGTTTTCCAGAACAATAAGGACAAGTACTTCTATTATTTAAAATATTAGTAGGTGAAACCATCCAAGTATTCTTACACTTATTATGTTTTATTTCTAATTTAACACTATTATTTATATAATTACCTAATACTGTATATTCACCATTAAATTTATTATTAATAATATCTTCAAACTCTTCTTGAGTTCTTATTAATGATTTACTTATAGCTTTTGATTTACAATAAGGACATCTTCTACCTTGTAAAAATTTATTAGGAGTTACTTCATAAATATTATTACAAGTATTGTGTCTTATCTTTATTTTAATTGAAGAAGACTTATACTTTTCTAATGCTGTATATTCTTCATTTACTAATTCTTTAACTTCTTTAATAAACTCTTCATGTGTTTTTCTTTTAGTACTCATTTTATTCTTATCCTTTTCAATAATATAAAAAAAAAAGAATTCTTAGTTGCTGATTATCCAATCTTTATAGTTCTTAAGCTATACCGTCTATAATCACTTATTCCGTTTCAGCCTATAAAGCTCTAAGGAATTCCCAGCAGTTCACGAAATTTTACAAATTATCTTTCGATAATAAGGAGACTGATATGTTAATCTCAACTGATCTCTGTCCATCAATAGTAGGAATATAGTAATCTTCAAAACTACCAACACTATTTAAAATAGTTGTAATATTCTTTAAATGACCTGAAGTAAGTTCTTTAGATTTAATATCTCTAATAAATCCTTGAATTGCACCTTCCATGTCGTCATCTAAACCAGTTTCTATATAGAACGCTCGTTTATCACGACCTCTTATAATTTTCTGCATTAAATTAGTTAATAAATGACTTAAATAAATCTTACAGAAAAATACACTCTTACTAATTTTACTTACACCATAAATATCAGTACTACTTAATTTAAGATGATGTATATATTGAGGTTCAATAAACGTCATTTTAACTTCTTTTTTAGTAATATATTCTTCATGTACCAAAGTATATATTAAATCTTTAAACTCCTGATTTCTTACTAAGAAGTCTTTATTAATTTTCTTTGAAATACCTTTAATAAAAATCTGAGATATCAAAGCATATTTAGATTTAATTTGTGTCTGGTCTCTATTAAGATAATCATATCTAGAATTAAATACATCATTAGAACCATAACCTAAACTATCAGAAGTATTGATAGAAGAACCTGTATTACCAGATCTTAATGAATTAGGGTTATTATTTCTAGAACCTTGTTTATCATGTTGTAAATTTATATTATTCTTTTCAATATAAATATAACCAAGTATTTGATCATCAATTTCTAATACTATAATATTTTCAGGAGGTAATTTTTTAAATATACTACCGTTAATATTAATACCTTTCATATCTTTTGATTTTTGTTGTTCTTGTTTCTTCTCAGAAAGAATATCTGTTGGATCTTTATAGAATTTAATATTATTATTAATAGAGTCTAAAATATCTTTTTTAGCTCTTTCAATATTTTCTTTCTTTTCTTTAGCTCTATTAGATGTTTCATTTAAATAAATCATATCATCAAATAAAGAATTAAAATCTTCATCATTATCTAGATTTAACATATCTTCAGTAATATAATCACCATATAAATTTGAATCGTGTTCTAAAGATTCATTTACATTATCTTCTTTAAATATTTTAGTAAATCCTACTTCATATGGCATTAATAAATAAAATAAATCACCTAATTGACAAGCTTCTCTAATATCAGTTCTAATAATCTTTTTAAGATCATAAGTTTTTTCTAATACTTCTAAATTACTATTAATAAATTTATTTTCTGGATTTTCATTTCCTTCAATACTTACTCCATTATAATAATAATTTAAAGATCTTTTAGTTAAATCATCTGGTGATAAAATACAATCTCTAAATAAATCTAAACATTTAGAAACTTCTGGAATATATGAATCAATCAAACGATAATCTTCATATTTAAAGAATCTATCCTTTTCTTCAAGAAAGAATTCACCATTAGAATTTTTAAGCATATTTTCTAATTTTTTAATTCTTCCATTTTTTCCATTATTTTTATTTTTATCGGCAGGATTATTATTAGATGTTTTATTATCCATTTCAATTCTGTTTAAGAATTCCATTGGATTTCCGCCAATTATTGGTTTAAATTTATTATTAATAGTTTCTAATTTTTTCTCAAGAGCCTTTGTAGGATCTAATTCTGTATTATTAATTTGATCAATAGTATTTTCATAACCACCAAATAAAGCTGAATTTATATTTCTGTCTTGTTCGTTTAAATCATCTTTAATATTTTTTTGATTGTTACTTACTTTATTGGAGAAATTGTTACGACTAAACAAACCTATTCTCGTTTTAGTATTCTTTTTAAGCTCTTCAGCTTGCTTTTTATCGTCATTTTTAGCCATTTAATTCACCATCCTTATAAAAAAAAGAAGGCTATTAAAATAATAGCCTTTCTTAATAATATTTTTAAATAATAATTAAAAATCACAGATTATAAAGTGATGTTCTATAGCATCCTTATTTTTAAGAAATACAATAAGATTTACAGCATAATAAATATCATTTTTAGGTGTTTCATATACTCTAATATGAATTGGTGTATATTCTATTTTATTACCACTTTTAAGTTTTTTCTCTTTATAAGAAATTCCATTAATGAATTTTTTATTTAAGAACATTTCAAAGTAAGCTATATCTTCTAATTCATCAATATCAATTTCTTTAATATTATAAGCTTCTACATTATCAACATCACAAACTAATTGAATTAATTCTTTATTTTTATTTACAACTTCTTTAATAATTTCTTCTTTTAAATTAAAATCCCATAAAAGATTATCACTACAATTTTCAGCATAATTATTACAAAGAGTATCTATTTTAGTTATAATAGATTCATCATCACTAAGTTTATAAATAACTGAATTATCATTACAAAATTCTATAGAATCTTTATTAATAACAATTGATTTAATATCTTCTTTAAACTTTGAATCTTTAAATACTGAAAAGAAATCTGATGCATGAACTATTACTCTAAATTCAGTTTCAATAGGTTCATTAAAATCATATTTAATAATTTCTGGAATACAATCTATATCTGCATAAATAGCTTTTTTATTTGTAAGAATATATGAAGGACTAAAGTTAGGTTCATCCTTGTAAATATTCTTCATTATTTGATTAAGATCGTATATTTTCTTTAAGAAATTCTTAAGTTCTTTATCAACTAATTTCATATTTTTAACTCCTTTTAAAACAAACCATTAGGTTAAATTTTAGCCAATTTACTCCTTTATTTTAATATTTCTCTCTAGGATCTTAAAAAATCCTAGAGAGTTTTTTATTCATTTATTCTTCTTTGAATAAATTGTACATTTCTTCATAATCAGGAAGATTATGATATTCAACACAATATCTTACAGAGTCTTCTGATAAAAACTTCTCCATAAATTCTTTAGTTATATCTTTAATAATTTCTTGCTTTACTGGTTTATTATTCTTCATTACAGTTTCATATTCACCAGTTTTTTCACTAACTATAATTCTATTTAAAGCTGTTGAGCTTGAAATATTAAATGTTATAAGAATATTTGGATACATTGCAGATAAGTCTTCATCAATTACAAAATCAAAACATTTATTAGATGGAATACCATTAATTTCACCTACATTATCAATTAATTCTGGTGGAGCAACATACGCACCACTAATACCAATTCTTGTTTCATTATGTGCTCTACATCTATTATTTGAAATTACATAACCCATTTCTCTATAAAAGATATTTACATAATTTCTTAAGCAAACTGTTTTAGTTAAAGCTTTACTAGCTCTAGTATGTGTTAATGTTACAATTGTATGAAGAAGATCTATATATCCAGTATTCTTTACAATAAGCGACAATAGTAATGTATCAATGCAAGAATACTTAAAGAATTTTGTATAATTATCTAAGAATACAGTTTTAATACTAGTATTTTCTTCACTAAGATTTTCTTTACCAAGTCCTGTTTCTTCAAGTCCTATAGCATTCAAGCTATAGGATTCTTTTTTACCTTGAGGTCTTGTAATATTTCCATAAAGTACCATCATATCAAGCCATGTGGTATATCCATAAATATTATAAGTGTCAGTTCTAGCTGTAAAATCATTCTTAGCTTTTTGACTATCATCTTTTCTAAGAACAACTTTCTTTACACAAAAGTCTGAAGGACACATAATATCTTCAGCAGTCATATTAGTTCCTACAAGAATCTTATCAAGTCTATTTTTTAGTGTAAAGATATCGAATCTAGCGTTCCAAGCACAACAATAATCTGGTTTATCTTTATTTACAGTCATAAAGAAATATTTAATGACATCTAATTCAGATTTTAGTCTATAAAGCTTAACTGAAAAATCACCAAAATATTCTCTATAAATATCCTTAACTTCTTTAATAGTTTTAATCTTACGCTCTTTATCATTTATAAACTCTTCAAAAGTATCAGTATCATATTCTTTCATAAATACAGATAGTCTATTAGTTTTAAAATTATAATAAGTTATCATATTTACTTCACATGGTGCATCATCTTCATTAGGAAATCCTGGATAATCTGCACCATCAACTTCAATATCAAATGTTGATATATCAATTGGAATTGAATTTTTCTCCTGATTATTTTCCATGATAAATCTATCAATATAATAATCTGTAATATCTACATCTGAAGAATGAAACTCATTAAATAAATGCATATTTTCAAGTTTTCTTCTTTCTTCTTTAGGTAGACCTTTCTCTGAGAATTTATTATATAATTCTTTAACTTCCAAACGATTAGAATGTTCAGCCATTGATCTATATCTATTTGAATATCTTGCTGTTACTGGTACAACATCTTTAAGAGAAATATAACGATATTCATAACCATTTTTATTATTCTTAAACTGCTTTTCAATATCCTTAGTTATATAATAAGTGTAATTAGGTTTTTCAATAAAAGTATAACCTTTATTACCATCCTTATCTTTATGAACTACAATAATTGAATCAGGGTCATATTCTCCTTTAGTATCATTATATTCAGAGAATGTATAAAAACAATTTACAAACATTGAATCTTTTGGAACATCTGAAAAAATTCTATTTGCCATTTAAATTACCTCCTAAGTTATAGGAAATTGTTAATTTCCAATATAAAAATAAAAGATGAATAAGGATTTTTTATTCCTTATTCATCTCTTCAATTATTTTTAATTATTCGTCAAAATTCTCTTCATCTTCTTCAATATCTAATTGCATACAATTTAAGAATGCTCTTAACATCTTAGAATTTTCTGAACGAGTATCAGACTTTTCAATGTCAAAACAATAAGGATCATCTGATAATTGAGTTTCAATTAAATCCATTCTCATTTTTTCATTGTTTGCAAAAGCATCAAGATAATTTTTATTAATCTCCATAGCTTTTTTATTTGCAGGGTTTGCTAAAGCAAGCCCTATATTTTCCATTTCCAATTATCTTCACATAAGGTCGTTAATCTTATGCAGTTCTCTTATGAACTTCTCTAGTTTTATTTATATCTAGAGTTGAGACTATATCTTCATTGTTATTGGATAATAACAAATGCTCCCCATTTTGATTTAATTAGGAATTATAAGATTATTACTCTAAACCTAAACCACTTGGCTCTACTCTACTCCCTTCTTCAGCTATTCAATAATAGCTTATGGTTTCGATAGTCGTTGAACTTTTAATTAACTTTATCAATATTTAAATTTTCAATTAAAATATTTTCAATATTATTAAAATCTTTATAATATATTCTAATTAATTTAAAATTATTTTTTCGACAGAATTCATCTTTAATTTTATCATTTATTTTTTGATTATTTAAATGATTAATTTCTTTTTCATTATTCTTAAAAGGTTCATAATGAAATTTTCCATCAAATTCAATAAAATATATTAAATTATCTTTAATGATTTTAAAATCAAATTCTAAATTTCTTTTATTTTTACAACCAGTATTTCTTACATTAGTTTCAAAAGATAAATTATATTTTTTTAAATATTTTTCTATTTCTAATTCACCTTTACTTCTTTTACATTTAGGACATCTATTACCATTATTTTTTAAAAAATCTTTTGAAGTCATTTTAAAATCATGATTGCATAGTGTATGATGAAATAAAATTGGAGTTTTATTATTTATATATTCTTTACTTAAAACTTCATATTCATCTCCTACTATATCATAAACTTTCTTTTTGATAATATCAATATTTAATTTCTTAACACCAGCACAATAAGGACATCTATTTCCAAGTTTAAAATTTGCTGGTCTCATTTCAAATATATTATTACATTTATTATGTTTTATTTTAGTCTTTTCATTATTACCATTATATTTTCCAACACTGGTATATTCATTATTTGTTATATCATTAACATATTTAGACCATTGTTCGTCTGTCCATTTAACATTATTTTTCATTTTATAACCACCACCAAATAAAATTATAAAATAATGTTCGATAAAGTTAATTACTTAGCTGCTGATTTTCCTAATAGGAGTTTCCAGCAATTAAAGGAGTTTTACATCAGCAAAATTTACCGATCTTGATAGCATTAGTAGAATAATCAGATTTATATTCTTTATATAAATTACTTTTAACTGGAATATTCTTAATACTTAATTGATCAACACTTCTTGCACTAAATTTAGAAGCAGGAATATGCTTAAGTGTCATCATAAACTTTTCACCAAATATTACTGTATTAGTAATATCTTTAAGCTTAGTACGATCTACACCAGTATAATTATAAATTCTTGCTAGATCAACAATATTTTTAGCTCCATTCAAAGGTGCTTGATGAACTGGAATACCATTTTTAATTATCTCTAAGAGTAGTTCCTCAAGTTCTTCTTCAGATAAATTATCCATGAACTTTTCAATGTTTTCACATTCTTCTTTATCTACTACATTAAGATAGTCAATTAAAAACTTCTTTTCTTCTTCAAGAGTCCATTCATTCCAATTCTGTTCCATCTGATATCTAATATATTTACTATTATAATTAATTTCTGTTTCAATATTCTGAGAAGGATTAAGTCTATTAGAAACACCTAATGGATTTAATATCATATCAATCTGGAAATTAACATTAGAATTTTCATCAGGATTACCAAGACCAGCAAAATCAGTTACTTTAGGCATTTCATCATCTGGTCTAATTTCTGAAACAACACCTTTATCTCCGTAACGTCCTGCCAATTTAGATCCAATAACTAATGAGCATTCTTCAAGAATAGTAAACTTAATTCTTAGATGATCAAATAGATTATCATTTACTAAAAACTTATTATTCGGATCAACTAATCTACAATAATAGTTATAAAGATCTACTAAATCCTTACTAACTTTATTATCTGAATTAGTAACAATTGGTTCAACATAAGCAATAAAATTCTTATAATAGTTTTGCTGCTTATCATAGTAAATCTTAATCTGCTTATTATATGTTGTATCTAAGACTTCTTCAGGATTTTCAATATTAGAAATAACTTGAAGATCAACTACTTTACCATGTCCTCTATACTTTACATCTTCAGAAATAAGATTAATAGTATCTGCTAAAGTAATTGGAGCAGTTGAATAATTAATTCTTCTTGTTGCACATAATAGTCCATCCTTACAATCTTCACCAATATCTGGAAAAGACTTATAGAATTTCTTATTACCATACATATTTACAAATATATCATTAGTGTTTAATGATACATCTACAATCTTAACTTCATAGTGTCCCATTTTCTTAGAAGTACTTTCACTAATTACAATAGCATCTTCATTTGTTAGACCGCCATAAGTCAAATAAACAACATTAAGATTTCTTCCATGAGTTAAATTCATTTCTTCATCACGGTTATTATCTTTAAATAATACTGTATTATTTTCAATAATGTCACCTTTTTCTAATGAATCAATGATTTTATTATCATGCTTATAACCATATTTTTCTGTAAGATGAGTACATTCATTTCTTTGAATTACATGATATTCACCTGGATTAAATTCTGGTTTAATACCATTCTTTAAATTCTTAGTTTCTTCTTCACTATTCTTAATCTTCTTAATGATTAAATCATAGTTATAGTCATTCTTTTCAATCTTACAAAGAACCTTCCATTTACCTTTTAGTTGGCAATATCCTGAAGAATACTTACCCCATTCATTCTCAAATCCAGTATAAATTAAAGGTGCTTGAGGTTCTAATACCTGTAGTCTTTGTTCTAAGTGCGATGAGTCCATTTGAGCTCTGTTGGCATCAGTTGAAGCTAAACCTGGAATCATACATGTTGGACCTAAGAAAGAATGATTATCTTTAAATTCATTCTCTCTTTCTTCTACTAATTCAATCGGATGTTTGTGCATATAAATTTTCCTCCTATAATTTTATTTGTCTTTATATGACAAATTAATAATATATGTTTATTTATAATTATTAAGAATTCCTTCTAAGATACTTTCAATATTATCAAATTCAGTATATGGAATTCTATATAAGTCAATATCTTCATGTTGTTTACAATAATTATCTTTAATAGAATCTCTTTTCTTCTGTAGTTCAAAGTCCTTTGAATAAAATTGTTGCTTATAATGAAATTCTCCATCATATTCTATAAGAATTATTCTATTATTTTTTTCTAATTTAAAATCAAATGGAAGAACTCTTTCATTTTTACAATCTTCAAAAGTATATTGAGTTTCAAAATTATAGTTATTATCTTTAAGCCATTTAGCTATCCTTTCTTCTCCTTTTGATCTTTTACATTTAGGACATCTTTGACCTTTTAAGAAATTATTTGGAGTTACATAATATTCAAATCCACATTTTTCATGTTTAATTTTTATATTAGTATCTGTATTTATATAATTTCCTATAACAGTATATTCATTATTTACTAATCTATTAACTTCTTCTTTAAAATCTTTTAAAGTTTTTTTAATATTATTAGCACATTTAGGACATCCAAAATGCTGTAAAAAATTTCTAGGAGTTGTTTCATAAATATAACCACATTTATGTTTTACTTTAATTTTAGTTGCATTATTAATATAAGGACTTAATACTGTATATTCATTATCACCATAAAGCTTATTAACATCTTTAATAAATTCTTCTGTAGTTTTCTTATGTGTTTTACTACAGTAAGGACATCTATCTCCATTATTAATAAAGCTATGAGCTTTTACTTTATATTCTTTATTACATTTAAGATGCTTTAAAGTTATAAAGTCTTTATTGTTATTATATTCACTTATTAAAATATATTCATCATTAGTTAATTCTTTAATTTCTTTATCAATTGTTGAAGTAGTTTTAATAGGATTATATTTTCTACAATAAGGACATCTTTGACCTTGTAAAAAATGTGTTGGTTGAATTTCAAATATATTATTGCATTTATTATGACGAAATTTAATTTTAGTTTTATTATTAATATATTTACTTAGTACAGAATATTCATCCTGTACTAAGTCATATATTTCATTTAAGAACTCTTTATTAGTTTTAGTCTTCATTTATTTATTCATCATCAATATCAAAAGTAAAGTCATCATCACCGAGCTGAACAACATCAACATCTTCATAGATGGAATCTTCAAGCTCTTCAAGATTATCATATTCTTCACCTTCAAAGCCATTTGAAATAATATTAGGCTCTTCTGTAAAATGCCAAGTATCATTTACTTTAGCGCCAATTGATAAAGCTCTTGTAGTACCTGGGTCATTATTCGATGTATAAATTACATCGATATTCCCGATCATCGATGGGTCCAAAGTTTTACCTCTGATCTCACCTCTTGAATTAGAAATACTTTGATTTCCTGCAATAGTTAGCTTCATTTTATTAAGAATATCTATACTATCTACATTATTCATATATCTAAGATTATCTGCTGTTTTAATCTTTTTAACAAGAAAATCTGGTTGAATATTACTAAATAATGATTCAAGAGTTTTAAGTGTAATGTTTTTTCCATTAAGAACTCTTAATACACCCTGAGTCCATACTTCTAATAGTGGAAAAATAAAGCATTCATTAAGTCTTAATCTCTTATTAGCCAAGTCATCATTGTTCTGATATAAAAGACTATCATAATTAATTAAAAACCATCTTAAAAGGCTATAAATATTTTCTTTATCTCTATCTGGAATACGAATAACTCTTTTAGTAGTATTATCTAAAAGTCTTTCAAAAGAAGCTTTTACAGATTTACCTTTATTATCAAAATTAGTTTGATTTTTAGTAAAATAACTACCGAGTTTTCTAATCCAATAATCTTTATCATCAATCTTTTCTGTTGAAACTTTATCTTTCTTCTGAAAAGCATTGACAAAAGTAAATACCATTACTTTATTTTGTAATGATTCATCCATATACTTTTTAGGAACTGATAAATAAAGCATTGAACCAAGTTTAAATAAATAATCATCTTCATGCTCATCAAAGTCAATTCTTTTCTTATCAATAATTTCAAAAGTATCTTCTAAATCAAAGTATTTAAGAGTATTAGTAATTCCAAAGTTAGCAAAGAAATAAATAAAGATTGGAATCTTAGTATTAAAGATTTTACTGAAAGTATAATAACCTTCAATTTCTTCTAAAGTATTTTCTGGGGTCATAGAAATATTCTTTTTACTAACAACAATAGGTTGTAAAGAAGTTCTCATTGTAATACTATTATTAGTCTTATATGTTTCTGCATCAACTATCTGAAAGATTGGATAATATTTTACATCATCAATAAGATAATAACAACCATCAATTAATTTTGGGAAATATAATTTCTTCTTAATTAATTTTGTTTCAGAACTCTTTGGATCTTTTAATTCAAACTTAATTTCAATAGCAATAAGTCTTGAACGTTCATAAGGAATATCTGTAATATCCTTTGATGGTTTATAAAGAGTTCTTTCATCAATCTTTTTAGCTCCCAGAAACTTAATACCTTGAATACTTTCTAGACTACTACAAGCATCTGAGATATGTTGAAGAATATCATCTTTCTCTTTAAGATGAAATATTTCTTCATTAAATTTTTCTGGAATTGAGTTATGCAACTCTTTTAACATCTTATTCCATTGTGCCATAATTTTTCTCCTTTTTATTTAAGATAAAATTTTATAAAATTAAAAATTATATTTTTTAATCTTACCCTTTAATAATATATATTTTATTTTATAAATTTAAATTTTAAAAAAATAAATAAAAATATATTAAATTAAATTTATAAAATTAAATTTATAAAAAATATAAAAAGAATTGATGTTTAAATTTTTTAACTCTGAAATGTTTAACACAGTTATGGAAATTTAAATTTAAATTCAAAATTTTAAGTACTAACATAAAAGTATAGAAAAGTTTTTTGGTATACCAAGAACTTAAAATTAAAAATATAATTTAAAGGAGTAATTATTATGTCTACAAAGAAGATTATTAAGAAGGCTGCTACTACAGCTACTACAGAAACTAAGGCTACTGCATCTACAGTTAAGCCATCTAATATCACTAATGTTGAAGATTTTTATGCTATGATCAGAGATCAGTATAATGCTACAAATGAAAAGAAGATTACTAAGGAAGAAGTTTCTAAGGTAATTCAGGCATTCTCTGAAAGCTTTACTGAATATGCAAAGAGTTCTACATCTGATGAAACAACTTGCATTCTTCCTAGCATTGGTCGTTTCAAGATCAAGGTTAAGGAATCTTACGAAGCTACAAATCCTAAGACAGGTGATAAGGTAACTGTACCTGCTAAGAAGAGAATTTCTTTCAAGGCATTCCCAAGATTCTCTGATTCTATTAACGCTGAGTAATTTATTTTTGTTTTCGAAAAACCCTTAAGGAGTAAAATCCTTAAGGGTTATTTTTTCTTTAGTCTAATAAGAATTATTACCCCAAACAATCACTTATTAAATTATAGAAAGGAATGATAAGTATGAGAGGTATGAGTGATAATGAAATATCTTTAAATAAACCAATTAAAATGTGGAATAATATACCTTTGGATTCTAGACAAATAACTCCTTCTTTAAATGAGTTAGATGAAAATATTAATTATCCATATGTAGGTATGATTTTCTATTCTCAATTTGAAGATGATTATTACAAAGTATTATCAGTTGAATCTGGTTATAGAATTGGTAGAACAGGTAGTATTGTAAGAGCTTCTAGCGTTAATAATGTTGACAAGAATATGGAAATCTCAGGATATTTTGTTGGTGAATATGAACAATATGTTCTTAAAGGTAATACTAATACTATGATCAAAAAAGCTTATATTGATGATGCTGGTTATTTACACATAGTATTTGCAGATGATCAAGATACCAATGTTGGTTATGTTATTGGTGATCCAGGATATTGCCCTCAAATTTCTGAAAATAGTGATAATGATATGGAAACATTATCTAATTTAATTTACAAATTAGATATTCAATATTGCGATGAATTAACACATTTAAAGAAAATTTTAACTACTGAGAATTTAATAGGTCCTTATGTAGTAAATATTGAAGATCAATTAGATGATGATAATAATAAAACTGGTTATTTAGTTTTTACTTTAAATACTGGTGAAACATATACAGTAGGACCTTATGGAATTAAATCAATAGAGCTTAAAGAAAATAGTGATGGTTCTAAGGAATATTTAATAATTACTTATAATGATGGTACTGAAAGTAATTTAGGTAATGTTCGTGGTAAAGATGGTTCTTCTGTAAATATTAAAGGAACTTTACAGAATAAAAGTGATTTACCTTCAAATGCTTCTAAGGGTGATGCATATATTGTAGGAAAAGATCTTTGGTTCTTTTATACAAGTTGGTCTAATGTTGGACAAATTGTTGGTGATGATGGTTCAACACCTGATATAACTCTTAAGTATAAAATTATCAATCCGTCAACCAATGATGATGATCAAAGACAAATATTACATATTGAATTCTTCAATGGTAAAACATTAATTGATACACCCATTGAATTTAGATTACCCTTCTCCCCTGAAATTAATATTGTATCTAATACTGAAAGCACTTTTAAAGTACAGTTTGTTGCTTATACTAATAAAGGTGATCGTATAGAAATTAATTCTCCTAATTTAAAAGGTGAAGATGGTTCTTCTATTAATATTAAAGGTTCTATAGATACTTATACTGATTTAATGGCTTATGCTACTACCGCTAATGAAGGTGACGGTTATATCGTTGATAATGAAAATGATACAGACGATGGTCATCTTTGGATTTATACTGGTGATACAAGTATAAATGATAGTAAGCATTATATGGGATTCTTAGATGTAGGTAAAATCAAAGGACCAACTGGTAGTGATGGTGACAAAGGTGATAAGGGTGATGATGGCTATCAGGTTAAATTTAGAATTAATAAAAAAGACGATGGTACTACTTGGATTCAATATTGTTATGTAGATAAAAATAATAATGAAGTTTCTACTTATGAGGATTTAATAGATATTGTTGAAATTACTGGTGCTGCTGGTATTAGTCCAGAAGTTGAAGTAATTAAATCAGATGACTCTACAATATTAAAGATTACTGATAGTACTGGTATTGTTTATACAGATAATTTAATAGGATCTCAAGGTAACAAAGGCGAAGATGGTCAATCTATTGAAATAAGATATAGTAATCAAGAAATTCAATATAGATATTTTATTAAAGATAGTGAAGATAATAAGACTTATCTTTATGGAGAATCTTGGAATTTATTATGTACTATTCCAAAGATTACTCAGGAAACTATTGATAATGGATTTAAATTAACTATTGGTGATGATACTTATGTTATTACTAATGGTAAAAATATTACATTAAGATATAATGAAAATTCTAGCTATATTGAATGGCAATATGTTGGTGATAAAACATGGACACCATTAGTTTCTATTAATGCTATTTCAGGTTCTGATGGTCTATCAGCTTATCAAATTTGGTTAAGCTTAGGTAATGAAGGTACTGAAGAAGACTTCATTAATTCACTTAAAGGTGAACAAGGCGATAAAGGAGATAAGGGAGAAACAGGTGAACAAGGTGTTTCTTTAAAAAGTATTGAATTTGTTAAGAGTTCTTTAGGAAATACTTCTGGAATTGCAGGAGCTACAGATACTTATAAATTTATATTTAGTGATGGTAATGAAGTTTCATTTGATATTGCTAATGGTACTGATGGTAAAGAAATTGAATTAAGATCAACTGAAAGTACTATTCAATGGAAATATGTAACTGATACAGAATGGAAAGACTTATTAGAGATTTCTACTATTACTGGCTCAGATGGTGAAGATGGTAAGAATGGTATTGATGGTAAAAATATTGAAATAGGAAATATTACAACTAATATAGTTACTGATGAAAAAGATGTTTCTATTATTACTTCATTAAATAGCTCTTTAAGTACTGATGAAAAAAATGTTTATGATTTTACTTTTAATATCCTTAAAGGAGAAAAAGGTGAACAGGGTGATAAAGGTGAAACTGGTGAACAAGGTATTCAAGGTGAAAAGGGCGAAGATGGTAATGATGGTAGAGAGATTGAATTAACTGTAAGTGATAATTCAATTCAATGGAAATATACCGATGAGTCAGAATGGAAAGATCTTTTAACTATAGATCAAATTACTGGTGCTGCTGGTAAAAATGGTAAAGATATTGAAGTTGGTAAAGTTACTACTATTTCTATTGAATCAACTGAAGATCCAATTGTCACTGTTACAATAAATAGCTCCTTAAGTACTGATGAAAAGAATGCTTATGATTTTTCATTTAGTATACCAAAGGGAGAAAAAGGCGAACAGGGTGATAAAGGTGAAACTGGTGAACAAGGTATCCAAGGTGAAAAGGGCGAAGATGGTATTGATGGTATAGACGGAAAAGATGGACAAGATGGTAAAGATGCTTCTGTAAGCATTATTGAAAATAAAGATAATGATGATTTTACTTATAAATTAGATATATCTTATACTAATGGTGAAGATACTGTAGAATTTACTACACCAAATCTTAAAGGTGGTATTAATGAACTTTATAAGATTATAGAATCTTTACCAGATACTGATACTAACGATGAATATGATACAAATCATATTTATTTGGTATTAAAAGAAGATAATGAAGAAATAGTTTCTAAAGAAAATAATTATGATAAATATATTATATTATCCAAAGATGAATATGGTAATATTATTTGGGAAAAAATTGAAACAACAGAAGCTTCTGGAAATATTCTAGTAGTTTGTGATGAACTTCCTGATATTGAAACTGCTTCAACTAACTTCATTTATTGTTTATTAACTCCTAGTTATGAAAGAGGTCTAAATATAGGTTTATTAGATAAAAGTTCAATAAATAATAAGAATTATTATGAAGAATGGATAGTTATTGTAGATGAAGAAACTGGAACAAAATCTTGGGAATTATTAGCACCTCAGTTATATAGAATTTCAGAAAAAATGATAGATTATGTTTGGGATATTAATGAAACTTATACTGTATTTGATGATTGGGATGATACTACCGATATTTCAGATTATCAAAAAGACTTTGGTGATATTACACCACTTTCAAACTTCGTCTATAGAATTGAAGGAAGTAATTTAATTTTAGTTAAATATATTGGTAGCGGTGATGTTTATTTAAATATCGCACCAAAATATAAAATAGGTGATAAAGTTTATACTGTAACTGAATTAGATGGTACTTATTATGAAAATAAAACTTATTATCAAATTGATAGTGAAGGAAATACTTCAGTTTATAATTTTGATACAAGTTCCTTTAGCTATGATGGTAATAATATTGAAATAACTCAAACAGTCTTAACAGGTCCTCAAGTATATAGTTTATATATTGCAGATACTGTTACTAAGTTAACAAGAGTTTTAATTAATACATCAAATATTCCTAAATATCATATTCCAGAAGGAATCGAAACTATTGGTGATTATGCTTTCTATAGTTCAGCTAACCAAACAATGGTATTTGAAAAGTTAAGTGCAGATGGTAAAACTGCCGTTCAAGTAGGCTTTGAATCATCTAATATTAAGTATATTGGTGAATATGCTTGTGCTTGTACTACTAATATGAGAATGATTACAGACTCTGGTACTACAACAAACTATTTAACAACTCCTGCTGGATTAAAAAAGATTTCAAACTATGCTTTCTATGGAGCAGGTCAAATTGCTCACGTAGATACAAGAAAATCTTCTAATTTGTTTGTAGGTAAAGGTGCTTTTGAAAGATCTAACTTAAGTGCTGTTCAATATTTATCTCCTACAACTTATTACACTGATAGTGCTTTCTTAGGTTATACAGCTTTATACCATGATACCAGAGTAGTTGGTAGTGGTGGTATGTATTTCTATAGTCAAGATACTATTGGTTATAACTATAATGATACAGATCATACTCAGGCTAGTGAAACAGCAGTATTAAATGTAACACTCAATACAGTTGATCCTAGCTTTGAATAATAATTAGAAAGGAGAAATTTGTTATGGCTACTGATACAAGTAAATTAATGGATGATGAAGTACCTATGACTGCTGATGACGGAGTGTCTCCTATAGACAGTATTAATAAGTATTTCTTCTTAGATTTTAATGGTCTTAAAAGAGATCATATTAGATTCTTAAACTTTTTTAAACACTCTAATTTATTTGATATAGATACACCTAGCTTTGAAAGAATTGATGTTTATAATAAAGAACCATTATTATACAAAACAAGTTATGATGAATTTGGTCATGCAAATAAACTAATTGAATTACCTCCTTGTATATTTATTGAAGATGATGAAGATTTAATGGAATTAATGTTACAAAGTGATGGGAGTTATAAACTCCCATCTACTCTTAATTCCACACAATATAATTACTATACAGGAATGGGTAAGATTTTAACTAATATTATTTATTTAATCTCAAAACCTAATAGTGAAAATTCAATTAGTAATAAAGATGGTAAAGTATTTAATAATGCAAATAATTCTTATTATGAATATATTTTAACATCTATTGAATATAATAATTCAACTGGTTTATATGAATTAGAATGGGAAATGCTTGGTGGTAGTGAAGGTTCTGGTGTTGCAAGTAGTGATATTAAATTTAATTCATTAGTTAAAGTTACTACTTTAGATAGTGATTCAGAAGCTTCTGCATATTTAGACGAAGATATTTCAGATGATTTAACAACTTATACATTAAATTTAAAAATTCCAAAAGGTGATAAAGGTAGTGAAGTATTATTAAGAGTTGATGAAAATAATATGCTTCAATATAGCTATGAAGATAGTTCTAATTGGAATGATTTATTTAATTTAGAAAATATTCGTGGTGCAGATGGTACATCTGTAAATATTATTGATAGTTTATCTAGTACTAAAGACTTACCTACATCAGGTAATACTAATGGTGATGGTTATTTAATTCTTGGTGAGCTTTGGGTATATACTGGAACAGATCTTGAAGATGATTCACATACTAAAGGATTTAATAATGTTGGTAGCATTCAAGGTCCAAAGGGTGATAAAGGTGAAACTGGTGAACAAGGTATTCAAGGTGAAAAAGGTAAAGATGGTACTGATGGTATAAGTATTACTAAAGCTGAAATCGTTGATAATGAATTAATATTAACATTTAGTGATAATACAACCACTAATCTTGGTAATGTAAAAGGTGAACAAGGTGTAGAAGGTAGATATATTTATTCTGCTGAAATTAGTACACTTGGTGGATTAGTTTTAAGATTTAGTGATGGTTCAAATATGGATGTTGGTATGGTAAGAGGAACAAGTATTACTGATATTTCTTATACATTTACATCTATGGAAGCTGATGCTACTAGTGGTGATGGAACTGAAAAAGGTACTTCTGATTCTTATGATTATTATTGGATTAATTTTAATAATGATGTAGATTCAATATTAATATCTATTCATAATGGTAAAGATGGTGATAGTACTGAATTAAGAGTTAATGATGATTACATTCAGTGGAAGAATTCTTCAAGCTCTAGTTGGACTAATCTTATTGCTTTAGAAACTCTTAAAGGAGAAAAAGGTGACAAGGGTGAAACTGGTGAACAAGGTATTCAAGGTGAAGCAGGAATACAGGGTGAACAAGGCGAAAAAGGTGATAAGGGTGATGATGGTAACTCTATTATTTCTACCAAAATAGATTCAACAGGTCATCTAATATTAACATTTAGTGATGAAACTACTTTAGATGTTGGTAAAGTAGTTGGTGCAGACGGAAATGATGGTAATAATGGTATCGATGGTGATAGCATTGAATTACAAATAACTGATGATTACATTCAATGGAAAAAGTCTTCAAGTTCTGAATGGACTAATCTTATTGCTTTAGAAACTCTTAAAGGAGAAAAAGGTGACAAGGGTGAAACTGGTGAACAAGGTATTCAAGGTGAAGCAGGTGAAACTGGTACTGATGGTAAATCTATTACAGAAGCCATTATAGATTCTTCAACAGGTCATCTAATATTAACATTTAGTGATGAAACTACTTTAGATGTTGGTAAAGTGGTTGGTGATGATGGTAAACAAGGTGATAAAGGTGACGATGGTAATAATATTGAATCAGTAACTTTTGTATCAAGTACACAAGGCGATAGTGCAGGTATTGCAGGTGCGGTAGATACATACCAAATATTATTAACAGATGGTAATACATTTGAGTTTACTGTTACTAATGGTAAAGATGGTACTGGAAGTGAGTCTACTATTTTAGTTGATACTGAAATGAGTGATGCTAGTGAAAATGCTGTACAGAATAAAGTAATTAAGAGTTATATTGATGATTTAGTTGGTGATATTAATACTATTCTTGATTCATTAGTGGAGGTGTAATGTAATATGAGTACAATTGCTGAAAAATTAAATGCTTTAATATTACAGAAAAAAACACTTTCAGATAATTTAAATACAAAAGGTGTTGAAAGTTCTGAAGATGAAAAATTCAATACTTTAGTTGAAAAAGTATTAGATATTGAAACTGGTATAGATACTTCTGATGCAGATGTAACTAGCGAAGATATTCTTGAAAATAAAATAGCTTATTCTAATGGTGAAAAAGTAATTGGTAGTATTCCTTCTTTAACCGAAAATACTTATATACCAACTACTGAAAATATAACCATAAATTCTGGTAAATATATTTCAGAAGACCAAACAATTTTAGGAGATTCTAATTTATTAGCTGAAAATATTAAAAGCGGTGTAACTATTTTTAGTGTTGATGGCACATTTACTAATATTGAAGATGGAGAAACTGCAGTAACTTCAGATGATATTAAGAAGAATTTAGTTGCTTATATAAATGGTGAAAAAGTAATTGGTAGTGCTTATACACTTAGTCAAGAATTTGTATATACTCCAGATACTACAGATCATTATCTACAAGCAGGATTTTATAGTGGTATAAGTCTTCCTGGAGATGAAAACTTAATTGCTGAAAATATTAAAGAAGGTGTAACTATTTTTAATGTTGAAGGCACGTATAAAGCTGATGAAGGAAATACTGAAGGAGGTATAGATACTTCAGATGCTGATGCTACTGAGAATGATATACTTTTAGATAAAACTGCTTATGTTAATGGTGAAAAGATTGTAGGTACAATTGAAAGTTTAGATACTACAACTTATACACCAACTGTTGAAGATATTATTATTACTTCAGGAAAGTATTTAAGTGGTGATCAAATAATTAAAGGTGATGAAAATTTAGTAGCTGAAAATATTAAAAGTGGCACTAAATTATTTGGTATAGTTGGTACATATGAAGGTGGTACTACTGAAGAAGCTGGAGATTATTTATTATTAGATTGTACTAATATTACTGATGCCGATAGTATAATTTCTACTTACGGTGAGTTGGTATATATTAGTGAAGATGACGGTGCAAGTTTTACTTCTCTTAAAGACTTAAATGATTCAAATGGTGGTACATCAGCAGACTCAAATGCTAACTTTGTTGCAAGTAAAAATACATATAATGGTATTTGTATGGATAACTGGACTAGTACTTCTAATAGTGGTTCTATATTATTTATTACACCTATTGAAATGACTACTGGAAAAGGTATTTTAAGATTAAAATATGGAGAAAGTTCTTGGATGAATACTACCCTTACTTTTAATTTAATAGAAGTTACTGGAGATAATGATGCTGAAAATATTGAACAAGCTATTCAAAAAATAGCAAATTCAGATTTTACAGGTCAATTAAGTATTTACTGTGCTGGTTCAGCTTCTGGTATAGATAGTTATAGTGCTACTTCAAGTATTCCTAATGGAAATTATTTAATATATGTTACTGGTACTTCAAAAAAAGCAAATAGTTGTTTTACTTATATTGATATTGAATGTATTTGTTATTAATATAGAAAGGAGAATTTGAATTATGATTAAATATTCTAAAGAAATTGTAGAAAAATATTCTTATAAAGAAATTACTCCTAGTATATATAAAATATATCTAAGAGAAAATATAAGTAAAAAAAATGATAATTTATATCTTTATAATGAATATTCAATTTTAATATCTTCTAGTGAAGAAAATATAATTAATGATATTGAAACTAATTTTGATAATTATATAGAAAGAGCAAAAGTTGAAGAAGCTTTAGAAAATAAAGAAAAGGAAAAAGAAAACTTAAAACAATCTTTAACTAATACTGATTATCAAGTAATTAAATGTGCTGAAAGTTATATGTTAGGTTCTGTTTTGCCTTATGATTTTTCACAATTATTATCTAGTAGAACAGATATTAGAAATAGAATTAATATATTAGAAAGTGATGAAGAACTTTCTGAAGAAGATGCTTTATTAGAAGAAAAAAATAAAAAAATTACTGAAATGTGTGCTATATGTCAAACTACTATTACTAATGGTATTGATGTAAATGATGAACATTATAGATTAAATACAACTGATCAAATAAATCTTACATCATTATATTCATTAGCACAATTAGGTCAAAGTGTTCCTTATCATGCTGATGGTAAAGTATGTAAAATATTTACACCAGAAGAAATGATTACATTAGTTCAAACTGCTACTGCTTGGATTACATATCATACAACTTATTATAATCTTTTAAAGAATCAGATCAATGAAATGGAAACTGTTGAAGAGGTTAATAATGTTTATTATGGTATGACACTTAAAGATGAATATCAAGCAATTATTAATTTAATAACTGCTTCATCTAACAACTAAAAAAAAATAATGACATATAGAATTTTCTATATGTCATTATTTATCACCTTCTTTCTTTAACCTTTTTCTTCTTACTTCAGAAGATGTGTAAGCTTACCATTCTCATCAATGAGATAAGTAAGGATTACACAAAGCTGGAACAAGGAATCTTCGTCAAGGTAACCGATGACATCATTTGTCAAATCAGTTGTATAACAAAGTTTTCCTTCCTTATTAAGGATGGCAGCTTCCCAGAGATCGTTTTCAGATCCATAACTACCAGGAAACTTGATGAAGGAAATTCGCCAACCGTTAGGAGCATTGAAATTGCCTTGATAACCTACACCCATTTTGTGAGGGTTAATAGTGACAGTTCCAAGCTTACTAATCTTAGCTCGTACTTCATCGGAAAGGTTAGTGAAAGAATTGTTAGTAGTAAACATAATGTACCTCCAATTGATAATTATTTATACTATTTACCTTTATTGAACTCTTATACGGTATATATGGTTTCAACCAAGAGTTTTTAAGGGAACATATAAACTCCACACTTAATTAAAAGAAGCAGTGGATTCATTATCTCTCTTATTACATAACTATAATATATATTTAAATTTATCATTTAAAACGTTCTATTATATTTATACGAAAGGTCGTTATATTTTTATGAAAGTTATATTAAAAAATTTTTTAAAAGAATTAGTATTATTTACAATAGGTGGAGTAATCTATAATTTAATTGAAATAGCTTATAGAGGATACACACATTGGTCCATGTTTATAGTAGGCGGTATTTGTTTTTGTTTAGTTGGTTTAATTAATGAATTTTTTGATTGGGACTTTCCTACTTTTCATTCACAGTGTATAATAGGTGCAATTATTATTACAACATTAGAGTATATTTCAGGATATATTGTTAATATAAAATTAGGTTGGTATGTTTGGGATTATTCAAATAAATTTTTAAATATTAACGGTCAAATATGTTTGCAGAGTTTTGTCTATTGGATCATACTAAGTGCTATAGCTATTTTACTAGATGACTATATACGTTATAGATTTTTTAAAGAAGAAAAGCCTCATTATAAATTATGAAAAAAAATAAGAACGAATTAATTCGTTCTTATTTTTATCACCTCCTTTTACTTTAGTGTTATGTATTACTCATTTATACGGAGTAAATATGCAACTCTTTCTCGTTCCATAATAGCAAGAGCTTTCTTGCATTCATCTTCCTGAAGGAAGATGAGATTTCGACGAATGACATCAACAAGACTGTCTCTAGTCTCATAGTAGTCATCAACGACATAAGAGTCGTTTTCACTTACATAGTGAACGAGAGTTTCAATCATTTCAGTGATCTGTACATATGTTTTCATAGTTGTCTTTCCGCCACCCATTAAATATTTTAAGATAAGCAAGAAAATCGTTTTTCGGGTGTCTTATTGTTCTTACACAATTATAATATATATTTAGAAATATTATTTAAAACAAATAAAACGGATATAACCTTTAATTGGTTATATCCGTAATTTTATAATTATCTAAATCTTCACCTGAAATAAGTGGTGGTTTTTTTACATCTAAATAATATTTACATTTAAGTTTTGGAGTTGGTTTAAATTTAAGTTTAATTAAACATGTATCACAATCAATATATTCTTTACAATCACCTTTATCATGTTTATAGAAAAAGAAACATCTTGGACAAAGACATTCATTACATTCTGGAAAATAATACATTTTAATTCACCTCTTCTACCCATGAATATTTAATATTATATAAAATTTTTTCATCATTATCATTTAATCTTAAATTATATGTTTGCGTTAAAGTATTTTCATTAATTACATCTACATTATTAAATTCTTTAAAGTCTTCTTCATAGTTAGTTTTAATGCTAACTGTATCATAATGTTTTATTACAGTTGGTCCTTTAATAATTATACACATTGTAATAATAAAAACAAATACTAATAAAACAACTGTAATAAGATTTGGATCTTTTCTCATATTAATATTCCCCCTTAAAATTTTATTAACCGAACATCAAGTTATATTTTATTATAAAGGAGTTGTTTGTATGAGTATTAAAACTTATTCTTTTAATGATAAAACTCAATTAACAAATAATTTTAATGTATCCGAATTCAAATGTAAATGTGGTTCTTCACATTCTACTAAATTATCATCTGAGCTAGTTGAAATGCTTCAAAAAATGACAGATCTAATTAAAGCAGATTATGTTCTTATTAGCTCTGGTTATCGATGTTCAACTCATGATAAAAATGTTGGTGGAACAGGAACTGGTCCACATACGGAAGGATATGCAGCAGACTGTCAATTTGTAAAGAATGGAAAACCTATTAGTACTAAATTATTATCTTGTGTAGCACAAGATTTAGGTTTTAAAGGTATTGCAAATATTAATAATGATTATACTTATATTCATTTAGATATGAAGAATAGAACTTATAAAGGTAATGAAATAATTAATTATAATACTGTAACTTCTGATTTTTATAAATATTATGATATTGATAAAAAAGATATTATAGCTTTAGAAGAAGGAGAAACAAGTACTTCAAGTACTGTTAATACAGTTACAACTAATTCTAATTCTTCTACAAATAGTCTTAAAGTAATTTGGTCGAATAAATATGACGAAGAAATTAAAGATTTACAAAAAATATTTGTAGAAAAAGGATATACTTTAACAGTTGATGGATATGCTGGAAATAATACTTATAATGTTGCAAAGAAATTTACTGTTAATAAAAATGATAAAGGTTCTTTAGTAAAATGGGTTCAAACAAGATTAAATAATATGGGCTATTCTTGTGGTACAGCAGATGGTATATGTGGTAATAATACTTTAAATGGTATTAAAGCATTTCAAAAAGCTAATAATTTAAATGAAGGATACTTAGGTGGAACTGATTGGGTTTATTTATTAGGTGGAAAAATTAGCTAAAAAAAAATCTCTCTATAGAATTAAATTCTATAGAGAGATTATTAAACTCTGCAAATTTGGAACTTAAACTTGAACCGTAATCTTAGTTATATTAGAGTAAGTAATTCCAAATTTTTTGTGTAAATCAACACCCTTGCTAGCTTTTGGAAGTAAAATATTGTCTACAAACCATTCAATATATATCTTACCAATATGATTATCACTAATTTTTTCATTTTTATAATAAAGTCTTATAAATTTATTTAGTATTCTGAAATTTTCAGGATTACTCATAAATGATTTATAAACCTTTAAAATAATTGGTTTAATTATATTTCTAGTTAATAAGTTATCATCGAAATAAATATTATAACCATTATCTTTAAAAACTTTAAATTCTCTAAATTGTTTATAATCTTTCATATCTTTTAGATTTTCTAAATAATATTTATCGTTTCTATGAAATATATCTATAATTGTTTTATGACCATTAATATTTAGCATAAAAATATCTAAAATAAGCATAAGTTTTTCATCAAAATCTTTTAGACTTTCTAAAGTTTCTGTCATTTTTTTATCATCAAATGTAACATTATAAAAATACTTTGAATTAATTAAATTTACATAATATTCTTTTTTATTTTGCCAAGCTAAATTAATTGGCTTATTAGGAATAAATATAGCTTGTGGGAATTCATACATATTACTAAGATTATTTGCACCTTTAATAAATATATCATTTAATAATCTTTCCAATACAAAAGAATAACTTTCATTATAATCAATACCTATAATAAATTCTTTAATATTATCTTTATTAAGATTATGATTATTACAATAATTATCAATAATTTTAAAAGAATCAACCAAAACTTTATGGTCAGTAAATTTTCTATCCTGACCACTATACGTTTTAGGCATTAAATACATAGATTTTTCATTAATATCATAATCTAAACAGTTTGTAAATGAACTATAAGCTTCAGACGGTAATAATACTCTTTCAATATGTTTTAGTTCATTATTATTTTCTAATAAATAAATATGCTCTTTATCATTTTGGTCTTTTTCTTCATCCAATACAAATAATATAAAATATTTTGTATAATGATTGTCTATTCCCTTAAAAGAATTTCTATTTATTTGAATTATTTGAATTTCAACATTATAAATTTCTTTTCCAAATAATTCTTTACTAGAATCTTTAAAATTATCATATAAAATTTTATTTAATTTAAAATAATTCATTGTAGAATCCCACAAAACACAATCTTGATTAGATTCTTCTAAAGATTTTTTAAAATCTATAGTGGGATCATATAAATTTACATCTTCAACATTAACTAATGTTTTTTTATCATTAGCCAGATAATATTTTTTATCTAAGATAATTACATTAAAATTTGCCATATAATTTCTTCCTCCTTAATTTAAGAAACCATATATAAGATTTTCCATTTTATCTTTGTTTACTTTATATTTATTTTCAAGAATATCTAAAGTAATTCTATCTTCAGTAATAGCTTTTAAAGTATATTCTCGAATATCATTAGTAATTAAATTATCTATCTTAGATTTAGTTATATCAAAAGAATTTTTTATATCTTTAATATCACTACCTCTAATCATTTCTTCTAAGATACAATTACCATAAAATTTAATTGGATATACATAATTAGAATTAATACCATTATGATTTTTTTTAGCAGCATTCACTGTTTTTGATTTAATCAAATTAACTTCATGCTTATAAACATCTCTAGCGTATCTATAAAGATATAAAATAACTCTACATAGAAGTTTATTTAATTTATTTAATAAATCATCATAATAGTTTTTTAAATTTTTCCTTTCTTCATTCTTTAATAAAATTCTTTTCTTTTCAATAGTATTTAATAAATAACCATACATGGTAAATAAGTTTGTTACTATTTTTTTGAAAATAAATTCTTCACTTTTATCAGTATTATACCAATTAAAATCTAAATTATATAATACATTCAATTTATAAGCTAAAAGTTTTTCTTGATTAAATTTATTTTCATAACAAAATATATCATATATTTTCTTTTCTATATTTGAATAGAATTTTCTTATTTTTGAATAAGATAAATCATCAATTTCTTTTATAGTTCTATAAGGTATGATATATTTAACTTCTTTACTACATTCAGTTATGATAGATCTATTTTTAGTGAATATATCAATTATTCCGTTAAATTTATCAATTATATCTTCAAAATTATTTAAGTTCTGATAATATTTATTAGTCTTTCTAAGAAATTTACCTAAATCTATTTCATATTTTTTAAAAAAGTCATAACTATTTAAAATATAAAAATGATTAAATACCATTGAAGGATAATTTTTCTTTAAACCATGTTTATATAAAAGGTCTTTCAATTTATGACTTTCTATCAATGAGAAATTTTCGCAATAAACATTCAAAGTAGAATTTTCTCTATTTATTTTTATATTTTTAGTATTAAACAATTTTGCTTTTTTCATATATTTTTTCTCCTTATTTTAAAATTAAAAAAATTATACAAAGAGTTGAAAGGTTATTTTGTTAAATACCTTCAACCCTTTGTATATTATTTAATGATTTTTTATTTAATTAATTCTCTAATGTGTCCAACATTAATATATGCAAATGATGAACGTTTATTTTTAGTTATATATTCTGGAACGAACAAATAAAGATATTGACTGTTATATGATTTTACATTTTTAAAATCACTTTTATATTTTTCAATAAAATCATCTATATCTTTAAAAATAATCTTTGTTTTATAATCGTTGAAAATAAGTTGATATTCACTATTTTCATTAATTGCAATACCAATTTTATTAGTTCTTACAATTTTTTCATTATATACTTCAGATGGATTAATTTTTTCATTGATAAACATATTATAATAATTATTATATTTTTTACAAAAACCAGGTTTTTTATTTACTTTTGTTTTTTCTTTTTTTATTTCATCTACTGTTTCTTCAGTTTTTTCAATATAATCAAGTTTAAGTAAAAATACTTCTTGAAAGAATTTATCAAATATAAGTTTATATGTTTGTTTTACTTCAATTGAATCCAACTTTGATTTAATTTTATCAGTTAAATCTATTTGAATTAAATCACCAAACTTATTATCGAGTAAGAATAATTTTCCTTCTTGATTAACAGAATTTTGAATCTTTTCCTTATCAATAGCTTCAGTGACCATAATAATATCATTATGATTAATACCAACCACACGCTCAAATCCAATTGTTTTCATTACTTTCATGATAATAATCTCCTTTTAAATTTTTTTAATTCTTTTTAGATTTTTAATCTTCTTCATCATAATCATGCTTTGAATTTCGTTTCAATATTTCATCTCCTGTTTTTGCTGCCCAACAGAAAGGATAAAAGAAACCAACACCTATTAAAGATATTGAGATTATAATTAAAATTACTTTAATTATTTTTAATATAAGCATATAATTTCACCTCCATTAAAATTATTTTTGTATAATTTATATACTTATACACATCAATAATATATATTTAAAAAATTCATTAAAAATTTCGGGATTAAAATAATTTATTTTATTAAATTAAATTTTTAATTTATAAAATAATAAATTATTATTAAAAGGGGAAAAATAATTTAAAAAGGAAAATTGGTAGAATAGAAATGAAAATTTCAAAATCTTTAATTATTTTTTATATTTAAATATATTAAATAACTAATGAATATAAAATTATAAATTTAAAAGGAGTTAATAATATGAGAAATAATAAAACACCAAAAAGAGAATTAGGAGAAGATTTAATTTCAATTATAATTCCTTTATATAATACTAATCCAGATATATTTAAAAGATGTATTCAAAGTATTGAAAAACAAGATTACAAAAATATTGAAATAATTATTGTTGATGATTGTTCAACTGAAAATTATGGAAATTTAATTAAATTCTATAAACAAAATTTAAATATTAACTATACAAAGTTAGATAATAATTTTGGTCCAGGAGTAGCAAGAAAAGTAGGATTAGAATTAGCTAAAGGAGATTATATAACTTTTATAGATTCAGATGATGAATTTTATGATAATACATCAATTATAAAATTATTAACAGAATTTATTAAAAATCCAAATTTAAATATGGTATCAGGATTAGCATATGAAGAATTGGAAAATAAAAAAATGAAATTAAGAGAAAGAAACTTTATTTGGGTTTTTGGAAAATTATTTAAGAAAAAGTTTTTAGATGATAATCATTTAACATTTAATGAAACAAGAGCAAACGAAGATAATGGTTTTACAACATTATTTAGAATGCTAACAGATAATTACATTTTCATAGATGAAGTAGTTTATTTATGGAGATATGAACCAAATTCTATTACAAGAATTAATGGTCATGAATATTATTTCTATTCAATTGAAGGATATGTAAATAATATGATTTGGGTATATGAAGAATGTAAAAAAAGAGGATTAGAAAACGGAAAGAAACAAAAGAAACATTTTATAAATGTTTGGATTAGACTTTATTTTTATTGCATTGAAGTATTATTTGATAGAGATGCTTATGATGCTAATTTACTAAGTTGTTGGTGTTATAATTACTATAACTCTGTATATAAATATATTGAAAATAATATTGATTTTGATACTTTCTTAGAAAGTTGGAATTTAATGGTTTCAAGTTCTCCTGATACATTTATCAAAAGAGTTATTAATATATCTTATCCAGATTTTTATAGTATTATATCAACTAATAAAAGATTAATTGACTAAATTAGAAAGAGGTATTAAATTATGAAAGAATTATTAACAAACACTACATTTGTATCTTATTTTATTAAGGTTATTATTACAATTATTTTTGCAGTAGTTTCATTTTTTGTAACTAAGCTTGTTGTAGTAATTAGTAAAAAGCTTAATTATACTGTTGATAAGTCTAAGATTCAGTCTACAGAAGATTTTATTAAGAGTGTAGTTTATAGTTGTGTAACATATACTAATCAGACTTTTGTTGAAGACCTTAAGAAGGAAAATAAGTTTACAGATGAAAAGCAGCAGGAAGCTTTCCAGCGTACTTATGAAGCAGTTTATTCTATTGTAAAGAATATTATTAGTAATGTTACATCTTCTACTTCAGAAGATTCAATTAAGACTTATCTTACTGTTTTAATTGAAGAAGCTGTTCATGCTTTATCAAATAGCGTTGATAGTACTGTAAGTGCTATTAATACAAATACATTATTTGATTATTTAGGTGATTTAGATAGTTCATATGATATTGATAATACTACGGTGGAAGAATTTACTTTTGATACTAGTGCTATAGAAGATAATGATAATAACTAAAAAAAAATAAGGATATATGGGTTTAACCCATATATCCTTTTAAATTAAATAATTATATAAGATTACTTATTATATTTCTTTTTCATTTTCTCAATTCTTGCTTTTTCTTTCATTTTTCTATAACGTCTTCTTGTAATACTATCATTAATATCACCAAATAAATTTCCTAATGTATTAAGATTAATATTACAATTAATTCCATTATTACCTATAGATAAATTACTACCATAATCATCATTAATACTAAATGATAGATTATTTGCATTATCATAATTTTTTTGTGTAATCTGCTTATTATTAAAATTATTTTTACTAGATACCATAGGTTTATATTCCTTTACATCAATACAATATTCATCATTATCATCATAATCATCTTCTTCATCTTCTAAATCTAGATCTTCAATATCTTCTAAGTAATCTAAGAAGCTATCAAAATCATCCTCTGTGAAATCATTAGTTTCAATAATTTCTCCATCAAAATTTTTGTTACTCATTATTTTTTCCTCCTATAATTTAAAAAGATTTTAATATAATAAAAAAGTGTAAAGAGTATTTAACTCTTTACACCTTAATAATATATACTTAAATATTATACTTTTCTTTGAACTCTTCTACATACATTGTTGGGATATTTAGTTCTTTAGCTTTATTTACTTTAGTAGCCCCTGGATTATCTGAATAAACAACTAAATTAACTTTCTTTGAAACTGAAGATTTAATTTTAATACCCATAGATTCCATTTTCATTTCCATTACAGGATCAGGTCTCCAACCTGTTACAACAATATTTAAATCAAATTTAGCATCTTTAAAATTATCTTTATAATTCTTATATCCTTTACTATATAGAAATTCAATTGTATCAGAATTTTCTTCAAATCCTTCAATAAAGTTATTAGTCTTAGTATTACTAAATCCTTCTAACTTAATAATTGAATCATAAAGTTTATCGTCATTATAAAGATCAATAATTTCATCAAGATTATAATTCTTACAAATTACTTTAGCATTTTCAATACTAATATTATTAATTCCAAGAGATCCTAAGATTTCATAATCATAGAATTCTTTTTCTTCAATAGCATTTTTAATATTTTCTGCAGTTTTATTTCCTAATAATTTTGCTACCTTTTTATAATTCATTTTATAAATACTAGGAATATCGGTAAGAAGTTTATTATCATAAAGATCTTCAATAGTATTCATTTTAATACCTTTAATATCCATCTTAATGAAATAATTTTCAATTTTTCCTTTAAGACGTCCTGGGCATTCTTTATTAGGACACTTAGCTAATGTAAGTTCTCCATTATCATTCTTTCTTACTTTAATTTTAGTATTACAAATAGGACATCTATTAATGAATTTAAATGGTTCAATGCCTTCTGGTTGTTCTTCCATTTTAGTAATATAAGATAGACAATCATTATGATAGCTTACCATAATCTTACTACCTTTACCTAGATTTAGTTCTCTAAATCTTTTATAATTACTAATCTGTTGCTTTGTATGAGTTGTGCCATTAAATTGAACTTCCTTAAACCAAATTCTTGGAGTGATTCTACCACTATTACCAATACAATAATCAATATCAGTAACTTCAGTAGGTTTTTCAAGATAAGGAAGCTTTACAGCAAATGAATACTGTGGAATATAACCTCTAGGATCATAGAAATATTTATCAATAATTTCTTTATTAAGAAATTCAACAACTATTCCATCAATCATAAAAGGAAGTGTTTCACGCATTTTATTTGTTTTATCATAATATTTCTTAATTTCTTCTTCTATTTCTTCTAGAGTTCCTTTCTTTACTTTAGTGAAATATGTGTCATAATAATTAATAGGATAAATTTCGCTAATTTCATCTCTATATAATTTCTTAAGACCATTTTCATATGCAAATCCTTCATCTTTAACTCTCATTTCCAAAGGAACAAGTGTCATATATTTTCTAAAATTAACACCTTCATTACTATTCAAAATTCCTGAAATAGTGCTTCTAGGATTTGCATATTCTTCTCCAGTTTCTTTACAAAGCTTTTCATAATCTTCATAAGTTATAATAACTTCATACTTGATAGCAAATTCGGAATCTAGTAAAGATAAATTAAAATTATTCATATTAACAATATCATCTTTTCCACTAAATACATTAATAATATCTTTACCTTTACCATCTTGTCCTCTTGTAAGAGCTTTCTTTGGTACACCATTTTTATCATATTCAATAGTAATTGAATTACCATCAAACTTTAAAGACATTCTTACAGTATATTTTTTATTTTTCATATCTACTGTAGAAAATCTCTTTAAGAAAGGTTTAACTTCATCAAGATCTTTTGCTTTATCAAGTGTTCCAACTAAATTATTGTAACTATGTTCGACTGAAACAGTCTTTGAACCTTTATTAGGTTCAGCACCAATAATTTCATCATTTGTTAAACTTTTATAAGCTTTATAAAGTTCATCATATTCATCATCTGAAAGAATTAATGAACTTGAGTTATAATAAGCTTTAGATGATTCAATTAAAAGCTCCTTTACCTTTTCAAGATCCTTTTTCATTAATAGATTTTTCTTAGCTTTTTCATAATTAATAGTCATAATTATTTCCTCCTAAAAATTGTATTAAATATTAGTAAGTTGTTTTACTTACTAAAAAAATAATATATATTTAATTTATGAAAAAAAAAATCACACACAAATTAACTGCATGTGATTTTTTATATTAGTATATACCGAGAATTTTTGAAACTCTATCTTCAAATTCTTCTCTATCAGTATACTTAATGACAGCAACTTCAATCTGTTCCTTTTCAAGAACCAAAATATTACTTGGGATGTTATATACTGATATCAATCTTGTTATCCAAATATATCTATCCTTTTTGCTATCATTTTTGTTAACCTTCTTGTTGTTATTGTTATCCTTAACTGGTTTGCCATTAACTACTTTTACTTTCTTAGCTTCTTCGACTTCGCAAGCATAGTTGATGAATTCCATTGCAGACATTTCGTTAACATTTTTCATAGTATTTCTTTCCGCCACCATTTAAATATTATTATGTATTATATTAGAATAAAGTAATCGTTTTTAAGGTGTCTTATTACTTTTATTCACAATTATAATATATATATACGACTATGGTTTAATACGGTTTTGAATTTAAATAAAAAGGCTAGGTGTAACATGAAAATATTAAAATTGTACTTTGTACAATAAATAACAAATCTAAAATTTTTGGAGGTATAATCATGTTATTTGATCTTATTAATGAAACAATTCAGAAGGAAAAACTAGGAGAGGAAATTCCATTTACACCTACTTATACTAGTGGTATTGATGTAATGGATTATCGTAACGGAAGAATTGAACATGGAAAAGTTACTACTGGTTTTGATGGTGGTAGAATTGTTACCATTATTGGCAAAAGCGGAAGCGGAAAAAGTTCGTTAGCTATTAAGATGGCTTGTTCTATTGTTGAACCATATGAGAATGGTAATATTTTCCATTATGACTTTGAAAGAGCAACTAATGTTTCTAGGGTTAAAACTATTTCTGGTTGGTCTGATGAAACTATTGAAAAGAAGTATAAGAATCTTCAGAGAAATATTTATTCTGAAAGCATTTATAAATTAGTTAAATCTATTGATAAGCTTAAGAATAAGCCTGAAACTTATGATGAAATTAAGTTAGATTCTGGTGAAGTAGATAGTGATGGAAATCCTATTTATGTTTTACCACCTACAGTAATTTTATTAGATAGTTGGGCTTTAACTATTCCTGAAGGGATTTCTGAAGAAGATGAATTAAGTGGTCAGATGTCAGCAACATCTATTGCAAGAATTAATAATTCTATTATTAAGAGATTAGCAGGTCCTCTTGAAAGAGGAAATATTATCTTAATTGCAATTAACCATATAACTCAAAAAATTGAGATAAATGCATTTGCTAAGACGCAAGCTGCAATAAACTATCTCAAACAGGATTAACCAACGATAATCTTGAGTCCTGTCTAAACTCCTCTAATTGCTGGAAACTCCTTAAAACAAGGACAATCAGCAGCTAAGTATTCTAAGAATTCTTAGAATAAAAGTTCAACGACTATCGAAACTATAAGCTATTATTGAATAGCTGAAGAAGGGAGTAGAGTAGAGCCAAGTGGTTTAGGTTTAGAGTAATAATCTTATAATTCCTAATTAAATCGAAATGGGGAGCATAGAAATATTTTCTATGAAGATATAGTCTTTTCTATATAGTAATATATAGCAGTTCATAAGAGAACGATATAAGCTTAACGACCTTATATGAAAATTTAAAGGAAAGTATTCCAGGTTGAACAAAATGAACGAACTGCCTGGCGTAATGGTAACATTGCGAAAAATAAAGCTCCTTAATTGCTGGAACGTCATAATACTTTTATAACTACAACGTAAGAAGTAATTCTAAGCGTGAATGTTGATGAAAATCAGAAAAAATATAAAAGTTGATATATGAAGAAATTCTAAGTATCGTTATAATTGACTATCAGCATCTAAAAAATTTTAAAATAAAAGGATCTACTACCTTTTAACATGAATTTATAATTTTATTAAAGTAAGGTTGTGATTCAATGTATAAAGGAAAAAATCCTATTCTTGATCAGAAAAGAAAATGTAGTATTTCTAGAGTAAAAAATTGTGCTAATTCTTTTGTTGAAAGAGCTAATAAAATCCATAATAATAAATATGATTATTCTAAAGCTGAATATAAAAGTTGGCATTCTGAAGTAATTATTATTTGTCCTAAACATGGTGAATTTAAAATGGTAGCTGGTATTCATTTAAATGGATGTGGTTGCCCAAAATGTGGAAAAGAAAATATGGCAAATAAACAAAGAAATACTAATTGGAAAGAGAAAGCTAATAAAATCCATAATAATAAATATGATTATTCTAAATTTAATTATATTAATGGAAAGACAAAAAGTATTATAATTTGTCCAATTCATGGTGAATTTGAGATGGATATGCTACATCATTATAGAGGACAAGGTTGTAAAGAATGTTCTAAAATGTCTAAGATGAGTAAAGGAGAAAAATTTATCTCAGAATTTTTAAATAATAATAATGTAAAATATATTCATAACTATATTCTCAAAGAAGATAAATATTTATTTAATAAACCATATGATTTTTTTATAGAATCTAAAAATTTATTAATAGAATTTCAAGGTGAACAACACTATAAAAAGAAATGGAATATGACAGATAAAGATTTAGAAGAAAGACAACTTATAGACAAAAATAAAAAAGAATTGGCTTTAAAATATGGTTATAATTTTATAACTATTTCTGATAAAGATAATATTGAAAAAATTTTAAGTTCAACGACTATCGAAACCAAATAATAAATATAACTCTATAATATAGAGAATAAGGTAAGTTGAAATACTTACACGAAGGAAGTAGAGTACAGCCCATTAATGGGTTCTGGTATTGAGCAATAATCATATAATTCCAGATTAAATGGAAATGGGAGCGATCCTTTTTTATAAAGGATTAAGATATAGTCTAGTTATGGGTTCTTCAATACTATACCTTGCCAATAATATCATTCGTTGTACAACTTCAACAAAGCTTGATGAAGATTCAACTTATGGTGTTAAAGGATTTATGGTAAAAGGTGAGTTCATAAAGTCAAGATCTAATGAAGCAGGAAGAACTTTTGAAATGGTTTTTGAACAGTCGTCAGGTTTTGACAATGTTTTAAGTAATTTAGTTAATTTCAAGGAATTAGGACTACTTAAGGGTTCTCCAAGAGCTTATTATTTAGAAAAACTTCCTGAAGTTAAATTTACTCTAAAGACTTTTAAAGAAAAGTATAATGAGAATGAAAAATTAAGAAAAGCTGTTGCTGATCTTATTAAAGAAAACTATGTAAAGTTTATTCCAAATTCTTCTTTATATATTGATAAAAATTTAGATAATAATGAAGAAGTAATAGATGAAGTTGAAGAAGATATTGAACTTATTAAATGCATTGATAAAGAAAATGATGTATGGGAAGGTTCTGATGGAAAGTTCTATACATCTGAAGGCGAAGAAGTAGAATACGAAGAATAAAATAAATATTATATAAAGTAACCCTAATGAGTGTAATACTCATTAGGGTTTTTAATTAAAAACTTTTAATTATTAAATATATGGAAAGGAGATGCTACTATAAATGACTAGACAACAAATAGGATTAGGTACTATGGGTTTGGCTGCTACTGCAGGTGCTGCTAATACATTAGAACTTGCTAATTTAAAAAAAGAATTAAAATTATTAAATAATCCTACAGAAGCTAAAAAAATATATAGAGATTCTGGAAGTGAAAAACCTTATTCTAAATGGCTTTCAGAAAGAAAAATGTATTTAAACGGACAAATTAAAAATTTAAGATATAGTAATTTAGGTGTAGTAGGAGCTACTGGATTAGGAGCTTATAATACTTTAAATAAAAAAGGTAAATATATAGCTCCAAACATATCAAATGTTAATTTTAATAATTTCAATATAAACGGTAGAAATGTTGGAAAAGTATCTAAAAATTTAGCTATAACTGGAGCAGGAGCTGCAGGATCTGTTTATAGTTTTAAAACATTAGTAAAAAATAATAAAGAATTAAAATTATTAAATAATAATAGTGAAGCTAAAAAGCTTTATAAACAATCTGGTTCAAAAGAAAGCTTTAGTATTTGGAAGAATAATAGAATTAACGAATTAAAGAAACAAAATAAACAATTAGCAATTGCTGCAGGTGCTTCAGTTTTCACTACTGGATTAGGAGCTTATAATACTGCAACAAGTTTAAAAGAAGATAATTATTATAATGAAGCTTTCTATGGAAAATCCAATACAATGAAAGAAATAGAAGATGAATTATGGGAAAAACTTATTTATGCAGTTAGTCATAATGAAAATCCATATAAATATAAAAATGATATTAGAAAAGCTGAAGCTAAATTAGAAAAATATTTTAATTTAGAAAAATTAAATATTCATATTGGTAGTAATTATGGCGTTCAAAATGCTTTTACTATAAATTGGATTAATGTTGCTAGTAAAACTAAAAAGCAGAATTATGATTTAGTTGAAAATTCTGAAGGAATTAAATTTAAAGATTCAACTGATAAAAAAATTAATATCTATATTTATCCTAAATTATTAACAGGTGAACTTACTAAAGAAGAAGTTAATGCAATATTTCTTCATGAAATAGGACATAATTTCTTTGTACGAAAAGAATATATTCGTTATAATAGTAGTAAAAATATAGTCGATGGTATTTTAGAAATAACTTGGAAATTTTTATTAAATAATTCTGAAGGTGCTTTTAGAGAATATACAAAAGATTTATTAGAATTTTTAATTGAAACATTATTTAAAATGCCATTAGAATTTCTTCCAACTAAACAAAAAGAATTTATTTATAAAACTTTAGTTTGGTTATCTAATCCAGGATCTTATGATATTATTGGAGATAAATTACAACTTAATTTAACTGTATTTAATAAAATTATTGGTGGCTTTAGAGAAGTCTTTGGTGCAATTAATAAAACATTAAATATAATACTTACACCTATAAAATTAGTTATTAAAATTATATTAATGAAAGTAATAAAATCTTTATTTAAAGACGTTGGTTCAGCAGGTCTTCTTACTTTAGACTATCAGGCTGAAAAATATGCAGATGCTTTTGCAGCTAAACATGGTTATGGTAAAGATCTCTACACTGGGTTAGAAGCCATTTCAGATAATCCAATGAATTCTTTAGATGTTCTTACATCTCTTTCTAAAATATATACTTTATTTACATCTTATATGGGAATGTATTTTATAGATTGTCATCCTTCTAATATTACAAGATGTAAAAAAATATTAGAATTATATAAACAAGAATTAAATAAAAATGGTGATAAATTAAATCCGAAGCAGAAAAAAGAAATTCAAGAACAAATAAAGAAAATGGAAAAATTAATGAAAGTTTCTAGTGATAAAAAAATATTGCAGAAACTAGAATTAAAATTAGATTCACCATTTTCAAAGATCAATGAGAAGAAAAATAATACATTAAGTGGTTTTGATGGTACTTATGCTTAAAACTATTTATTATTAATTTTAAATGGAGAAGGTGAGAAGATGTATTATTATAATGAAGGTATTTTTAATAAAAATAAAGAAGAAGATAAAGAGGATGATGGTTTATTAAGTCATGGAATTAAAAAAAATAAAAAAGAAAATGATCCTAGATATATAGATTATCGCAATCAACAAGCTGCAAAAGGTAAAATAGCTAAATCTCCCGAAGGCTATAAAGATGAAGTAAAACGTAAAAAACGTTTAAAAAGATTAGCTGCTTTAGGTGCGGTAGCAGCTACTGGTGTTGGTCTTAAAAAAATGCATGATAATAAAGATGAAGATAAAACTGCTGAAAATATACGTAAAAAACAAAATGCACATAATGCTAGAATGATGAGAAAACAAGCTAGAATTAATCAAAGAGCTCAAGAAAAACAAATTAGAGCTTATGGAAAACAGACACAAAGATATGCTACAAAAACAGGTAGACTTATTGGAAAAAAAGAAGGAAAGAAAAAATTTAGAGATACCAAACAAGCTTTAAAACAAGATTTAAATGAAAGTTTATATATTTATTTATATGAAAACTTTACAGAATCAGAATTATTAAATTATTATAATAATTATTTTAATGAGTCTAAAGATAAAGAAAGTTATAATGAATATAAACAAAGAGAAAAAGCTAAAGGTAATAAAAATTATAAATCTTATAAAGAATGGAAAAATGATAAGAAAGCATTAAAGAAAAAAGTTATATTAGGAACTGCTACTACTTTAGGTGCTGCTTTTGCAGGAAATGAAATTAGACATAAAATAAATGGCGATCCAAGCAGGGCTAATCGTAAATTAGATAGAAAAGTTGATAAAGATCAGAAAGATAGACATGATAGAAATAAAATATATGAAAAAATGGGATTTAATAAACATCTAAATCCAGTTTGTGAAGAACTAATGAGTGTATCTTCTTATGATATGGATAATTATTTAGAAGCATTAGAATATGATGAAAACTTTAAAATTAAATCATATAATTCATATTGTATTATGATGGAATCTAGAGGTTTAGAGCCTTTAGATGAAAATGCGTTTGAACAAGCTAAGAAACATATTTCTGTTTATACTAAAGCTGCTATAAATGGTATTAAAGCTGAAGAAGAAAAGAGAAAAGCTAAAGTAGAAGAAATGGAAAAAGAAAAAGCTAAAAAGAAAGAAGAAGAAAAGAAAAAAGAAGCAGAAAAAATGAAAAATATGACTGCTGAAGAAAAAAAAGAATACCTTAGAGAAAAACGTAAAAAAGAAGAAGCAGAAGAAGAAAAAAGACAGGATAGACATGATTTATCACAAACCTTTAAACAATCATTATTAAGAGGTAGTGGTGAACAATTAGGAAAAACAGTTGTTAAAAAGATATTTAACTAATTAAAGAGCTTAACATAAATTTATTATTAATTTATATAATTTATAATTTTTTTAGTTTATTTATATAATTTATTACTTTAAAAGAAAGGAAAAAATAAGATGATAATAATTTCATCTTAGGTGAGATACCATGAGTGTAATTTATCAAAAGAAAGTTACTACATCTTCACCACAGGATGCTTTCTCTAGAAGACTTTCTGAGACACAGGATTACTTTGCTCAGAGACATCAGACAAACATCATTGGTAAGAATTTTGAAGATATTTTAACTGACAATGTTTTATATGAGGATTATATGAGCCATCTTTGTGAAGGTTTTGAAGCTACTGAATGTGCTCAGATCCATGAAATGGCAGATTCTACAAGAGAATCTATTTTAACTGAATCTTTAGAAGGCGTACAGCCTTATGCTTCTTTAACAATGCCTATTCTTGTTAAGCTTTGGGCACGTTTAAGCTTAAAGTATGCAGTTCCAACTGAGCCAGTAACAGTTCCTGCATTCTCTGTAGCATTTATGAAGCCATATATTTTAGGCGCAGATGGTAAGACAAAGCATTACTTACCAGAATCTATTAATATGCAGGATAATGAATTAGCTGAACTTTATCAGCTTCCTATGAATGATGGTGTAGCTCAGAATCCTGATTTTGATGGTGATCCTGCAGAAACTAAGTTCTATTCTACTATTACTATTTCTGAAGCTGATGGTACTTATACTTATGAAGCTACAGATGATAAGACAGCTGCTACTCCTATTGATAAGGGTGTAATCGCTCTTGCAGAGGGTGGTAAGATTGAAAGATTTAACTTATTTACAGGTTCTACAATCTTTGATCATAAGAATCCTACAAACGATGCTCGTTATGCTGTAGATAGAAAGTTTGTTGTAACAGATGTTTACTATCCAGTATGTGGTGCAGATGGTACTTATGTAGAAACTCCTATTAAGGTTAATGCAAAGGTTGACCTTTACAGAAGAATTTATTCTGACGTATTCTTTACTGAATATGATAAGGATGGTAATTTAACTCCTGTTAAGGATACTGTATTTGGTTCTGTAGATCTTGAAAATGGTTTCTTAGAATTCGTTTCTATGTCTGGTAGAGCTACTAAGGTTCGTGTAATGGCATTCTTATCTTCTGAAACACATCAGAAGTCTACCAACGTTGACTTTGAAATGGATAAGAAGGATATCGAAATCGGAACAGGCGAACACATTGAAGCATCCTTACCTCTTGAATTCCTTCAGGACGTAAAGGCTATGTATCAGGTTGATGGCGCTGCTGAATTAATCGATATCATGTCTAATGTTTGTGCTCAGAAGTTAGACCAGAGAATTTATCAGTTCTTAATGAGAGCTTATGAAGGTACTGAAGCTCAGTATAGAAAGAGCTTTAATGTATATCCTTCTGGTCACTTTGCAATGAATCCTTCTGAATGGTTAAATGAACTTAAGAAGTTATTTGATTTACTTGCTACTAAGATGCGTGGCGATTATAAGTGCTATAATGGTTACTTTGTAATTATTGGTAATCCAATTGATACAAATATTCTTCCTAACGTTTCTTGGTCATTTAATTCTGTAAATGATCAGCAGAACGGTGTAGAAGTTCAATATTCTATTGGTGCTATTTCTGGTGCTAATAAGTATACTATTATTTCTTCTGACTTAATTCCACAGGGCGAGTTAACTATGTTCTTCGTTCCAACAACCGATAAATTCAAGACATTCGAATATTATCCATATACATTCAACGTTGTTAAGAATTATTTAAATACTGTTAACGCTAATGTACCATCTATAATGCTCACAAAGCGTGATACATTAGAAGAATACGTACCTATTATTGCAAAGATCATTATTAAGAATAATGATGGTTCTGTTTACGATAGAGTTTAATTTTATATAGAATTTTTATAAAATATTATAAAAATATTCCAACTATAAAAATAACCCCTAAGACTATAAAAGTCTTAGGGGAATTTTATTACAAATTTAATTCTTCTTTAAGAATTTCTTCAATATTATTAAATTCTGTATACGGTATTCTAATAAGTTTTATATGATTATTTTTACAATATTCATTTTTAATATTATCATGTAATATTTGTTTATTTAATTTATCTTTATTATATTTAGAATCACGATATCTACTTTCTTTATAATGTAATTCACCGTCATATTCAATAAGTATATTATAATCCTCTAAATAAAAATCAAATGGTAATACTCTTTTATCTTTACAATTTTCAAATTTATATTCTCTTATAAATTTTATATTATTCTTTAATAAATAATCATTTATAATTTTTTCTCCTTTAGAAGTCTTACAATAAGGACATCTATTTTCTTTATTCAAAAAATTATTTAAATTTACTTCATAAATATTATTACATTTAAGATGTTTAATTTTTAAATTAGTTTTATTGTTAATATATTCTTCTGACAAACATTCATAATCAGGATCTTTATCTTTAATTATTTTCTTAACATCTTCTATAGTATATTTAATATGATTAGAACAGTAAGGACAACGATTTTTACCATTTTTAAAATTATCAAAAGTCATTTCAAATATATTATTACATTCTAAATGTTTTATTTTTAATTTTTGTCGGTAATTTTGATATTCTTTCGATAAACATTCATAACCAAATTTTTTCATATAACTATTTATATCACTTATTTTATATTTATTATTTCTATTTCTTATTTTATTTGCACAATAAGGACATCTATTACCAGAATTATAAAAATTTGTAAATGCCATTTCGAATAGATTATTACATTCTAAATGTTTTATTTTTAATTTTTGTCTATTATTAATATATTCTTCAGATATTAGAATATATCCATTTTCTTTTTCTATAATATTTTTAACCTCTGTATAAGTAAATTTTTTACCCATTTACATTCAACTCCTTTTTAAGAATTTCTTCAATATTATTAAATTCTATATAAGGTATTCTAATAAGTTTTATATTATTTTCCTTACAATAATTATTCTTAATATTATCATGATTTTTAATAATATTTAATTTATCTTGACTATTTTTATATCTACTTTCTTTATAATGTAATTCACCGTCATATTCAATAAGTATATTATAATCCTCTAAATAAAAATCAAATGGTAATACTCTTTTATCTTTACAATCTTCAAAGCATTTTTGTTCAATAAAACCAATATTATTATTTAATAGAAAAGTTCTTATAATATTTTCACCTTTTGAAGAACTACATTTAGGACATCTATTATTATTATTTTTAAAGTCATTAAATCTCATTTCAAATATATTATTACATTTTAAATGCTTTATTTTAATTTTACTAATTGTATTTACATATTCTTTAGAAATTAATTCATAATCATCTATTTTATTAAAGAATTCTTGAATATCTTCAATAGTATACTTATGTTTAGTTCTAGTACAGTTACAACGATGATTATTATAAAGATAATTTCCAGGTCTTACATTATAAATATTGCCACAAGTTTTATGTAATAGATTTACATTAGTTTTAAGATTAATAAAATCTCCTATTAATACATAATCATCGTCTAATTTATTAATAAAGTCTTCTTTAGTCATTTTCTTAACTGTTTTATTAGTTTTTCCATCATTTTTATTCTTACAGTAAGGACATTTATTACCTAATAAGAAATTATTTAATCTCATTTCAAATATATTATTACATTTCAAATGTTTAATTTTAATCTTTTCTTTATTATTAATATATTCTTCCGATATACAAATATATTCACTATTATATTTATCATGAATCATATTTTTAACTTCTTCTATAGTATATTTTCTTGACATTTTATTTTTCTCCTTTTATATTCTCTTTAAGAATGTTTTCAATATTATCGAATTCAGTATAAGGAATTCTAATAAGTTTTATATTGTTTGTTTTACAATAATTATTCTTAATATTATCACGTTTTTGTTGTTCTTCAAATTTTTCACCATATCTAAAAGTATTCTTAGAATAATGTTGTTCTCCATCATATTCTATACAGATATTATAATCTTCTAAGTAAAAATCAAATGATAAAGTTCTTTTATATTTACAATCTTCAAATTTATATTCAGACTTATGATTTATATTTAATTCATTTAATATAGAATCTATTTTTTCATTACCTTTAGATCTTATAGTACATATATTACATCCACAACCTTTTAAAAGATTTATAGGATACCCTTCAAAATAATGACCACACTTTCTACTATACATTAATATTTTAGTTTTATTATTTTTATAATCTCCTATAACTTCCATTTCATCATTAAATATTCTTTTAATATCATCTTTAAATTCTTCAGTAGTTTTAGTTTTTAATTTAGTTCTATTTATTATAGCACATTTATGACATTTTTTACCTGCTTGAAATACATAAAGACTTCTTTCAAAGATATTATTATTACATTTATTACAATTATGTCTTATTAATAAATGCTGTCTATTATTTAAATACTCTTTAGATAATAAAGTATATTCACCATTTTCTTCTATAATATCTTTAACTTCTTTATAAGTTAATTTTCTAGGCATTAATATTCAACTCCTTTTTAAGAATCTTTTCAATATTACCAAACTCTGTATATGGAATCCTAATAAGTCTTATATTATTTACTCTACAATATTCATTTTTAATTTCATCATGTTTTTTAGTAATATTTAATTTATCCTGATTATATTCTTCATCATTTTTATATCTAGCTTTATTATAATGTAATTCACCATCATATTCTATACAGATATTATAATCTTCTAAATAAAAATCGAACGGTAAAGTTCTTTTATCTTTACAATCATTGAAACGCTTTTGCTCAGTAAATTTAATATTATTATTTAATAGAAAAGTTCTTACATTATTTTCTCCTTTAGATGCTTTACATTTAGGACATCTATAATTATTATTCTTAAAATCATTTAATGACATTTCAAATATATTATCACATGATAAATGCTTAATTTTTAATTTTTCATTTTTATTGACATATTCTTTAGAAATTAGTTCATAGTCATTTATTTTATTAAAATACTTTTGAATATCTTCTATTGTATATTTATGCTTAACTCTAGTACATTCACATCTATGATTATTATATAAAAAATTATCGGGTCTTACATTATAAATATTACCACATGATTTATGTAATAAGTCTACATTAGTTTTTAAATTAATAAAATCACTGACTAACTCATAATCATTATCTAAACGTTTAATAAAATCTTCTTTAGTCATTTTAGTAACTGTTTTATTAGTTTTTCCATCATTTTTATTCTTACAGTAAGGACAACGATTATTATTATTTAAAAAATTACCACTTCTCATTTCAAATATATTATTACATATATTATGCTTTATCTTAATTTTCTCTTTATTATTTTTATATTCATTTGATAAACAAATATATTCTCCATTATATTTATTATAAATCATTTCTTTAATATCATCAATAGTATACTTTTTTGACATTATAAATCAACTCCTTTGCTTAATAATAATATAAATATTTAAACTTTAATGAAAAAAAAAATACCCCCTAATTAAAGGGGGTACATTGAAGTTGTTAGATAGAATAAACTCGTTCGAGTTTTTCCATACCTTCAATATTTCCTTCAAGAGCATAACGCTCCCAAAGATTTTTGATGGCTTCAGTTGCAGGCTTTTTATTTCCTGTCATGTTACGGATATTCTCCGCCATTTTTTCATCCTGCTTTCTGTTTGCTTCAAAGACCTTGTTCAGGTCACTCATCATGTTATTGTTGTTCATTTCAAAGATATTGTTCATTTTTTTTTCTCCTTTAATAAAATTAATTTTTTAGGCGTATGTGAATAATATAACGACACTCTACAATTCAATTTAAAACAGCTTGATGAATATGTAAGAGTGCCGTTATTTTTTATTGTTTAGATTATGATGTTTTCATAACCATAAACTTTACCGTACCGACAAGGGCTTCAAAGTCTTCTTCATTGTCGATAAATCTGCGAATGGAAAGCACTGCGGTAAAATCTTCATTAACTCTAACCAGATGGCAGAGATTACCGTTTCCGTAATACTTTTCATTCATAAGAAGATTTACATCCTTCTCCTTAACGTTAAAGAAAAGATCTGCTACAATATAGTCATTATTTCTTCCTCCCTGAATTGTAACCATATTGCGAGCTTCATCATCTTCAATGACGATTCCTACAAACCAGTCATCATCGTTATCGTTAAAGGATTTTACAGTTCTTATGTCCTTTTCACCTGTTGCAGCAACTTCTAAAACTCTTTTTACAATCATTTTGAAATCTTCAACAGAATTAATAGTAAACATAATAAACTCCTTTTGAATATTAACTTGTACTATTTACCTACTCTTTTCTCATGTATATTGGTATTATATCTTTTCAACCATACATGTTTTTCGGGAACATACAAATTTCTAGTAATAAGGCTACTAGATTCATACTCATCCTTATTTGAATAGAATATAAATTATTCTTATTCACAATTATAATATATATTCAGCATTATAATTAAATACAGTCAATAATTTTTACTAAAAAAAAAACGCACCATTACAGTACGTTTTTTAATCATCAATATCATTCTCCTTTCCACACATTTTATTGATTAATCTTTTGAATACAGTCTATACACATGTTCACCTTCACTTTCTTTAAGACATACTCCACCATTAATGATGGAAATGACATAAAGCTTTTTATCCATAATGAGATTAAGAAGACTTGATGTTGCGTTTGTTATTCTCTTAGAATAATCGATATCACGATCAACGCTAGCACAATAACGGCGAATATCGTCACTTTCATGATCATACTCCTCAATACAATCTATAGACTCATCATAAGATAAATCATAGATCGTTTTTTCTCCATTATCTTTTTCAAGAATAATGGAATTGGATAAGATTAAGCTCTTAGCCATATTTTCATCCAATTTGATTTCGGGTATTTCAGCTAAGCCTTCTTGAGTGTTTTTCATATTAGCATGTAGCTGATAAGTACTCAGGATAAGCGGAAGTTGAAAAGTGAACATATTCACACATTTTTCTTTACTCTCTTTAGCCCGATTAGTCATAATGACCTCCAAGATATATTTGTACTAATTTACCTTTACTCTGTTATCTCTTATATGGTATATATCTTTTCAACCAAGAGTTTCTTCGAAGGGAACATACAAACTCCAATATTTATTTAAGTGCTTATTGGATTTAATTATCTACACTAAGTATGAATATAAGTAATTAAATACTTTATTCGCAATTATAATATATATTCAGCATTATAATTAAATACAAAAAAAAAAATACATAAGCTTATTTAAAATAAGCTTATGTATTAAATTAAAATTTATTTATTTTAGATTACATTAAGTACAACTTCAATGTAATTACATATTGAATGAATTTCTTTATTGATTTCTTCATTTGATAAAGTAAGATTAAAATCATGTGTTAAACTATGTTCACAATCAATAAGATAAAGATTAATATTAGAAGAAATTTCTTCCCCTTGTTTAAACATATTATAAATTCTTTCTGAATCAAGTTTTTGATGAGCAAACTGAAGGCTAGATGTTTTAGAAAAACTATAAATAAATGAAAAAACATCTTTTTCAATACATACATGCTTATAAATCATATTATTAGTTTTTATATTATTTTCTTCATAAATATAAATTTTCTTATCACTCTTTATACAAGATGCAATCATAACACTTACAAAAGCTTCAAAATCTTTTTTACATTTAATTATCATAATAACTCCTTTTAAAACACTAATTCAATATAATTTTTAACTTTCTCAATTTCTGAGATAAGATTCTTTTTATAAATTTGATATCGAGATAGTAATATATTATTAAATTCTTTATCATTTTGATAGTTTATTTCCGTTATTAATTCGTCAATAGTATCACCAATAGTATCGCTATTATCAGTAATTGATATATCTTTTAGTTTAATATCATTAAAATTATTTACACTATGATTTTTTTTATTAATTAAAAGAATATGTTCAAATGTAATATATTTATCATCGCTATATTCTTTAAGAGAAAATATAAATAAGTTTTTTCCAATAAAAATATAATAATCATTAATATTAGCTCTAATTATAATAGAATTCATTTCAATTGATGATACTCTTTTAATAACTGCAGTAGAAATTTTATTAACTACCTCATAAAATTCTTTATTTGTAAATTTTTCAATTCTTTCTTCCATGACAATAGTCCTCCTAAAATTTATTATATAAATTAAAATTTGTTTAATAAAAAGGTATAAGCTTTTAAAGCTTATACCTTTTATATATCATTCAGATGCTGTAGACTCTTCTGGTACTACATTAATAAAGAAGATATTATGAGAAGGATATTCCTTACCTTCCTTAAGATACTCATTCTTTACAACAAGACCAAGTGTCTTAGTATTATCTTCAATTTCCCACTTAGAATTTTCACTCATAAGTGGCTTAAGTGTATCATATACTGTAGATCTTACAGCATCAATATCTTCAAATTCCACGTTATTAAGTGCTGGCTTAAGTACTCTTAGAATAAGAGAATTAAAAGGGTTCTTCTTACCACTTTCCTGCTTTGGTTTCATAAACTTGATAAATGTCTTCATATGAATTACTCCTTCATTATTATTAATTTTGTACATATTAAGGATCTTTTTCTTATTATCATTACAGATAGTGTAAGTAAGACTCTTAATTTTCAATGTAATTACACCAGCTTTGCTGATGGTTTTAGTGATAGTATCATCATTAAGACTATTAGTAGCTTCTAGAAAACTAGCTAGCTCATTAGAAATCTTAAAATCAGTACCATCCACTTTAAGAATTGAATCATTTTCATTTTTAATTAGATTTACCATTTTATTTACTCCTTTAAAAATATTCATTTTCTTAATACTATTTTGTTATAATAGTATTTAAAATTTAATTTTAATTAAACATTGAGAAGTTTTTCATTTATAAGTCTACCATTATAAATATAACAAATTTCACCTACACCTAAGCTTTCAATCATTTTTCTGCAAATAGGACAAGGTTTACTATTTCTATATTCTCCATTAGCTTTTTTTGAAAGAACAAATAATGTAAGACTTTTAAAATCAATTTCTTTGTCTTCAATGAAACTTTTAAGACAATCAACTTCTGCATGTCTTTTGTCTATATAGTTATCATTATTTATAATTTGTTTTCTGAACTTATTTTGAATAGGATCAGTTTTATCAGAGTTTATACCCTGAGAAATTAATGACTTACCTTTAAACAAAAATGCCATCATAGTAAGTCTTGAGTAAGAAGATTTATTATTATTATAAATTTTCTCACACAGTTTTATTTGTGATTTAGTCATTTTATTTCACTCCTTTTTATTTAATCACATATAAATAATATATAAATAAAAAAATTAGAAAAAAAAATCACCTCGCATTCATAAGAAGCAAGGTGATTATAATTTTAGTAATTAGTCCTTATTATATGTCAAGTACACAGAACCATTTCTGCTAACCTTAAAGAACATGGTGTTGTTCGGTGCTATATAAATAAGTACATCATCCATAATATTTCTTTCATATGTAGGAGTAAACTCCTTTACCATATAATAGAATTTATCGCTGTCAGTTAATGTTTCCAACACAGTTCCATAGTCTGTGTCAAACACCAATGCAGTTTTACCGTTTCTTACCTGAATGTTTACAGTGCTTCTTTTAAGAATATCAAAGAACTTACCAGTTATAAGTTCTTCTTCTCTTCTATCGCTGTCAAGAAGATTCTTAATGAAAGCTACGCCTTCAGCCTGTGTGTTAAAACGATTAGTGATAGTTTTTGTTGTAGTCATAATGACCTCCAAGATATATTTGTACTAATTTACCTCTACTCTGTTATCTCATATAACGACCCTATCTTTTCAGGTCATGAGTTTCTTCGAGGGAACATACAAACTCTAACATTTATTAAAGTGATGTTAGATTTAATATCGTCACTAATACTTCAATAATATGAAGTGAATATAAGTAATTATTTACTTTATTCACAATTATAATATATATACAATTATATAGTTTAATACGATTTATATAGGAAAACAAAATCTTATATTTGTTATATTTAATTGAAAGGAGTGATAGCTTTGAAAAAGAGTAAATATTTTAATTTATACTTTAATGAAGAAGGAGAAGAAATGGCTGAAGGAGATCCTAATGCTGAAGGTGCAGCACCTCCACCACCTCCTGCCATGTTAGATATAGAAGATACTGATAGTGATACAGATAAAAAGTTTCCTGAAGAAAAAGATGGAACTACTCCTGAACAAGATTTATTAAATTTTACTAATTATCAAAAATTACAGTATTTTAAGAAATTTAATAATCTTTTAGAACTATTAGAGAAAACTAAAATAACATTTAATAATTCAAAACATTATATCACTTTTGATGAAATTAACGATGAAAATCAACATAAAATTATTAACCTACTCATCTCTTCTCTTGAAGAAACAACTGAGCAAATTAACTTTTTCTTAGAAAAAGGCATATCAAGTGTTAATATAGATAAAACAAGAGCTATATTTAATGCTATTGTCAAAAAAATAAATATCATTATTGATTCATTTGAAAATGTGATGAGAAATGTTAAACAAGAAAATGATGAAAATAAAAATAAATGAAAGAAGGTATTTTAAATGAAACTAGTAAAGCTTTTAGATAAGCCATTATCTGCTGTAGCTGGAATCGTAGGTATTCCAGAGAGTGAAAAGATTACTTTAAAAGAATCTCTTTTAGTATCTAATGATCGTTTTACTCTTTTACAGTTTAATCATGTAAGAACTCTTCTAGTTAAGGAATTTTCTGAAAATGCAATTGCTAATTTAGGTGAATTTGACAAGAATAAGACTTATGTAATTAAGGAATTAGTTAAGCCATCTGAATTTGAAAGCTTTGATCCTTCAAAGTATGAAATTGGCGATTACATTTTTGTTTATGCAGAACCAGAAGATGAAGATGGTAAGACTTTAGTACATCCAGGCGAACCTCCAAAGATGAGAAAGCCTGAAGTTGGTTATAAGTTTACTCTTCAAGAATTTGTTGATGCAAAGAATGAATTTGATAAGGCTGTTAAGGAATATGAATCTGATTTAGAATCTTATGAAGAAGCTGTTAAGAAATTTATCACTGAGGGTGAAGGTAGTAAGACTGAATTTGGTTACTTAGTTCAGATTGTAAGTAGTACACAATATAAGGTTATTGCTGACTTCTCTTTTGAAACAACTAAGGATACAGCACAGTTTGGTGTTGAAGGTAAGTTACCAAAGGATGTTGCTACTAAGGTAGTAGTTGCTCTTGGTGGCTTTGCAGAAGATGATTCTATTAAGGGTATGACTATTACAGATATTATTACAAAGGCACTTGGCTTAGAAGAAGAGGAAGATATAGTTGGAAAGCTTCTTCCTGAAGATTCTGATGAAGAAGATTCTACTTCAAGCAATTCTGCTTCAGAATAATAAATATATTCCGATAATGAAAAATTCATTATCGGAATTAAAATAATTATAGAAAGGGGCAAATAACAATGAAACTTGTTAAAATTATGCGTGATTTTGATATTCCTCTTAAGGAAGATGTCACAGCTATATTTTCTAAAGATTTAGAAAAAGTTCTAAATTCTGAATATACTTTAATTTCAGATCAAAAGTATAGATTATTACAATTTGCTGGTGTTAAGATTCATGTTTATGATGAATTTAATGAAACAGAAGCTTCTAATATGGGTTTATATTGGTCTAATATGGCTCAGCAAGGTTATGTTATTGTAGATCATATTATTAAGCCATCTGAATTTAGTGAAGAAGAGTTCGATCTTTCTAGCTATAATGTAGGTGAAAATATTTTCTTCTATGTTCAAAAACCAGATGAAGAAATTCCAGAATATGACCCTGAAAAAGTTTTAGAAGAAGCTACTTCTTATTATGGTATCACAGCTAGTGATACTGCTTCAACACAGTCTGATGATATTATTAAAAATTATACTGAAGAAATTGAAAGAATTACTGCTTTATACAAAGATTATAATGAAGCTTTAGAGAGTCCTTATTTTGGAATGTTAGGCACTGTTACAACTACTAAAGAAAAAGTTAAGGAAATTGACACACCACCTCTTGTTATTTTTGGTGAAAAGAAATTATTAATTAACTTTATTGCAAAACCTGTTACAACTAAGGATGTAGCACAATTTGGCGTTGAAGGCAAGTTACCAAAATCTGCACCAAGTTTAATAACTACTAAGATTGGTGGTTGTGTTGTTGGTGATTCTATTAAGAATACTTCATTAGAAGATATCATTACAAAGTTATTTATATTAGAATCTGAAGAAGATGAAATTGGTACAATTAAATCTACTAAGAGTTCTTCAACTGAAGAAACTGAATAAAAAAAAATATCCCTAATACCTTAAACGGTATTAGGGACTTTTATTTAAAATACAATTGTATTAATTGAAATTAAATCAACATCATTATGATAAATATTATTAGAATAATTATCTTTAAAATTCTTCCATAAATAATTAATTTCATCTGCAGATAATTTTTCATTGAAAACAAAAATTGGATTATGTTCTATTAGATCTTTAATCTCTGCATAATTAGTTGGTTCAACACTCTTTACACAGAATGAACTATTTTTACCTAATAAAATACTATCTTGCTTATTTGTATTTTCAATACTAAATACAGCTTCTAGAAAATAATTATTGCTGTATTCATCATCTTCATTTAAATGAGCATACTTATTAAGCTCTTCTTTAAATTCTTCAATTTCATTAGCAGATTCATCAATTATATTTGTTTCTTTTTCATCCTTCAGCTTTTTACGCTCTTTTTTCTTTTCTTCAATGGCTCTTGGATAATCCTGCTTTATTTTAGTATTATTAAATGTATCTAAATCATCCTTAACTGTATCAAGAGAAGAAATTATTAATTGCATGGTACTTGTTAAGCTATAAATAGTCTGCTTTAGATGTTCTACATAATACTCAATTTCCAGCATAGTCATATTTTTAATATCTTTACTAAGCTCTTCATTATTCAATAAAAACATAAAAATTACTCCTTTATAAAATTATATCAAAAAAAAAATTATGACGTATGATATTTTAAATTAATGTTATCATACGCCATAATTAATAAATTTATTATATGTTATTTCTTTTTATTCTTTTTAGTAGGATTTTTTAACTCATTTAAAAGTTCTTCATCTACTTGTTTGGCTTCTTCTTCTGTCATATCAACAAAAGTAAGAACTGGCTTTTTATGTAAAATATTACACCAAGCCTTAATACGGTCTATACCTAATTGACCTTTCTTTCTGAGACTATAAATCATATTATAACCATTATTCTGGCTTTTAATATCATAAATATCTTGAGTTGTGATTCCTGAGTTATTTATTAAATTCTTCAATGAAGCTTTAAATTCATCATCGTTTTCATTAATGACAAAAGTAATTGTTTCATTAGTTTTAGCTACAGTCTTTTTGTCAGATGTTTCAGACGTACCACAAACTTCTGATGCTTCATCAAATAATGAATCTAACTCATCATCCAATTTGATGTCAATCATTAATATTCTTCTCCTTCATCATCTAAATCGATTTCCATATTTTCAGCTTCAGCAAGAATATCATTTAAAGATACTTTTTCAGTCTTCTTAACAACATTCTTCTTTGTACTTCTCTTTGGAAGTTCTTCTTTAATTTCTTCCTTTTCTTCAGCTTCTTCATCCTTCTTTACTGTAGCCATCGCTTCTGAAAGAGTCTGTCTTCTCTGAATCACAGGCTTCTTAGTAACAGTTCTTGAAGGAATTTTATTAGAATAAGTAGGTCCTGAATAACTATTAGCTGAAGATTCATCATTTAGAATTTGATATAGAAGTCCCATAATAGAAACAAGTCTTCCATCTAATTGACTATTATAATTTTTAATAGTCATTACAAAAGTATAAAAAGTACTTAATGACATTTCTTGCTCATACTGTTCTTCTTTAGGTGTTTCTATACCAAGCATAATACCATTATAAGTATTTTTATTATCCTCAGTACTTAGCATTAAAGGATATACATAACTAATAGTACCAAGACTATCAATAGCCCCAAAACCTGAACCATCATCATTATATCCAGTATGAATAATAAAGTCTTCAAATTCTTTGTTAATATCATTTTTTCCATAAATTCTTTTAGCATTCTGACTAATGTAATCATAAGAATATTCAATGAAATCTTTGAAATTTTCAAGTGAAGTATTATTCATCCAAATTTCCTTATTAAAGAACTTTTTATTTTCGTCATAACCTTTATAAGAAAGAGCTAAATAAGAGTTATAATTAATTTGAAGCTGATCAAGCTTATCTAAATTAGAATACTTACCTGATTCATAAGTATTATAATAATATGAATCTCTTCTCATTTCATTAGATGGAGTTTTAGTTCCATTCTGGATGACAGTGTTTAAAGACATATGACCAACTTCGAATACCTTACCGTAAATTTTTTCAATAGAATTTTTCATGTTATTTTCCTCCTGAGAAATAAATTATTTATTGATATATGTGAAAAGATCTTTAAGAATAAGATCTTCTACAACTATAGTAATGTAAGAGAATAAAGATTTTATTTCTTCATTATCTTTTAAATCTTCTAGTGATTTTTTAACAGATTCGTCACAAATAATTTCATAACGCTTGTCTGGATCACAGAAAATATTAGTAATATTAGCAGTTCTAACAGTGTAATCCTTAAAGAAATCTTCACCCATAAAATTAAGGAATAAAATTTCTTCGAAGGAGTCTTTGAAGATTAAATTTAAATTTTTATCTTCACTTTTATTAAAATATTTATCTAAATATCTGTTAATTTTATTGCGAATTTCTTCGTCTTCATTAACGAAAATATTTATATTTGTACTTCCCGTGTTATCAATTTGATTAACTAATTCTAATGTAGCTAAATTAGCATCAGCAGCTGCTAAACCTTTGAAATAACTCTTCTGAGTTAATTTCACATATTCTGATTCTGGAAGATCAGATGAGACTTTATCATGTAAAGTTTCAATATAAAGAATATGGCTATCACTATCAGTTAAAGCCATCTTCCATATTGAAGTCTTCTTAATATCTTTTAGATCATAATATAATCTAATATATAGATTCTTCATATTATTACCATCCTTTATTATTTGAATATTTTAAATTCATGAGTCCATAAGTATGACCTACTTCATCAACAAATGTTTTAAATATATCGTCAATTATAGTTTTATTTGCTAATAAATCTTTCTCTTTAACAATATCTGATTCATATTGATTTAACTGATTTAAAGCACTGTCAATATTTTTTATAGCAGTGCCAACTCTAGGATGAGTTAATCTAAACCAAAAGTTATTACTTTTATTATAAAGAATACTTTTCTCTTTTTCAAGAGTAATCTTTTCTTTATCAAAAGTATCTAAAACTAAATCAACTATATTTAAATAATTTTCATAATCAGTTTTAGTAATTGTTTCACTCACAAAATCAATTTCAGCAAATGAAACATTAACTGTCTCACTATGATTTGTTACATTTAATAAAGTAGGATTTTCTACCTTATAAACTAGTAATACGTTATGCTTATCAATATTATAAACAATTGAAAACTTATTAATGTTTTCTTTTGTTAAACCAATAATAGCATTACACTCTTTATTAAAATCAATATTACACTGATCGAGCATAAAGCTCATTTTTTTACTTAATTCTAAAAAGCTATTAACGGTTTCTGATTTTGTCATTACAGTTTCCTCCTTTTTATTGTTTTCTTGTTTATACCAATCTAGATATTTATTAATAATATCTTTATCGTAATAATTAACTTCTAAATTAGCCATAATTTCCTCCTTTTCACATTTATAATATATGTTTATTTATTTTTTATAAAAAGATTCTTGGCTAAAACTTCATAAACTTTTTTCTTAGAGTTTGTTTGCCATTTAATAGCGTCAAAACCAAAATCATTAACATCAATAAAAATAACCTCTTTATCTGGAATTTTTCTTAATCTACCAACTACCTGAATTAATTTAGTATCAGATGAAAAAGGAACTGTATTGATTAATACTTGAAGATTCTTTACATCCATTCCTTTACTAAATGATTTATCTGTAGTAAGTATTATATCAGTTGTCTCAAGAATATCTAATTTTTCTTTTTTATCAGTATTACCTGTAAATTTATTTACTGTTAATTTATATCCTTGATCACTTACATATTTTACTAGATTATTATAAAACTTATCAAGAAGTGATAGAGTTCCAAATAATATAGCCATTTTCTTTTTCTTTCTATTAGCTAAAACTGTTTTAAAAATTATTTCATATAAGAATTCTTCAAACTGGTCATATTTATTTTCTTCAAGATAAGAACAATATCTAGCCATTGAAAAACCATATTTAGTAGAACATTTTGTTTGATCTGTTAATGATGGTTTTGAATTCCAATTATATAAAATAATATTGTGATAATTCTCTTCTTTTTCTACTGAATCTGAAAAGAACTTTTTAACATTATAAAATATTTTTTGATATACTTTATCTTCCTTTGGATCACTTCTCTTAGGCGTTGCAGAAAGATAAATACTTCTTATATTTGAAATCATATCTATTTTAAAAATAGATCTGTATTCAATATGAGCTTCATCAAATATTTTTAATGTAATTTTTATTTTATTAAACAAAGAACTAATTAAATTTGAATTATTTGTATTTTTAATATTATTAGTCAATGTTCTATAACAACAAATAAAGAATTTAATCTTTAGAATATCACTATCATCTTTTTCCATTAATTTATTAATAGATGGAGTTCCAGAAATATAATAAATTTCTTCTTCTTTAGTATCTGTATATTCTAATATTCTTTCTTTCCATTGCTGCCCTAATGAATCTTGATCAACAAAAATAATAGGTCTATCACAATTATCAACTATATATCTAACCGCACAATATGTTTTACCATCACCTGTTTTCAAACATAAGTATCTTTGCATAGGTCTATATAGATGTCTAATATTTTCTTTTTTATTCAAAAAGTCTAAAGCCTTTTTTTGAAGATCATTCTTAAAATCATATTTCATATTAATTCTGTCAACACGTCTGTTTGCATTCATATAGCTTTCACAAATATTACGTCTATCTACAATTTGATATGTTGGGTACATTAATTTTAATTCGTTTTTTGTGTAACTTGTTGGAATAATTAATCTATTATTTATTTCATCTTTTATGAAGGCTTGAAAATCATATGAATGTGTAACTTCATTCCAAACACTAAAAGAGTTTTCAATCTTAGAATTTCTTTCTTCATAAGGTTCAATAACTATTCTAGTAGGAAATAAAGTAATTTTACGTTCACTTATTTCAACCATATTTAACCTCCGAATTTTATAAATTTAAATATAAATTTGTTAGATTTAAATTTAAATTTTAAGTCGAAAGAAGGATTATTCCCTCTTTCGACCTCTTTAAAATTACTTCAATAGTACATCGTAGTTAGAGTAACCTCTCTTATCTAATGTACCGTATTTATCAAGTAACAACTGATCCTTGATTCTCTCAAATAGCAATGGCTTAGAAATACTATTTGAACAATAATGAATAGCATCAGGAACAGAATAAAGTGTATATTCAGGAAATTCCTTATTAGTAAATGATTCTCTATTTCCTTCTACTTTCATTAGATTCTTAATTAGAACACCAATATGAATATAATCAGTTTTACTTTTACTTTCAATAAGAATTTCTACAATCTTATTAAACAATTCAAATGCATCATGAGATTTAATAAACTCATTCTTTTCAATAATTTCTTTTAACTTAAGCATAGGACCAGATAATGAATTATTTTCAACTGAATAATTAAAAATATAATCAAAGTCTTTTAGCTTTTTACCTTTAACTACATATTTATCTAAATCTTTATTAACATCTGAAGTAATTAGTTCATTAATCTCTGGATTAATATTAAATAGAATTTGATTTTCAATATCAATTATTTCATCACCATCTATTACAGTAATAGTTCTTACTTCATATTCACCATTAGGATTATCACAACTAATATCTCTATTAAATGCTAAACTAATCTTATCAAGATATTCATCTTTAATACTTAGCTTATCAATTTCAATATTAAAATATTTAAGAAGATCTGGATGAAGATTATTCAATACAACAGCCTGAAGAAGATGCTTTACTGAAAGATTTGTTTGAGTAATCATATTAGTAATAGTTAATGCAGCAATTAAACCAACATTCATATTCTGATTAATCTTATACATATCTCCATAACACTTTTTACAAATACCATTATTACAAGCACAAGTAATAGGAGTTCTTAAATAAATTGTCTGACCAATAAGATCTTTATTTTTATCACTATTAATTTTAGAAAGTTTTGTTCCGTTAGACTTCTTAGAATAATAAAGATTATTTATATGATTTAGATGTGCTTTACTTTCTACTGTAAAAGGTAGTAAGTGTTTTGTACCACAATCATCTACATCAGAAATATATTCATCATTAAGAAGTATCTGAAGCTTTCTAGTAAGATAACCAGAATTCTTAGTTTGAATTTTAACAGTGATAAGAGCTTTAAGACAACCTACTGCATTTATATAATAATCAGTAATATTTCTTAATCCCATACAGAAATTTGTATCAATTGATCTTGGAATAATTTTCTCTTTAAGATCTGGCTTAAGACCAATATAACCAAGAACCTGTCCAAGCTGTTTTGAGTTAATTCCTGCTCCAGAAGTAATAAAGTTCTTAAAATTATTATCTGGATCATTAATGATACATTCTTGAACTTCATCAATAATATCATGAGTATGATTTACAATTTCTTCAGCAGTTAGATTACCTTCATTTTCTTTAACAAACTTATCTGGTTCATACAAAATCTCTGCAAATCTTTTATTTCTTTCAGCAATTTTAATAAATGTGTGTAAATCAAATGTTGGTCCAAAACTTTGTGTCATATCACAAGTAATTTGGTTAAGTCTATCAATAATATCTACTAGAACTTCACCAATATCAGTATTACCTAATTGAATACCAAAATAATCAATACACCAATCATAATACTTTTCAATTTCATTAATATTACTTACATCTGGAATAACATCAACATTAATATCTTCACTATAAACATAAAATGGTTCAAGAATTATTAGATAAGTTAAAGTCTGTCCCAAAGGTAGTTCTTTTAATTTTTCTCCCATAAATGATACCAAACAAGTTTCATGTCTTCTTTCAATATCCTCTGTAATATAAGTTGAAATTTCATTCATTAATTCTTCATACTTACTTTCATCTGGATCATTAAATAGATCATTTACATTAATTTTTAAATTTTTGCTAATCATAATTTTAGCTTCCTCCTATTTATAGTTAATAATTAAATATTTAAATTATAATTAAAATTTAAATATTTACATTTTTATAATATATATTTTAAAATAATAAATTAAAATTATAAATAAAAAAAGTGTTATAACGAAAAATCGTTATAACACTTTCAATTATTAACCTCTGTTAGCTGCTACCCACTGCTTGTAGATGATATTAGCCTTAGAATTATATTTATCATGAATCTGTCTTCTATACTGCTTTCTAAGCTTACTATGCTTAACATACTTATGATATAAAGGATCGTCTGCTGACTTTGCAGCTGCTAATTCAGCTCTACGAATCATCTTCTTCTTCATAGTCTGATTATCTAACTTAATTACGTTAGCTTCATTAAGCGCAGCATTTTCTCCTGCATGTGCATTCTGATAAATGATGTCAAAAGATTCGTTCATGTATTCAATTACACTATCTGCATTATAGTTATCAAAAAATTGAGACATTTTAATAGCTCCCTTCGTAATAAAATATATTTTATTATAAATATAATAAATTATTGTTAATTTCCCATCTATTTAAATTCAAAAATAACAAAAAAGTATATTTATATATTATATTTATGCATTTATATAAAAGGAGGAATAATTAAATGCTTAGTAAAAAATTAGAAGACTATAAATCAAAAATGATTCAATTTCTTAAGAGATCTTTTCCAGATAAAAGTGAAGAAGAAATTGAAAGTAAACTTGAAGATATTATTGATGAAAGAGATTATCAGGATGATAATATCACAGTTCAAGTTAAATATTTTGATCAAATCAATGATGACAAATATCCATCAATCAATGCTTTAGAAAGATCTCTTGATAAAGCAAAACCAGTAATCACAAAATATGGAACAACTTATATTCAACATTCTGTTAAAGAAGCTTTGGAAAGTAAAATGTTGGATGCTACTGGTAAAAGAAGAAAAGCTGCTAAAGCTAAAAAGTTTGAGCATATCAATGATGAAGATCCGACCATTATGAAAAGATATGATGCTATTCAGCAGACATATAAAGCTAGCGTAATGAATTCATATTATGGTGTGTTAACTGCTAATGGAAGTATCTTTAGAGACTTAGATTGTGGTGAGTCAGTTACTTCAAGTGGTGAAGAAATAATTATGACAGCGATTGATACATTTGAAAAGTTCTTAAGGAATAATTTTCATTTATATGATCCGAGTGATGTTGTAACTTATATTGAAAATATTCTTAATGAAGAATATGAATCAGAAATAGAATTTGAAGGAATTTCTAAAGATTGTTTAATTGACTGGTTTAATGATCATTTTTATGACAGAGATGAATTATATAAAATTCAATTAGACTTAAGAGATAATGAAGCTATAATGAATTATATTGATAATTTGTCTCAAGAAGAAATCAATAAAGTTTATTATAAAAATAATCTTTATGAATTTTTAACTGACTCAGAATTAATTAAAAACTTTGAAGATATATTTAATAATGAAGAACCTTTCTTAGATCCTAATAATCCTTCAGAAGAAAATAAAGAAATTCTTGAAGATATTTGGTTCTATGTTAAAGATTGGGTTTTCTATAATCATATAGATATTAATAAATATAATTATTGCAAAAAAGGTAAGAGAAAATCTGTTCTTACTGTTGATACAGATTCAAATTTCTTATATCTTAAACCTGCATATGAATATTTTAAGAATTCTATTGACAAAGTTGATGATAGTAATGAAATGATTATTAGCTCAATTAACTGTATCACTTATTTAATTACTAAGGTAATTAACGAAGCTTATTTAAGATTTGGTGAACTTCATAATGTTGAAGAAAAGTATAGACCTTTAATTAATATGAAAAATGAATTTATGCTTTCAAGATTACTTTTAACTAAGAATAAAAAGAGCTATGCTTCTTCAGTATTAATGCAAGAAGGAAGACTTATTAAAAAGCAGAAAATTGATCTTAAAGGATTAGCTATTAAGAAATCTAACACAAATAAATTTGTTAGTGAATATTTTACTAATATTCTTAAAGATGATATTATTCTTGCTAAAGAAATTAACTATAGTAATATCATTAGAAAGTATTTTAATCTAATTGATGTTATTAAGAATTCTTTCAATAAAGGAGAAATTACTTTTACTTTACCTTCAAGAGCTAACGAAATCGGAAGTTATGCTATTCCAGCTAATGTTATGCAAGTAAGAGGTGTTTTAACTTGGAATACTTTATTCCCTGAAGATGAAATAACTCTTCCAACTAATGTTAATGTAGTTAAAGTAATTATTGAAGAAGATTATGATTTAATAAGAGAAACTATTTTAGATTACGCAATTAAGAATGATATTACTATTGATGATGAAGAATTGGAAGTATTCTTAAATAGAATAAGTGAAGCTTTTGATTTAAGTTATAAAGACAAAGATAATAATAGTAAAAAGTTATTAGTTAAAGATGGAATTATTAATGTAATTAGTATTCCTAAAACTGTAACTGAAATTCCAGTATTTATTAGACCATTCTTAAATATTGATAATATGGTATTTGATCATCTTAATTCTGGAGTTATTATTCTTGATTGTCTTAATATTCAAACACCTAAAATAAATGATAACTTAATTCCTACAAATATAATTAAGATTTAAAAAGGAGAAAATTAAATGGAAAAATTAGGTAAAATAGAGCCTGGCTCAATGGTAATTGATATGGATGATGTACTAACCTTTACAACTAATTATTGGTTTAATTGTATTGTAAAGAATATTAAAGTATTTGAACCATATATCAATATGAATTTAATTCCAAAGAATTATAGTTATGATAAAGATTTCTATTATCCTCTCACTAGACCAACTTATAACTTTGGCGATTGGCTTTGTAGAAAAGATTTATCAAATGAAGATTATTTAGTGGCTAGAGGTTTTATCATGGAAGCTTACTTCCGTGAAAAAACCTTTTACCAATATGTAATGCAAACACCTTTAGTAAATGCTTTAATTGACATGTTTAATTATAATCATTTTAAATTTAACAAGATATACATTGTTACAAGAACTTTTGAAGAATTTATGAATGCTAAAAAGGATTGTATTAAAAAATTATTTTTGCCTATTATTAAAGATGTAGAAATTATATTTACTGGTATGACTGAAACTAAATCTGAATCTATTAAAGATATTGAAAAAGTATCTTTAATAATTGATGATGAACTTAGTAATATATATGACTACATAGATCATTCAAATAATATAGATAATGCTTTAGTAGTTATTCCAATGACTGGATATAATACACCATTTTCTAAAGAATATTTAGAAAAAGCTAAAGAAAAAAATTTGATGATCAAATATTATAATTTTAAAAAGTAAATTAAAAAGCCTTAACACTATAATAGTGTTAAGGCTTATTTTTTTTTATAGATTAGCTTCTGCTAATTCAATTAATTGACTCTTAGTCATAGTATTATTACACTTGATATCTGCTTCAGTTAAAAGATCAATAAGTTCTTTCTTAGTTAAATTATTAAGATCTACAACTTCTTCAGTCTCTTCCACTACTGGTTCTTCTGTAGCAGTTTCTTCTACTACTTCTTCAGCAATAGTAGGTTCAACAGTAGTTTCAGGAATTACTTCCTTAACTTCTTCTACCACTGGTTCTTCTGTAGCAGTTTCTTCTACTACTTCTTCAGCAATAGTAGGTTCAATAGTAGTTTCAGGAATTACTTCCTTAACTTCTTCTTCTACTAACTTTTCTTCTACCTTTGGAATATTAATTTCAGTTTTCTTTTTAGGAAACTTATTAATTACACCGCTTTCAGCGATAGGTACTGTCTTTGTAGCATTAATAATTTGTAAACCCATTCTTTTATATAAAGCATATTTATCTTCACTAATTTCAATAGGAGTTTTAAAAGGTCCTCTACCTAAACCTGGAATAAATCCTTCATCTAATATACATACTTTCATTTAAAATTTACTCCTTTCTTATAATTTTAAATTAATCTAATGAACTTAAGAAAGTAGCAATGCTTTCGTCTAAAGCATCACCTGTACCACTAAAACGATCACCTAATTGTGCATAATTAATATTATCTATATTATGTCTACCAAATAGGTTTTTAGTCTGAACTTTATTTCTGATGCCATAGTATTCTTCATTTTCATCATCATCATAAATATTACCTGCAGAAGCATAAAGATCGTAATCATTACCTTCTTCATCATATGCATCATCATCAACTGTCATAGAATTCATAACATCACGGCTAAAACAATTCTTACCAAAAGTATTATAATCATCTCTACCATAATTATCATAAACTCCACCAATCTTATTTCTAGCATATAACTTTGAATACTGTGGAGCAGGAGGAACATCATCATCAGGCATATCTGCACTGTCACCATAAATATCATGAGCATTAGCACGAATTGCATTAGAACATTCATCACCACAAATAGCTTCTAATAATTCATCTAAGTCATCATCTTCGTCATCATCGATATCTTCCTTTAAATCAACATCTCCATGAATAGAATTTGTAACTCCACCAATATCTACTTCATCATATGCATCATCATCAGGTTCACCCTTAACAGACTTTCCATCACCAACAACACCATAGTCCATATCTACTTCGTCATCATCATCTTCAAATTCATCGGAATCATAATCGTCATCGAATTCTGTATCATCAAAGTCATCATCTTCGTCATCAGATTCATTATAATAATCATAATCATCATAATCATAGTCATAATCATCAGACTCATAATCATCATAAGATTCGTTTACAAGCATTTCGTTTATAATCATATCAATTGCTTCATTGATTGCTTCACCATCATCTAAATCATCGAAGTCTTCTTCCTCTTCGCCTTCTTCGAGATCATCATAAAGCTCATCATCAGCTGCTCCTTCATCTCCATCAACAGTGTAATCATTATAATATTCTAAATCATCACTTTCCATTAATGAAATTTTATCAAGTTCATCTCTTAATGAATTAAACATAACATTCAACCCTTTCTTTATTTAATATAGTTTGTACTATGCATAATAATATTTTTAATTTCTTTTAAAATATAAATTATACAAGGGATTTGTATATAGGTATAGAAATTTTTATCCACTTTAACATCTTTAGCTAAATTAACTATATCTTCTAAGTAATCCGTTATATTATTTTGTTCTTCATATATCCTACAACGTAAATAAATAATCATTATCTTTTCATTGATAGGAAGATCATCAATTAATAATTTAATATCCTTAGTATATTTAGTTAAATCAATAGAAGTAAATTTTCCAGATTTAAACTTATCATTTAATAATTTATTACCTTTATTATAAATATCAACAGGATTATGAACAACTTCATGGAATTTGTCTTGAACTAACATAAATACTGATTCATTAATATTAATAAAATAATAATAAGGATATTTAAATTCATCTAAATCTAAAGTTTCAAATAATGAATAAATAGAATTTTCATAATCTAAATCTCTATTCTGTAATAAACATTCAACATAAATATTTTTTAAGAATGTTTTTTTATTAATAAATAAATTATTTCTTTTTATAAATAAAGCTAATTTAGGGTCATATATGCCATTATCTTTATAAAAATCATGAATAGTCATATTCATTTTATCAAGATTATATATAAAAGAATTTGTTTTCTTATCATAATAAAATCTTATATATCTTTCTGAAAGATAATCAATAATCTTATCGATATCATCTAAAAATGTAAATTCTTTTTTAGATATTACTGGATCATTTTCAGTTCCTATATTATTATATATAACACTATATTCATCTTTAACTTGTCTACTTTCCAATGTTTCAATATCAAAAGGAGACACAAAGAAACTAATTTTATAAAATTTTCTAATACTTGTATTTGAAAATTCTACATTAGCAACTCTATAAATATAATTTTTCTCTAATATATTAAATACTATTAAATCATCATTTTGAGGTATTATAGTTCCTGGAAGAATTATTGCAGAACCTTCTGATTCACTATCAAAACCAGCATCTTCTTCTAGATTAGTTGAGAAATTCATTTCTCCTTCAAGATATATTGGAAAATCTTCAATTTTATTATATTTAATAGGTGATTCTCCACCTACTATTTCCATTACATTATTAAGACCTTGATCTTGTGTAGAACTTTCTAAATTAATTGAATAATACGTTACAAATGTTGGAGAACCTTGTAACCATTTAGAATATCTTTCAGTAGTATCTAAATAATTATCAAAATAATTAGAAAGAACCTTTTTTTCTATAGAATCTTCTTGTATAAATTTACCCATTATTGTTCACCTTCTCCCTCATTATTTTGTTGTTGTGAGCTAGGAATCATATCAATTATTTCACTATAAAAATCATTTACAAAATTAATATAACGATCTGCTTGTTTTCTAACTGGATCATCTCTATGTCTAGTATTATTTTTCTTAAAATTATCTGAAACAACCATTCCTTTACCAACCATTGAACCAACAGTTCCTAGAGCTACAGCTCCTGCAACCGCTCCTGTAGTTTTTTTCATAGTACTTACAACTCTACCATTACCTTTATTATTAGCAGATCTTTTACCTAAAGCTCCTCCAGCAACTGCACCGACTGCTACACCTGCTGCCACTGTACCTGCTAATTTTCCAACAGTTTTAGCTGCGCCATTTACACCAGCATTATATCCTTTTCCTTTGATTGTTTTAGCATCTTGATACTCTCCAGTGGATAATTTTTTACTCATAGTATTTACAGTAGATTTTGCTCTTTGTATAATAGATAAATAATCATTTCTAGTTTGTAAAGAACTTAAAGATAGTTTTTCGTTTCTAATATCAGTAACTAATCTTTGTTTATCTTTATTATTTTGTACAAATTTTTTTCTCTTTTTCCATAATTGCATTGCAGTGTCTACTGTACCTCTAGCTTCATCTTCATTCATTCCAAAAGCTTCATTATAATATAAATCTTCTTCTAATAAATAAATATCATTCATTAAATCTATTTCAACTTGTTCACTTTCATTTAAATAATTATAAATAGGAGAATTTTGAGAAATAGTAATATTATATTTTTTAGCATTTTTATTAATATTATGAGCTAATTCTCTTTTATATTCTATAGGACAATGATGAAACATCTGTATTGCTTTTTGTACATGATCTTTATCATTTAATGGATATTTTCTTAAAGAAGGAATTCCAAATGTATTTTTATTTAAAGAATTTCTTTGTTTATTAGATAATTCTGACATTTTATTCACCTCTTTTTATAAAATGTATAAGTGTATGTTGACAAAAAAACAAATAGATATAAATAATAATTATAACGAAAGGAGAATTTTATTATAATGAGTTATAAAGAATTTAGAGAAAAAAATAAAAAAGAATTTGATGAATTTCATAAAGTTGGTCGTAAAAATATTAAACTTGAAAAATTAAATGACAAACAAAAAATGTATTCAAAGCCTGGCAAAATTTTTGGTGGCAGTTTAGCTGCAATTAGTGCTATTGATCTTGTTACTGCAAAAAGAGAATATAACAAATATAAAAAATTAGCATCAGAAACAAAAAATAAGAAAGAAAAAGCAAAATATGAAGCTTTAGTAAAAAAATATGAAAAAAGAATTAGAGCCTTAAAAATATCAAGTGTTGCTGGTGCAGGAGTTGCTATTGGTAGTCATGCTGTAGATAAAGGTATTAATGGTGCTACTAGAAAAAGTAGAAAACAATATTCAGATTTACAAAGAAAATTAACATATCGTACTGATGCTGGTAATGTAGTTCCTTTAGAAGAATCTTATTTGAAAGGTTATTATGATGCTCTTGAAGAAATAGAATATTTAGAATATTAATAAAAAAGAAGGTAGTGATTAATATGAATTATTTAGAATTATATAATTTAAATGAAAGTTCAAAAAATTATGCTCTTAAAACGAATGATCCAATTAAGAAAAAATATGAACAAAAAATTGCTTTAGGAAAAGTGGCAAAATTCTCTAATGAAATAAATAAAGAAACTTTTAATAACGATAGAGCCAGAAGACTTTCTAGAGTTGCTAATAAATCTGCTATTAGTGGAACAGCCACTGCTTTAGCAGCTGTAAAATATAGAGAATATAAGAAATTAGCAAAACAAGCAAAAAATGAAAATGAAAGAAAAAAGTATGAAGCTATGGCAAAAAAATATAAGCATTTAGCATTAGGTGCTGGAGCAATTACAGCAGCTAGAGCATCAACAGAATATACACCTTATATCGATGCTAAAAGAATTAATAATAGAGCTATTAAACAAGCTAAAATTGCTAAAAAAAATTGTCCTTCTGCTGCTAAAACTAAGCTTACAGAAGATTTTTTAGAAGGATATTATGATGCTCTTGAAGAAATAGAATATTTAGAATATTAACAAATATTTATTAATTTTAATTTAAAAAGAAAGTAGGTAATAATATGAATTATTTAGATATGGTTTTAGCTGAAGCCGCAGATCAACCAACTTATGATGAGGTGGCAATTGAAGGTGGCAAAATTGCAAAGAAAAAAAATAGAGCTAAAGCAGTGTGGAAAGCTACTGGTAGTAAAGCAGGAAAAATTACTGTAGGTAGCGGAGTTACTGCTGCAACTGCAGGTGCAACAAGTGCAGCTATGCTTAAACAACAGGCAAATAAGTATAAGAAATTAGCAGAACAGACAAAGAATAAGGAAGAAAAAGCAAAGTATGCAGCTTTAGCTAAAAAATATAATAAATTAGCTGTTGCTGCTGCTGGTGCTGCTGTTACTGGTGCTGTTGCTGCAGGTGGAACTATTGGAGCTAATAAAATAAGTGGTTCATCTTATAGAAAGAATTGTGCAAAATTTAAGGAAGTATCAAGTAAAGAACCAGCACTTAAAGAAGCTTATCTTGAAGGTTTCTATGCAGCTTTAGAAGATATGGGTTATGATGATTATGATTATTATGATGAAGATTATGATGATTATGATTATTATGATGAAGATTATGATGATTATGATTATGAAGATGATTATTATGATGATGACGATGAAACTGAAGCTTATTTAGAAGGCTATTATATGGCTTATTTAGATAACGGTTATGATATCTAAGTTTATTTTAAAATAAAATATAAATCGTATATAGGTATATCCTATATACGATTTTTTTAATATTTAAATTCTCCATCAGTTAAATAACCAAATTTCTTTCTATAATCTTTTCTAATTTTTCTCATTTCATCATTACTATAATAAATCATTTTATCCATAACTGTTGGCTTATAAGTAGCATGACTACTTTCAAATTCTTTAATTTTTAATATAATAAAAGATTCATCTTTAAATTCTATAAAAGGTTTTAAATCTTTTAATTTAATTAATTTAACTTTATCAGCTTTAATTGGCTGATCTAAAGTATATTCATCAATTTCTATATTATGTCCTCTTCCAACAATTCTTCTTGGAACAGTAACTTGATATAGATAATTTTCACTAGAAAAATTCCAATCAATTAAATCTTTATATTTTTGATTAATATAAAATTTTCTATTTTTAAAATCAAGAACATAAGCTTTTTCAAAATCTTCTTTATTATCTATATATTTACATAATAATTTTCTTAATACTGTTTGTGCTGAACTGAATAATGGGAAAATTTTATCTGTCGTCCACCAAGAAGAATATCTAGGACTCGATAATTTAGTGCCAATATTAATAGCACCAAATCTAGGATCTATTACGTCATTTTTATATTTTATCTTAGAACCATGATAAAGTGTTACATCTTTAGAAAGAAAAGGTCTTGTTACAGAAGTTTCTAATGTTTCATTATATAATTCATCATATGATTCATTTTTTCCCCAATCTTCATAAGGATCTCCACCATTTTCTTTTTCCCATTTTATATGACATTCTCTAGCATTTTTAACAGCTGGATTTCCACTATTATTAATTCCAGAAGCTCCATCAGTTACTATAAAATAATTAGCATCATATTTTTTAGCTAATTTTCCAACTTCAGAAACAAATTTTCTTGCTGTTTGAATATCTTTACATGATTCATTTAAAAATGTTTTATAATCCAAAGTTATCACCTCTTTTATTATTTCTTATAATAAAAAGTTTTTAAGTATATATTATAGTTGTGATAAATATTTATTAAATTTATCAAATTATTTTTATTATAAAGGAGATTATTTTTATGTCAATGACAAGAAATTCAATTTGTACGGATGGTTTTTTACTTTTTAAGGAATATGAAAATTACTTAAAAGATTCTTCTAAAGCTTTAAATAATAAAGAAAAACTAGAAGAAAGTATTAATCTTGATTTAAAGAATTTTAATGGAAAAATGTTTTATCATGCTTCTATTAAGAATCCAGAAATTAGTAATTATAGTAATTATAAAAAGATGATTATTAATATTTTTGAAAAAGAAAAAATTAATACCAATCCTATTGAAGTACAAAAAACTATTAATGAAATTGCTTTAAAACTAGCAGTTTTTGATCTTAATATTAGACAAGTTTATTTTGGTAAATATGCTTTTTCAACTAAGGAACAGTTTATTGGAAAAATTATTGGAGGTAGTTATAATCGTTCTAAATTAGATATGAATAATGGTATACTTGATTTAGTATATAATTATCATTTTGATTTATTAGTTCCTGCTCCTGTTTACAGTAAAGAATATTCTGATATTAAGAAAAAAGATTTAAAAAATAGACCATTAACACCAGATGATATTATTAGACCAGATGGTTTAGGTCAAACAACATTAACATTTTATACTAATTTATCTATTTCATATGATTCTAATAATAATACATATCAATTCAATTTTATTGAAAAAGATAGTGGTAATGCTGTAATATTAGATGATAAGGATTATAATATTATTAAATTCTTTGAAAGAATTAAAAATTGTTATTATCCTAATAAAACAGAAGTTCTTAGTGTTTGTAATTTATTATAATAATCATATTTAATTTAAATGGTCATAAGGAAGAGTAAATCTCTTCCTTATGACTTTATTTTTTTTTTGCATTAAAATATTATATAAAGAAACAGTGTATTATATTTTATTAATGAAAGGATTGATAAATAATGAATAATAGTGAAGGATTTATTGTTTGTGAAGAATTTAATTCTTCTACACCTTCTATTTTAGCAGATGATAATAAATCAATTACATTTGAAGCAATACTTCAAGAAGCTGATGCTCCAAATAGAAATAAACGTATTTATGGTAAAGATGTTTTATCTGATGCTTTAAATAATCCAACTGTAAAAGAAAAAATTGCTAATAAATGTTTTTTCGGCGAAGCAGGGCATCCGCTCAGTAGTGATATTCACCGCCAGTCTTATATAGATCAAACAAATATTAGTCATATTGTAACTTCTCTTAGTTGGGAAGGAAACCTCTTAAAAGGTATTGTAGAAACTGCACAAACAGCTACAGGCTATGACATGAGAGGATTGATTAGACAAGGCTCTCGTGTTTCATTTTCTATGAGAGCACTTGGAAATGTTATTAAGCAAGAAGGACAATATAACCGTGTATATGGACCATTAATGATTGTGGCATATGACTGGGTATGAAGTTATTATCGATGGTTAAAAAAATAATTTTAGTTTAAACTTTTACGTATATATTATATTCGTGAAAGGAAGTGTTTAATATGGCTTATTGTCAACAAAGAAAAACACAAAAAGAATTTGTAAAAGAAATATATAATTTAGTAGGAAATGAATATGAAGTATTAGGTGAATATGTTAGTAATAAAATTAAGATTAAAATGAAACATAATAAATGTAATACTGAATTTGAAACTAGACCTAATGATTTTTTAAGAGGTAGAAGATGTCCTTATTGTTTTGGAACACCTAAGAAAACTACTGAAGGATTTAAAAAAGAAATATATAATTTAGTAGGAAATGAATATGAAGTATTAGGTGAATATAAAACAACTAATGATAAAATTAAAATGAAACATAATAAATGTAATACTGAATTTGAAATGAAACCTTTTAAATTTTTACATCAAAATCATAGATGTCCTAATTGTTCTAAGCTTAAAAAGAAAACTACTGATTCATTTAGTAAAGAAATTGGTGATGATTATGAATTATTAAGTAATTATATTAATTGTAAGACTAAAGTAAAATTACGTCATAAAAAATGTAATAATATTTATTATGTAGAGCCAAAATCATTTTCAAGTGGTAGAAGATGTCCTTATTGTTTTGGAACACACTTAAAAACTACTGAAAAGTTTAAAAAAGAAGTATATGATTTAGTTAAAGATGAATATATAGTAATAAGTGATTATATTAATAATAGCTCTAAAATAAAATTTCAACATAATAGTAATAATTGTAATCATTATATATTTGAAATGACACCAACTCACTTCTTAGGAGGAAATAGATGTCCTTGTTGTAATTTACATAATTCAGAATCTAAAGCGGTTAAGGAAATAAAAGAATATTTAGAAAATAATTATATAAATTATATTCAAGAAAAAACTTTTTCTACTTGTAAAGATAAATATTTATTAAGATTTGATTTTTACTTAACTGAATATGATTTACTTATTGAATATGATGGAAAACAACATTTTGAAGCTGGTTGGTATAAAGATGAAAATAAATTATCTTTAACTCAAAAACATGATAAAATGAAAAATGATTGGTGTAAAGAAAATAATAAAGATCTTTTAAGACTTTCCTACGATGAAGATTATATTAAAAATTTAGACAAATATTTAAATGAAAATTATGAAATAATCGAAGAATAATGTTGCTCAGTATAAACTCCTTTAATTGCTGGAAACTCCTTTATATAAGGATAATCAGCAGCGAAGACAAAAAAGCTTCTTTTTATAAGAAGTTTTTTTTTGTAACGTTCAACGACTATCGAAATCATAAATTATTCTTAAAGAATAATTGAAGAAGAGAGTAGAGTAGAGCCAAGTGGTTCAGGTATGAAGTAATAATTCAGTAATTCCTGATTAAATCGAAATGGGGAGCATAGAAATATTTTCTATGAAGATATAGTCTCAACTCTAGATATAAATAAAACTAGAGAAGTTCATAAGAGAACTGCATAAGATTAACGAACTTATGTGAAGAATAATGATGGTAATGAACTATTCCATCACATGATAAAGCTTATATGACTAGAACTATTTCTGAGTCATATGATAATAATGTGCTTAATGAAGGTCTTATTAATTTTAATATGGCTGATTTAGCAGAATATGTAACTAAGGAAGATAGAAGAATTAATGCTATTTGTGAATCTCTTAATTTTAATATTAATGAAGATTATTCAAATGTAGAAGTAGATAGAGCTAATAAATTACTTTCAATTAAAGAAGGTAATGAAACTCTTAAATTATTCTTAAAGAATTCTGTGGTTAGTAATATGGATAATTATTTTAAGTATAGATTCTAAAAAAGGAGAATGACTAAATTATTAGTCATTCTCTTAATTTTATATAAAGGAGCATACAAAATGAAACAGATTAATAAACCTAATGAGGTTAATAATATAATTTCTATGAATAAAGATAATGATGTAGTAATTGCCAGAAAAGGTGATAGTAAAAATATTATTGGAAGTTTTTATTTTAATCAATGGTCTGATAGTAAAGAAATGAAAATGTTTATAAAGAATATTGAAAGACAAATAAGAATGTCTAATGAATATAAAACCTATATAGGTCATTTAAATAATGAAATAGGTATACATAATTGTGCTATATTTGGAAATCTTTCAGATAGTATTGATGGAGTTACATTTGAATTTCATCATTATCCTTTTACTCTTTATGATATTGTAGAAATTTGTATTAATAAAAGATTAATGAATAATGAAAATTTTACTTCTTTAGATATTGCTTATGAAGTATTAAAGCTTCATGAATTAAATCAAGTTGGTCTAGTAAAATTATCAAAGACTGCTCATGAATTAGTTCATGCTGGAAAAATATTTATTAAATTAGAAAGTATATTTGGAGATATAAATGCTTTTGTAAATAAATATGAAGGTTATATTTCAGAAGATATTAAAGAGAATTATAATAAATTAATAGATATGAATAATAATGAATTTGATGAATCTATTATTAAAGCCTAAAAAAAAAATAAAGAGAATAGCTATTTATTTAGCTATTCTCTTTATTTAAATTAATAAGCAACTTTAAAATATTCAAGATTGTCACTTAGAGGAGTATATTCTCTATAATTATTTCTATCACTTGAATATTTACGAATTACTTTATTAACAATTCCATCAGTGACTTTAAGGTAATAAAAACTATTAGCAGGAATTAAAATCTTAAAGTTTTCTGGAAGAGATCTTTCAGTATAATAACGACAATAATCAATATAGTAAGTATATTTCTCAAAAGGAAAATTTCTTTCAAATCTTACTTTTTGGTATCTATAACTTTCTTTAAAGATTCTATTTCTATATTTATGAAAATAATTAATAACTTTAGTTTTAATTTCATCTTTTAATTTATCATATAAAGCTGAATTACCAGTTTGATCTACTTTAGTTTTAATAATCTTCTGAGTTTCTTCATTCTCTATATATTTTAAAAAGCCTTCAACAGAAAGCTGATTACTTAAAAGTAGCTTATTAACATTTTCATCATAACTTTCACTTTTGAAAAGATATGTACCAAATTTAATTGTCTTATCACCGTGTGTCACATAAATATCTCTCATAATATTACTCATTATATAAAATTCCTCCAAAATAATTTATTTTTATACATTGATATAATATAAATTTAATAATTGTTATCAGCTAAAAATGTTTTATTTTCTTTATCAATAGTATAAACTTTTTGATTTTTACTACCTCTAAATTTTAGGTTTAAATCCTTTTGTTCTTCAATAAAAGGTCCAATAACTGCTTTATTACAATATTTTAATAAGAAATTTTTCATATTAGGATTCTCTTCAATCTGTTCTAAAGTATAGCCAGTCCAAATCCATACATTCTTATTGTCAGTTAAATTTCTTAATCTAAATTCTTCCATTAATGGTAATAAACCTATAATATTATCTAATGGTTCTCCACCAAGTAATGAAATTCCACTGTAATAAATTTTAGTATTAAATACTTGGTCCAAAATTAAATCTTTTTCAAAATCTGTAAAGACTCTTCCAGAATTAAACTCCCAAGCATCTTCATTAAAACAACCTTTACAATGAATTGTACATCCACTAACGAATAGAGATACTCTTAGTCCATCTCCATTAATAACATCTGTATAATAAATTTTAGAATAGTTCATGTTTCTCACCCCACATAGTTTCTTTTAAGTAATCTGTCAATTATTTGAAAATCATTTAAGAAGTCTTTACTTACTAAGTAACTATCTCCTTTATATTTTACAAATGAATATCCAGAGAAATTTCTACAATATTCAAGATCATTTTCTTTTAAGAAAACCTTATATGTTTCTAAGCTTTTATCTTTAACTCCCTGAACTAGATAAAGATTATCAATATCTGTATTAATATAACTCATAACCTTTTCAATGTCCTTTATATCAGTATCAATCATTTTATACTTAATTATCATAATATTTCTCCTTTATAATAACATTAATTTATATAAGTTATTCCTCCTAAGAATGTTTTTATATATATAACCCATAAGAGTTCTTGACTCTTATGGGTCATTTTTATTAAATCACTTTAGGAGATTTTTACCATCCTGAATTCCTGATTCATAAAATTTCTTATTAGAATTTTCCGAAATATCAAAATCAGAACAAGAATGATCACGGAATTTTTTTGTTAGCTTACGGCTTTTCTTGATTCTTTCAAATCTCTTCTTCTGTTTTACATTAGGATACTTTTCCTTATCTACATCAGAAGTAAACATGTCATAAGGTCTAATACAAACTTTATTAGATTCAATATCCTTATAAACTACCATCTTTTCATTAGTTTCTGAATGGTATCCAACACAGACTACCTTATAAATACCGCCTTTAAAATGTCGATACAATTTACCACTTTTAATAATCATAATAGATTCCTCCTTGAAAATTAATAATTAATTATTATTTATAAAATTTAAAATTTTATTCCCCATCAAAGAAGAAATCTAATGTTAATGGATTTTTAGAATATAAAGTTTCATTAACTTTCTTTAATTCTGAATAATCATTAATAGACTTTATAAATGATGGATACATAATATTTAAATCATTTTCATATTTTGAAGCTAAATAAAAGTTATTATATATTTTAAAATTTTCAATAACTTTATTTAACTCTTCTTCAGTTAAAATATCTTTAAATAATTCATTAATAGAAGCAATATTAAATATAATTTTATTAATATCAATATTATTTTTACATAAAAAAGCTACTGCTTTTAAATAACTAAAGTTCTTTATACCAGTTGTATCTAAATCTTTATGGGATATAAGACTTTCAATTAATATAACATTTTCTGGATTAATTGTTAAATAATCAGGATGTTTTTCAATAGTTTTACTTTTACCTAATAAAATCTTAATAATATAATTAGAAGTAATAATGCGAGATTTATCTCCTCTAGGTTCTAATATAATAGTTTCTCCTAGTAAAGTATTCTGATACATTTGTTTATCTGTAGTTAATATAATATTTAGATTATTTTTAAATTCTTCTTTTTCAATCATAAAAGGAAATATACTACGATAATCACAATATGAACTATCTGCAAAAGAAACATTTGGTAGATATTCAATAATTGTTTTCATCATCTTATAATTATCCTTTAATAATAGATTTAAATCACTAAATACTGGATTATCTAGTAAGAATCTTTTTTCATAATAAGTCTTTTTATAATCTGGATTAATATCTTTAATCTGATTATCAATCTTTGAATTATACATGAATATTATATTAGTATAACATCTATGTCTACTTGCAAAGTAATGTCTATAATGTCCAATCATATTCAATAATATAGAAGATATTGCATATTTATCCTTTTTATTTACAATACCTGAAAGTCCTTTAATGCTTTCAGGGTTATATAATTGTTTGATTGTAGAAGCTAAGTCTATAAATATATTTATTACAGAACCTTCAGCTAATACACTCTTATATTTTCTAAATAAATTATCCATATATTCATAACGGATTTTCTTAGCATTTAGAATTTTTTCTATATTTTCAATCATTTATATTTCCTCCTAAATTTCAATTGGATTGGATAATTCTATTTCCAATTTAGTAACACCATAATCCTTTCCAATATTATTATAATATAAAGTAACACCATTAAATTTTGTAAGATAATTTCCATGTAATAGTTCAATTATCTTTTTCTTTGAAACATCTTTATCAGAAAATATATTAATATTACAATTAAGAATTCCTAATGTTTGAAGATATTTTAATACAAAGTTATAAGATTTTCCATTACATGATATAAATAAGTCATTATCATTTTGTTTACAATCATATAAATGATTAAATATACCTAATATGTCAAAGATTCCTTCGGCTAAATAAATATTATAAACTTCTCTTGAAAGATTTATTTCATTTCCTATAGTATAGAATTTTCTACTTTGCAATATATTCTCACTATATATTTTTTTATTAATATATCTTTCATTTTGTTTACCAGTAATATCTCTAAAGCAAATCATATTATTATCATTTAATAAGAATCCTACATAATTATTTTCTAACTTAGATAAATTTTTCTTATAGAATTGATTCATTTGAAGTTTATTATTGTTAAAGAAGTCTTCAATATTTAAGATTATCTTATATTTTTCTATAAGACTTTCTTCATTAATATTTATACCTAGTCTATTATTAATATATTTTATTTTTTCTAATTCTTTTTTATTATATTGGTTTGGTAATACATCAAAATTTTTATTAAATATTTCTAAGAAGTTATTACCATATTTTTTATTAAGATTTTTAATATAATTATTTTTACTTTGAACTACATAATTAATAACTTCAGGATCATATAAATCAATATCTCTTAAGAACTTATTATCAACAATTCCTGTTACAGAACATTTTTGACAAAAGTATTTAAATGGTGGTTGATTATTAATATATAAATGAGCATGATTAAGATTTGTACTATCACCACAATAAGGACATCTTATATAAGTTTCAGATTTATCAGTAGTTAAATAACATAGTTTAATATTCTTTTTTAAATATTCATATACTGTAAAATCATAATTATTATTTATCATTTTTTCACCTCCATATAAAAATTTATTCCTTAAGGTTTTTATTTATAAAACCTTAAGGAATATTTATTAAAATTAAAGTGCTAGAATAAAGCTAATTACTTCTCTTTCATAATTATTAGGATTAATAATAATCTGATTATCTTCGTCATCGAGATATCTATAATTTTTGAATGAAATCATCTTAATGATAAAATTATCATTATCAATAATATCTACAACATCTTCATACTTTTTAATAATCTTTAAAAATCCATCTTGACTCTTAAGCTTCTTTCCACCAACTTTGTTTCTAATGTCAATTTCATTTTCAACTGTTGATTTAAGAATCTTTGGAAGTTCAATAAATCCATCTTCTTCTAAATCATGGATTAATTCATGAAGAAGTATTACACGATCTTTTTCAGTTGCAACATTTACTTCAAAGATCTTTCCAAATGTTATGAATAAGAAATAATTTTGAATATTATTAAGATTCTTATTCTTAAGAACATTAGTTTTAAATTCATCAATAATATCATCAGTAATATCATTATCATAAATATACTGACTGATATGTTGTTTAATAGTTAACTTATTAAGAACTAATTGTCCTTCATTCTTTCTATTTGTGAAGATTGTTTCATTAAGTCTATCTCTTTCATCAGTATCATCATCATTTTCAAGATTTCTTAATGGTCTAAACTCAAACGTAAAATTAAATGTAAATGCAAAGTCAAGCTTTTTTCTTAAGACTACGTCAATATATTTAATCGCAGATCTATTAATATCTAACTTTGGAATAATACTTTCAATTAATTGTACATTAAATTCTTCACAAATTAATTTCATATCAGTAGTATAATTACTAATAAACTTCCAAATCTTTTTATTAGCATATTTTGTCTGTTCAACTCTTGAACGAACTACTGATCTTAATTTTGTTAAAGGATTATTCTTTTCTTCATTTAGCTGCGTGAATTTAATCATTATAGTTCTAAAAATATCATAGAATATTCCATCAATTTTATTATTTAAAGTATAGTCACAAATAATTGGAATAACAATTCTCATTGCTACTGCTGATTCAACGAAAATTTTATTCATTTCATCAGTAACTTGAAGATCTGTATTAATCTTTTCATTAGTTTCAGATAAATCAAGTTCATAATTACTTTCTACGTAATTTACAATATCTACTTTGATATCATCAATAAATTTGTAAACATCTTCTTTAAACGTTTCTAATTCATATGGTTTCTTATCTTTAAGAGCTATTTTAGTACTAAATAAAGCATAAGATCTAATTGAATCATTATTTTGATTCATTACATAATTAATATCATTACAGATTGTTGGTAACATTGGCTTAGTTGAGCTATTAGCTGTTCCTTCTGAATAATATCTTTTATGCTGTATCTTGAAAATGTTATGCTGTTTTATACTATCTCTATTAAATATCTTATCGAATTTAATGATAATACAATGACTCTCTTGGTCATATACAGCAAATTCATACATGCCCTCCTCATTTTTAGTTAATGGTTGGTCGTACTTTTCGATTAATTCCTCATTAGTCAATCCTTTAGTTGCCATTAGTTTTCCTCCTATAAAAAACTTTTAAAATATATTTTGTCCTCAAAGACATATTTATAATATATATTTATTAAAAATATCTTTAAGAATAGAATCTATGTTATTAAATTCCGTATAAGGAATTCTATATAAATCAATATTATCATGTGAATTACAATAATCGTCTTTGATGGAATCTCTCTTTTTCTGTTCTTTTAAATTATTACCATAAAAAGATTCTTGATAATGTTGTATTCCATCATATTCTATTAAAATTATTTTACCATTCTTATCTTCTAATTTAAAATCAAATGGCAAATAACGTTTATATTTACAATCATCAAATTTATATTGTTCTTCAAAAGTATAATGATTATTTTCAAGCCATGTTCTAATTCGTTCTTCACCTTTTGAAGCTTTACAATAAGAACATCTATTTCCTTGTTTAAAATCATTAAAACGAACTTTATAAATTTTATTACATTTTTTACATTTAACTTGTAAAGAAGTTTTACAACCTTTATATTCTTTAGAAATTAATTCTTCTCCTGTGGAATTAATATAATTTCTAACATCTTCATAAAGAAGTTTATTATTATCATTTCTTTCTTTGATAGAACATTTATTACATCTATTACCCTGTTTAAAATTACAAAATCTAATAGAATAAATATTACCACATTTATTACATTTAATATTTAATTTTTCTTTACAATTATTATATTCAGTTGAGATTAAAGTTTCTCCTGTAGAGTTTATAAAAGATTTAACATCTTCATAATTTAGTTTCATCTTTTTTATTCTTAAGTTCTTAGCACATTTATTACAACGTTTTCCTTTTTTAAAATTAGTTAAATTCATACCGTATATATTACCACATTTATTACATTTAATATTTAATTTAAAATTATAATTGATATATTCTTTAGAGATTAAAGTTTCTCCTGTAGAATTAATATAATTTCTAACATCTTCATAATTTAGTTTTTTCAATATTTTCTCCTTAGAGCTTAAATGGTTGATTAGTTAATGTTTGCTTTTTCTTCTTATTTTCATCACCATTAGCTTTTTTAGTCATGTTATATTCAATAATTTTAGAATTAGCACTTTTTATTGTTGGTTTTAATTTTTGAATAGTCATTGTAGTATCTAAAGCTTTATTTATATTTACTTTTTTATTTAATTCATTATATTTTATATATAACATAGCAAAATAACAAGATTTCTCAAATCCATAAATACCTTCATTATTTTTAACGACAGGTTTATCTTTAAGAGCTTTTGGAGAAAATTTATCTTTTAACTGTGTTACAACTATATCATCTTGATTGTACCAGTAGCAGTATGTAAACGTAAAATTCAAACTATTACTAAATACTTTAATTGCATACTTATCTATTGTAGTAGATGATAAAGAATTCATATCTACTGGAAGAAATTGTATAACAACATCATAATTAATTTTATCATATTTTTCACTAGGAACTTGAATATAAAAGAAATAATCATTTTTATTAGTTCCTCTAAAGATTTTAACTTTAAAATCACTTTTTCTTTTTTTATATAATTTATAAAATCTATCTTCTAAATTAGCTATGATAAGGTCTCTTCTTGCAAAACTTGCAGAATAACTTCCTGAAGGATTTTGTAAAAATTGCTTCATAGTCATTAATTTCATTTAATTTACCTCCTTTAAAAACCTAATAATATAATATTAATTATTAAATTTAATTTTAAAAAATATAATAATTAATAAGTTTATATTAAAAAACATTAGGTTATTAATATTTAAAAAAGGGAGATGATTATAAAATGTATAATGATTTTGGTTTTAGATTATATAATGAAGGTCCAAAGTTTAAGATAAAAAGAGTTAGAACAGTTCATACATCTACAGGTGTGAACGGACCAACAAAAACTAGAGGCGGATATGAAGTTTCACCATCAGCAAGTAATAGAGTATCAACAAATTCAGGTAAATATAGTGGTATGACAAAAAATGGAATTGCAAGAGTTAAAGCTAAACAATTATCTGCTGGAAGACAGTTTTCTCTTAATAAAACTGCTAATAAAATTTCTTCTTTTGAAGAATGTATGAAACCTATGCAATTATTGGATTTTAATAGAAGAAGTTATGAATCATCTTATAATAGTTATTATAATGATAATAGTGGAACTACTAAGTCTAATAGAATTAAAATTAAAGGTTATAAATTTTTTGATAATTTTAATAATCAAATAGCAGAAGTAGAAGTAGAAAGTAGAAATGGTAATAATATTATTACTAAATTTGATGTTAGTTCACAATATAGTGGTTTAGGATTTGCTAAAGATTTATTAAAGATGGCTAAAACTAGTTTATCCGCTAATATGGCTGAAATAGATATTTCTGAAGAATCAAAAATTAGATTTTTTGAAAATAATGGATTTATTAATTTAGGTATAAGGAAACAAACTTGTATTCTAAAAATAGAAGATGTAGTCAGAGCTGTTGATAAACCTACTTCGGTTGAATTATTTGATAAACCATTTTTCAATGGATCTGATTCAAATTCTTTATATAATACAGGAGGACTTGAATATGAGGGATATAGAAACTATCTCTAATATATCAACTATTAGAGTTAAAGTGTTTACTCATAATGATCTAGATGGAGTTAGTTGTGGATTAGTATTTAAAAAATTTTATAATACAAAAAATATTAATTTTAATTATGACTTTATTAGTTATAATGATTATGATAAGATTAAAGAATTCTTTGATATTGATAATGAATATGGTGCTAAAATTTATGATTATTTATTTATAACTGATTTAAACTTTAAAGGAAAAGATCTAGAAGATTATATATTAAATCCTTTTAAAAAATTTACTACTCTTTTAAATTCTCCTAATAAAGGTTATTCAAGTATATTTAAAAAGATATTTTTTATTGATCATCATGCAGATAGTGAAAAAACATTTAGAGATAAAATATTTACTTTATTTGATAAGATAGAATATTTTAATGATATGACCAATTGTGCTAGTTTACAATTATATAACTTTTGTGCTAATAGACAATCAATTGAATGGACTAATACAACATTAGGTCTTGAACATGCTAAATTAAATGATCAAAAAGCTTGGTTAGAAAGTTATTTAAAAAATGTTAATGACTGGGATACATTTGAATGGAAAAATAATAATAATTTAATGGCTAGAGATTTAAATCTATTATTTTCACATATGCAAAGAACTAAGTTCTTTTTAATGCAAGTGCAAAAGGAAAGTATAGTTTTTTCATTTAATAAAACTGAAAAAACTATTATTAATGAAACATTAGAAAGTATTAATAAAGAATATAATAGAGTATTAAATACCTCAATAGTTCTTGATCATATTGATGAAGATGGTTTTACTCATCCAGATATTCAATATATTATTATTAGAAGTGATGATAATGTTTCTTTAATTTGTGATATGCTTAAAAATGATATTATTAATAAAAAAATATATACAAGATTTAATATTAAATATATAATCAATGTATCTTTTAAATATGGAAGTATTAATTTTAGAAGAGTTTATGATGATATTGATTTAACCAAAATAGCTTCTATATATGGCGGTGGCGGTCATCCATTTGCTTCAGGTTGTGTTTTAGATGGTAAGAATCAACTACAATTAAAAAGAATTTTATTACCTACTTTAGAAAGATATGCAAATAATTAAGTTAAAAATCAGTTTGTTTTATGAACAAACTGATTTTTTATTAATCCTTAACAAATTCTTATACTAAGTATATTTAACTTAATAAATTATTAGAGAAGGTGAAATTTTATGAAATTATATCTTTTAGCTGAATGTGTTGAAAGACTATCACAATGTGATATAGATGATCCAAATGATCAAAAAACAATTTCAATGTGTGAAAGTTATATATTAGAGTCATATAATTATTACTTAGAAAGTTGTGAAGAAAATGGTTATGAGCCTTTAAGTGAATCAGAATATTTACAAAATATTATGCTTAATGAAGGTTTCTTTAAAAAATTATTAGGTGGCGCTGCATTGGTAGGTGGCGCTGTAGCTGCAGGCTCTATGGCTAAGAAAACTATTAACTCTGTAAACTCTAACGCTAAAGCTACAGGTGCAGAAACTGGTGGTTTTAAAAACTTTAAACAAAATGCAAGTAACTTTATGCAGCAATCTGGTGGTATTGGTGGTGCTATTAAAAATATTAGAAATACTTCAAGAAATTCAGAAATAGCTCAACAACAATATAATGGTGCTTCAAGAACTAGAACTATAGGTTCTGATAATGTAATGGGCGATGCTGTTATGTCTGTTGGTGATAAGAAAACTGCTAAAAAAGCTGTTAAAAAAGGAGAAAACTTAACTGGTACTGATAATATTATACTTAATAAAAAAGATAAAGATGGTAATGATATAGTAGTTGATGCCAATAGTGAAAGAGGACAAAGAATTGTTGCTGGACAAGCTAGAATGCAAGAAAATAGAGCGAAAAGAGAAGAAGAGAAAGAAAAAAAGAAGCAAGGAAAGGCTAAAGGTCAACCAGAAGCTCCTGCTGCTGCTCCTGCTGGTAATGGTAATACCCAAACACCTCAACCAACACAAACTACACCTGCTAATGGCAATGGTAATACACAACAAGCTGCTGCTCCTGCTGGTAATGGTAATACCCAAACACCTCAACCAACACAAACTACACCTGCTAATGGCAATGGTAATACACAACAAGCTGCTGCTCCTGCTGGTAATGGTAATACCCAAACACCTCAACCAACACAAACTACACCTGCTAATGGCAATGGTAATACACAACAAGCTGCTGCTCAAACATCAACAACTAATAAACCATCTGCAACAAGACCTGAAAAAGATGATAATGGTAATCCAATTATTTATGATAAAAATGGTAAACCTCTCTCAGGAAATGTTAAATCAGGAACTGTTGGATATAGAGCTGATGGTACGCCTGTAACATTTAAGGAGTCTATTAATCTTATGTATACAATGCCATTAACTCCTGCTATTCGTATGCCAGCAAAATATAGATAAAATTTATTAAAAAGAAAGGAATGATAATTTATGAATCATCCATTTAGCGTAACATGCTATAAAAATGATATTGGTATTTTTACTGTTTATGGTGCAAGAATAAAACAGCGTAAGAATACATATCCTTATTCTCCAAAGGCAATTCATAATATTCCAGTGCCTAGAGATCCACGTTTTATTGATAAGATTTTTTATGAAGTAGTTTTATTTACTAATCCAGAGTTATCTCAGTCTGTTACTTGTTATCAAGCTAAGGATAAGAATAAAGCTGAAGTATTCTTAAATAATTTTATTGAATTATGTTCTAAAGATTATAGATATATAGATCTTTCTAGAATTCCTGATACACCATTAAAGAAAGAAAATTATTCTTTTGATAATAATGAAACTCAACCTAAGAAAGATTATTATAAAATTAATAAGAATGATAGTTCTATAGAAAATATTCCAGATTCTGATATTGATCCTAGATATATTAATGATCCTAGAACAAATCCTTTTTATGATGTATTTGATAATATTTCTAAAGAACCTAGATATACTAGAGAACCTAAACATTATTATGATAATCCACCATATTATAATGAAATAGATGAAATTGATTATAATAAACAGCCTAAGAGAGATGGAGAAATTATGAGTTTTACTAGTGATAATAAACCATCTATGACTCCTATTAATCCCTATGATTATCCTTATTATAATGAAGAAATCTTTAATAATAAAATTCATGTAGTTCCAGAACCAAAGAAAGAAGATAAGCCATTTATTTTTCCAGTAGTTCCACCTCCAGTTAGAGAAAAGATTATTGTTTACTATGGTAATGGTGGTTTTGCAATGGGTGAATCTGTTATTTCTAATATTAAAGAAATTTCACCTAGTGCTTTAAGAGTAATGCTTTCTAAGAATTATCATTCTACATTTACTAATATGAATCCTAGAGACAATATTGTAGTTAAGAAAGGTGTATTAGATTGTATTTTACCAGATGCTACATTTAAGACAAATATGGATATTGCAGGCGAATGGAGTTTCTTTATGATTCCTGATAAGTTCTATAAGTTAGTAGAAGACTTTAATTGGTATTATAAGGAAGATACAATTGATGGTACTTGGTTTGAATTAGATAAAACTATTCCTCAGACTACATTTACAGTTCAAGATAATGGTGTTAGATATTATGTTAATGCTGTAAGACTTAATGGTCGTTATGATATGAGATTTGCTAAGTCTGGTGTTAATTTTAATAATGAAGCTTCTGAAGGTCATGAAGAAGTTGATAATAGAGATTTAAATATTGATATGAAGTATGTAGTTTCTGTTAATATTGAAAACTTTGCTAAGAATGAATATTCTGCAACTATTGAAGATCTTTCAGTAACTAATCAAGTAATTAGAAATTTAAATAGCTTTATTCATGATGAAATTGCATGGCAAGCTATTGAAAATCATGTTTATGAATTAAAAGTTTATTCTAAAGATGATAAAACTACACCTTTAATTACTGTTTACTTTATTGCAATTCCTGATGATAATTATAAACATGGCTTCTGTACTTGGGTATCTGATAGTTACAATGATAGTATTGCAATTTCAGATCAGTTTGTTAAGGTAATTGAAGTCGATGGTAAACCTTTAAAGACTCCTTCCGCTACTGATAGAATTATTATTAAAGAAGAAGATGTTACTACTACCGATTCTGTAGAAGAAATTGTTGAAGAAACAACAGATTCTAATAGTTCCTCTGAAGTAACAGATGAAACTTCTTCTAAGACTGAGGAAACTGAAGATATCGGGGGTTAATTATTATGATTACAGTAATTAGAAACGATACTAATGCTAAATTTGCTCATGATATTTATGGTGTTAAAATTAAAGAAGAAGCACCTATATTTAAATTAATTGGAACTACTCGCAATGAAGGAATTTGTATTTTTGAATCTCCTAATTATGGTGTAGTAGCACAAACATTTGATATAATTGTTGATGCAATTGTATCTGGTGAAAAATCTATTCTAATAACTCCTCCAATAGTTGATAGAGGTATGAGTAAAGAAGAATTTGATACTTGTGATATTCATGATTATATTAAGATAGATGAAGATCATCCAATTTCTATTAATCATGATATGTATGGAAGAAAGATTGAAGATGATTATCAAGTATATGAAAAACCTCAAAGATATGAACAGGATTTCTATGCTTGGAATACAAATCAAATGACAACTCCACCGCCATTTTCAAAAAATTCATATGACAACAAGTATTTAAATAATCAGTATTAAAAATATAAACAACAACATTTTCAATAGGAGTAATAACTTATGAAAAAAATTAAAAACAAGTATGTTAAAGAAGAACATATCACTGCAACAGGAATTGTTGATTCTTGTCTTCCAGGTACTAAGTTTAAGGTAATTCTAGATGACCTTAATGCTGAAGTAATTTGTTCTTTATCTGGTAAGCTTAGAATGAATAAAATTCAGATTACAGAAGAAGATTCTGTTGAAGTGGAAATCTCTCCTTATGATACTAAAGCAGGAATTATTGTATGGAGAAATAACTAAAAAAAAATATAGAGATTAGGAATTTATTTCCTAATCTCTATATTTATTCAATTTTTAAATAAGTTTATTCTAAATTTAAAATTACATTTTTACCTTGCATAAATTCTTTATCATCTAAAGGACAATCATGACCTTCAAGAAGAATTAAGTCAATATTCTTATCATAAAATTCATTATTATGAGAAATTACAAAACATTGTTCAATATTTAATTCATCAATCTGTTTTTCTAATAACTCAATAAATAATTTTCTATTTTCAGTTGAAAGAGTACAATCAACTTCATCAAGATAAATGATATTATACTTTTTAATCATACATTCTAACATTGCTAAACTTAATGAAACATTTGTAAGTGAAGTTTCACCCTGAGATGCTTGTTTAATATCTGTAAGAAATGTTCCATCATTTTTATATACTTCAACAAGAAAGTCAGTAGATGTTATATTAAAACGAATTTTAAATTTTTCACCATAAGCAATTTTTAATAATTTATTAGTATTAGTTGCAATACTTTTAAGATACTCATTAGCAAATACTACTGGAATACCTTTCTTAGGATCTAAAGCATCTTTAATTAATAAAACATCATTATAAATTACTTCAATCTCTGAAAGTTTATTTATATTATCTTCAATAATTTTTACAGCAGTATTATTTTCATCTAATTTAATCTTAATCTCGTCAATATTTCTTTTAAATGTGATTAAATCATTATTAAGTTCGTCAACATTATTTGTCTTTTTAAATTCACTATAATTTGTTAATAAATCAAATAAATGTTTATGAATATCTAAAATATCATTATATTCTTCAGTAGTTTTAGTTAATTCTTCATTAATAGTATAATATTCATTACAAATAGAAATTCTTTTTTCAGAATCATTTAATTTTAGTGTTAAATCTTTTAAAGTCTCTTTATTCTCTTTAAGATTATTTTCGCTTTCATTTAAAATTTCTTTATAATTTTTTAGCTGTTCAGAATACTCATCAATAAGAGTTTTAGAAATCTTAAAGTTTTCTAATTGTGTTGTAATTTTATTAATATAGTTATTTAATTCTTCAATATTTTTATTAATATTAATAATCTTTTCTATTGTAAAAATACCAATATCTTCTAAAAGTGTTGTATTATTATTGATTAATAATTTTTTACTAAGAATCTTTTCAACAAAATAATTTGGCATATATTGCTTGATATAACTTTCTAGAGTTTTAACTCTATTATCAATTTCAATATATTCTGAAATACTATTAATCTTAGATAATAGTTCTTCTATATCAGAATTAATAACATTTACTCTAGCTTCTAGTTTCTCTCTAAGAGGAACATCTTTCTTTTGAATCTCTAAAGCTGATTTAATAAAACTACAATTATCATCATTACACTTTTCAGATCTTTTTGGCAGAGTTTCATCTACATAAGAAAGTCTTCCATCAATTTCACTAAGCTGTTTATTAATATTATTTAATTCTTCATTTAAAGTATTATATTTATTATTTAAACTATTTAAGCTAAGAGTTTCATGACTTTCAATATAATCATAATAATTATTGAATGTTTGCTCTGAATAATTATCTTTAAGAACATCATAACTATCTATAATTTCTTTTCCATCTATGAAAGTATGTGACTTATAAAATTCTAATAATTCATCTAAAACATCTTTATCAAATTTACTTTCATAAATAGTTAAATTATTTTTAGCTAAAGCTAATTCATTATTGGTTCTTTCAATTTCCTTAGAAATTTCTTCAGCTTGCTCTGGAGATAAATCATTTTCCTTAACAGATTCTAGCTTATTAGTATAATATTCAATTTTATTTAAGCAATCAATTTTAGTAGTTTCTAAAGATAATATTAAATCATTAATATTTTCAATTTCAGATTCAAGTTTAGCTTTTCTAGCTATAAACTTTCTTTCTAAAGTCTTAATATAATCTTCAATATTTTCTTCTACATGAATTTTATAACTTATAATAAAATTATTCTGCATATTAACTAATCTATTAACTTCTTCTTCTTTTTCAGTTACTAAGTTATCAATAGAAAATGTTATATCATTTAAATCTGAATCAAAATCTTTAATAATAAACTGAGTGTTATCATTAATATAATTTTTAATAGTATCTTCTAAATTCTTTTTAGAATCTTCTAAACTATTAATCTTAGATTTAACTTCAATATATCTTTTCTGGAAATCATTATATTGATTATTTAATTGAGTTATATAAGTTTTGATTTCATCTAATTCTTTAAGACCAGAATATTTTTCAATAGTATTTTTAATAAATTTAATCTGTGAATTAAATGATGTATACTTATCTTTAATAACATCAAAAGCTTCTAAATATTCATCAATGCTTGGAATAAATTCAGTTATATACTTTTTCCTATCAGTAGCTTTTAGATCAATAAAATTAGATACATTAGAACCTATTCTACCAATTTTAAAATATTCTTCATCAATACCTAATTCTTCTTTAGCTATTTGATTAAAGGATTTAATATTACCATTTTCATTTAATTCTTCTCCATTTTTAGATATAAATGATTTATTCTTTTTTCCATAGAAATGTTCGATATGATATTCAATATCATTATGAATTAAATCTACAACTTTATGACCTAATTCACCTGGAATTACGATATCCTTTCTGCAATCTAATGTTTCTCTCAACGGTTGCAACATTGATAAAAGTGTAGTTTTACCTTTTCCATTAGCTGCGTTAAGAATAATTATTTTATTTTTATTATTCTTAAAATCAATTTCTAAAGTGGTTCTTTTCATACCAGCATAGATTCCTAAGAAATTTTCAAGTTTGATATAAGTTATTCTCATATTTTAACCTCCGATAAAATTTGATTTAAATATTTTTAATATTATTATAAATTATTATAATAATATTAAATTTTTATGATAATTATTTTTTATCTCGTTTCTTTTTTATTGAAAGACAAAATTTTTATAATTTTTTAAAATAAATTGTTACCTCCTTCAATTATATAATATATAAATAAAACAAATAATTATAAATATTTTTTTTTTTTTTTGAATTGGAAAAGAAAGGAGTTCTTTTTATTATGTATTATTATGATGATATTTATTTAGAAGGATATTGTGATGCACTTTTAGAATCAAATCGTTACAAACGAGAAATGAAAAAAAAGGGCTGGACTGACGATATGGTTAGACAAACAATGGATGAAAATGGCTGGAGACCAGTCGAACAACCAGTTAGTAAAAATAAGAATCCTAAGTATTCTAAAGATGGTGAAGTTGGTAAACTTACACAAAAAAAGAAAACTGAACTTATTGCAGCAGCAAGAAAGAAGAGAATTAATAACTTAGAAAATACAAATGAAAAATTAAGACAGAGATTAGGTTTTGAAAGATCTGATCATAATTATACTAAACAAGAATTAGAAAAAGCAAATAGACAAAATAAAAATTTAAAAACAGGCATAGCTGTAGCTGGTGGTACAGCAGCAGTTGCAGGTTTAGCTGTAGGTGCTAAAACACTTATTGATAAAAAACATTATAAAGCATGGCAAGAAGCAGATCCAAGAAAACGTTCTAAGGTTTCTTATAAGCAGTGGGTTGCTAATGGAAAGCCATTAAAGGAAGAATATTATCTTGAATCTGGATATACTGATGATTATCAGGATATGATAATTATTGAAAGTCTTGTAGATGAGGGATATTCAGTAAGTGAAATTTTAGAATTATTTTAAAATAATAAAAAAGAAGGTTTTTAAATATGTTTTATATCGATGAAGAATATGAATATTTATTAAATGAAGAATATATATACAATGAAGCATATGATTATTTAATAGAAAATTATGATCCAGAATATTCTGATGATTTAAATGATTATTTCTATGAAGATGCTTTTTATGAAGATGCTGCAATTGCAGGCATGTATGACGCACTCTATGATTATTATTCAGAAGCATTTGATTATTTAACAGAAAATGCATTAACTGACCGTTTAAATGCTGCAGCAGGTACTGATGAAAGAGTAACTGACTTAGATGATGAAATTAAAAGATTACAACGTAAAAAAAATAAAACTGATTATGAAAAAAAAGAATTAGCTAACTTACATAAACAAAGAAACCAATTAACTGGTGCTGCTTCTGTTAAAAAAGATTACTATGCTACAAAACATGATAAGGATAAAAATAGTATGGCTAGCTTTGGTGCACAAAGCAGACAAGTTTATGACAATCAATTTAAAAATGTATCAAAAAGACAGGCAGCTGCTGCTTTAGATAAATTTAATAAAGATTCAGATGAAAGAAGCACTGCAACAACTCAACAGTCAAGAGATGCTGCTAAGAAAAGAGAAATGATTGCCAATGGTAAAGCTACTTCAAAAATTGCAGCAGCTACTGGAATGACAAGAGATGAAGTAGAAGCAGCAAAGAAAAAAAATCAAGATCAACAGCAAAGATTACAACAAAAGAATTCAAATAGAGAAAAAGATCCAGAAAAGGCATTAGAAGATAGAATTAAAGCTCAAACAACACATACTCCAAAGGGTAAACCAATTACACATGCAAATCAAACAAGTACTCATTCAGGAGAGCTTGCTGAATTTAAAGAGAATAGAAGTAAACAAGCTAATACTAACTTAGAAGGTGCTAAAAAATCTGGAAATAAACAGAAAATAAAAACAGCTGAAACTAAAGCAGATCATTATAACAGAAGTAAAAATAATATATCAACTAAAAGAGATGAATTTTCTGGAGAAGTTTTAGGACAGAAAAAAGAAAATAGAAGAAATGGTAATCCAGGTCAAGATGCTGGTAATCAAGTTGTTGCAAAGAGAAATGCTGAAGGAAGAACATCACCAATTCTTAAAGGTGTTGAAACTAAAACAAGAGAGGAAGCTGAAAGAATTAATAGTAGAGCTATTGCTGCTGCAGAAGAGCCAAAGAAGACTACTCCTGCTCCTACACCTTCCGCTCCTACACCTTCCGCTCCTACACCTTCCGCTCCTACACCTAAGACTGATACAAATCTTCCATCAAATAAAGTTGCTAAAAGCACTGAGAATAAAACTGATGAAAAATCAGGTAATAAACATACTGGTGCAATGATAGCAGGTGCAGCAGGTGCAGCAGCTATTACTACAGGTATTGTTGCTGGTAAGAAAGTTTATGACAAGAAGCAATATGAAAAATGGGTAGCTGAAAATCCTAGAAAGAGATCTAAGGTTTCTTATGAAGAATGGAAAGCAATGCAAAAAGCAAAGAAATCATTAAAGGAATCTTTAGGTTATTATTGTGAAGATTATGATTATTCTGATTTATTAGAATTTAATGAACAGTTCTATGAAGCTATTTATGAATCTTTTGATGATATTGATGAATATGATATGGAAGAAATTAGATATTATACAGAAATGTATGAAGAAATGGATATGGATTATTTCGAAGATTATTATGAAGATTATTATGGTTTATAATTTTTAATAGATTTTAATTAAAAATGGTATAAGGATTAAATCCTTATACCATTTTTATGTTAATTTTATTTTAATATAAAAAATCTCTTTTTTAAAGTTATATACTTAAATATGACATACAACTATTAATTATTAAATTTTGAAAGGAGAGAATATTATATGGAAAAAGTTATTAAAGGAAGATCTCTTGGTGAAGAAGAAATTAAATTATTATTACAATTAACTTCTGATGATGTTAATGGTCCTTTATTAGAAGATTTTTTTGCATTTACTAAAAATAAAAAACCTAAATTTTGTCCACAAGATTATTTTGTTCTTCCTGCTGAAAAACTTTATAATAAAAAAGCTGAGCCTACTACGGTAGGTAGATATATATTTAATTTATTAATACTTAGTGAAAATATAGGAAAATTGATTGGTTATCAAAATAAAGCCTTTGGTAAAAATATTAATGGATTATTAGGTGAAATTATTGATAAATTTACTGAAGATAAACTTGATATGCAAGAAGTTAGAGACTTTTTAGATAAAGTCAATTGGTTTGGTTTTTATTGTGGTAAATTTATTAATTCATCATTATCAGCTGATTTTATTATAACTAATCCTAAAGTAGAAAAACGTAAGAAAGAATTAATTAAAGAAAATGATACAGCTATAAAAAATGGTGATTTAGTAGTAACTTCTAAAATTGAAAATGAATTATTAAATATAGCTAAAGAAGAATATAAAGATAGCCCTGCTATGCAAATTTATGATAGTGGTTGTCGTGGTAGTTTCGATAATAACTATAAAAATACAAGTATTATGCGTGGAGCAGTAAAAGACTTCGTTACAAATGAAAGTTATATATCTACAAGTAATCTAGATGAAGGAATTAAACCAGAAGAGTTTAAATATTATTGTGATATGAGTATTTCTGGTACATATAATAAAGCAGTTGAAACACAAAAAGGTGGTTATCAAAATAAAATTATGACTACAAGTTTTCAGTCATCAGTTCTTGATGAAGAAAATTCTGATTGTGGAACTAAATTATTTTATGAATTTGTACTTACTGAAGATATATTTAATAAATTTAAATTCCGTTATATAAAAGATCCAACAACTGGTCAACTAGTTGAATTAAATAATGAAAATAAATCAAAGTATATTAATAAATTAGTAAAGATGAGATCTCCATTATTCTGTAAAGGAGATAAAATTTGTAATAAATGTGCTGGAAATTATTATTATAAAATGGGAAGTAAAAATATAGGATTACTTACTACTGAAATAGGTGGTATTATCTTAAATAGTAGCATGAAAGCTTTCCATGATAGTACGGTTCACTTAAAAAAGATTAATATAGACGATTATATTAGTGGGTAAAAAAAAAACAGTATACCAAATTATTTTGGTATACTGTTTTAATTTTCAATAATATAAAACACTTAGTCCAACTATTGCTAAACTTCGTCTTATATTAATAATTAGTTTAAATATATTTTTTACCTTCGATATTAAGAAGTCTTACCTTTTTAATAAATTCAGGAGTTTTAACAGATAATGTATTATGAGTATTTCCCGTTAAAACCCACATAATTTCTCCCATAGGTTTATATTTAAGATTAATAGTAGATTCACCCCAACCATCAGTAAAATATATAATTACGTTTGGCTGTTTATACTTAGGAATATTTTCTTTAATATATTCAAAAGCAGGTGTAAAACAAGTTCCTCCTCTACCAGTAATAGCAATTTTGCTTACATCTCTTTTATTAGTAATAATATCTACTGAGTTAACTCTACTATCACATTGAATTAAAGTAATTTCAGTATTATAATCTTTAACAATATTAAATAATTCATTAAAGAAATATTTTAATTCTTCATTAGAAACAGAACCTGATGTATCAATACAAATAGCTATTCTAATCTTTCTATCATTTACCTTTCCAAGAAGATCAGCTCTTCTAGGTTGTCTTCTATTTTTTACTCTCATGGTTTTCTTATACGGACAAGGAACACTACCAACAATATTTCTTAATTCTTTCTTCCAACTGATAATTGGCTTTTTATAATAAAGATCATCTATTGTATCTTTAATTTTTGATGGAATCTTTCCTTTTTCTTTAGCTTCAGAAAGAGTACTTTCAACTAAATCATTAAGAATTATTTCATCTGAATTAGAAGAATTATTTGAATAATCAATATCCATTATTTTATAATGTTCTTTAATATAATCTTTAATTTCTTCTTTTAATTCTTTAATATCATTTTCGATTTGTTCTTTTTCTTCTTCACTTAAGTCATTATTATTTAATTTATCTTTTAGATCTTTTAAATCATTAAGCATATTTTTAAGCTTTTTATCTTCATTATTATTTTCTTCATTTCCATCATTAAAGATATTTTTAGAATTAATTATTAAATCATAATAATATTCATTTTCTCTTTTAGGTTCAGGATTTAATTCTTGAATATCTGCTAATTTACAACAACCATCTCTTAAAGTAGAACAAGCATAACTAAAATTAATATATTGATTTACAGAAATATCTTTAGATATATTATCAATCTTATGATTAGGTAACATTCTTTCTTTATTAAGATGCTTAAATACCAAATGATAAATTTCATGCGTAATAACCACTACAAAGTCTTCATAACTATCACACATATTAAAGAATAATAGTGGATTAATTTTAAGAGTTATAGTTTCATTAATTATTGCAATTCCTGCAATAAATGGTTCTGAGAAATCATAAACTCTATTAATCTTTGGAAGAAACATTCCTACAAAAGCTTCATCACCTTTTCCAAGTTCTATTGCTGCTATCATATTATTAAACAATTCAATCATATCATTCTCTAAAGAACTATATTCAACTCCTTCTTCTGTTATTGACTGTTTAATCTTTTTAAATAAAGTATTAAACTCTTTGTTATTTGCGATATTAATCATTTTACATTACTCCTTTTTAATAAAAAATATTAGTGGAAGATTTTTCTTCCACTAATATAATATATATTTTTAAATTTATATTTCCATTAAAATATTTGTGATATTATTATCACTAATACCATAATAATCTTTATTATCTTTGTCAGTCAAATCTTTAACCCAATTTACAATATATTTATATACAATTGTATTAAGATTATGATAATTAAATACATTAGATGTATTTAATATAATTTCATGGCTGCAATCATTTTGACGATTTCTAATAAAGTTATTAATCCATGTCTTTAAATACTTATAATTATAAATATAGAATTCTTTAGCTGCAGTTAATAACTCTTTAAACTTTTCATGAATAAGTTTAGTAATATTTTCATACTCTTCTTCATTAGTAAAATATATTCCCATGAAATTATTTATCATATGAAGTGATGGTAATATATAACTAAATATATATGGTATACAATTATTATATATATCATTATTTTTTTTAATAATTCTATTTATACTATTATATGGAATATCCATCTCATAGCTATTAAAAATACAAAATAAATCATTAACAATTTCTGGATCATACAAATCAATATTATCATAAAGATCTTTTTCATCTATAGCTTCTAAGTCAAAAAGAATTTTTTCTTTTTGTTGTTCTAATGTTAAATCATGGTTTAAAATAGTTGATAAATCATAATAAATTTTTTGAGTTAATAGAATATTATATAATTCCTTTTCAGTAAGCATTTCCTGTTGAAGTAATGGTAAATCAGTATAAGGTTTTTTATAATAATTTTCACGATTATTATTAAGAAAATTAATAAACATATCTAATAGCTCAATATATTCATACGGTCTTATTTTAGTATTACAAAATGATAATAATTTTGAAATTATATAATCACGAAATATTTCATTATTTTTTGTAAAAGAGAAAATATTGAGTTCATATTCTCTTTTATCTTTAATATTAGTAAAAATAAATTTAATATTTTCTCCTAATTTTCTATCTGACTGGCTTTTTGTCACCATTTCAATATAATCTTTTAACATACTTTATACTCCTTTATAAAAAATATTAGATGATGGATATATTAATATATCCATCACCCAAATTATAATTTAAATTATAAATCAAATAAAATATTTGTAAAGTTATTTTGAGTTATTCCATATTTCTTACAAACATCTATTCCTTTATCTGATTGTTTTATCATAATTTTTTTTACTATTAACAAAAGCATTAAATATCTATTTTTTATAGATTTATTAGAAAACAACCAATCTGTTTCAGGATAATATGTTTTTTCCTTAACAAATTCAATTTTAGTAGCGTAATTTATTCTATAATTTAATATTCTTTTCATAGTCTTTTTATGTCTTAAACAAACTCTATACGTTTTTATAAAAAGTTTATTTATTTCTTTTTCTAATTTATCAGTCCTTTCTTTATCATAAAGAGAAAACATTGTTTTTTCTTTATAAAATCTGTCATACATAAATAACGGATACCAAATATAAATATTTTCAATAAAATATTTATAACGTTTTTCTATTGTGCCCAATCTATCAGAAATATAAAAATTATAATTTTTTAAAATACTTTTATTAATATCTCTTTTCAATAAGCCAATTATAAATTCGTAATTAACAAAGTCTGGTCTTGTTAAATATAAATCTCTATGAATTGTTGAAGTTTCATTTTCGTCAACATCAAAAATAAAATAACCATAACATTCTTTTAGAAAAAACGCTTCTTTTTCAGTATAGAAAAGATATTTTATAACTATTTCATCTGAAAATAAATTAATATTTTCTTTTAAATACTTGAATATATAAATTGCAATTTCATCATTAAATATAGAACTTTTTTTAAAATTAATGTCATATTTTGTTGGATAATATCTTCCTTCAATATATCTATTTTTTCTTTCGTCTAAATCAAAATTAAATATAAGAAATAATTCTTCTGGAGTACCATCTTTAATCATTGTCTTTAAACTATCTAAAAAATCATCTATAATTTTTTTAACTTCAGGAGTTTGATATTTATCTTTTGGTATATTTTTATATTGTATATAATCTATACTTCCATTTATATAATTTTTAACAGTTTTTCCATTTATTTTAATTTTTTGTATATCATTGTCTATTGGATAAATTGAAAGAAAGAACCAAACTATATAACCATATATTTCTTCATCTGTTGGTTGTATATTATCTTCATTTAATTTTTCAAAAAATTTTTTATAATTATGAAGTTGTTCTTCATAATAATTAAAATCAATCTTAGTCTCTTTAAGACGTTTAAGTCTATCTTCAAAAGTTTCCATATAGCCTTCAATTTTTGTATGATGACGATTAAAAGAACCAATTAATGAATAATAATTATTTGGGTTTATTTCAGTATTTTTATCCACTATTTCTTTATATTTTGAAACGTGATTATATACTTTTTCATTAAGTTCTTTTACTGTATATTTTTTATTTTCTTCCATATTATTCTTCTCCTTTAAAATAAAAAATGTAATGCTATTTAATATAGCATTACATTTATTTTTAGTTTTTAATTAAAATTAAATTAAACAAGATATTTCTGTACTTCAATAATCTTCTTAGGATCTCTTTTTGTAATTTCATTCAAAGCCTTTTTATTATTTGTCATTAATTCCTTAAGAGTTCCAATAAGAATATCTTTTGGCATGGACCATAGAATTTTCATATAAGTGTCTACAAGATTTTCTTTTTCCTTTTTCTTTGTCTTAAGTGCTTCAAGTTTTTCGATGTAATATTCAGTTGAATACTTCATTGACATATACTGTCTTGTAGGTGTATCAGCAACAAGCTTTTTAATATTACGATCAAAAGTTTCATCATTTACACCGAAGAAGTCTTTAGCCTTTAAAATTGGATTATTGTTTTCTGAAAGGAATCTTACAAAATTAATAGTAGTATCACTTCCAATTTTAGAACCACCTAAAATAAAGATTGATTCTTTATAATCATTAAAATCCTTTCCATTATTTTTAATTCTTGTATAAACATCTGAAAACATTTTCCACGCTCTAGGAGTTGGATTAATTTCTGCTTCACTTAAGAAATGAAGCATATTTGGGTATTCTGTAATAAATTCAATGACATCAGTGTCAATATTTTTCTCATTATCTTCATTAGTATCATTCGCCCAATTAAGCCATTCAATTGGATCAACATCTAATTCAAAGATAAAGAATCTGTCTTTAAGAGCTGGGTCCATAGGAAGTACTGAATAATCATCAGTAGCACCTTTATACTTACTAACATCTTCTGGGTTTCCTGCAGTAATAATGATAGTTTCATCTGGAAGATAGATTTCCTGTACTCTCTTATTCAAGATGATTGGCATTAATTCATTAAATACTACTCTATCAGCTCTATTAACTTCATCAAAGAAAATAATAGGAATTAATCCTTCATTACTTTCTCTAATTACATCATTGAATAGATTATAAGTAGTGTAACTATTAATAAGACAACCTGTTTCAGGATCTTTTCCAGTAATTGGCATACCAGTCAATTCACCTTCTTTAATATGTGACATATCAACTGTATGAAGTGTTACATCTTTTCCTTTAATATCAGAAATTTGATTAGCAATTAACTCAATCATTTCAGACTTTCCAATACCATGAAGACCACGAATAAAAGGTACATAACCAGCCAAAGTAACATTAAGAACCATCTCTTTAACTTCTGAAAATTTCATAAATAAATTCCTCCATTTAAATAAATAATAAATAATTTTTTATTGTATTATTTAAAAAGATATGAATTTTCACCTCTCTTTTAATTATCTTTTCAATAATACACCGTAATAATATATACTTAAAAATAAAAACTAAATATTATATTTTTAAAAGAAAGAAGGTTATTTATCTATGAGTTATTTAGATGATGCTTATTTAGAAGGTTATTATGATGCTTTATCAGAATCTGAAGAAGACTTAGACATTTATGATTATGATGATGATGGTGTAGACTTTGAAGATGATTATGATGATGCTTATTTAGAAGGTTATTATGATGCTTTAAATGAAATGGAAATTCAGGCTAATCCTTTTCCAATGATTGGTGGTGGAGATTTCGTTGGTGATATTAAAGCTAATATAGGTGTAGGTGACTCACCAGATAGAATTGCTGCTACTAAATATTATTTAGATAAGGGTAATACTATTAAGGGTGGTTTACTTAAGGGTACTTATGGTTCTACAAATGGTGTATTATATAGAAAGAATAGCTTTTTACCAGGTGCAAGAACTTTTGAAGCCGATACAATGGAATTATTACAGTTATATGAAAGATTAAAGCCTAATGACAGAAAGAGAATCATGAGTGAGCTTAGAAAGAAAGCTAAGTAAAATAATTAAAAATTTTCCAATAGAGATTAATCTCTATTGGAATTTATTTTATTATTTTATTAATTTATTTAATATAGAAACTATATTATTATAATCTTTATAAGAAATACGTATTAATTTATAATCATTATTTTCGCAATATTGATTTTTAATATTATCTCTTATTTTCTGTTTTTCAAAATCATCAGTATAAAATGTATTTTCAAAATGTTGTATACCATCATATTCTAATAATATAAATGAATTATTTATATTAATTTTAAAATCAAATTTAAGAGGATTAATATTCTTACAATCTGAAAATGAATATTGTTCTTCAAATACAATATTATTTTCTAATAACCATTCTCTTATTTTCTCTTCACCTTTAGAAGATTTACAATAAGGACACCTTCGATTATAATTTAAAAATTTATTAGGAGATACTAAATATTCTTTATTACATTTATTATGTCTATGTAATATTTTAGTATTTGTATTAATATATTCTCCTAATACAGTATATTCATCTTTTACTTTGTTATATACTTCTTTCTTATATTCTTCAGTAGTTTTCTTTTTAGATCCAAAACAATAAGGACATCTTGTACCATTTTCTTTTAAAAAATAACTTGGTTTAACTTCAAAATCATTATTACATTTATTATGCTTAATTTTAATTTTAGTTTTATCATTGATATATTCACTTAATAAAGTATATTCATCATTATATAAATCATATATTTCTTTTTTAACTATTTCAGTATTTTTTCTTAATCTTTTAGAACACTTAGGACATTTTCTTCCTAATAAAAAATTATTAGGAGCTATTTCAAATTCGGTATTACATTTATTATGAAGCATTTTAATTTTAGTTTTATTATTAATATAATCACCTAAAACAGTATATTCATTATTATATAAATTATATACTTTTTGTTTAAACTCTTCTGTATTACTTTTATTATGTTTTTTAATATTATTACAATTTGGACAGGTACATTTATTAATTAATAGATTATATGGTGTTGATTTAAATTTTTTATTACATTTAGTATGAAGATGAAAAATTTTTGTCTTAGAGGATTTATATTCCTCTAAGACTATATATTCGTTTTCTTCATAGATTTCATTAAGACGAGTTTGATATTCTTCGTTGGTAAGTTTTTTACTCATTTTAAAATCCTTTCTATGAAATAATTTGGTTGTCGGAGTAGGATTCGAACCTACGGAATGGCAGGATCAAAACCTGCTGGCTTACCACTTGCCGATCCGACATTAATTTGGGGCGGTGGCTGGACTTGAACCAACATAAAGACTCTAGTAAATTTTAATCTATCTCAACCAATTGGATTACACCGCCTTGTCTATTCATAACCCACAATGAATAGTACGTTATCCTTAGTGATAACTTCCCTATACGTTGCTACCATTATTATGATAGCTTAGTATCATTAAATTACTTAAGCAATAAAAATTTCTAAAGGTAGAAAATTAGCAAAACTACCTTTAGACAAAAAAAAAAAATTATAATAATAATAATATTATAAATTCCCTTATACATTCATATACATATCTGGAGGTCCAACAATGAAAAAACTACTATGGTTACACATCGCTTACTAATTTTTTATTTTAGAAAATATTGGAGAATTAAATTAGCTATTAACTAATTTAAAACATATCTGTTTAAAAAGTTAGGGGATTTATTTTCCGATAATAAATCCCCTAAAAAGGAGAAAAATCAAAAATTTTTATTCGTTTAACACACTTTACAAATCCGAACTTATCATATCCACATAAATCACCGCAGAAAGGTCGTTGTTAGGAACGGAGGATTATTCCCATATCGCACTCAAAGAATAAAAAAAATCGGAGGTTGAAGGCTTTCCGAGTCGAACGGACTACACCCATAGCCTTCATATAAAAGCTAAGCTTATCTTCACGACAATCTTAGCTTTTTGGCATTGCCATAAAAAGGATGTTATTACTGCTATTTACAAACTTCAGCTATACTTTTTAATATATAATTAAATATATATTAAAAAGCTTGGTGCTGGTAATCGGACTTGAACCGATACGATATTGCTATCAGCGGATTTTCTTACCACTATTACTTTCGTAACATATTTTATAAATAAAATATTTTGTAGTCTGGACTTTATCAACATCCGTTCTGGATGGGCAGTATAAAGTCTCTACGCACAAACTATTATATAATAGTTTTTGGCACGGTATTAACTGCTATCCATTATTTCAGGACCGTAGTATTTCTTAGATATATCAGTGTATTCGTTACCAACAATAAAAACTTCAGTTAGTACTTATTTAACTAAAACCGTTTAGCTGCCTTTAGATGATATATTCCTATATCAAATCTCAATTTTCAATTTTAAGTCCGCTATGTCTGCCTATTCCATCATACCAGCATTTGGCTCTCCCAGTTGGACTCGAACCAACGACAAATCGGTTAACAGCCGATTGCTCTACCGACTGAGCTATGGAAGAATATATATTAATAATCTTTTAGTATTCTTATTAAAAAGAATCTTCTAGTAATACCACGTAGAGGTAGATTATTTAATTACCATTTCATTATTATTATAGGAGGTTAATAATAATAGGAATTTCAACCTTTAACGGAAAAGAATAAATTATAATTATAAAAAAATTGTTTATAATTATAATTTAAACTTAAATTTGGTGTGTCATAAGGGATTTGAACCCTTGGCTCACGCCTTAAAAGGGCGTTACTCTACCAACTGAGTTAATGACACATAAAATCTGATTCACAATTTTATGTTGATTGTGAATTTAAAATTAAATCCAGAAATTATCCAAAAATAGACAAAAAAAATTGGTATACTTAATTAATTATTAAGCATACCAACAATTTATATTGAACATATTAAATTTTCTCTCGTTTGAATAAATAATATCAATGATAATAAAGGAAGTTTTAAACATTATTGAAGGCGATTTAAATTTTGCATTTCGTATTATGCAATTCGCCAACTATATTTCAATATGTTCTTTTAATTTTATTTCTGACTTTATTAATATTTTAATAATTTACTATATAACAGTCAACTGAAACTACTCCCTGATTTCTAAATTGACAATTACTTCCATAATAATAGAAGAAGTCAATTACATTAGAATTTCCAGCATCTGAATCATCCAAATAATAATAACCAGACATTGATGGATAGCCACTTATCTCTAAATATACCATAGTTCTTTTCCCATTATAGTTGTACCCATAATTATTGTATAAATAGGAAGAAGCTATTGAACCTTTAACAGTTCCATTACCATAAGAGCAGTCAATTAAACTTCTACCAGAACCACCGTATCTAGAACCACCATAAGCATAGTAAGTTCCTCTTGAGAAATTCTTAACATAACTCATACCATAAGAAGAAGTGGAACTTGAAGCAGATGATGTATTATTACTATTATTTGATTCAATGGTTGTTGTGTATTTGTTCATACTTTCATCAACTATTGATTGAATAGTAGAATAATCATATCCAGCAGCAGTTAGCTTAGATTTTCTTTCATCACCAGTTCCCCATAAACCATTAATAACTTCTTTAGCGATATCTTCATTAGACTTAGTAACTACTGTAGTTGTTGTTACTACTTGTGATGTAGTAACAGTAGTTTCTTCTGTAGTCTTAGTAGATGTAGAAGTTGTTGTTGCAGGTTTAGTTTCTTCTACAGTAGTAGTTGTTTCTTTTTCTGTAGTAGAAGAAATTTCTGTTGTAGTAGTAGTTGTAGTACTTTCTGTTGTTTTAGAAGTTACTAAAGCAATAGTAGTCTCTTCAACTTTTGATGTAATAATATTGTCATTTTCGGCAATATAATCAATATATGTGTTATTCTCTCCACTGTCAACATTTTCAAATGACATACAAACAAAAGTCACTGATAATGCGATAATGACTATTGTCATAATGATTCCACATATAATATATTTCAATACCTTTTTATTCTTGAAATATTTGTTTAAAGTTGCTTTTAGATTCTCAAAATTCATAATTGTCCTTTCTAATATTTAAAAGCATTCCTTACATTGATATATTTATGTTAGAATTTAATTCCAACACAAATATAATATATATTTTAAATAATAAATTAAAATAAAAATGATGATATATCTTAAAGATATATCATCATATAATTTTATTTTCCAATTTTATAACTAAGAAATTCAATTTTATTATAAGGTATTGTATTTAAGAATTTTAATCCTAATGTTCCATTATTAATAGATTTATAGAAATCATCAAAGCTATGTAATTTTTTATAATCATCTTCTTCATTAAATTTATAATAAATATAAAAACTAGTATTAATTTTTTTAATTTTAATATAAATTTTATGCTTTACATTTATATAATAATTTGATTTATTATCATTATATCTATTAGAGTCTGTAATATTAGTTGCAGAATTTAAATAATTGCTATTAAAAACTTTAGTTTGTAAAATTGGATAAGTATTAATTGAAACATTATCTACGTATTTATAATATTGATAATTATCAGTACCTTCTCCAGAAAGAACTTTATATAATCCATCAGGATAAGTATAAAATCTATTATTAGAATGTGTATAAATAATTTTCTTAGAAAATTCTGCTGTTTGTTCATCTATATACCAATTTTTGAATTTACTATAATATTTTTTATTAGAATCTCCATTTTCAGCAGTGTTAACAGAGAATGAATAAGAATTAAAATTATCTAAATATAAATTTTCATTAATATATGAAGAATTACTATTCTTTTTACTAGATGAATTATTAGTAGTTAATTGTTCTTCACTTAGTTTTATCATATAATAATTATCATTCTGTTTATTAAATAAAAATTCAATATTTTGATTTAAACACATTTTGTGAATATCACTATGAATATTTTTTTCATGATTTAGTGTATAACCATTTAATAAAATTCTATTATCTTTAAAATATCTATAAGACTCTTTATTAGTATCACCAGATAGATAAGTTTCTAATTTAAGTTCTAAGATATAATTATCTGCTAAATCAAAAAGGCTTCCATCTTTTTTATACAAAGTATAATTAAGGTAATCAGAAGCCCCTAAACCTTCTAAGAAGTAATGTTCTTCTTTTGTTTTATTCAAATTAATTGTATAAGTTTTAATATCAGTTAAATCACTTTCAGAATTATCTATTGAACTTAAAGTTGTATAATCTTTTATATTATTTAAATTATTTCTATATAGATAATTTAAATTAATATCATCACTTAATATTTCTAAAAGATTTGTATTTCCTTCAAAAACATATGGTTCAAAATAATTAGTTTCATTATTATTTGAAGCATATTTAGTATTTTTTAAACTATAATCATAATATAAATAATAATCAGAATAATCACTAGACATTTCAGGTGTCATAAATTCAGTAACTAAATCTTTGTAATCTAATCCAAATATTTTTAAAGTTCCACAAGATACAATTAATTTACCAATAAAACTTTCTTCATCATTGTTATTATTAATATAAGTAGAAACTAATATTTCTTTAATATCTAGTCTTTCTTTGCTTTCAAAATCTTTAATGATAGGAACTATTCTTTTAAATTTGTATAGTTTAGGTTGTTCATCATATTCATCGTTATCAAGATATTGATCTATAAAATTTTCTTCATAATTAGTTACTTCAGCAGGAGCTACTCCATAAGGATAAGAAAAAGTATATTTAATATTTTCTCCATCATCATCTAAATCATTACTTACTAAAGTTATTTGTAAAGGAGAAAAATCAATATTATCTAAAGATCTATTAGTACTTTCATTATAATATCCTTCTAACTTACAACTAACATTTAATTCAAATCCTAAGAATTCATAATTCTTTAATTTATTAGTATTTGATTGTAAATCACGATTGATATCAATACGATAAACTATATTTCTAGTATTAGAGCCATCACTTGGCATATTATCATTATCATACATAATTGAATAAACATATTGACCATCCTTATAATAATATTCTTCATTAAAATATAAATCTTCAGAATCTTCATCTAATTTAATTAATACTGAATCTTTATCATTTAATATCCATTCATTCATAGAATGATAAGTGTTTATTTGTTTACCATCTATTTCATCTTTATTCTCTAATAATTCAATAGTCTTTGTATTCTTTAGTTTATCTTCTTCTAATACAATATAATAAGCTGTACCATCAAAGAAAATTTCATATCTTTTGCTATTTATATTAAATCCATAGCATTCATTACCATCACTATCAGTAATTATTTCAGGTTCATAAATTTTACCTTCATGATTTAATACTAAATTTTCAACTAAATATTCTGGAGCTAAAGTTGCTTCTCTTAAATCATAAGTTAATATAACTGGAGACATATTAACTTCTTCATTAGTTAATATATTTTGATGATATTTAAGATTACTATCTTTAGATTCAATTGAAAGATTCATTTTACCACAATATCTCTTTAAAAAATAATAAGTTGTATCTGATTTTAAATTCTTAATCGTATACATATTATGACTTTCATTATCATTAATACCTAAAGACTTATAAATCTCAATATCAGGTCTAAATCCAAAATTAACTGCAGATTCATAAAAATTATTTGTATTTATTTCAGCATATTTATCTCTTGATAGATCTTTTCTATTAATTTTAAAATAACAATCTTTAAATTCATCAATATTATCTTCAAATTGAATAGTTGTATTAGTTATAAAAGAATTATCTGTATCTATTACTTTATCTGAAGAAGAATTAAGATCTTTTAAAAGACTTCTATAAATATATATTGGATTATCATGACTTGAAGTAATATTATCAATTGTTTTTAATTTATTAATTATTTCAAGAGTATAAATACTATTTGGTACTTTAATATCTGTAAAATTTAATTCCATAGGACTTCTTAAATCATTACAGAATAATATTAAATACCATAAATCGGTAGTTCCATATAAATCATAAGAAACATATTCTGGTCTATAAAATCTATTTTCTGAAATTTTATAATCCATTAAATTAGCTTTAATTATATTTTCATATTTTCTTAAAAAATGCATAGGTAATTGAATTATATTTTCAAAATTATATACATTTGATATATTATCTAAAAGAACTTTATTACTACTTACAGATGCTACAGAAGTTCGCATATCAGCATAATCACCACTTGATACTGAACTAGTATTCAATGATCCCATTTATTTAACCTCTTTTCTGTATAAAATTATATTCATATGTTGAATTTTATAATTTTTTTATTTTTATTATATATTTTAAAATTTAAATTTATAAAATAAAATAATATTAAATAGGGAATTTTTAGTATGAGTTATAATTAAACCCAAAAAAATTCTTTTTATAAAAAATAAATTTTAATAATAACTAAAAAATATAAAATTTTTAAAGTGGAGGAAATTTATATGTTTGATATTGTTAAAGACTGTTATAATTCTTATGATGAAAAACTTAAGTCAGTTAAATTAAAAGATCTTTCAGCTATTTATATTAAACCAAATGCAAAAGGTGATTTTTTATTCTTTGAAAGATTTAATGATTTTTGGACTTATGAAACTAAGGATGGTAAATATGATTATAAGATTGATCTTGAATCTACAGTAGAAGATCTTATTGAACAGCTTAAGAATTCTTATGAATTTTCAGATGATTATTTTACTATCAGAGTTTATGATTTTATTAATAATGATGAAAATCATCCTAATTTTATTAAGCTTATCATTCCAGGTAATAGAAAGCTTATGGATCAGGAAATCTTTGGTAATTATGAATTAAACAGACTAAAGGAACTTAATGAAGAAATTTATAAAGAAGATTCTGAAGAACTTGAAAAGTTCTTAACACAGATGACAATTCTTAGTAGCGATGTAAGCCAGATTGTAAGACTTATTTCATCTCAGGCACATACTAATGAAACACTTCGTTTTACTATGAATTTAGTTTCAAGTATTCTTGGTAATATTCCAATTACTGCGATTACTGATCTTGATATTTCTGAAAAAGATTGGATTGCTTATGAAGAAATTAGTAGAAATGATAAGATTAAGGAGTATCTTGAACTTGAAGATCATGAAATTACTGATATGTTTGTTAATATTCGTTGCACTAGAATTCTAAAGGTTGTATATAAGAATACTGAAAATGAAGAAACATTTACAGATTATTTTGATATTCATTCAAAGATCTTTGTAAATGAGAATGATCATAAGGCTTATTTTAATAAGGAATCTATTGAAAATATTACACTTCCTTGGACTTTCACACCTACTAATGAAGTTAGTATTACTGATGAAACTAAGAAGGAAGATATGATTCCTCTAGAAGAGGTTTCTATTTAATAATAACCCCTAAGACTATAAAAAGTCTTAGGGGATTTTTTTTAATCATCAAAATTAAATTCTGGTGATTCATTTATAGTGTTATCTTCTTTAGATCCTACACTTGGATTACAATCTATAATAATATTTGAAGATATTATATCATTTTCAATAACTGTTCCATCTAATATAACATTTTCAGTTAAATCAGATTTATTACAATTATATACTCTTGCATCTTGTGTTAAAATACTTAATTTATTAATTAAATTAGTTTCTTTATTTTCTCCACAAATCCAGTCAAAGTTATCATATATGTCAGTTTCATTTGGAGGAGTATAACAACTATTGGTTCTAGTAAGAGTTACTCCATCATTATCTTCAAATTTAAAGAAAAGATTATTCAATAATGAATTGAAATTACCATTAGAATATTTATTTTCAATTTCAATTTCATAATTATATGGATTAAATTTATTTTGGAATACAATCATTATATTCTCATATTCAGGATCAAAATATCTATAACTATCAGATTCTGTATCATCATAATCGGTAGTTATTTCATATAAACCACTAGAACCTTTTTTAGCTATATGTGTTTTATGAAGATCTATAGCATAATCTTTTTCATTTTTACTTAGTTTAATAGTTTTTGAATTTACCACTTCAATATATTTATTAGGAACTTTCATGTTATTGATATAAAGATCAAATTTATTAATAATTTCTTTCTTTTTACTATCTCTATCTTCCATACTAGCTGATAAGAATAAATATCTATCATTATCCATAGTTATATATTTAGATAAAGCAACCTTTTTATCATTACCAGGTTCTTTATTATTGTAATTTTCTTTAGTCATTGAATAAGCCTGTTTAGACATAAATACAATTTTAGAATCATTATCAGGTCTTAAGTTCAATTCAACACTAATATCACCAGTATCAGGTATATTGTTTCTAAACATAACTAAGTTGGTAGTAGATGTCGTAAACTCGCCATTTATTATAGTATAGTCTATATCTGGATATAAAATGTATCCGTTCATGTTAATTTCTACATTATTGGCAGATACGATATTATCATAAGATAAATATTTGAATAATTGAACTCCAGATTGAGTTTTTATTTCAGATAAATCAATATACTGAATAGTTTCATCAATATTCTTAAAGAACATGTTATGGTTATTAATATCACCAGTAACTAGATAAATAGTACTTAGATTTTTATAACTATAGAATCCTTTAATCTCTAATTTTACATTTTGTCCATCTAAAGTAATTCTAGTAAATTTAGGATTAATTCTTCTAGCATATTTACCACCAATATCATTTCTATAAGAAATATATATATTAATTCTATCATTACTATTTACTATTCTATATAAATATTCATCTTCAAATATAAGAGTTAATTGATCTGTAAATACAGTCTTAGTAGCTGTATCGGTTAATTGTGTGCTATCAATTGCTAAATCATCATCAATATTTGGTTCATCTAAATTATTAATATAATAAGCACCAGTATCATTTAAAGCAACTACTGTTTTAGTTACATTACTTTGTTCAGTATAAATATAAGAGTCTTCTGTAGAATCATTATCATAATTTCTTACTTCTATATAAGCTATTAATTTTTCTTGCTCAGATATTAAACCAAAATTAGTATTTACTTCAATATTAGATAAAATATTCTTAATATTAAATGTAGGATTATCATTTGTTGGTTGTTCAACTTTTTCTGGTTTACTATCTATTAAACCATTTTCATAATCTTGTAATTCTTGTAAATAATTATCATAATCAGTATAAGGTTTAATTGCAGTAGATATTAAACTAATTAAATTTGTATAGAATGGGAATTTTTCAGTATTAGCGAAATAGCTCTTAAGATTTGTTGGATTAATAAAAATATTCTGAACATTGTTTAAAGAGTCTTTAAAATAATATCCCTCATTAAATAATTTTAATCCATCAATATATATACCAGTTATTAAACGTTTTTCAATACCATAATGAATTAAATTAGAAATATCTTCAGTTAAATTAATTAAACCAATATCTTTACTATTGATATTATAATTTAAACCACTATTAAAGGAGTCCTTAATATAAAGATTAATCTCTTCATCATATATAGTATTATTTAATGGCATATAATTTTCATAAATCCAAAGATTTCTATAATTTGAATCTTCCCACCATTTAATACTAGTATCATTATTAGTTTTAAACCACCATCTGTCTCTCATATAAGTATCTTTAACTGTAAATGATGCATCATCTTTATTTAATTTGAAATTAAAGATATCTTCTTCATCTAAAATTAAACTCCATAAATAATTATCATAATCTTCATAATTTTCATATCCAAATTTATATTTAATAAAATTATAGAAAATATTTGAAGTATTATTAGGATTATAAAAATTGTTATTTATTACAGTAAAGAGTTTATGGTGTTCTTCAGTATTTTTAAATAAAGTATATTCATATCCTTCATCATTTAAGAAATAATAATCATGATTAGGTATAAATATAAAATTCTTAAATACATTAGACATTAATTTTTCCTGATTTTCTTTATTAATAGTTATATAATTTTCATCATCATCTTCTTGAATATAAAAGTTCTTAGTATAAATAAAGTTTATATCTTTATTAATATTATCCTCACCATTATATAATGATGGTTGATAAGCAGCTTCTACTAAAAATCCATTGTTAATTCGTAAACTCGTATCAAGTGTGTTTTCTTCATATTCTAAGAATTTGATATAATCTTCATAAGTTATTTTAATTTTTTCATATGGTATTTCAATTGTTTTAATAGTTTCTAAATTAATATTAGTAGTATAATTAATTCCTTCTTCTAATAGAATATCATCAAACCAATTTTCACTATCAGATTCAGGATTCTTTCTTATAATTACATTAAATAATTTAGCTTTATTATAACCATATGGTAAATTAATTGAATTCCATTGATAATCCTTATCAAAATTTATTTTATTAATAGAAAAATCAAAATTAGTATTAGTTGCATCAAAAGTATGTCTTAAATAATTTCTTAAAATATAGCAAATATAATAAGAAATATTATAAGGATTATTGGAATTAGAGTCTGAACCACTCATTGTAAATGATAATAAATAATAATCATAATTATCATCACTTGGTTTATTTCCTATATATCTCCATCTATAATAAAGTCTATTAATAGTTTCAGAAGAATCATTAGTTATGGAACATACAAAATAATCTCTAGTAGTTAATTTTTTAGGAAGATTTGTTAAATTATAACTGATAGTTTCATTTGGGAAATAGCTATCTATTATATTATAATTAAGATATATTGGGAATGTATAAATATGAGTAGAATTATTATTGAATACATGACATTTTGCATCAAATTCTCCTGAACTTTTAATATCTATAAGAAAATTATAAGTTAAGATATTATTCGTAGATAAATCTGTTTCATTAACTTTAATATCACTATTAAGTTTATTATTAGGAATATAAATATAAATATTTTTATAAATATTATTCATTTCATAAATAACTGAATTATTTGTTAAAGAATATCCATTATGGCTATAATCATTTATTTCATCACCATTAGATGAATATAATTGATAATTTAAAGTATAATATCTATCATTTTCATTAATTTCTTTATTATCAATATTAACTCTGAAATTAATCATAACATATTTATCGATATCTGAATTATTTTCACCATTAATAAAATTATTTGAATAGTTCTTAAAGCATTCAAGTTTTAAATAAGAACCACTATCATCAAATAGATTATTATCATCATTATTATCACCATCTACATTAATGATATCTGGATCTAACGATAAATCATCAGCTAATTTAAAGTATTTTATTGAATTAACTTTTTCTACTTTATTAGTTTCTGAACTCTTAATAAACTCTGTATTTAAAGTATTAATATATTTATCACAAATAGTAATATCATCAACGCTACTTCCTATATTTAAAATAGTAGGTGTTAATGTTTCTCTATAAAATTCTTTTCTATCTTCAATATTTTCTAAATTTAAAGAAGATTTATCTAATGGAGTATTATTAAAGTTATAGATATACTTTAAGCAATTTTTAGTTAATTTTTTATTAATATAATTTTCATATTTATAACCAGAATAAGTATTACTTCCTTTAAATAAATTATCAAAAATATATAATTCATTTTTATCAGAAGCTATACATAGCAAATTATTATTATCAACATCAATTGCTTCCATATAGATATTATTTACTCTACCATTAATAGTATAAAAATCTACCATTAAAGGATTAATATCTTCAGTATCATTTAATTTAATTATTTCATTAGATACTAATACTCTGCCATTGATAGTAATAAATAAACGATATTCTTTTTTACGAGTATTATTTTCATATTCATAAATATTATAAAGCTTTGCATAATTAATATCTATTAAATTTCTAGTAATAACTGTTTGATTTTCAAGATCATAATAATCCGATTTATTATCATCTATTATAGTTGTATCTTCTATCAAAGTATCTTTAAACATTAAATATTTATTTTCATCAAATTGATCTTCAAATAAGACTTTATAATCATCTTCTAATTTATCATCTAAATTATTGAAGAGCTTTTCAATAATTGTGTTATAATCTAATATTAATAAAGGAACTTTATAAGTATTATTTTCATAGTTATAATTTTTATTAATAGCTATAATATAATTTGTATCACCACATATAATAAAGTCCTCATCAAATTTTAAAATAGCAACTATTTCTGAATAACCATTTGAAGTAGATGAATTTTCTGGTACATTCTTAGTAATTACTATTTTATTATTTACTGAATAAGAATAGAATTTATATTTAGTATTAACTTCTTCATATTTATTATCATATACATCTGTATTAATTTTATAGAAAGGAGTTTTATTATCTAATAAATTAAGAATATCAGTATATTCATCATTCTTTTCTATTTCACTATTTGTTAAATAAACTTTAGTATTAATATTTTCAATATTATCATCAATTCTAAATTCTACAATATAAATATTATCTAAGATATCATCTTCTGAACTTAGAGTTACTTTATTATTATTTTCATCATAAAATACATCTTTTAATCCCATTATAGGTTTTAAAGTATCTTCATCTAAGAAATTATAAATTTTAATTAATTTATCAGAAGTAGTGCTATCATTAATAAAACCATCTATATTAAATTCTACAATACCATTATTTTTTAAAACAGAAATCTGTCTTTCAATTTTTTTAGTATTATCATTATCCGAATCATCAGTTAGTAATACATATCTTTCATTAGATAAATATTTCATAGGAATATAAGCATAATCATCAACTGTAAAGAAACTCTCCCAAGATGGATCATCTTCAGACTCCAAACTAAAGTCACTAATTACATCATTATATCTTATACATAATGGACAAATATTTGAATTAGAATAAAATCCTATTAAATCATTATAAAAGCTTCGTTTAATTTCAATACCAAAATTATTATTAAAACCGTCTGGAATTTCATCAAAAGCATATTCTTCATTATTCATCATTTTTCTAAAAAATTCCATTAATGGTTCTGCTTTTGTATAATCTATTGTAGTTCTTTCATTATTGGTGAATTCAATTTCTTCATTTACAAAATCTGTAGATTTTAATTCACCAGTTTTATAATCTATATCACTTGATAATGTTAATATACAAGTATTTATATTATATTTATTATCATCTATAACTTTATCTAATGTAGTTTCTTCTTCAATAATATCATGAAAATCAAAACTTATATAATGATTTTTATCTAATCTATCTCTATTATAGCTTGTAATAGTATCAGTATTTAATTCAATATAATTAAAGTTTTTAGTAGAATTAGAATCATCTATAATTTCTGTTTTATCACAATTATAAAAAACTTTTTCTAATTTATCTTTATTACTAATTGCAAAATATTTAGTTTCTTTAATTATAGGAAATATTAAGTTGGCACTAGGATAACTATTTAGATCACTAATTTCAGTATCATCACAAAATAATTTAATAAAATGATTACAATGAATAAATTTAATATTAGTATTAATATTTTCATAATATTCATTATATAAATAATATCTTATTGGTTCGTCATTATCTTCTTTTCTCATAATATATTTTGAAAGAGCTCTATAATGTTCTTTAGTTAATAAAATATTATAATTATAATTATCTTTATTATTATCTAATCGTTTACCAAAATAACTATAAATTTTTGTAGGAAAATGAACTTGATAAATTGGATTGTCATTTGAATCTTTTCCCTCATAAGTCCAATTTAATTCAATTTCACGATTACTATAATAATTATCTTTACTATAATTTTTATTATAATCATTATTATGGCTAAAAGACAAAGAAGATATAGAAGAGGGAATTAAATTATTTAAACTAGCTTCATATCTTAAAATATTATATGTAAAATGATATTTAAATGTATTAGTTACATAAGTTGGATTTTTATTGTAGTCTTTATTTTTAATAAATGTTTCATAATCTCCTGAAAACCCTGAAATTACACTACTACCATTTTCAGTAGCAATATAAATAATATCATCAATATTATCATCTATTCCTAATACTACTATAAATTGAGGTGTTTGTTGTACTACAAATCTTATTGCGATTTTATATTTTTTAAGTAAATTATATAATTTATTCGCAGATTCTTCTTCATTTTCAGATAATAAACTTAATATAGTAGTTAATGCTTTAATTACATAATCATTTTCTGTATAATTAGAAGAATATAAATGATAATCAAAAATATAATCAAAACTTAACATTACTGGTTGAATTCTATTTGTCATTCTTGCAGAAAAAGTATTATCATTATCGTCTTTAATAGTATAGTCTGTTTTTTCTTCATTAATATCAAAAGAATAACTTAATTTTTCATCGTTTATCCAATAATTATATGCATAATATATATCATAACCATCATTATTAAAATTTTTAACTTTGAATCCTAAAGGTACTGTTGATTTATAATTATTATATGACCAAATATTATTAGAATTATAATAATAAAAATTACTATATAAATCTTTATCTGAAGGTAAATCATTATGATTATTATTAAAAGTTATTCCTAGATCATCATTAAATTTATTTAAAAGATATTCTGAAAAATCTTTTTGTGTTATATAACAATTAGCATCAAAATAATTTTCAATATCATTAAAATCAATATTAAATAAACTAATAAATTGTAATGAATGTAAATAATTGATATATCTATTTATATAATTTATATTTCTAATAAATCTTAATGGTTTATTAGAAGTTGAAATCCAAGGAACATCATCTAAACTATTTATTGGAACTATATAAGGTTGATAAGGTGTATAATATAAGATTTTAAATAATTTGTCTAAATTATTTGTATCTATTGTATCACCTTTAGGTAATACCATTAAATCAAGATATAAATCTTCACTAAAAGTTCCTATTTTATCACTATTTTTTATTATTGTTGAAATATTTTTAGGAATTTTAACTCCAACTAAATAATCTTTATCACTAATTAATTTATTAAATTTACTAACCATTTCATCATATAATTTTTCATAATTAGGTATTTCATTTTCTTTATAATAATTTAAATTAGTAAATAAATCATTTAATGCATAATTTCTATAATCACTATGCAATACATGACTATCTTGATTATAAACATATGGATGGTCTATATCATTATACCAAGAATCATCATTACCAATTATTCTTGAATCCTTTAAATAATCACTTTCTACATCATAGAAATTACAGTTTCTAGACCATTTTAAATTATTTGTTAAAGCAGTATTATAAGAATTTTTAGTTTTATCTATAAAACCAGTAGTACCTTTTTCTATACTTTTTTCTAAACCTATTATAAAACCATTATCTTTAGTTATATTTTCAGTAGTATATTCAATTCCTCCATCTTTTAATGTAATTAAACCATAAATTGCATCATTATAATAATCATCATTTAAAAAAGCATATTGATCATAATAATTTGAATTATTAATAGATAAAAAGTTTTTAAATTTTTTATTTTTTTTATCACACCAATAAGATATATTTTCATCATAAAAATACATTGATGGAACTTCAGTATATTTTCTTGCTAAATGATATTCATTATTTTCATAAGAATAAATATATGGAAGATTTTTATAGTTTAAAGTTATTAAAACTTCATCACTAAATTTATTTACTAATTTAAAAACTTCTCTATTACTAGAATCCTTAATGGTATATATATTTTCATCAATAATTTCACTATTATTATTAGATTCTAAAAATAATGGAATAAAAATTATATTATCTGAATCATTATTAATATTAAAGTCTTCTGGCAATTTTTCTTTATATCTACTATCAATTATACAAAAGTTTATTGATTTAAATTTACTTCTATCTATATTAAAAAAATCAAATAAATTATCTATATTAAAATCAATTGTATTTATTAATATTAAATTACCATTTCTATTATTAGTAACGATTTTATAATAATTATTTGTGTCCATATCTAATTGAAGTCTAATATAAGATGTTAATTCTATCATTCCTTTATAATTAAAATCATTAGAGGTTTCTATAAAATTTGCATAGGAATAAATATGTATATAATTATAATCATTAACATAAAAAAGATTTTTAATAATTACATCATTATCTTCATTTAAATAAAAAATAGGATTTTGAACGAAGTAAAAACTATTAATAGTAGTGCTATATTTAAAATTATCATTTAAATCTTTATCTGTATAATTATATAAATTATTTAATATAACTAATGGGTCACCTATATCAAAATTTGGTTGAAGATAATTATCATCTATATCTAAATTAAAATAAGTATCATTAATATAAGTATTTTCAGGATAATAATAACAATGGATTTTATCATCTATATCAATATAACCTAATCCGCTAAAATAATTTTTTTCTCTAAATGGAAATGTTTTATAAGGATTAGTCTTTCCAAATTCAGTAGTATCAGCAGAATCTCTATATCTAGAGTTATAATAAAATAACTTCCAAACATAGCCATCTCCAGTCTTATCCCAATCAAAATAATATTCATAATTATATAAATATTTTTTATTTGCTGGGAATAACCTTCTTTCATTTTCATCTTCAATTTTATCACTATTAATAAGTAAATTTTGTAAACTACGTATATTCGAAGCAATTCTACCAAAACCATTAACTTCCATTTGATCCCAGTTTCTACTATCTGTATAAAATGTTACAAATTGACTATAATCATTTGAATTAGTAACTTTAGTAGAATTTAATTTATATCCTTTATCTTCTTTTTTATCTAATTTATAAAAAGTAACTTTATCAGTATTTTCTAATTTTCTATATATTCTTGCCCATAAATTAGCTTCTTTATCATCACCAGTCATTAATACAATACTAACAGCAAAGCTTTCATTATTAATAAAGAATACATTTTTATATTTACCAATTTCTAAGTCTGCTAACTTAGCTGTTCCATCCTTTATAATATTGAATAATTCATTACCATTAGTATCTAAAATATCATCTATATCATTTGTAGTAATATTTCGTCCATTCTTTTCAATTGTAATTAAATAAAGGTGATTCCAAACGTTGGAATCACCTTCATCTTTTTCTTTTTTTTCTTTTAAATACAATTTACTAAAAAGGACAAAAAGATAATTCTCATAGTTAAAAATTTTTTCAATTTTGTAAGTATAATCATCATCTGTATTGTTATACCTAAACTTTTTTTCATCTATAAGCGAAAAAATACCGCTTTTATCAGCCATTATCTTTCCCTCCTTTATATATTAATATGAAATTAACTTTGTAATAGTTAAATATAAGTTCTGAATAATTTTTCCTGCTACACTTTCATACATATAGTCTTTATTTAAACCGCCACCTATAGCAGCACTAGTAACACACTGAATAAATGAAGGTAAATAATCTAATGCTAAAAGGCTTCCTTCACCAAACATTCTAGTGAAATTTTCAATAAAAGATCTTACATTAATTGATTTAATTGACTTAATTTCTTTAAGAGCATCTATTAATTCAAAGAAAGAATTATATTTATTAGGACTTAAAGATTCTTCTTCTTGTTTAATTAAATCTAATGAAGACTTATTAAAGCAACACTTATATGCAATATTATCATTTAAATCATTGTCTGCTCTTCCACACATATTTACAATAAAGAACTTTGCAAATATGAATGAAAGTAAATCTGAATTAAAGGTATCTAAATCTAAAGCAAATGTTTTATCAAGAACTTTAGTAGTCATTCTAGAATAAATAAAACTAGCATCTTTAACAAAATCAAGATTATTTACATAAGTATCCCATTTCTTTGCAAATTCATAAGACATTAAACAACATTGCAATAAAGCAAAGAAAGTTTTAGGATAAATTTCACCAGAAGAATTCATATATCTTTCAAGATTTACATAAATATTAAAATCTCCATTAACACCTTTTCCAGTAATAGTTGGAAGATATGTTGGAGTTTTAGTTTTAACATCTCTAAAAGGAACAATGATTCCTTTAGCTATTTTATCCATGATAGGACCTTTTGTAGAATATTTAATTCTTCTATTTATATCTGAATAAGATGATTCTAAATCTTTTGGAGTTAATAAAGTTATACCATTTCTTGAAACTATTAACTTCATTTTATTAATTAATTCTGTATTATTAATTAACTTAGAAAAAATTGCTGAATCATTTAATCGTTTCATGTTTTATACACCTCTCTTTTAAGTAATCTAATAAAAGTTTGTTTTCGTATAATATAAAAATTAAACCCTTAAGGCAAATATCCTTAAGGGTTGGTTTAAAAATTTATTTTTTAAATTTAAATTCATTTTTCCATTTACCACCATCTTTTGTTTTAAAAGCATAGAAACCATAATCTGCTTTAGCTTTATCTTTAAAAGTGACTCTACTTTTAGTTCTTTTGTCATCTTCATACCATTTTTTTTTCTCTTTTTGGCTATCATGTACTATTGTATTTTTGCCATCTTTATAAAATTTATGTATATTGTCATTGTCATCACATAAATTTTTTTCTTTGCCATACTTACCTTTTGTAGCAATTCTACTATCATAATGTTTTGAGTAAAGTTCAGGTAAAAATTTTTCAGTAGAATTAGGTTTTCCATATTTACTACCTATAGAATAAAGATTTCCTGATACTCCTCTATCTGAAGAAGTAGCCTTATGAACTCTAGCATCGTTTCCATTGGATAAACGAAATTTTTTGTCTTCAAAAGCATTACGATCGTTAAGAAATCTATATCTTGGTACTTTATATTTCTTTTTTAATTCTTTAGTTGCTCTTGATGTTTCCATTAAAGCTGTATAGTATCCTTCTAAATAAGCATCTTCATAATCATTAGAATAGTCATCTTCCATTTCTTCTAAAGCATCATAATAACCTTCTAAATAAATATTATCTAAATAACTCATAGATAAATAACCTTCTTTCTTTAAAAATATAATATTTAGTTTTTTTTTTATAAATTTAAAATAAACTATATTATATAAAAAGAGGTTAAATTAATTTTTATATAATATAAATTAAAAAAATAAAAAATATTAAGAACGGAGTGTATTTAATTATGGAAGAAAATATCAATGAATATAATGGCTTTATTGGAATTGTTAAGCCAGGTGAACAAGATGTAGAATATATTGATTTTAGTTTTAATACTTCAGAAGCAGGTCTTAATGATGCTTTTTTAAAAATCATTGATTTAGTTACAAATACTGATGGTAATACTGAAATTCCAGGAAAAATTGCTAATGCTGGTTATTTACCAAGTCCTTTTAATGAATTTACAATGTTTATGGATTATGATCAATTTAATCCTGATACAGAATATAATGTAGGTTTTTATGGTACTCCAATTTATGGAAATATGGCTTTTCTTCAAGTAGACTTAGACTCAGAAGATGGTAAAGTTATTCCTATTGAAGAAAATATGAAGAAAACTTTATCTGATGGAATTAAAAATATGAAGAAGTTTGAAAAAGATGCTGGTATTTATGATTCTATGATTAAGACTGATAAGACTAAATTCCTTGAAGAATTTATTAAAGAACAGAATAGTATTCTTAATGAATCTACTAAGGATATTAAAGGCGATAATTATGATGAACTTCAGAAAGCTAAAGAAGAACTTAAAGATCTTACTGGTTCTACAGAAACTATTGATGAATAATTTAATGAATCTTAATACCTTTATTGGTATTAAGATTCATTTTTAATTAATTTTAAATAAAAATATTTATTTATATATTATATTAATGTAGATAATTTAATAATCTATAAAATTTTTATTTGGAGGATAGTTTAACAATGCCAGCAAGAAAAAGTAATGAAGACTTCTTAAAAGAAGTTAGTGACAAAGTGGGAGATGAATATGAATTTATAGATAAATATATAAATAATAAAACCAAATTAAAAGTCAAACATAAATGTGGTTATGAATATTCAGTAACACCTCATAATTTTTTATGTAATAATAGCAGGTGTCCAAAATGTTCTGGTAGATATAAACGTAGTCATGAAGACTTTATAAAAGAAGTATATAATTTAGTAGGAAATGAATATGAAGTACTATCAAAATACATAAGTGATGGTACTAAAAATTCTGATAAAATTTTATTTTATCATAAAAAATGTAAAAGTACTTTTAGAATGAGAGCACATGATTTTTTAAAGAATAATAATAGATGTCCAAAATGCTCTTTAAAAGAAGCTGGATTAAACCGAAGAAAAAGTCATGAAGAATTCTTAAATGAAGTTAAATCATTAGTAGGAGATGAGTATGAAGTATTATCAAAATATAATCAATGTAGAGATAAAATATTAATTAGACATAATAAATGTAATAATTTATCTTGGATATCTGCAAAGCATTTTCTATATGATGGAACAAGATGTCCTGCTTGTAATACATCTAAAGGAGAAAATAAAATTAAACAATGGTTAGATGATAATAATTATAACTATGAAACACAATTTTCTTTTTCAGATTGTAAGAATAAACTCCCATTACGATTTGATTTTAAAATAAATCTAAATGATAATAATTTTGTATTATTAGAATACGATGGCGTACAACATTTTAATGAAACTTGGTACGATAATCTTTCAATTCAACAAAGAAGAGATTCTATCAAGGATAATTATTGTAAAGAAAAGAATATTAAATTAATCAGGATTAAATATACTGATTATGATAATATAGAAAATATTTTAAAGGAGAATTTGAAAAATGAAAAATAATAATTTTAACGTATTGAATATAGCCGATATTCATTTTGGTAAGAAGAATGATAAAAAGCTATATAATGATTTGAATGAAAATTTCTTAAAAGAAATTCCAAATATCATTAAAGAGTATGATCACTTAAATATGGTTGTTATAGAGGGGGATTTATTTGATAGAGTTATAAAGATGACAGAAGCTTCTGCTAATTATGTATTAAGATTTGTTACTGAATTATGTGAATTATCTAAGAAATATAATTTCTATTTAAGAATTATCAATGGTACAAAATCCCATGATAATAACCAACTTAATAATTTTTCACATCTTGAAGTAAAATATCCATTATTTAAGATTTTCAGAACTGTTTCAACTGAAATTATTAGTATTCCATTTGGTAAGAATAAAGTATACGATTATTCAATTTTGTATCTTCCAGAAGAATATCCTGAAAATTATTCAAGCTATTATAATAAATTTCTCAATCCTGAAGAAAATTATGACATGATTTTTGGTCATGGAATGATTGATTTTGTAGCTTTTACAGGAAATGAAGAAGATAAAAAGAAGCTTAGAAGAAATGAATCTGTTCATTCAGTAGATACTCTTGATAATATCTGTAATTACTTTACAATATTTGGTCATATTCATGATAAAAAGAATTATAAAGATGAAGATAAAATAATTTATGTAGGATCTTTTGAAAGATTTAGTTTCGCTGATCAAGAGGATAAAGGATTCTTATTAACTACTATTAATCCTGAAACTGGAGATACAGAAGCTATCTTTTATGAGAATAAGAATGCTTCAGTCTATAAAATTATTAATATTAATGATTATAACTTTGAAACTACTGAAGAAAAATTGGAGTTTATTGAGAATGAAAAAACTACTTGTGATTATCTTAAAGTAATTATTAGTAAAGATGAAGATAATAAAGACTTATTAAAAGGAGTATTATCTTCTGATATTAAGATTGAAACTCATAATGATATTCCAGAAGATGTAGTGGATGAAAGATTCAATTTCTTATTTAAAAAAGAATTGCCTATTGATAAATCAATTGCTAAGTATATTGAATTAACAACTGGTAAGAAAGTATCTACTGAAGTTATTAATAAACTTATTTCTAATGCAGATAGTGTTTAAAGCACTATCTGTGTTTTTTATTTTCAAAACGCACGTAACACAATAGTATAGTTTGCTGTAGGAGGTAAATGCAAAATGTCTTATATTGAAAAGAAAAAATCAAAAAATACTAAAAAGGAAAAAATCAAGATTAAATTACCATTGTCAACTATTTCAAAGCTTCTTTATTATTCGTTGACAATTAATGATTTAATCACCGTTAGTAATTTAGTTAATCTTAGAAGATACATTAATATGATTGATATTGAAAAATCATTTAATGAGGAAAATGAATTAACATCTATTCAGCTTTTAAGATTGTTGATGGAAATACTTAATCTTAATATTGATTATACCGTTGATAGTATAAGTGAACTTAAAGAAACTATTATTGAAAGAAATGATGAAACAGAGATTCCAAGATCAACTATTGATATGGTTTTTGATCATGCAAAGGAATATGAATTTGATGAAAAGAAAATCATTTATTGGAATAAGTTCATTCAGAATCAATTAGATTCAATTAGTATTTATCAAGATATTCCTATACTTAAAGAAGTTATTGAAACATTTGAACATCCAGATCCTAAGACAAATGAAACAATTCTACCAGTAGCTAAAGAAGTCTTGATTAATTTGAATAGAAAATTTAATCTTAATTCAATGGACACCGATGGTAAATTAAATTCATTTAATATTACTGATAGACATAACGCTAAGACAGTTATTAGACAATCCCTTGAAAGTATTTATAATCCAGGTAATAAAATTCCAACAGGTTATAAGCTATTGGATAAAATGCTTGGAGGTGGACTTCAGGAAGAAAGATGTTATCTATTATTAGGTGTTGCAAAGAGTTTTAAATCAGGTACAATGCTTAATATTGTTATGAATATAGTAACTAATTATGTTGATTATCAGTTAAAAGATCCTGAAAAGACACCTGCTGTTTTATATTTCACTATGGAAAATAGTATGATTGAAACATTTGAAAGAATTTATAGATATTTAGGTATTAAGTTTGATTTTAAATATACTACTGAAAAGAATAAAAATGGAAAGGTTATTAAGAAGTATCATATTACAGATAAAGATGTTGACAATATCTTAGATGTAATTGAAAAAGAAACCATTGAAAAGACTGGTATTGCATTAAGAATTGAATTTAGAACTCATATGTCTGTAGATACAGGTGAATTGGATAAGCTATATGAAAATTATGCTTTAATCGATAATCAAGAAATTATATTTGTAGCACAAGATTATATTAAGAGAATTCATTCTCAAAGAGCTTATAGAACAGAACAAAAAAGAGATGAATTAGGTGAAGTAATTAATGAGTTTTGTAACTTTTCTAAGATTAGAAAGATTCCAGTATTAACGGCTTCACAGCTTAATAGAGATGGTCTTAAGGTTGTTGAATCTGCTAAATCAAATAGAAAGAAAGATTTGGCTAGAAAATTAGGTGGTTCTCAGGTTGGTGAATCTTCACTTATTTATGAGAATGCTGATTATACAATCATTACTAATAGAGAAAAGGATGAAGATTCAGATACTTATTATCAGACATTTAAATGTATCATGGCTAGAGGTGATAGTGGTATTGATTATTTTGCACAGCCTTTTGAAAAAGATCCAAGATACTGTAACTTTAAAATTGCTACTGATTATGATAATGCAGAACCTCTTGGAGTAGAAAGAATTTCAGATTCACCTGATAAAGATGATATTAATGTTATAGCTAATTCTAATCAGAATGTAAAAACTATTGAAATGAGTAATAGTAGAAAAAGAAAAAAGTTTACTAATATAAGTACTTCAGATAATGATGAAGAGCTTGAAAGTGACTTTGAATATAATGATGAATCATTATCATTTGATTAATTTTAGTTTATTTAGGAATTAAATCATCCATTATAAAATGATATTATAATGGATGAAATTTCTAGATAAAACATGGCGATTTTTATTTTTGTAGGGATATAACAAAATAATATTCAAATTTGAAAATTTCTATGTTAGTAAAGGAGAAATTCACATGGAAGATATTAAAAAATTGTATGTAATTAAAAGAGATGGTCGAAAAGAGGTATTCGATCCTAATAAAATTACAAATGCTATTATTAAAGCTATGACTAAGCTCAATAAAATTGATGATTTAGACACTGCATATGATATTACTAATACTGTATCTGACATTATCTATATTAACTTTGATAATGAAGTTGATATTCATGAAATTGAAAGAACTGTAGAAACTACTCTTATGGATGAAAATCCTGAAGTAGCTAGAGAATATACATCATTCAGAGGTGCTAGAGATGCTAGTAGAATGAGAAGTTCTAATTTAGTGAAAAAGATTCATGGTCTTTTAGATTATACAGATCCAGATATTATTGCAGAAAATGCTAATAAAGCTGCCGATAAGCTTTATGTTCAAAGAGATCTTTTAGCAGGAACGGTTGCTAAAGAGATTACTAAGGATCTTCATTTAATTCCACCTAGAGTTCAGAAGTATAGAGATAATAACTATATTCATTGGCATGATGAAGATTATTCACCTTTATTCAATATGTATAATTGTATGCTTATTGATTATAGAACTATGCTTGAAAAAGGATTTATTGTAGGTAATGCATTAATTGAAACTCCTAAATCTTTTGATGTAGCTTGTACTTTAGTAAGCCAAATTATTCAAGGCGTAGCTTGTTCTCAATATGGTGGACAAACTATTAATAGAATTGATGAAGGTTTAGTTCCATATGTAGTTAAAAGTTATATTAAAATCTTAAAGGAAAAAATTAAAGATTATATAAACTTTGAAAAAGATATTGACGATAGTAATTTTGATATTGACGAAGTATGGAATGAAATGATTTTACCTATTTATACAGATAGCATTGAAAATATTAATAAGTATTTAGAAGCTACTGATCATAGTATTGGAAATAATATTAATATTTCAAGAGTTGATAAAAAGAAAATTATTGATAATGCTATGAAAAAAATTGAAAAGGTTGTTTATGATGGTATTCAATGTTTAGAATATCAAGTGAACACTCTATTCACGACTAACGGTTAACATATTGGCTGCCTTATATAGAAATATATAAGTGAATAAGGTGATGAACCTCAAAATGAGGGTGTAGTTATTTTTATAACTGCTATCGGTGAAAGCTAAAATTATAATTTATTTTATAACAATTAGCTATAATACATTTTATACACAGAAAGGGAAATTTATTATGCTAATTGTTTATAAAGCTCAAAATATTAAAAATAATAAAATTTACATAGGTATTACAACAAAAAGTTTAAAAGAACGAAGAAAAGGTCATGAAAATGCATGGACTAATAAAAAAGTTACATATTTTGATAGAATGCTACATGAAGAAGGAAGAGAAAATTTTAAATGGGAAATTATTGATGATTCTGCTAAAAATTTTTATGAATTATGTAATTTAGAAAAATTTTATATAAAGAAATATAATTCTTTTGATGATACTGGTTATGGATATAACAGAACAACTGGAGGACAATCCTCTTTTATATTATCGGAAGAAAGTAAAAAAATAATTTCTGAAAAACAAATTGGTACATTAAATCATATGTATGGAAAATCTGGAAAACTAAATCCAGCATCTAAAATGGTTTATAATGTTACTGATGATATTATTTATGAAAATGGTGTTATTTGCATCAATACCGAAAAAATTCCAGCTTCTAAATTATATGCTGTTTGTAGAGGAGATAGACAAACAGTTGGTAGTAAAGTATATAGATATGTAAATGAAAAAGGTGAAATAATAAATGATTATTTTACTGAAAATAAAATTTATAATAACACTACTTGTAAATCTTATTATTTCTTTAAAGAAATTCAAAATCATTATCCAAATAAAGATCTTCAACATCTTAGAAAAAGATTAAAAAAAATTAAAAATAAAGAAAAAGAGTTTATTATTTATAATAATGAAATTTGGTCTTATAATAAAAATTTAGAAATAAATCCAGATTATTTAATTGGAAATAGAACTAAAATAATTATGAATTTAACAACAGATGAATTATTTTTATCAATTAGAGAAGCTGCTAAAAGTATTGGAAAAACAATTGAAAATTCTAGAAATTTAGCAACTAAACTAAGAAAAAATAATGGACATTGTTTTTGGAATAATTTTGAATGGAAAATATTATAATCATGCTAATACCGAGCTAAGTCTATTTTATTAATAAAATAGAAAAGTGTAACGACTATCGAAATCACATATATAACAATATATGAAAGAGAGTAGAGTAGGGATAGAATTGAAATATTCTATATTGTGTTATATTAATATAACATAACCGAAGTGTCACCAACCTAAGTTTTTAATTATATTAAAAATATGGTTAAGAGATAGTCTATTTTTATATGAAAATATAAATTGGTAAGCAAACACCATTTGTAAGCATCTCATTCGGTCTTGGAACATCAATTGAATCTAGAATGATTCAAGAATCTATACTTAAAATAAGAATTGAAGGTATTGGAAAGAATAAATCTACACCAGTATTTCCAAAGCTTTTATTTATTCAATGTAAAGGTATTAACTTCTATGAAGAAGATCCTAATTATGATATTAGATGTTTAGCTATGAAATGTTCTTCAACTAGAATGTATCCAGATATTTTAAATTATGAAAATATTTGTAAAGTTTCTGGCGGTGAAGTAGTTTATAAAGATGAAGAACATAGAGTAGTTGATATTGAAAAATCTTCTTCTTTTAAATCCCCGATGGGTTGTCGTAGCTTTTTACATCGTTGGGTAAATCCTTCAACAGGTCTTGAAGAATATGATGGAAGAAACAATATGGGTGTTATAAGTATAAATTTAGTAAAAATTGCATTAGAAGCTAGAAATGAATCTGATGTAATTTCTACTAGAGAAAAATATTTCTTTGAAAAGCTTAATGAAGTTTTAGATGTAGCTCATGAAGGATTACTTTATAGAGCAAATTCTTTAATTCATGTTAAAGCAAAAGTATCACCAATTCTTTATGGTGATGCTAATGTAGGTGCTTATGGTGCTACAGGATTTAGTTTATATCCAGATGAAGAAGTAGGAAAAGTATTTATTAATAAAAGAGCTTCAGTATCTCTTGGATATGTTGGATTACATGAAACAGTTTTAGCACTTTATAATGAAAAGATGTTTAATAACCCAGCTATTATTGAAAAAGGTAAAAATATTATGAAAGTTCTTTATGCAGCTACTAAAGCTTGGTCTGATGAAAGTACTTGGTATTTTAGTGTATATGGTACACCTGCTGAGAATTTAATGAATAAGTTTATTGGTCCTGACAAAAAATTATTTGGTGAAGTTGAAGGTATCACTGATAAAGATTGGTATACTAATTCAATTCACTTAGATGTTGAGCAGAATGCTACTGCATTTGAGAAGATTGATTTTGAAGGAGAATTTACACAGTATACTCCAGGTGGTGTTACATCTATGATGGAATGTAATTCTCTAAAGAATAATCCAAAGGCTCTTGAACCTTTATGGAATTATAGTTATGAATCTAAAATTCCTTATATGTCTATCAATGTAAAAGAAGATAGATGTTATAAATGTGGTTTTGTAGGTGAACATATACCAACGAAGAAAGGTTACACTTGTCCTAATTGTGGTAATGATGATCCTAGCAAACAACAGGTAATTCGTAGAATCAGTGGCTATTTAACTGATGCAAGTTCTAGACCTATAAATCATTCAAAGAAATCTGAAATTGACAGTCGTGTAGTACATTATTAATATAATAAAAATTAATATCTTAAAAAATTCCTTAAGTTTTTATTTGGCTTAAGGAATTTTTTTAATAAAGAAAGTAAGTATTAAATATGGGAAATAAATTAACAAATGAAGAGTATGATAAAAAATTATATGAAAAATTTAAAGGAGAATATATTAGACTAGAAAATTATATAAATAATTCAACAAAAATTTTACATAGGCATAATTCGCCAAAATGTAATTATCATGAATGGAAAGTGATCCCTGCAAATTTAATTTGTAAAATTCCAAAGGCAGGTTGTCCAGTTTGTGGTAAAGAAAAAAATATTCAAACTCAAAGAAAAAGTTTAATTGAAATAAAATTTCAATTAAACAAAAAATGGAATAATGAGTATATTTTAAATGAAAATAGTTATAAAAATTATAAAAATAATACTAGTAAGCTTATATTTAAACATACTATATGTGATACTGAATTTGAAATGTCTTGTTATCATATATTAAATAATATTAAAATTCCTTGTCCAAAATGTTCTTATAAAAATAGAAATAAAAATGTTAAAAAAATTAATAAAAAAGAATATTTAAAAAGACTTCCAAAAGAATTTTTATTAATCGATGAATATATTTCTTATGACACAAAAATTTTACATAGGCATAATTCGCCAAAATGTAATTATCATGAATGGAAAGTATCACCGCATAATATATTAAATGGTTGTGGTTGCCCTGAATGTAAAAGAATTAAAAATTCTAAAAGAAATAATAAAGAAAATTCTACATTTTTTAATAAAATTACTAATGACTATGAAATTATTAGTAATTATGAAGGAAGTAATAAAAATATAAAAATTAAACATAAAATTTGTAATAATATATTTACAACAACACCTCATAAATTCACAACTTGTCCTATTTGTTATAAAAATTATAAATCAAATAAAGAATTTAAAGATGAATTTAATAAATTATCTAATGAAGATTATATATTATTATCTGATTATATTAATAATAAAACTAAAATAAAAATACTTCATAAAAAATGTAATAAAATCTATGAAACTACGCCAGATACATTTATTAAAGGTTGTAGATGTCCTTATTGTAAATCTTCAAAGGGAGAAGAAAAAATTCGTAAATGGTTAGAAAATCAAGAATATGATTTTGAAGAGCAGTATAGTTTTAATGATTGTAAATATAAATTACCATTAAAATTTGATTTTAAACTTCAAGATGATTCTGGTAAAATAATTTTAATAGAATATGATGGAATACAACATTATCAAGAATCTTTTTATGGTAATAATTTAAAAGAGCAACAATTAAGAGATAAAATAAAAGATGATTATTGTAATTTACATGATAATATTGATTTATATAGAATTCCTTACACAGAATTTGATAATATAGAAAATATATTAAAATCTATAATTAAAATATATGAATAAATTTAATATATTCCCTAAGTCATATTGGCTTAGGGGATTTTTTTTTTTCACATTTTTGTAACTAAATAAA